TCTTAAGCTGAGCCTTGTCATTAGCACCAACAGGGTCAGTAGCAAAAACACCAGTGAGTACAACAGCCATCATTAAAAGTGCGATAAGAAATTTCTTCATAGTTTTTTATTCTCCTATAGGATTAATTTTTCAATTTGTGATATAGCTCATGGTGATATTTGATATGTACTCACCAGGAGCTAAGCCTTCTGTCTTCTTCCATGTTGCTGTGAAGAAAGCCAGATTTATATTCTCAATTGGCTTACCCGACGAATAAGCTAAGTGAAAAGCTATTCCATTACCTTCTGGAGCATAGGTCACTTGAAGGTAATCCATACTCAAACAACTCACATCTGAAATCACAGGAGTTGGTGTACTTACCACCGTTGTGGAATCCTGTGAAGTCAGAAGGTCTGAATCCACATTCACCAGACTATCAGCTTCCACTGAAATACTTATAGATTCATCTGTCCTTGTCTTGGCCAGCTGAGCAATCCTGAAGTATATGGTCACATCCCTTTCTGATATGTCTTCAGCTATCAATGAATCCAACTTAGCATCGCTGGCGGATTCAAGACCACCATATAACCTATACAGACCTAACATTCCCTCACCACCGACAGATGCCTGACTCAGCGTTATCTTGGATACAGTTGATCTTATGACCACTGTATCAGTCTGATAGGTATATGCCATTACTGGAAGCATACATATCATTAAAATAATTAGTATAAATAATTTTTTCAATTTTAATATACTCCCAATAAAATAATTTTTCATCAAAAGTCCAAAATAAGTCTAGGAGTTAAATCCTAGACATTATAATTAGTGCAACTTTTTTCAATACACTTATAATATAAAATGGATTTTCAAAAACTTCAAGAAAAAAAAATAATTTTTTCTCAATTCTCCTCACTGACACCGAATCTCTTGTTATGTCTCAGAATAAGCCAGAACATGGCCTCATACAAATGCTGAAGTGCAGCCTCATTCTCCCTACACTTCATCTTGCTCTTCTGGAAACTCTCAATCCTGTTTATAAGAATCACAAGAAGGTCTTCATTGAGGATTCCGTTCAGCTCATTGGGACTGAATGAACCGCTATGGAACTCAAGATGGGCCAAAAGGGCATCATCTATAGAACGTCTCACCTCAAAGACGTGCATTGTAGGGTTATCCTCTGTCTTGCTCTCACCTACCACATAGGTGTAAGTGTCCTTGAAAAAATTACTGCTTATCCTTTTCATATTACAATCGCCTTCTCTATATATAATAGAATCAATTTTTCCTGAAAACGAACACAGGCTCATATTTCACGCCTTTGCCCGCTATACTGCTCAGCACCATCTTCAGAGTCTCAATATGCTCCATTCCTGTATCCTCAAGCAGTCTGAAAGTGTCCTTCTCCAAATCAGGGGCAGTCTTGGTGTTGGCCACATTCATGAGAACATATCCTCCATGCTTCACAGCATCAAAGCATTTTCCTATCATAGGGGAGAGGAACCCCTTAACCCATCTGCTATATTCAGGATATCTGAGATAACTCTGCGTATCATCCTTTGAATATTCCTCTGTATTGAAATAAGGCGGTGATGTGAAGGCCATATCAAAATATTCTTTCCTAGGATCGAAATCCTCCACTGGAACACAATTCACTTTGACTTCTTTCTTAAGATACCTGTATGTGTCAGACAGTTCCTTCAACCCCTTGGCTGTGCTGACGCTGGGGTCACAGCACTCATACTCCTTACATCTGCTGGCAAAGAACCCCATCATCCTTCCACCCCATCCTCCGCAAGGGTCGAATATCCTTCCCTTGTTTCCGTAGGTGTTGTAGAGATATTTGGCTACAGTAGGCCTGAAGTTGCTCACTGATTGCTTGGAGCAATATACCTTGGTTATCTGCCTTATCCTGTTGGTTGTCCACTTTCCCCTGTCATGTTTCCTCACCCATGGAACAAGCTTCTCAATGAGAGCATTGAACAATGCATCATCATTCCAGCAGTCCATCAGAGACTTTCCGCCGTTTGACTTGGTGTTCACCCAATCAGGGAAATATGTCCAGAGGAATCCCAGACAATGCATGGTCTGGTCAAGGACATCCCCATGCCTTATTGAGCTCTCGTCAAAAGACCACAGGGAATCAAGCTCCTTGAAGGGCTCATAGTCATCCCTGCTGTAGTTGGGGTATCCGTACCTTCTGTACCAATCCTTGTAATATTCAACAGCCTCCCTATCATCCTTGAACTCTGAGAGGTCTGTTATCTGGAACTCTTTCATACATCTAATATAAAAAAAAATCCTGGACTTCTAAGTCCAGGACATATATAATCTTTTTATTTAATCAAAGTCCTGCCAAATGGCCTATCCAACGTGACACCAGATATATGATTGCTGACCCACCTACACCCACAAATATCCATGACCATGCCTTGGCGGCTGCCTTACCCTTCATTGAGTTGACTTCCTTGTCTATCTCCTCAGGCATTGACTTCCTAAGGGACTCAATCTTGGAATCCATTTCTGTCTTAAGGGACTCCATCTTGATGTCCATCACATCAAATCTCGCCTCCACCTTGTCGAACTTATCAATCATGGTGTTGTTGAGAGTCGTAATTTCCTGTTTCATGTCGCCCACTTTCTCGGTGAGCTGTTCAATTGCCATATCCAGCTTATCTCCCAGATATTGAATATCCTTGGAGTTAGTCAGTCCTACGGGGCACTCTTTAGGGTCAAAATCAGTAGCCACAAGTCTTCCTCATTTCCATTTGGTATTTCACCCATATACAACATAACAATTCACGAGCTCTTAGGCTTCTACAATTTGGCTCCTATAAGGAGCACTAGGAGCACTTCACAAATGCACCTATGGGAATCGGGCATCCTTCCCATAAATACATAATAATTAGTTTATGATGTTTGGGTAGGTCTCCTTTCAGAGGAAAACGGAATAACTCTCTTAAAAAAAAAATACAGACCCCTTTTAGGGGTCTGCTCCCACTTGAAGGGAATATGTCATAAAGGACTTCTTTGATTCCAGGCGGGATTGACCCTACAAAAACCAGATGAACAATCTGTAAAACCCCTATGTCCTTACTTAGCCTGCGGGATTTGCGAACTCTGTATGTGAACATCCCCATCAAGTGGAGGGGATAGGAAGCTCAGTTCATAATGCTCACACCAGCATACTTAATCCATCTTTTTGACGGACCCAGCATATAGATGGACCCTGTGGGAATCACAAGAGCCCTTGAACCTATACCTACCTTAGTAGGAAGGCTGGACACATCTGCCTCTTCCTCACAAAGATAAAAAGAAGCTCCTTTAATCTTTGCTCCCAATGCGTTGTAATAATCATCTTTTGTCTCTACGACTGAAATCATATCTGAACTCTCCTGAAAATTAAAGTTTTTTACGAATAGGTATAGTAATTAGTTTAAGATTCAGGAGAACATTCAGATTATCCCTGCATCCTGCTGAACTTATACTTTCCCCTTACGTTGGCGAAAAAGAATTTGCCAGCTGAATCAGCCTTTCCGAATGCCTCAAAAAGCTCCACAGGTACATCCTCATAGACATACTTGCTTCCATTCTTGAACTCAACCATGAGGGTCTTGGTATCCCCCTCATATCCCACACTCTTGATGTTCGAACTCTTGTCTGTACTAAATGACTTCATTTCACAGTCTCCTCATAATTATTGAATCTCTTTATTATGGCTTTTACAACGCTCTGCGCCTGCTTCTCTGTGAATCCCTTCTCAGGACCCGCAAACACTATATTCCCGCCTATCTTGTTTGTAGTGTTCTTTATGTCAAACACACAGGAGTAGGCGTTCTCCTTTCTCTGTCCGTTGAAGGTGGTGGTCACTATGTTGCAGTTGACACCACTTACTTCAAAGGAAGTATAATTCAAGTCACCGTTGAACTCTATGCTGTTGTTCACTATGGGGTCAGAGGGACAGCAGGCCAATATTCCCACAAAATCCTTGAAAGGGAAATACCTTGGAACAGGCTCCTGATATATGACCCCTTTGGGAGTCACCACCACAACCCATTCCTTGGGAACATACTGGGTCTCCTCCAATGTATATTCCATCTTAGGCTTGGAAGGGGTGATGGCCTGCCTTATTATGGCATCTCTCTCTTCCTTGGACAGCTTGGTGAACTTGAAGGGCTCATTATGGACCTTCTTGGTCTCCGCCTTCTTGGGTTCAGCCTTCTTGGCCTTAGGACTTTGATTCTGTGTCTCTGCTTTCTTTCTTGGCATCCACTACCTCTGCTTTAGCATCTACAAAATCCTCCCCAAGAGACTTGTAGGCTCTCTTGAAATCATCAGGTCTCATTACTGAAGTTATAACATTACCCTCATAAAGAAGATAAAGTCCTGGACAGACCAGCTGATTATTCATCAAGGCATGGTCTGTCATGGGTCTGCCACAATCACACCTTCCGTTGGTCCCCTGAGGAACCTGTTTCAATCCCATGGATATGAATTTTCCCTTATATCCATCATTCCATGAATTGAATTGAATGGCATTTATAAGCATGGGATTTCTAGGAACATAAATCACTCTGGAATCTCCCCGTTATGTGTGTAATATACACATACCTCATGGTTGTCCTTGTACTCACGGATTCCATAGAACTTGTATCCTATGTCAGTCAGCTTGTCACATACCTCTGTATAAAGGCTGTTGAGATTGTCCACAGAGACTCCGCCCTCATAGATCATCTTCACGTAAATCTCATTGAGGTTATCACTTACGACAATCTGCACCTTATAAATCTTTCCTGAGATATAGATATCCTCACCGAATATCTCCCTCACACGGTGCTCAAGATTCTCCCTGACCACACTGATGTCTATGACATTTGAGGTCTCCTTCTTTGAGGCCCTCTTCTTCTTTTTCAACCACACCATTTGCATTCTCCCACACTCAATTTATCTTCAAGGGCCTCACAGACCTTCTTGTACTCATGCTCATCAAGTCCATACTTGTCAGCTATGTCCTTGTTCTCCTTGTATGAGAAAGGCTTGAATCTGTGATTCTTGCAAGGGGACTTCCTGCAATAGGACTCACATCTTCTGTTTCCCTCATAGGATGTTCCGAAATCATCCTTGTCAGCCCTCTTGCCCTTGACGGTAAAGGTGTCTGTCTCACAAGGAAGAGTCTCATAGGTCTCAATCACATAAAGGTCTTCAGGCAATTTCATTCTCCATATCATTATTATAATGCGCTTCGTCAATTACCTCGTAAAGAGTCTCATCATACCATTTCCTCAACACAAGGATATCACCCCTCTCATAGGCCAGACAATCAAAATCTTTCTTGAAAACATACCTTCTGTCCCCTATGACAAGAAGCCCGTCATTGACCCTATATGAGAACCTGTCAGAGGATTCCTTGCCTGTGAACTCTGCCCCTGTCTCTGCATTGACCTTGACCACAGACCATTCAGTCCTGTCCATGAGCCATGCCCCCAATTCCTTAGAGGACTTTGAGCCTGAGATATTGATGTCCTCGTCAGGACCTATGAGTCTGCCTGTGGGACTGGGGGAATTCTCATTCTCAATGACATATGTCTTTCCGTCCACAGAGATATCTCCTTTCTCCAAGGCAACTGCAGTGTTTATGAGAACAGTGCAGATATCCTTGGGAATCCTCTTGGACATCCTTTTCTTCTCCAAAGACTCCCTTAATGTAAGCCCCTCAAGGGAAGCATTCTGCTCTGTGTCCTCAAGGAACCTGAAAAGATCTGTAAGTGTGCATTTGCTGAAATCAAACATTCCTCATCTTCTCCAACATCTCATCCATGAACTCATCCAACTTATCCTCAACCACATCCACAAAATCATCCTTGTATATGAGGTGAAGGGTCTTGTCCTCTGTCTCTGCGATATTGACTCCCAGACTCATAAGGAAGGGTGCCAGCATATTTATCACAGTCATTATTGATGAATATGCTACCTCAGAATAAACAAGTTCCTGGGTCTTTTTATCAGCTTTCCTTTGGGATTTGGTGTTTATCGCCCCCTCAGCTGCATAATTCCCTATATCCCTGTGAAGGTTGAGGAGCTCCACAACCTGAAGCATCCCGTTAAGAAGGGCGTTCTCCTGTTCTTTCTTCATTAATCACCTCACTTCTATAAGCCTTGAATGTCACCTTGTACTTCATAGGTCTTTTCTCCTTACATTATAAGGATAACATATCTTTCAGATTTTGTCAATATATTTTTGTAAATCAGTGGCTGCTTGTCATATCACAATAAACATTTGTGTTACAAAACATATACTCATATCCGATGGAATTGATACCCAATGTAATCTTATGATTATTCTTCTTCTTTACTACAGCTGATTTGGTATTTGAATCCCAACTTACCACCTCACCCTCAAGAATGGGTGTTCCAAATCCATTGCTATACTCAATGATTTCTCCTACCTGAGGAGGATATACTCTCAGCCACTCATTGTCGATTCTGTTAAACAGAACCCTAGACTTACTGTGAAGCTTATAGCACCCTTTTCTTTCAAGATATTCAAATCTCTTTTCAGTATCAGAAAAGAACTTCTGTGTCGCCTTGTTATTTATTTTCTTGATTTTAGAATTAACTTTCTTATAACTCTTAACCCACTTTTTGATGTTAGATGGAACGTCTGTAATTTCTACATATCTCTGGTACATATTCTATTTCTCCTTACATTCATATATTACCACATCTATGTGGTTCTGTCAATACCTAAGGCAAAAAAAAATTGACCTTTTTCAAGGTCAATTTAAATAAGACTATCTTATGAAATCACTTCATATAATCTTTTAATGCATTTATCACATTCTGCTCAGCTTTGAAATTCTCATCATCCTCATACCAGAATCTAAGATGGGATCTGGTCAGTTCCCAATAGTTGGGGTCATCCTCTGATATCTCATTGTTATATACATTATAATACAATCTGGAAGCAGCCTCTATTTGTCTCCATCCTGAATCAGGAGAATTCCATTCCACTATCAGCTTTTTATTTTTGTCTGATAAGAACTTTAAGGAAAGCTCAGCACAAGCTCTCCCATAATCAATCTTTATTAAATCAACAACTTCAAAATCATTATTCTTCAGACTATTGCTAATTCCTCTTATTAAGAAATTAGAGTCAGAGAACTCATTAAATTTGATTAAGGTGTTATTATCCTTCCAAGAAGACTTCCTCATTTTTTATTATCCTCAAAATAATTAGTATTTCTTAGCATACTGATTATCTGATATCAGTTCTACCCCTAACACCTCATCAAAATGAGGCTTCTGATTGGGGATGAATCTCCCATACTTGATTATCATATTTCCCATTCCCTTCAGTGTGCTCCATAAGGGGTCATCATCCACTTCCTTCTCAGTATATCCTGAATAGATTATGAAAGGATCATCACATCCTCTGCTCCTGAAGTATTCTATCAGACCCTTGACCTCACTGAACTGTATGAGAGGTTCAAGGCCTCCTATGACTATAGCCTTGGTGATGGGATTCCTTATGTAGGCCTTATATATTGACTCATAAGAGAAAGAACCTGTGGGTTGCTCATGTATGGGCTTGTTCTGACAACTTGTCAAAGGTATATTTCTTTCTGTGCAACACTTCCAGTCACAGAAGCAGGTGATAAGGAACATAGAGGGCTTCCTATAATTAAGGAAGTCCTCCATTATGACATTCTTAAGTCTTATCTCATTCATGAAAGCATACTCTCTGTATTAAGGACATTATACCATTTTCTGAGACTGGATTCCTTTTTCCTTATCTTCTGGTAAGAGGATACTGGAGTATAGAATCCCACAACCCTCATGTATTCATCATCCTTGGGCTTTCCGCAGACTGGGCAGGTGTTTGTTCCTATGAATGCATGCTTGTCCTTACAAACAGAAATCTTTGTGGTGAAAGCGAAATAGATGACCCCCTGCTGTGCCACATAATTCAACATATCCCATGCGGTATCCTTGTCAGGGAATCTTCCCTCGATGTCTATATGAGCGATGCATCCTCCACCGCATTTCTTGTCAAAGATTGAGCCAAGTCTGCACTTCTCCTGGATTGTGCACTTCTCCATCAGAGGAATCCACTGGTTGGAATAGATGAAATATCTGTTCTGCTCAAAAAGAAGGTTGTCAGCGGTGCAAAGGACGCCTGCTGAGTTCTCTGAAGGAGTCATTTCAATGTTGAACTTGAAATCACAATCATAATCCTTGACGAAGTTGTCCTTGACATCATTCATGACATCAAGAATCTGTGTTCCGAACTCAATGGCCTCATCTGAATAGGACTTGTTTCCGAATTCATCTGTGTTGATAAGACCAAATAAGTCCATGACCTCATAAAGTCCGATACCACCTATTGTGCAGAACTGCTTGTCAAGCTCCACAGCACCTTCCTGATAGTTGGGGAGGAGTCCTTTCTCAATGTTCCTCTTGAGGATATATCTCATTGAATAGAGGGCCTTGCAGTTGAGGGTTGTCCTGTCCCTGAGAATCTTAAGGTATCTCTCCTTGAATTTGGCCTTAACCTTATCAGTCTGTTCATCCCTGTCCTCAAGATGGCCGTTAAAGGCCTCATATGCGATTCTCACAAGATTCATTGTGGACACTCTGCAGGAACCTACTGAAAGGGCTGTTCCACCGATTGAGTTGATGAATGGGTCAAGCTCAGTGGTCTCACTGAGAAGTCTGCAACAATTGGACAGAACACCTATGTTGTCACTGACAAAAAAGTTGGAATCACTCCATTTCACATTATGGTCAGAACACCATCTTGCGAAGTCCTCATCCTGGAACTTTCCGTTCTTGTAGTAAAGGCTGTAGGTGAGAACAGGGAAAGTGAACATATTCTCAGTCCTTATCTCACTCACCACTTCCATGAATACTTTCTGAACATTTATGAGCTCTTCAATCTGGTCAATGGCAAATGACCCGTCAGGGAACTCCAGTCCTCCGAAAAGACTTTCAAGATACTTTCTGTCAAAGATGCTGACATTGGTGAATGATGTCTGGTCAATCCTCATGAAAGGCTGATTGAGTCTGTAGATGAACTTCTGGAAGTTCTGTCTCAGATATGTGTCAGGGTCCTTGAGATAGTATCCGTTCTCCACATCCTTTTTCCAGAAGTAATAAGCCCAAATCAGAACATTGGGAAGTCCCACTGCACCGCTCTGTCTGTTGGCAAGGAAGCTTGTGAACTCAATTACATCATCAAAATATGTTGTGAGATGCTTGGGTCCCTGATGGTTGTATCCCTTAAGGAAGAACAGTCCCTCCTTGGCAAGCCTTGTGAGGTCATTGGCCCAACAGTATGCGAAGAAGCTGGCTGTTGTGGCATCATTGAGATAGAATCCCTTGCTGAACTCCTGCTCCAACCAGTCCTTGGCTGTCCTCAACCCCCATTTCTTCTTTATCTCAAGGAATATCTTGTTGAGACCGAAAAGCTTATCCTCAGCCTTACCCTTCTCAGTCATGAAGCTTCTGATATCCTTGTGGTTGGCATTGGCATTAGGGTCAATGGTGGTGTCAGCCACAGTGTCCTTCTGAACGAACTTGCTCAGGAACTCAGAGTAATCAAGCTGATTGGGATGAACACCGTTGATATACCAGAAATCCTCACCATACTTGTTCTTGAGAAAATCAAGGTGTCTCTCAAAGTCTGTATTCAATTTCAATTCAATATTCATATATACTCCTAATCACAGATTGTTAACCCATTGCACTGCTTCAGGGAAAGTCTTGACTGAACCCTCAACCTCAAGAAGAGGGGCTTCTGAGAATCCCTTCTCTGATATAGCCTGCTCACCTTCCACAAGGACATACTCCACATTCTTGGACTTGAGCTTCTTCTCCAAAACATTACACTTAGGACAACCTGTTGAATACAAAATTATCATATCTACCTCTAGAAAAAATAAAAAAATCAAGACCCTGTTCGGCCTTGTTCAAAGGGGGATTCCCCATAGAGAAAACTAATCAAAGAAACATATACTGGCATGTAAAATCATTTCTCATCATATGTCTTAATTAGTTCTCCTTTGAAGGTTCCTCCACCTTGAACCTAGACCTTAAAGAACCCTCTGCCACATCAGAGAAAACCAAGGATGAGTTCTCGTCCTCATAGCTGACCTGCATCAGGCAGACAGGGAAAACCATTCTCATGTTCAGAACCCTTCTATGGGTCACAGAGTCATAAATGCTTTTCCTGTCATAACCTACAGTATCAGGATAAAAGGAGTCACCCCTACCCATGAACTCATTGGTGAGACTGCATACTGAATCAGGATTCACTTTCTCAATCATGTAAGGAGGATTGGAATCTGGAAGTCTCCCGAGCTCATAGAGCTTGGCCTTGCACTCTCCGTCAGAGTATTCCAGAAACAGTATGTCAGGTATTTCATCTAGGTCAAGTATCTCACAGACCCTGACCATAATAGGATTCTTGAAAGGATTCACATATTTAATATAAAAGAAAACTCCCTCATTGAGGGAGTATCTTGTAAGGAAAAAAGGAGTATATTATGGTCACATCACTGCGATGATGTTCTCTTCCTTGAGGAATCTCCATGTGCAGTCATCCTGCTTCATGTGGATACCCTGCTTGGGCATATACATCACGGTATCACCCACTTTGACTTCCTTGACGTCGGAACCCACAAGGATAACCTCATTGGTTACAGGTCTTGAGAAATCAATTGCATCCTCTCCAAGGAAAATGCCTGTTTCAGACTTCTTCTCCGTGTTAAGGGGCTCTTTGATAAGGATATAATCTTTAAGTACTTTCATATGATTGAATCTCCTGTATATACACATCTAATATAAAGAGGAATCTGGATTATCAGGAAATTTTTTCAGAATATCCTTCTGTTGTAAAGGGGAATCATGAGATTAATGAAAGGAATACCGTCTTCTGTCCTCATGTTGGGATAGAGGACATCATTCACATAATCCATCATATGCCAGTTGGTGAATCCTTCACCTATCTCCCCCTCATGGAAGAAGGTGTCACTTCCCACAGGAGTGAATCTGTATTGGGCATAGACACCTACATAAAGCTCATAGCTGAACAGAGAACTTCCCAACCCGTATGCTTCAACATCAAAATGGGTGTTACCCTCACCTACAAGATAGCATCCGCAGGACTCCCTCATGTCATAGGTCTTTCCATGGTCATAGGAGTTGAGACTGAAATGGACGGAATCCTCAGTCTTGGACAACTGCTTAGTGATTGCGTTGTTTCTTGTGACATCAGGGGATATTCCTGATGCACTTCCATCAGATGTTGTCCCTATTACTCTGGCTCTCACCATATCCTTTCTTGAGGATGCAGTCACCTTAGTCACTCCAGGAGCTCTTACAGTCAGAGGACTGTCAGAGGATACCTTGATTGCATCAGACATGAAGTTGTCCTTGGTTATCTTCACAACCCTTATCTTGCATCCTGACCACACATCTGTTCCATAATCATCACCGAACACGCACTTGATGAAGTTCCCCTTCAGATTCAGGAAATCCAATGATGTCAATGAGGAGCAGTCCTTGAAGCACTCCCTTCCTAGAGTAAAAGGCTTGGACTGGTTGAACTTGACTGATTTCAGTGAAGTACAGCCCTTGAAGGCTGAATTACCTATGAACTCGACTTTGCTTGGAATCTCTATATGGGTAAGATTGGTGCATCCCTCAAAAGCTGAGAATCTTATATCAGTCAGCCCTTCAGGAAAAATCACTTCCTCTATATCACTCTTGAAGAAAACCTTGCTGCATATTACCTCAACTGAAGATGGGATAACTGCCTTTCTGCAAACCAGTGATACTGAGACAAGCCTGTTATTATTCACCTCATAGGTGTTACCATAAGTATCTGTTATTGCTGAATCCCATATTGAATAGACCTTTATGTCATCCCCATATCCTACGGGTATCTCCAACACAGCCTCAGGAGAGAACTCATCTGATATCCTTATGGAGAAGGAATCAGGAGCAATCAGCGTCCACTTCTTGAATCTGTGATTGGAGGAGAATGGAATTGCCCTTATGTTGACAGTAACAGGGTCATCCAAGGAGCAAGAATAATAGGCTTCATTCACTTTCCTTCCACCTATAATGAATCTGGAACTTCCTAGCTTACTTGAGACTGATTCCAATGAATAGACCTTTCTGTTTACATCAATCTCATGTTCCTTAGATACTGATATTCCGTCATACTCATATGTGAAGATGCATTTGAACTTTCCTGTGAGTCCCTTGGGTATATCAGTCACGTTCAATGATATCCCTGCGGAACCTGGATTGAGAACAGAATTGTCTGTGAATCTTACCTTATATATGAAATCCTCTGGAGATACAGTATCTCCTGATTCAAAAGACCTTTTAGGAATTATAGTCTCTATTTCCTTGACTTTCTTCTGAATATTTATGGACTTGGAAAGTCTGATATCTGGCCTGTCACTCAAATAGAAGACTATGGGCTGCATCCCCTCTGAATATCCCCAGAGAGTGCCTCCATTCACAGTGTATCTTCCACCATCTGCTTCAAATGACTCCCAATCTGCATATTTGATTGAGCTCCCGTCTGAAAGCTTAACATAGAATTTGAGATTAATGAAATCGGGTTTTTCACCAGTGGTCTGTCTTACCCAAGTACCTCTCATTGAAAGGGATACCTTGGTCACTTCAATTACTTCTTCTTCCATTTAAGATTGTATATATCTCCAAGTCGTTATTTTGTCAGCATACTTATCAATATCTGATATAGATATTTCATCCATTATAGGGGTACCAGTTACAGGGTCTATAGACATATTCATAGCCTTTAAGTCATTACTTAGGCCAGTATTGCTATCTATATTTTCTGTGATATAAAACTTAGATACAGAATTTATAATTGTTATTTTATCTACATCGTTAGGAGTGGAAGTATTATCCCATGTAAACTGAAACTCTACTTCATTTAAAGGTACAGGAGTATCCTCTGGCTGAGATGGAGTCGTTTGAGGTCTTGTTTCCAATATTGCAGAATCTATAAGGTCACCTGTTTCTCCACTTTTACTCCTGAAATGCCTTCCTTTTACAAGACCCTGATTTTCATCTATAACAGCAGCCACTCTACCGTTTTCAGCAGGTTTTATACCCCTGACAAGAAGGTCTCCTTCTACATATAAATTACCATCAACTACAGAGTTCCCTCTTAAATATGCCATCTTAAATCTCCTTTATTAAAGAATCTCCTTGAACAGAGAACCCCTTATATAACCATATTTATCATTTTCAGTTTCCTTGAAGGAAATTGACATTACAGTATTATCAATGCATCTGCTCTCATTGTCTGTAAGAGGCCTATTGAAAACCATAAGATCTCTATAAATCCCAGGTGTGGGTATAAAAGTATCTTCACTCATATGACCACCTAAGAGAATACTGATATCAGCATCTCCCCCTACAATAATCCTATCAGAAGAGTATGTTTCAGGATTAGTAATCTTAGTTACAGACCCATTTATGTTTCTTATATAGTACTTATATGAGGATCCATCATATAAAACTGTAACAGTCTCATAATCTCCACTATATGATTTATAGCTTGTCGGATATTTAACCTTACACCCACCTACAAAATCTTCAAATAGATTAAAAGCATTATTATCATCATTATATCTTCCAAAAGGAAAACATCTGGTATACTTGATTGTCCATCCCTCAGAAGAAAGACTAGGTTTGAAAGCCAAAGGTCTTGATTTACCATCAGTTCTGTAATCTATTTCCACAGGAACCTTACCCTCTGAAAGACAAATGCCACAAATATCTACGAAAGTACCTGGATTAATTGAACTACTTAATAATCTAATTTTAAATCCATTATATTTTGGATTGGGATTGGATCCTGGATTGGATACCACTATTGATACCCTGCAATAATGAGTGGGAATTTTAAATTTCTTAATTGACTTGCCGTTCAAGGTATCATCTTCCAGAAGACCTTCTGATACATATACTTCTCCGTCTGTGCTCTTCCCCATATAATCGCAGAAATACAAATAATTATCACCTACTGATTTTATATAAAATGAGAAACAATAAGTACCTGAAAGATTAATGGCTGGAATCGTTTCATCTGAAAATAATCTTTCATAAAAAAATTTACGTGTCAATCTGACTCTATCAAAATCATTGAAAACAGAATAAAGATTTTCTATAGGAGTATCCTTCTCCACCACAAAACTTCCATTAAAGGGATCACTTAAAAGATTACCGTTCCTATTTGAGCTTCCTACAGAAAATGACCCTTCCCAATTCGACCCTACTGCTGTTCCAAAATATTCATTATAAGATAGATAATCCAAATTACTATTTACAGGTGACCCTACATTGGAATTAGATAAAAAATCTCTTAAATTGTAATTTCTAAGATTACCCCCTAAAGGATATATGATTGCATCAGAAATCAAATCTGAATAATTCTCTTCTGTCAATAAAGAAGAAGGAGACAGAGGAATAGGTATTTTCTCAGAAATATCCATATTTATGGTTTTGCCTGATGATACTACAGATTCCTCATTATGGAAATAATCATAGACAGCACCAGTGTATACATATTTTCCGCTAGGGTTCTTCTCAACTGCTTCTCTCTTTATACCGCGTTCTCCAGTTTGATCATCTATGATACCCCTTGATACTTTGAGTTCTATATTAGAACTCTCAGAATCAGAGGTCTTGAACTTTGAGGCAAAATTGAATTGATGTCTGTCTGCTTCCCAAAAGGTTTTCTCTGCCATGATTATGAGTTTCCTTAAGAGTTTGATGTATTCTTCATAAATACTAGAGACCCAGAAGTATCATCCCAGAATATCCTGACTCCAGCAACAGTCAAATCATGTGTTGTATCAGTATTTGATGTTCCTATAACAACATTGTCTTTCAATAAGGATGTTCCACTTACTGTGAGAGTCTTGGGAGCAGGATTGTTATTAGCATCAGTACCCTGTATCAGAACATTCCCTTTGATATGGGTTTCTGAGTTAACTATAACGTCATTATTGGAACCTGCAGCCAGAGTGAGGTCATCATCAGATGATACTTTTCTGACATTCTTTATTTCATTTCCTAATAAATCCAAATCCTGGAATACATAATGGTCATGATTTCTATTGTCTTCCATATACTACATCCTTACTCATACTGTCTTACAAATCCATATACTACTTTTCCTGATACATTTAATCTTCTTGTAGTAATATCCCTACTTTTATATTCTATAACAGTTTTCTTCTCTGTCGATGCAGGTTCTCCTTCAGAAAGACCATAATAGTTTTCTACTCCTACAAAAGCCTTATGTTCAGTATCATTACTTGTTCCTTCTATAACAACAGCATCACAGAAACATCTTGTTCTAAAATTATAGTAATTATTATTACTTTGGTCTGTTATATTAGGAAATAACCCATGCCTTATTTCAAGGCACTGCTGAGTGCCACTTGCATCTCCGTTTATCTCATCTGAAGGAACACCTGAAGATGATGAAGATTCCTTATATTTAGAATAGTAAGGCCAATGCCACTCAAGAGAAGACTCAAACTTGGAGATATTCACATTTATTGTGACTTCATTATTTGTTGTATCTACATTCACTACTGTTCCAACCACAGGAAGATTAGAATACCCTACATTAAGAGAATTATCATTACATGATGTACCTGTACCCCATCTCATTCCAGAGGGGGTAGAAAGAGTCAATTTTCCTCTATTATCAAAATTATCAACTGCCCCTTCTACATTTTTAAAGCCAGGATCTATATAAGGATAAGTAACAGTATCATTAACTATCTTTCTATTCGTTCTTCCAATAAACCAATAAACTGGAGCACCTATCATATTATTCCAAGTAACTGGAACATCAGTATGTTCAAATATCGCACTATTCTGAGCAAGAGTAATATTACCATTCTTCAGAATAGAAGTTTCTTCAGTTTCACCAGGATCAATATCAATAGGACAGATACCTACAATTCTGTCAATATCCTTGGGAAACTGTGCCAACTTAAAGGTATCAGAGCCATCTACAGCTACCAGTGAACCCTTAGGAATTCCTGTTGTTCCACCTGACACACTATAAACTTTTTCAGGAACAAGCTGATAGGTCTCACCTTCGGTATGGTACTTCAATCCATGAGGTTCTTTTCTATCTATCCAAAGCTGTCCTTCAATTCTATTCTTTTCAGCCATATATCACTCCATTACGGGAATCACATTGAATATGTTGTGTTCCCTGATATTAAGAACATTCACTCTAGGTAATCTTGATTGCAATCCGAAATAACTGAAGCTAAGCTCAGGAATAACCTTACCATGTTTATCCACAGAGACTACCCCTACAGGAACCACATCCGTGATATTTGAAGGATTTCCGTTCTTTCTGATATTATCAATCACATAACTCCATATGTCTTTTCCTTTAATGATTGAATTGTTGAGAAGCCCCTCAACATTAAGGACACTTATATCCAGAGGAACTGAATTGCTATCCTTAATCCAAGAATCCTCCTCATTTATGGAAAGATGAGAATTACTTAATTTCAATTTATCAAAAATGATTGAGGAATCCTTTATAGAGGGAATATTTCCTTGAACAGTTCCAAATGATCTTATATTTGACACCAATCCATAGACTGCATATGATCCACTATCTCCCTGCTCAAATGAAATAGGAACAGTCATGGAATCGGGTCTCCTACTTCCAAAATAGGCAGCCTCCCAGTTAAAGTTGCCATTAAGAGGAGAAGGGTTCTTAGGATTCTCAGGATACATTCTCTGTTCTATCAGAGTTGTTCCTATGAGAGTCTTAGGAATATCAAAATAAAGGCCTTTCATGTTTCCTGATACATCTGGTATCATATCAGGAGCCATTATACTTGAATCCATGGATTGGGTATACCTGTATTCTGGCAATCCTCTCCCTGTGAACATGGTGACAGTATTATTCTCACCCAATCTGACAAATCCTAAGTTCAAATAATAGCTTAACGGCCATTCTGCACTTGCATCACTGGTTCTAGCTCCATCAAATATGGCATGACTTCCATTGTCAAGGGGACTTGCTCCGGCTTCTGAATTGGAAGGATATCTTTGACTTTGATTACCATAGAGATAATTGCTTCTAGGTTCCTCGCTTTCAGATTCCTCTTTAACCAGTATGAAAGTAGGAGAGGATGTATCAAGATTATTGGCGTCCAAGGGATTGTATCTTATATAGGCATGTATGGAATATAATCCTGGGTCATATCCGTTACCCAAACCTACTGAGATATCACTCAAAGTGACACTTTTTATTATGCAGGAGTTCTCATTATCTGATATTTCTCCTACTTTTGAACTGAAATCACAGAAATTCCTTCTGTATCCCAGGGATTCATCGTATACATAATCATTGGAGAATACAAAGGTAGTGCCTTCCTTTATGAAAAGGCATAAGCTACCCCCTGTTCCCATTCCAGATCCTACAGTAGGAATTCCGTATCCCAATGCCATATTGGCATTATATATGCCAGGTCTTATGACAGACCTGAGCAAACTGTTCATATAATAAGAAGTAAGGTCTTGCTTGAATATGAAGCTGGTTGACCAACCCTTGGTTATTGACGCCATTTATTAACCTCTTTCCTTAATTAGTATTAAGGAGAATCTGTCCCCTCATTTCCATCATTTCCAGAAGTGTCATCTGGTACTCAGTTCTGTGAGGTATCTGTTCCATTATCTGAAGACCCTCCTACATGATGAAGCATAATATTGAATGATATATGGTTCTTCAACTCATCATATATGATAGGAAGATACTCAAGCTCATAGATGACCTCTCTGTCATCATAGGCTCCGTTCTTGCTTGCAAGGTCTCTTCCCAAGAGCTGGACATTGGTGACTCCCACATAACTGTTCATACCTTGACTGTATCTGTTGAAATCAAAACAGTTATATGTATATGATGTTCTCTCATTCACAAGGGAAATGGAGTTTCCATTATAAACCTTAAGATTGTTGTTATAGGCCTTTAAGGTCTTATCATCATTGAGGTCCATAGTGATTCCACCAGTGAAGTTTATGTAGAACTTCTCTCTGTCATCAGAAGGGATTACAGTTACAGCTGATACATTATTGTCTGAATGATAGATGTCATTCACTGCTGAGTATATCTCCCTATATTCCAAAGTACCCAGAGAGTTCTTTTTCACACTATACTTATGGAACTCAGCCCTTGACTTGTTTCCCTGACACCACAGATTCAGTCTCCTCACCCAAGGAGCCTTGAGATATCTTATTCTTGAGGAAGGTGAGACCTCCTCAACTGCACATGAATCTATGAAGCTCGCTGCCCTGTATGCTCCAGGAATAGGCCTATATGTCTCATTGGCAGAGACTATGTTGGGCTTGAACTGTATAGGGATAAAGGTCTCAACAATCTTGTTTCCCTTCTGATAAGTCTTTCTGAACATAGGCATAGTATGGGAGACAATTATCATTGACTTATCATAAGGTTGACCTTCCTCATAAGCTTCAGATAATCCCAGCCTGTATTTCCTGGCTTCTTTCCATTTGACTGATGCTCCCTTGAATCTCATATAATCATCAACTTCATCAAGGTCTGATATGCTTCTGAGGACTCTGATATCGAATTCCACGGATTCTGCAATAACAGGATCATCAGTTGACCCACTGTAGGTTACCCATCCGTCTGAATCAGTATTGGTGACCTCTAAGGTGCAGGTCTCCACAACGTCATTACCTACATAAAGCCTTCCTGAAGCTCCAAGGACTTCCATGTTGGTTCCTTTTTTCAGCTTCAATGAAATATCATATACAGCATTGACCTTGGCAGTACCCTTGTTATATCTGAATCTTATGTGACCATCACTTATATCATCCCTGACAAATACTCTCAGACTGTCTCTGACATTAGGATCATCGTAGCTAAGGTCATTGAACAAAAGACCAAGAGGTCTGAATGTCCAGCAGTTATTATCAAACTTCTCCAGAGGAACTGTTATTATGTTATTGAGACTTGACAGTGATGACACTCTCTCAATGAAGGCGCTGTTAAGATAAGGGATTCTCCAAGCAGGAACCTGATAACTGCAAAGCCTGTATGAGGTTTCATCAGTATAATTCTTTGATTCCTCGTTGGGGAGAGCCTTAGGACTTAACTTCAGAAGGAACTCCTTATCTGAAAGGGACCAATTTCCCTTAGAGAATCTCAGAATATCAGGATTAATATAGGAGAATCCTCCTATAAGTCCACAAGACTGTGACACAAGGTCTTTCACAACATTGGTGGAGTTCTTGCTGTTGGGGAATATCTGGTTATAATGATATCTTATGATATCTGCCTCTGATATATTGAGATTTCTTAAGCTGTCATTGGCATCATAGGCCTGTATGGTGTTCAATCTGTAACGGTATATGTTATTGAATCCCTCAGGGTCCACCAATTCATAGGTATAGGTGCCATCCTCATTAGGTGTCTCTTCCTTCACTTTGAGCTTATCAAGATACCTTATCTGATATGCATTCTCCATGTCTGAATTATATCTGGCAAGAGAGTTATTACCATTGGAATAAGGGTCACCCAGTCCTTCTCCTTCAGAACTCCATGACCATGTTCCATTCACTGTGTTTCCATAGTATCCGAAGCTCTGGTCATCTATATGACTGAAAGCCCCTATCCCTGATTCTCCGGATTCTGTATAAACATACTTGCTTAAATCAGAAGGTGAGTCATTGCTCTTTATGTTGACAGGATGTGAATCATCCTTATTCTTTCTATACCTGAACTCTGAGATATTTGAGGTGTAGTCAAACAGAATCTTATAGGATTTTCCTGCAAGAAGGGTTATCTTGTTTATCTCATCCTCATTTCCGTTCAACATGGACAGAAGATTCTCATCATCAGAGAAGATTCCATCTTCCCCTCCTTTAATGATTATTGGGTCTATGAGGTCATCATCCTCAGACCCTATTGTAAGAGAGGTCTCTTTGCCTCTGTCATATCCGTTCACATAGAAGGCTTCCACATAGTTATTTGACAGGAACATGGTGCTGTTTTTCCTTATGACAACACCCTCATCAAGGGTTTTCTTGTCAAGGTACACTATTCCATCCTCAGAACCTGATACCCTTATGAAATACTGGTCAATATCCTCAGCTATAGGAGAGACTTCTGAGTATTCATTGGAATCTGAATCCTTCTTATAATAGGTCTGACCTTCCTTGAAGGAAGTGGCCTCTATGAACTTGAATGCCTTATTAGGGTCATTGGAGGCTACCAGTGTCCAGTCAAGCTCATAATCCTCTGTACTGTTATCTGATGTCATCTTACCTGCAACACCATTCTTGACACCATAGACATAGAGGTTTATCTTCATCTTTCTGTGCGGGAAAGTGAGGTTGTCATCAGGATTGACTCTGTTTGAGGAGCTCTTCAGTGTGGCCTCAATCTCAGAATAACCGTATTCCTTAGGAAGTTCCTCAGGTATGCTGTACTCCAGTATCTCCTCATCAGTCATCTCCTTAGGAGTGCCAGATACCTCAACCTTGAAGCTCATTGTTCCATAAAGGGTATTGTAGTCTTTTGATCCTCCTGAGAACTCAGCATCTGTGAAAGGAAGTATCTTCAAAGGATACTTGCAGGTGAATATATATTCACCTTCCTTGAGAGTCCTTATGGCATCCCATTTATTGTAAAGATAGTTCACAGACTTGTCTGTATCATAAACGAAATACTCATAGGAATCCTGGAATATCTCATTCTCATCAGTTATCTCTATATAGTCAATATATTTATTATCAACAATTCCTAATCTGTATATGGAATCATATCCATGAATCTCAGCGTATCTTACAACCTTAAGGTCATCACCTTCCAGTGAGGCAATATTGACTGATATACCCTTGAATCCCTCTTTCTTCAATGTACATGGAACAGGTATCCTTATCTCATTGTAATAGGTTGTGGCTCTTAGGAACGAGGTCAACGTTCTTGAAAGAAGGAAATCCCTTACACTGAACTTATCCAAATAGGATATCTCATCATCCTGTGGAGGTATACAAAGAGGAAGAAGAATATAGTTTTTCTCAGAGCCTTTTATTGTGGTATTATCCAGAACAGCCATGGTACCATCAATTGATGGAATATACCTCAGAGATACGTTTGACCCTCTGGCCATGAACCATGAGAAATTGGTTTCTGGACTGACAGTGAAGTTTATGTCAAGGTCAGCTGAATATTTAAAGTAATCATCAGTTGAATCAGACTTCATAGGAATGGTTACACTGTCTGTGGATATAAGACCATAATCATTGTTAAGTCTCAGATAGTTCATGGACTTTATGGCTTCATCCTTACAGGATATAGGCTGTATAAGGGACAGAACCATACTGACATAACTATTCTGATTTAAAATATGACTGACATTATTATGTATCAAAGTAGTATTCTGTGAGAATGACCTTCCATTAAATACCTCAAAGTCCTCAAGAAGGGTCTGTTCCACACAGTCATTGAGATATGTCCTTACTGTATCTCCTTCATAATAAACGTTATATATGTCTGAGTCATCAATAGGGTTCTTATAGTACTCATAATATTGAGGACTGTTAGGGTCAGCCTCCTCCTTTGATATAGGATACATATCCACAATTATGGAATCCCATACGCTTCTGTTGAAAGCCCTAAGAGCTCCTATCTTCTTGATTCCATAAGGAGTGGTGTTATCTGCAGCATTATCAACCATCCTTATAAGGGCATTATCCACATATATAGAATGAGCCAACTTATAATTGGAAGGTGAATAGGAATACAACTCCCTGAGCATTCCTGAATTGAGTATCCTTAATTCTGATGCATCTCTGCCAACATTATAGAGTCTGAAATCATAGACATCTCCTATGAATCCATCAAACAAATCCTTATTTAGACTAAAACTGCTGGTATCTACTGGTTCAGGAGCATTATTATCAATGACCATATAATCCTGTGATATTGAGATTCTATGATCTCCAGGAGGACATTCAACAGAGACTCCACATACTGATATATTCTGATTCTCAGACTTTGTATTGTTTACATGGAAGCAGATTGCCCATCTGGATAAATCTACATTATTTTCTCCTATACCCACCTGATACAATCTAAATGAGTCTCCAGATATAGAGGAATCATTTCCTTTGCTTTCAAAATGAATCACAGGAACTGATAAAGAATCCCTATAGATATCTGAGAATCTCTCTTTTTCTGGATCGAAGAATATCTTCTTAAGAGAATTGTCAGAGCCCAGCATATAATATCCAGAGGTGTATGAGTCTATATCATCTGAGAAATAATAAAGTATGTTGCTGTAAAATGAGGACGGAATGCTTTGTGCGTTCTCTATTGTGACAATTCTATCATAGATTATATCTTTGGAGGTATCCCTGTTATCTCCGAAAATCAATGAGGTGCTGAGGGAATTATCTTCCTTACTCAGATATATCCCCTTATAGGTACTCTTATACCAAGGGAGCATACTGAAATTGGACTCTGTGATGCTCTCACCGTCTACTATGATAGTTCTCTCTCCCATGACATCACCACAAAGGTAATCGAGGTGCCTCATCCTAGTCAGATTACAGAGAGCTGTATCCTCAGAAGGCATACTGTTATTGAGAACATAGTATTCCTCATCATCTCCTGTATCCACAGTGTTCTTAGTATCTATGAGTTTGGATATAGGGGCCTTAAGAGCAGGCTTATGTCTTAGAGGACTTGCGCTTTCTTCTGTGAAATTAAGGAAAGGATTGAGATAGTAAACCAGTCCCATCCAGTCTGGCCTGAAGGAATCACCTTCCTTCAAAATACCATGGGGGAATACTCTTATAGGCTCAGACCATGAGAACTTGACTCCTTCTTCCTCTATTCTCTTTACTGTAAAGTATACTGATTTCAATGAGTCAGTAGGAGCACTTACAGGAACAGGGGTGAACTGCAGCCTTGATATGAAAGTGGAGTAATCAGGACTGCTGGCATCAAGGTTGCCTGGATCCACACCATAAATATGAACAATATCATTGTTGCTTATTCCAGAGGAAATATCATATTCATTACTAAGCCTTGTGTCAGGTAAATCAGTTTCTGAGAATGTGAAATATGCCTCAGAGAACCCTTGGGTCTCAACATCATCATACCATGATGTTCCACCATCATACCCTAATTTCATTCCCTCTATGGCCTCATCAGTCAGACCTCTATAAGTGAGAGGAATAAGTCCTATATTGTATCTTGTGAACTTCTCAAACTCCTTATATTCTGACTTCAATACGCCATCTTCATAAAAACTAGGAGCTCCTTGATGCTTCATTCTTATTACAGTCATCAGGGTAGATTTGACTGAGGTTATCTTGAAATCATTTTTTGTATCAGAACCTTGAGGAGCAGGAGCATTATATTTTATCAGATTATGGTAGAGCTTTACTTTCTCTATTTCATTAGAGTCTTCAGCCCTCTCAATCTTATATGTAAAGTATTCGTAAGGGACGCTCAGTCTGTCATTCACCTCTATATAGGTGCTTATCTGAACTCCAAAGGTTATATCCTCATTGACCTTTGATTTCTGATTAGAGTAGTACTCAAGGTAATTCAGCCATGAGGTGTCCATCAGACACAATCCGTTTCCATTGGAGATAGGATAAGTCACAAACTGATAATCACCTTGTTTCTGAAGAATATTCCTATGATACAGTATATCATCTGCAGTCACATCCAGAACACTTCCATATACTGAGGATAAATCAACTTTTCCTTGAAAGTTATCAAGAGTTCTATATATGCTCTTCTTTGTAATTTCATCAATTTCAGTCTCATCTAGAGTCCTATATCTGAGTTTTTCCAATCCATCCTCTGTTATCTCAACAAGCATATCCAAGGTATCTGGATTCCTCAAAACAGAATCTCTAGCCAGAAGACCAGGCATATTATCCCATAATATGAGATTAGAGCTATCCCTATAGAAATTCGTTCTATATATTGCCCTTGAATCACCTCCTAAAGTCGGAGCCAAGGATTCATATTTATATATATCCTTAGGAACAACATATCCGGGAAGAACATCAGAAGGTAAATCAGAATCTATGGCCTTATGGAACAGCTCATTATTATATTGCTTACCCTCTTTACCAGAAGAATATTTACTTCTTAGATAATTTACATCTGATGATGAATAGAATAGAGGTATAAGTGTTCCAAGAGGAATCTTATTCATCTCATCTGGCTTATCATAGTAGATTGATATAGGGTTAAGACTATCCAATGAGGAATTATACTCTGTGAATATTCCTGGGATATTGGGAAGTCTAAGAGGTCTGTTGTCATTGTAAGACTTCACAAGACCTATAAGGTTGCCTTCCTCATCATAGTATCCTTTGACAGGAGCATTGATATCTCCTGCTGTGACAACACCTACATAACTTCCTGTCTTTCCTATTGAAGACATCAGAAGCATATAAAGGCTATATGTTCCAGCGAACTTTCTTCTGAGAAGTTCCCCTCTTATATCCTGAAGTTTGTATACAAGATATTCCTCTTTCTTCTCCTCATAGGTTATCTGTCCGCTTCCATACATGGATTCAACCCAGTCTGACAGGAACCCTGAATACTCAGGATTGAAATCTATGAATGAATATGTGGAGTTGACTTTCTTCTCCACTATATCCTCCATGTAATCAAGGCATCCTATCTCATGACCATAGAACTTATAATCTGAGTCATAGACTTCTGAGTTCTCCTCATCTGTGGTCTTGAATCCTATCCTAGATTCAACATCCCCTGTATTGCTGTACAGCATATTGGAGAGGGCATTGAACATCTTTGCATTGAGATACTGGTTCTCAAATATATAGGGATATCTCATCTTGTTATAGATATCAAGAACCATTGAGTTCTTGACATATCCTATGGAATCCCTGAACCAAGTCATCCAGAAATCATTGTCTTGTAGTGGAGAAGGAACATTGGTTACACCTATATCTCTAGTGGCAGACAGAAGAATATCATTCTCATCAAACACACTGTAGGGCTCCATGTAATAGAAAGGAACTTCTTCAGTTATGATATCAAGGAGTCCCCAGTTATCTTTATTGTCTATAACCCTGTTGTAGAAAAGAGGAGAAATATGTCTAGTGTACTGTCCAGGATTAGTTTCCCCGCTGTCTATTTCCAGAGGTATCTCAATGGTGCAATCCTCGAACTCATAAAACAGATATGACCCGTTCTTGATGACATCAGAGATGTCATTCATGGTCTGCTTATTCTTATCTTCAGCATCATATCCATCAGGATAAGGAAAATGTGTTCTAATTTCTTCTGCCATAATTCAATAAATCCGAATATAAAATCAATCAGAATAGGAACAGTTCACAGATATGAATCTGGCCTGTTTCTCAGAAGTCAAATTGGTTGTCACAGCTGTGGTGTTTCCACCCTCAGTGACTTCTGAATCATATGTGTCTATATAAAGTATTTCATTACTTCCGTTGAATCCAGACTCCTTGGAGAGAAGAGCTGACTGCAACTTAAGGTTACTGTCATTAGGCCTCATACAGATATATATCTCCAGATAATTGGATATGAGGTCTCTGAACTCATTGAAAGCATCAACATTGGTGGTGTCACACTTGAGAATACTGAGAGGACACTTGCTCAGCTTTGCCTGAACAGTCGGGTCATAGAGAGCATACTCTCTGAGAACATTGTATATCTCATCAAAGGATATCTCAATCCATCCTGCTCCGACATTCTCATCCCCACCTTTCTCAGTATCATAGTTTCCAGAGAAATAGATGAGATAATTCTCTATTGTACCTCTTGATGAAGCATTTCTCAAAGCTATCTTTCCTTTGTTTATGTCATTCTTCAAAAGGCTGTAGCTGTTATCATCATAGACCTTCTTCTTGAAGTCAACCATATAGGATGTCTCTATATGGTTAGCTGAACCTAGCTCATCATAATTGGCTGATGATATGAGAACATCTGGATCAGGCCATAGAGCCTCTGAACCTGTTCCCTCAGACAGGACATAGAACTTCTTTTGAGTTCTTTTCCTTGTCTTGTTCTTGTCTGAATCTATGAACAGGCTTCTGTTCATTCCTATGTCTCCACCCATGGTCTTAGGTGTCTTATACAGGAAATCAATCCTCATCACATATTCTGCTCCAGTGTCATAATCCTTGAATCCTTCCTTTGAGGTAAGATTCCCCTTGAATACTGTACTGAAATCAAAAGGTATCCTACAGGTATGGGCAGTCTGTTTGGATACTGTAGCTGATGATGATGTGTCAGAAGTTCCCCAAGGGTTTATTCTCTCAGCTTCCATCCAATCCAACTTTTTGACAGCCTCCACTTCCATGGAGATATTCTTTATTTTACCAGCAAAATTGTTGAGTATGCTGGATTCCTCTTCTGACCTATAGAAGTCCCTTCCGAAATCAAGGCTGTTGGAGTTAGGGCTCCATCTGTCATTCACAAAATTGAATATCTGATTGCTCAGGCTCTGAGATTCAACACCACTTTGGTTTCTTATCTCACATTCCAATCCCAATGCAAATGAGGTGTAAATTGGTGGAACAAATCTGATTGTATCCTGAGGAGACTTGAGTCTGCTGAGTCCGTAATTCAATGATTTGTTTATTGAATCACAGATATCCTGCTTGTTTTGACCTGTTATTCTGTCCTCAAGATTCGTTCCTATGAAAGAGACATTGGTGACTGGGTTTCTCATGTTACCCTGTTCCTCATATCCTCCATATACCTGTACCTTTTTAGGAGTGATTATGAATGAGTCTGTGGTCCCATCAGATGCCTTAATGTCAATAGGGAACTCAGTGTTAAGGATAACCCTCTGATAATTCTCCTTTGTGGCTATTCCGTAATACTTTATATATTCCTTTGCGGCATTTGACTTTATCTGTGATATGGTTTCTTCATCAGAGCCTCCCTCCATAGCGGAGTAGTTGATTCCATAAAGTCTTACCAAACCGTTTGTGGAGGTGCTTGCGTTATCAATGTAGAAGGTGTTGTATAATCCTTCCATATTGGAATCGGAACCTCTTGATTCTACATAATCTATTCTGATTCCAGATACGCTGGAATTGGATGACAAATCCAGATATCCCCCATGATAAGGGTCATTCTTGAACTTAAGATAGAAAAGATCCTGATTATAGAGGTCGTTGTAAAGCTCAACATCCTGGTCTCCATCAGAGGAGAGAAGAAGACTATCCACCACCCTGTATGAATCCAGCTGTGCCTCTGAACCCTCACCTATCTGAACATAGACATTGAGAAGGCCTCTTGATGCTATTGTGGTGGCGGCCTCACAATCCTTAAGTATAAAAGGAATGTAAAGATACTTATTGAGCTTGCTTATTGTGGATACCCTTCTTATGGTGTCTATGTTTATGAACTTGGTCTTTCTTACACCTTGCATCACATCCACTGATGTGAAAGGCTCACTTGCCTCCAAAGTCACAGGGGAAAGGACAACATAGGAGAGACCTCTTGAATCCTTTACTGTACAGGCAGGGGTTATTCTGACAGGGCTCTGAGGTTTTATCCAGCTGTTGTTCAATGAGCTTGTGGCACTTAAAGTAGGATTCTTAAGGGCCTGAAGGCTTTCCATGGTTATGGTGCTGCCCACATAGGATATCTTGGAATCCAATGAAACGTAGAGTTTACCGTGAGCAGATACTTTTCTCTTGGGCTGATATCCCAGCATATTGGCCATGCTCACAATGGAGCTTCTGTTCCTTGCGGTGTCCCATCTTGACTCATTGAAAAGATATTCAGCATACCTCATGGCTTCAGCATCAGCTTCAGAGTTATGTCTTATAAGGGAAGTCATGACGCTGTTGTTCAGCATCGGCTTCCAATCAGGGTCTTCATTAAGGTTATATGCAATTCTCTGAATTATGGAATCAGCATCGAATTTCATCATAAACGGGCCTCCGTATTCACAGGGAACGTAGTTCCAAGATATCTGTTCTGTACAATCATCTCCAACTTAAGAGTCCTTCTTCCTTTATCAATTGTAAGGTCTATGAAAAGAAGGACCAGTTCTCCGTTGAACTCTTCATTGAACCTTCTGGTTATCTCACCTTTCCAGTACTCAAGATTAGGGGAATTGGCTATTGTTCCCAACAAATCATAGAGGACACCACCTTTAAGGTATGACCTTACGTAATCATCCCTTTTGGATGAAAGCCAAAAAAGGACTCTGTTGACATCTGCATCGGGTTCATTCAGAACCAGACTGTTCTTTGAGGGATTCCTTGAATCATATCCTCTGTAATTGAGGTCAACTCTGGTCAGACCTCTATATATATTCTTATTTACACTGGATGACTGCAAATCAGTCATTATAGGTGAATTGTTAGTCATTGTCTATATCTCTCTCAGTCTCTCGCAGAACGAACAACATCTGTTCCGCTAGATATCCCTGTATTGCCAACATTCAGGGTCTCCCATTTCCAGGATTCCACATTATATGTCAATGAATGGGTAATAACACTCCCTGAACCCCATCCCAGTCCTAATCCTCCAGTATTCGTAGGAAGGATTATCATTGAGACACACTCATTTGTATTGGGAAGAAAAATCCGTAATTTCCTATAAAGATTCAAATAGTCATCACTGTTGACATCATGGCTGACATAGAAATCACCGTTCTTGTCATAGAACTGTGACAGCCACTTCTCATGATATCTCTTAACTGACCATTTCTCATCTTCCCTTAAAGTAATGGATACTGTATCAGTTCTTTTGTATGCAGATCCATCAAGCTGGAATCTTTTGGTCACATCATTCCTTTTCATTGTGATAGATTCTCCATCCATATCAACCTTGGGAGAATGATATCTGAATATATTTGTGATATCCTCATCAAGATTATCCTTAAGAGGATATAATTCCAGCGTATAAAGGTTGCTGAAAGCAGGAGAGAAATTATATATATTACTTAATGAGCTCTCATCTACGTTCAAATAGGCCATAGAAAAATTAGTCTAAACAGAGAGTGCGTTAAATTATTACAGAGATACAGATAAAAAGAAAAATAAAGAGCTCTTAAAGAGCTCTCTCAGAATATGTTCCCCACAAGATACCCACTTGACAGGATAACTGACTGGCTGATTCATAACTGTAGGATATCTGAGATACAGAAGTGACATATACCTCTTTGAAAACCCACTCATATACAGGGTCAAGGGATTCAGCAGTAGAAGAGGAATCATATGCAGTGACTGTCATACTTGCTATCTTCTTCTTAGGGTCCCTATAATATCTTCCGTTATCATCTATAAGCTGGAGTTTTCTTAGGGTCTCATAGGTCTTGTACCCTGAATCTATCCTTACATCAAGACTCAGAACCTTTGATATATCAGCTTGAGGAACAGGTATGGATATATTGGTGTTCTGCCATGGAATCTCTGTGGTAGTGACATCTCTCTTGGGTGCCACAAAGGTCTTTGACCTTAAGGTGATTCCCTTAAGGTCTGAGTCATCTGCAACAGAGTTGGAAAGACCAGACATCTCAATCTTGAATAGATTAAGGCTGGCATCTGTTCCTAAGCTTATAAGGTCATGAAGGAACTTGTTTGTTTCCAAAGACATTATGCAACCTCTTTAGAAAAGACCTGATTCTCTGGCAGCCCTATTATTGTCCACAACAGTCTGTGTTGCTCCGAATCCAGATTCAATATCGTACATCTCCAAGAAGTTTATTGTGACAGACACCTTGATATTCTCAGAACTGGCATTGTTGAACTTAGGAGTATCTATCTTGGTTATCCAACAATTATGGAATTCATATAGCTTCTTCTTGTCAGATTCCTTTATGTTCTCTGAGGGCATACCGTCCTTAAGGGCATATACTGAGACCTTGAAAAGCTTATCCTTTATTGCCTTAAGATCTGTGGCAGCAAATGAATGGGAGGCATTGAGAGTGAGATTCTTCTGTTTCTCCAGCTTCTTGAACACTTCCCAATTGGCATCCATTCTGAAATCAATATTGAAGTTCCTTGTTATCTCTGCCTTAGCCCTTGGCCATTCCACAAATGCTGTGATATATTTAACCTGATAACTGTCATTTGTAATTGGTGGAGGGGTGAACCCAGATGTCCTTATGGACATATTCTGTGCGAACTTAGCAGAAGAACTGAACTCACCACCAGTGAACACAATTTCATAAAGATTACTGTGAGCATCATTTCCAGCACCTATGAGATCCTGTAAATAATTATCATTGATTGTAAGTGCCATTCATTTCTCCTTATACAAACAACAGATTCTCAGGGTCATCAAAATCCTGGAAGGAAACCTCCACCTTTACAGTGAGAGGTGTGGAGCTGTCATAACCATATGTGAGTCCGTTTATCTCTCTAATCCAGCAGTTCCTGAACTCATAGAGCTTCTTGAAAGAACCAGAGGTATCCCCTACACCTGTATTCATGCCATTATAGGCATAAACCTGGACAGTGAAATGGTTACCATCTTTATCCACATTAGGATTTATGTATCCTAAATTGGAGATTGATGTCTTTTTCTTCTGCTTGACAAGAGCCTCATACACAAGATAGTTCTCATCCACTCTGAAAGTGAATGAAAGCTTCTTGTCACCCTGTATCTCAGGCTTGGGCATATCAACGCTCACAGTCATGAAGTTCTTGGTATCAGTGGTCTGACTGAAGGCAGGAGGTGTGAAATCCCCTGACCTGACCTTCAGTGCATTGGTTATCTTCTCAAGTTCTCCCCCATTGAACTGGAGGTAATATAGATTGGTCAATGCATCTGAACCTGCTTTAATCAAGTCAGATACATAATTCTTTGTTGAACCTGCTAAAGGCATATCTTAAAACTCCTTATTGGGCAACGTTTACTATGGAATCCTGACCCTCATTGGTGAAGTTGAGCTCAACCTTCTCAGAGAACACATCAACCTGAACTCTCACCTTGATGACAAACTTTCTTGCCTTAAGGGCATATACATCATTGACTCCATCAGCAGTGGAGGTGTCACATTCAGCCCAAGCCCAAATCCTATCAGAACCGTTAAGTCTCTGTGCAAGATATGCATCAACCTGGTCTTTTCTGAGTGCCCTGTAATAAGGGTTGTTAGGCTTACCAATCTGAGGAATCATGACGTTGGCTCTGACCTGCTTGAGGAAGTTAAGGAATGCAGCTACGTGTCCTATGTAACTCCAGTCTGTCATGCTTCCTGATTTGCAGGTTTTCTGACCTGTCACCATGATACCATACTGTCTGTCATTGATGACCGGATTGTAGTTGAGGTCATCAAGGATGTCAAGCTGTCTCTTATTGTACTTGTATTTGAGCTTATAGACATTTATCATGTCGAGCTGACCACCAAGTCCGACACCACTCACTGAGGTATTCTCCCACATAGGAGCGGCTCCACCGAACTTATACTGAAGAATTCTGGCAATCATTCTTGCATATGCTCCAGTAAGTGAAGATAGGAACCTTGTTCCTTTTGTCCTGTCCTCTATGATACCTAAGTTACAGATATTCCAGTAATTGTATCCATCACCTAGTTTACTGCTAACATCCACCTTCTCACCTTTTTCACCTAAAGTATCAGGTGAAAGGGTCTTGTTGAACACATATCCTGCAAGATTATGTGAGGTATAATCATCTGTGGCAAGTCCAAGGAAAACCTCATTTGCAGTTGAATCAGCACCTTCATGGGACTCAGACTCAAAGAAGATATCAACATCTGAGTACTCACTGTCCTTGGCCTTGTTCCAACCATCAGTATAGATGTCTCCTGTAGTAACTCTTACTCCACCTTCAAGTTCTATGGAACCGAACCCCTTTATAGTGGAATCCACATTATCTGTATCCTCAAACTTCCTGAAAACATAGACACCTACAAGGTTCTGGCTGTTGTAGGAAGCATTCATTGCAGAGAACCCTATGAATGAACCATCTGAAGCCCTTGCTTTGGTGTCCAATGAACCCTCCATGTAAATGGAATTGGTGGAATCATGGAAAGCACCCTCTTCAAACACTCTCATCTTGAGTATGTTCCAGTTCTTGGCCTCTGAACCATCATATCCTGTTATAGGGTCAAAGCTACTGAAGCTTATGCTGAGTTTTCTGTCACTTGGGAACTTGGGGAATATGACAGCATAAACATCATTTTTATTAAGAGTATCAACCCAATATGACTTTATAGATTTTCTTACCTCAGGAACACTCACATTTCTCAGTATGTTTGCATCTCCATAGATGTATATCCATAAGTCATCATTTGCTCCAAACTGACTTGATGTCTTCCATCCTCCAGTGGGATTCTGAGCTAAAAAGACTCCTATTTGAGTATTATTATTTTTCTTTATAGAGTATCCTTCTTTATCTACAGTATAATCAGCGACTACATCTCCATTCTCTATCCTTAATTTATTAGGGATACTTGAAGCATTTGATTTCTTGATGCCTGTATATATGAGAAGACCTCCCAGTTCAGATCCTCCAGTTATAGCTGTAATATCCTGATATCCAGGAATACGATAATCGAACTCTGATTTTCCAGGGAGACCATATCTTTCAGGATATCTTGTATCCCTTAGAAATTCCTGCGATGCGCTTCCCACATTACTAAGGAAAATGGTATCAGCACCTTTTATATTATCTTCTTCTCCAAGGACATATTTCTCAATGGCCTCATTATAATCTATGAGACTTCCACCCTTGACAATACCATTAGGTGTAAGATATGCCACAGGTATCTTGGTTCCCTTAGCATAAGGAGCAGAGACATAGAGGTCATATTCCCTATTGAAGGTTTCAGCTTCAAACAAATTAGGATAATCCTTGGATGACACACCGAAGATGTCCTTGAGGTCTGATGCCCCGTTTTTATAGATCTTCACAGGAGTACAGGGTCCTTTAGGGGCCTTGACTACAGTAAATCCTGTTATTTCAGTTGTCTCCTGCACATAAGTTGTAGAATTATCTGTGATATTTATGACTACTCTTGAAGTATCCATGTATGATGGTTCTCCTATTTTCAGTATCTAATATTAGTCAGTTTAATTAGTTATAAAATATATTACCAGGTGATTCCCACAAGAGAATTGAGAGTGCCCTGTCTTTTCTGCTCATCTTCCCTTGACATAGGTGTCACAAAGTTCACTGTGAATCTCTTAGAATCCCCATTTTTAGATATGAACACCATATACCCATAATATTGGCTGTTGGATTTCAAACCCTCAAGAAGATATGAAGTGGATTCAGTGTCTATGATAGTAATATCCTTATGGTTATATAAATGAAGCTCTATTCTTTCAATATCCTCAGGTGAGAGGCCTTCCCCGTATGACCATGATATCTCATTGGAATAAGGGGTCACTTTGGTGATATAATCCAACTTAGTTATATCAAGCATTGAAGGTTCATAGGCACCATTCCATCTTATTGAATGACAATCCAATTCATACTCGGGTGAAGTATATCTTCCATTCAATTCATCCCATATATACATTCTTGTCAAAGGTAAGTTATGCATTACTTCACCTTTACTGTCCAATACGGGATTATCCATATCCATATGTGAATCTATATAAATTACACCTTTTTCACCTTCTTCTGGGAAAGCTTTTGTTCCTACACAAGTCTGTGTATCTTCATCAAAACCAGCATCAAATGTCTGAACTTTAGTATCCTCATTGTTGGACAGATTGAGAATAACATCATCCACGATGTAATAGAAGCTGATGCCATCCTCATAAGTCCCACCATCAGAAAGAGTTCCATCTGGATTCACTGAAATATCATAATCAGGTTGCTCTGGAGGATATATGAGATATGTTCTCATTGCGACGGTGCATTTTATAACGAACACCCTTTGTCTTTTGAGCCAGTCTGTCTCCTTGAACTGAGGATTGAACTGAATGTCCTTTATTTCAAGAACCATGGGAAGTCCCAGGACATTGGTGTTCTGAGAGAAAGTGCCATTATTGTTCAGTGTGTCACTTCTTCCATACGGGACATTCACCGAATCATTATGTTCATTGAATGAGTAGAAATAGAGTCTGTCATAGGCGAATCTTGCATCGTCTTCTCTATCAAACCAAATGGTGACTGGAACGTCCATTATGCCTGATGCAGCCCTTACTTTTGTGTTTCCCACATATATACCTTCATATACAAGAGGAGCAGGATTGGCTGCATATCTTGTATCAGCCTTCCACCCTGTATTCAAAGGCCAGTAATTGGCAAAAGGAAATCTCAGTGACTCAAAATCAAGAGTCTCAAAATCCTTGCTGGTGTCTGTCAACTCAAATCTTCTTCTGAAGCAATAGTCATCAGAGGCCAGAAAGACCCTTGAGGTGTCATTTCTGAAAAGATTGGAGGCAAACCATTTCTCAATGTATTTGTATATGTGATAATAGGAATTGATGTAGCTGTTATGCACATAATACTGTGAAGCTTTCAATTCCCCTGAAGAGTATTTCTGAGGTGTTCCCATAAGTTAATTAGTGGATTAGGGATACCCTCTAATGATGAAGGGTCACCTGTTCATCAGGTAACCCTTACATTCATCTATCACATCCTGACTGAGAGGAGGATTCTGAATCTTCGCGAACTCATCAAACATATCCATCATGTTAAGGTTCTTTATGGTCTCAAAGCCTGAGTCCCAGCTCACTCTCCTTCTTACAGTGGAATCCACAAGATTGGAAGTGACCTTCTTGATGAACACATTGCCATATTTTGACCTTGCCACAGATTCAGAACCACAATTCAGGATTGTATAGATAGGTACCTGACACTTTGATTTGGGAAGTCTGTCAGGATAAGTCACGTTTATGAACTCATTGAAAACAGGAAGAGGCTCTTCTCTCCATCCTTCATCATCAAGTATCTGAACAGCCCTTGATGAGTCATTCTCACCTTTCTTACAGGCAAAGACAGAACCTATGTATCTGTCGGGTCTTATGTACCTTGTATGAATATGCCCCAGAAGAATCCTTCCTGCATCAAGCTTGTCAAGGTTTCTGACCACATCGAGCTCTCCACCGAAAACGATGCTCTCATCATTGAAATGACCCAACACGAAATCATAGTGCTTCTGGAACCTCTGATTATTCCAAAGGCTTCCGTAATACTCACCCATGGTCTGACCGAAATAGTTGACACCTTTGAAATACGGAAGAAGAAGGCCTTTTCTTCCGTCCACATCAATCTCAGAGACTTCCTCATAGATATGGAAGGTAGGCTTGTTCTTGAGGAACTCATAGGCCAGCTGATTGGCGTCATTCACCTTTCTTATATCATGGTTTCCCACACAGATATACACCCCGTCAAATCTGGAATACATGGCGAACTTCTCAAGATAATCTGCCACAGTCCCTGTGAGAAGGGCGTTCTCAACAAGGTCACCTGCAAGAACAAGTGAATTACCTGGTCTGTTCAGATCCCATGACTTGTACCATTCAAGGAAGTTCATGCAGATAATCTTGAAGTATTCCTTATCATCCCTAAGATGAATGTCTCCCATGAAAACAACCATTAAGCCTTACTCCTCTTTATGTTTCCGAATACGAATTCCTTGGATGCATCCAACCCTATGGCACCTCTGACTGTATGATACAGAGTGCTGTCATCTCTTCCAGACGTCAATGACTGGTTTATGACATCCATACCGCAGGGTATGGGTGACACAAGCTGTATATTGGATATGAAGGCCTTCTCATTTTGGGATATGACCTTCAGTATAGGATTGGTCTCCCTTAGGGTCTTGTCTCTGGATTCTAATATAAGCATCTCAAGGGAGCTCTGATTGTCAATCATTCCCAGAATCTCCAGGAAAGCCTTCAATGTGGAATCATTGAACGGAACAAGGGACTTTATGTTGTCAGAAGGGTCACCGAAAATGCTCTTGTACAGGATAACCCCTTTCTTGGTGGGATAATACCCTTTCCTATCCTCGAATCCTCTTATATTCTCTGGTCCCTGTGAAAAATCAGGTATCCAGTCAACGTTGGGAAGAAGATATCTGGCCCAGTCCTCATCAGTAGTCACCATGAGGGCTTTAATCTCACTTCCCTTGACTCCTAACTTTCTCATCAAGGGCTCCACCAAATCATCAGCTTCCAGTCCGTCTACTCTGAGGGTATGATATCTTGAAGGTCCTATAAGGTAATAATACCTGAGAAAATTGATTGAATTGTAGAACTCCCTTGTGTTCTTCTTTCTTGTGGCCTTGTAGGATTCCTCAATCTTCCTCCTGTCAGCGAACATATAGGTTGTCCTAAGATCTGCCTTTGAGAAATAGTTGTCAAACAGGAAATATACCTGCCCCCCTCTCTTGAGATACTTGTCCTCCAGTTCAGTGACGGTATCTATGAACTTGCAGACTGAATCCCTATAGATGGACTTCTTGGAAAGCTGCAAGGGAGTCTCACCTTTCTGTTTGAAAGTCCTATAAGCGAGATTGACACTATCCACAATAATCAAATCATATTTTCTCTGTATATCTTCCATCTGACCCTCATCATATATCTTATCACCCTGAGGTGCTGACACTGTTTCATATGACGTAATCCGCCATCAAATCTAATATAAGCTCATTATTACTGAATCTGTGGTTTTCACCCTCTGTATATAAATATATATAATATGATCTAAATACTATTATTATATACAACCATTATCGTGCACGAACCATTAAGATAAAAAAACTATTATGTATGGAGATCCTAAAAATAGTAAATAGTTTTTCCTGATATACTACTATAGAGATATGGGTATTTTTCAGTTAACTCTTTTTGTAGTATGTACTTGTATAAGAATACATAAGAAAATCACCCCGTCTGCCGCCGCCCTTTTGGAGAAAATATCTTCTCACTAATTTTTTCATGTCAAAGAAATCAGAGAACCCTCAGAACCCCGCTGACATACTGGGATTCTATTACATAGTGTTTCAGACCACCTTCACAGGTTACGTGAGATGCTGGATAGACGGGTCACCCAATTACAGATACTTCTCCACATCAGATTTCATAGGACTCTTTGAGAAGATAAACGCCCCCTTCAATGTCATATACAAGGTAAGGGATTGTCTTGATACATCATGTATCTTCTTGTGGGATATAGCTCATTCCAGCATAAAGCAGCTGAGACCGCAGCAGTCACAGGAATCACTTTCCTCTGAGATAAACAAAATGAATCCGTTTTATGTCAAGGAGAACCGTTTCACATCCAAGTAGCTTTATATTAAAGTTGAGATGTTAAAATGAACGGAAATGAGATTTCACGGCGTGAACTCACAAATGAGGTCGTGTCTTATTTAGGACTTATACCAAAAAGCAAAATATTCTCCAACACATCCAAGATGATGTTCCATTGTCCTTTCCATAAGGACAATCATCCCAGTCTTGGTATAGACCTCAATAAAGGTGTATACAACTGTTTCTCATGCGGTAGGAAAGGCGGGGTGGAGAATCTTTTCTATGAGGCCACAGGAGAAAGTCTCTACAGTCATTTGGGTATAAAGACCAATAATGACAACTTCTCACTTTTTTCCAGAAAACCTCAGGTTATCACTGACAGAACAGAACCTAATCTTTCCAAGAAAAGGGTATACCTCAACTATGACAGCACCTCCTTGATTCCTGCCCTTGAGAACAAGGATTGTGTTGAGTATCTGAGAAGGCGTGGTATATCCCTGGAGCTGGCCAAATCCGCAGGATTTCTTTATGCTGAGGATACATCAATAAACGGGACAAGATTCAGACATAGGATATGCATACCAGTATATGAGAACGGAACACTGCAGACCATAGAGGGAAGGAGACTGTCAGACGATGATTCAGGTCCTAAGGTCCTATATCCCAAGAACACCACAGTAAACACACTCTACGATATAGATAACCTTGATAAAAGCTCCACATTATATGGTGTGGAGGGTCTTATGGACCTTTTTGTCCTTAGAGGATGCGATGTCTTCAATAACTCCACATCCATATTCGGAGCCAATGTGACTGACAGACAATTGAAATTGCTGAGTCAGTTTAAAAAATTTATATATATACCAGATAATGATTCAGCTGGGGAGAGTACAATTCAAAAACTTAAAAATTCAAAAAATCTAAATTTAGGTATTTTGAAATTGCCTAAAAAATTAGAAAATAAAGATATAAAAGATGTTGGTGATTTACCAAAAATAGGACTTAATGTAAATTTTTTAGTTGAAAGAAAATGGCTTAATTATGTTAAGGATTATTAAAAGTGGTTTATATATATGATATAAATAAATTTTTTAACTAATTACTTTATGAAAACATTAGAAGAATTAAAAAGTTTAGATTTGAATACTATAACATTTTCAGAATTCTTTAAAAATGAAATTATATATAATTCAAGAAAAGAAGCAACTTGTAAAGGGTATGAAGCAGAACATTTGATAAGTGTATCACAACAAATGAAAGAATATAATTTGAAGAATAATACACATTATAAAAGTAGAGTAACTTTTGAAAGGGAGGTAGGAGTTCCTGATGATAGATGTTATAGAGTAACTCCACTAGAACATATCATATCTCATTTCTTAAAGGCAAAAGAAGATGAAAATGAAATTTATATTTTTGAAATGATGACAAGACTTAATTTTAAGAAGTTAAAGGAATCTGAAAAGAATATATTAGATACTCTTATTAAAATATCTTATTTGAGAGAATTAGGAGTAAAAAAGATGTCTGAAACTTTAAAAGGAAAGTCTTGTAAAAATAAAGGTAAGACTATGAAAGAAATTACAGGCAATCCCAATTATGTTGATCCTAAAAAAGGTAGAACTATGAAGGAGATTACAGGTAATGAAAATTGGGTAAGTCCAAGAACTGGAAGTAAACTTTCAGAAGAAACTATAAAGAAATTAAGAGAATCCCATTCAACAGAAGAATATAGAAAAAAATTTAGAGCATCTAAATGTGGAAAATCCTCTAGTTTGAAAGGTATTCCAAGAACAAAAGATGTAAAAGAAAAGATTTCAGAGTCTAAAAGAAAACTTGTTAAAGTAACATACCCCAATGGGGATATTAAATTTTTTAAGGGATTAGATACTTTTGTAAAAGAAACTTTTTTAGAAAAAAATAAATCTGCTTATAATAGTTTTTTAAAAAGAAAAAGTTATAAAGGTTTTAGTATAGAATATATTTTAGATAAAGAGTCAATATCCCAATTCAATGAATGAAATAAAACTAATTATAAAAATAAAAATTTTTAAAAAATGGAGAAAATGTTAAAATGGATGGACAGAGTTTAATTAAGTTTTTTGAGGCTGAGTATAGTAACGAACTTGAGGCTGATGAGATAAAGAAGGCAATCTCAGATGAACTGAAGTCATATGCAGAGAACAATGAGATAAATCCCAAGGCCATGAAGACCGCTTATTCATTGTTCAAGAAGTTCAGGTCGGGAAAGAACACAGCTGTTGAATGCGAGGATTATGCTGAGCTTAGCGGTATAATAGAAAACTATTTTGCATCTGACGAAAGTGAGGGTGTGTAAGGATGATTTTACAGAAAGTGGATTCTGAGGAATACAAGGAATCCTTCATAAATAAGTTCACCAATTTTGCTGACAAGGCCCCTATTGTGATATCCTTTGCAACAGATGACCTTGGAGTATCAGTAATCCATGAGAACTCAGGAAAGAAGTATTTCTATCCCTGGGATTTTGTCGTTCCCATCAAGTCATTCATTCATGACATAAAGAGAGACCTCTCCTATAACCATTATCCTAGGATTTCAAGGATTGTGAGCAAGGAAAGAGTTCTCACTCCAGAGGAACAGGCTGACATGATAGCTCATGGAAAGTCAGTGGATGAGATTCCACAGACCATCATTGAGGACGTTGAGGAAGTCTATAGGATTGACAAGATACTTGTGATGAAGGATGAGTTCATCATAGTCAATGAAGCCACATCTGAGCAGTACTGCTATAAGATGAACGGGTCAGCCTTCTCATACCTCAGAAGCTATAGGTCCGGGGAATACAAGACTCCCAAGGATGCAGGGGATGTCTTCTTCAAGAAGTGTGTTCTTGTAAATAAACTCAATAAGCTGGCTGAATGAGAAGGGATTCCAATGACGCTGATTGGCGTAAGGTGAAGGAGATTGTCTCCAAGAGGGATAAGGGAATGTGCAGGCTGTCAAAAGTCCTCACTATCCCTGAAACCCTTAAGTTAAGGAAAAATGCAGGTGGTTTTTTGAATAAGGTTGATGCAGCCCATTACAGACCTGTATCCGAAAGACCTGACCTCATATATGAGCCTAACAATCTTGTCTGTCTGAACAGATACAGTCATTCAAATCTTGATGATTTTAAAGACCCATTGGATGGTCATTGTATCTCAGCTGATGAGGTTGAGAGGTGGTGGAGAAGGATATTGAAGTCCGATAGGAGTCAATATTCCTTTTTGGAAGAGAACGGGCTGTTAAAGGAGATTGATGATGCAGTATCAGACAACTAAACTTGAAGAAAATGATGAGAGAAAAGTTTATCTTGACAATGAGCAGATTCCTGTGAGTCAGTTCAACAATAAGCTTGAATCATTGAAGAAGAATCAGAGAGTTGTGGAATCTAGCGATAACAATTTTCACATTGTTGAAAGAATGTTTTCCTAATTTTAATTCTAAATTAAATAATTGACCCACCTTTTCAGGTGGGTTTTATTTTTCTTTATTTTGTCGCCCTTGCTATCTGTCCGATGTCATAGATGGAATCCAAATCCTGCAGAATGTCAATGTCAAGGTCATAAATCTGGTTCTCCTCAATCATAAGCTCAGTGAGGATTCCGAACACCTTTTTGAGTGACTGAAGAGCATGATTGCCTAAAGCCTCCACTCTCTTATGGTTCTCCTCTATGGTTGTGGCCAGATCCTTCATGTTCTGGGTCTTCTGATTGAGCTCCTCAGGGTCTATGGTATCAGATATTGTCCTTATTCCAGGGAACAGGTCAGTAGGGGTTGTGACTGCATCTGAGTAGTTGAAGTCCTTGAGATAGTCAAGATATTTGGAGAAGCTTCCATCCCTTGTCTCCAGGGTCTTGACAAGATTTGATATGTCTTTTGATACTGAGGCCATAGTTGTGTTTATCTCCTGTCTCAGAGGCTGAGCCTGTGACAGGAGAGCATCAACTGAACCTTTTCTTGAATTAAACTCTTTCTCTTCCATAGTTGAATTAGTATCTTATATTCAATGATAATCTTTAATTATCAAATTCTTAATCATAAGAATAATGAAGGTTATTATAATCCATTGCCTTTTTCATATCAGATTTCATTCTTTTTGTAAGAGTATATACTTTTGTGACAGGGATTCCCATAATCTGTGATATCTCAGCCTTGTTCTTTCCTTTTTCGAGATATCTGTATATCTCTTTCTCAGTATCACCCCAGATTCTGAAACACTCATTGACGGCATTATTACAGTTATCCTCACCTTCTTTAATCTCATATGTATAGATGGGGTCTGTTTTATATCCGAATTCCTCATTATAGGACATTTCCACATCAGAGTCAAATGTGGTTGAATCCTCATCCTCTTTAAGGTTAGCTGATACAAGACTTCTGCTTTTGCTTATCTTGTTTATTATCTTCTTCCTCATCTTTGTTCTGACGTTGGTGATATACCAGCTTGCAAGCTGAAGAAGCTTGAACTTTTCATCCTTGACTTTATTGAGGTCAACCTTTGTGATGGCCTTGAACAGTGCCTCATATGCCTCATCATAATAGTCCTCTTTGATGCTGTTCACATATCCTGTCTTGTTTAGCTCCTGCTGAAGCTTCCACCAATGGTAATGTATCATCTTCTCATATTTCTTGATGAGTACCTCACAGGCTCTATTGTAGTTTATCTCAGAGGATTTAGGGTCTTTGATTATCCTTATAATCTCGATTTCAGGAAGTTCCTTTATTTCATCTAAAGTAAGAGTCATTTATTCACTTTTCTCCTTATTTATATTTAATTCTTTTCATATTTGGCATATATGTCTCTGATGATATCATAGGCCTTTGCTCTTGGGATTCTTTTCCACCAGTGCTTTTTCTTTTGTTCTGTATATGCCCTGCAGGTATAATCCATATTGACACCTAATGATATCATTGATTCTATCCATATCTTGAACTCTTTCATTTCATTCATGGATGTTCCTTCTTTACATTATTATGATAAGACATTTTGAACTTTTTGTCAATACCCAAGATTACCTATTGTAAATACTTCCGATTTCAGAATCATAGTATTTCTCTATGTTGACAGGAACTTCCTTGACTTTAACTTTTCCCTTTATTTCTTTCTGTACTACAAGAGTATATTTGGTAGGTATCCATCTTGTACGGACACTTGACCTCTTGCTTTCTGAATCATAATAGGAGTATGTCTCATAGTGTCCTTCTACCAGATATTTATCTATGATAAGACCACCATCCATCTTGGTCTGAATCATATAAGTAAAGAGAAGGGATATTCCAAGACAGATGAGTACAACTACTGCTACTCCGATAACATAGAACAGTAAATCCCACCAAGAATCTGTCTTATAACTCATGTCAAATTCCCTCAGCCTCTCTGTTTCTCTCAGCCCAGAACTCTTTCATCCACCTCTTGAGTGTTGCGACTGAAATGTGATATGCATCAGCGATTTCATAATCGAAACTCATTGGTGAGTAAAGTCTTGTCTTGATAACCTGTTCCTTGAACTCTTTTCTGTATTTCATAGGTCTCTTTCTCCTTACATATATAAGATACCATAATAACAATTTTTTGTCAATACCTATAAAAAAGATTTTATGGGCTTTATATTAAAGGTGTTATGAAACATTTTAAGTTGAACAATTACAATCTTGCTCTGTTGCAGGAGAAGAGCAAGCTCTACACTTACCTGAATGGAAAATTGGATAAGGTTATTTGTAAGCTTTCAGGCAATGACTTCATTATTGCTCTTACAGGTGGAGATGGTGTTGTCCTTACCAATTTGGAAATTGAATACGAGAACGGTTCATCCGCAGAGGCAGAGCCTCTTTACTTCTCAATAGATTATCAGAAGTGGGTCACAGCCCTTCTCAAGTTCAGCGGAACTGATGCCCTCCATATCTCACTGGGTGATTCAATCATGAGACTGAAGATGGAGGAGAGCAAGGACGTCATAAGTCTCAGTCTCATCTATTATGAGGAAGGCTCACAGCAGTCCAACATGATAACCAGATTCATTTCTGAGAGAAGGGATGAGATAAAGGATTTCAACCATAAGATTACCCTCACACCTGAGCTTCTGTCAGACTTCGATTTGATGAACAACCTTTTCTCCACACAGGGAAGAGTCAATGCAATAGGTGTGTCATCAAAGGATGTTCTCTATTCTGACAGGTCAACAGTAGTCAAGGTTAATCTTGAGGAGCATCTCCCTGATACTCTGTTTGATTCCCTTTCTGAGGATGAGACTTACATTCATCTTCATTCCTATATTCTGAAGCTCCTTGACATTCTGTCAGAGTTCAATCAGGATGTATGGTTTGACAGTGACTATGAGGTTCTTTACTGGACTGATAATCATACTGAGATTGTCATTGCTTCAGAGGCCAGAACACTCGCACTTCCCACACCTGAGCAGTTTGAGGGAATCAAGCCTGTGGACAGGAACTCTTACTTTGATGTGAATCTGGACCTTCTCAGAACAAGTCTGTCATTCTTCCTTGGATTCTATGAGGGAGAGGCCTGGAAGCCTGTCACCTTCATTCTGAACAAGGATGAGGATATTGTTCTCAGATATTCAAGACCCTCAGCAGACATCACCAAGACCCTTACTGGGGTAAGAAGTCCTTACAGTTATAAGTTCTCTGTGGATTCTGAGACTCTGAGGAAGATTCTCCAGAAAGTCAGGGACAGATTCCCAGGTGATGATGTCTTTGTCAGATTCAACAGTGACAATGATGGAACACCTCCAAGTGATGAGGCTCCTGGAGTCTATTGCACAGTGGGTGACGTCTATGAGTTCGTCGTCTCTAAGCTCACAGATATGGATGATTAAATGGCAGAGACTGTGAAAAAGAAGCCTGAGTCAGATGTCCCTGAGACTGAAAGGAATCTGAGGACTCTGCAGGCGGCTTTTCTGGCTGACAGGAACAATCAGCAGGTTTTCAATGACTATTTTCTTCTGCTGAGAAAATATGCAAGGTCATTGACTCTTAAGAAAATCAAGAGAAAGAACCTGTTCCTTCCTCCTGAGAGAGTGGATGAGATATGCACTGATGCCACATTGGCCTTGATTGATCAATACAAGAAGCCCAAATGGAGTGTTGATGCATCCTTTGCGGGTGTGTTGCAGTTCAAGATAATAGAGGCCATGTGGAAATCAGCTGCAGATGATATGAACTCATCGCTGAATCAGACTTTCTCAGATGACAAGGACAGTAAAGAGATACTTGACCTTGTTGGGTCGGGTTCAGCCTTACCTTGGGATATGTCCCAATATGGGAAGGAGAGGACCAGCGATGACCCGTCTGACACCATAATGGAGGAGGTGAATGTCTCCTTTGATGAGGTCAGAAGTCTGATTGAGGAATGCTATGTGGACTTACCTTACAGGCTTTACCTGAGGTTTGTCCCATGGCTTGTCCTTCAGTTCAGAAAGCCTAAGACAAAGAACATACAGGCATTGTTCAACAGATTATTTCTTACAAATAAAGAAGAGAATGCCTTTGATATGCTTCTCCTGGAGATACACAACCGTATATCTCAGCATGTCATATGAAACTCACCCATCCTTTTGGATGGGTTTTTTATTGGATTCCCAATAGGATTGTATGATGAACTAATTAAGTCATAACAATTTCCGGGAATTTTTTTTATGAGAAAAGCCACAGACAAAGAGATAAATGACTTCATAAAGTATCGTTCCAATCATGTTGCCCTTGTCCAGAGAATAGGAAGGGTAGTGTTTGACGAGAACTTTTCAGACCATGACCATGACAAGATAGAAGCAGATGGTGAGACCCTTAATCTATATGCATTGAGAAATGCAATGATTAATGGGACCTATCAGGCTCATGGTGAAGATAGAAAGGCTCTGTCAAAGTTGGCTGGAGAGCACGTCTGCTCACAGCCCCACCATCCTGAGTACTGGTGTACGGAAATCACTCCCAATAACTTTGATGATTCCAATCCTCCTCAGTGCAGGCCTTCAAGAATGACAGACAGAAGAATTCTTGAGATGATATCTGACTGGAGTGCTGTTGCCCTCAAGAGGAACCAACCTCTTTTCAAGTGGTATAATGACAATTGTGTAGGACCTGATGCCAGATTCCTTTTTACAGACCACCAAAGGAAAATCATAGAAGAAGGAATACAGAAAATCATAGATTCCATAGAGAAGGAACATCTTGAATATCCAGGTGTCAAATACACAGCAAAGCAGGTAGAACCCAAGACAGAGGAAAAGCTTACAGAAGATGATTGTGGTGGTGTCTGTGGAGTAGGTATGTCTGCTGGATTCCAGGCAATGGCACCAGAACATACAGCCAAGATTGAAGATAAAAGTGGACTCATTGACCCAAGTGGTAAATTGAAATTCAAAGAGGAAAACATTACTGGAAATGTCCTCAAGCATATGATACACTCAGAGGACCTCATTCTTGCAGGAAGGGGAGGAAGCATGCTCCTTCTCAGGACTTTCAGAGACATCTTCAACGCTTTGAAGGGAAACACTCCTAAGTCAAGGATAACACAAAAGATAGATGGTGCTCCTGCTGTAATCGCAGCCACAGATTTCCACGGAAAGAAGTTCGTGGCTCTCAAGCACTCGTGGGATAAGGGTAAGATATTCCAGTCCATAGAGGAAGTCAGAGGAGCCTTCGGTGACAGACCTGACCTCTGTGCCAAGATGGAATATCTGTTCAACAGCCTCGATGCCATAAATATTCCAAAGGATGAGATATGGCATGGTGACTTCCTTTACCATAAGGATGACTTGAGGACTGAGGTGATTGAGGGTAAGAGATACATAATATTCAGACCTAACACAATAGTCTATGCCATTCCTGTCAATGACCCCCTGGCTGAGACCATACTGAAGTCAGTCATAGGTGTCGCATGGCACACAAAGTATACAGGTGAGTCCTTTGATGACATACATATCTCATTTGATGTATCTGTGTCATCAGTCAATGAGATACCTGAGGTGTATCAGATGGATGCAAGGATTCCTAGTCTTGTAGGCAGGGTGACCATGACCTCTGAGGAGACAGATAAAGCAGAATCTGACATGGGAGCCCTTGAGCTCATGGTCAACGGAATAACAGTTGATGATGATTATGAGAATCTTGTGTCTGATGAGGAGCTTGTCCTGATGCTGAACACATACAGGAACTTCATAATAAAGGATTTCAATAACCAGTTCCCAGACATAGAGGGATTCAGGGCATGGGTTGATGACAGATATGAGAAGGAGAAGGATAAGAAGAAGACTGACAAGGGCAAGGCCTCAGTTGAATCAAGGAAACAGAGTATCCTCTCCACAATAGACAGATACAGTGACCTGATAAAGAGAATATATGATGCTCAGAGATACGCCACAGAGCTCAAGGAGATATTCATAGGAAAGCTCAATTCCTTGTCAGGAATGAGGTCATTCGTCAGCCATATCTCACAGGGATATATCTCCACAAGCGGTGAGGGATTTGCCGTATCTGATGTTGACGGAAACGTCTATAAGCTTGTGTCAAGACTTGAATTCTCAAGGAACAACTTCTCCAAGGAGATAATAAAGGGCTGGCAATCAGAGAAAAGGATGAATGAGAGAATGATGACAGTAAAGTCAGCCTTGAAGGCCTTCAAGGAAGGTATGGAGCTTACTGACGATAAGAACGATAATATCACTGTTGATGATACAGACTCAAAGAATGACCCTGCTTTTACAAAGGAAATCAAGGATATCCCTAATTCAAAGGTGAATTTGGATGATGCCCAGGATACGTTTGTGGATAAGGTCAATGATGAGGTGGGTGCTGAGTTCAAGAAGTATAAGAAGGACTCCAACACTGAAATTGAGGGGCTGACAAAGAAAGGAAGAACAGATAACGAGTTCAATGCAAGGATAATGCCCAAGGAAAAGGGAGTGACAAGAGATGACCTTAAGAAGGATGTCCTGAATCTTGATTCTTCTTCAGATGTAGATGTAACTGACACAGGACTGGATGGAACTACTCCAATAGCAGATATTGAATTGGATGGTCCAGATGGACAGCCTTTCTATGTTCATGTGGAGTTCAAAGACAACAGATTCCGTGGGATGACCGCTGAGCAAACAAAAGGAATGGAGGAGCTCTGGGGAAGTTGTATCTGTCAGGGATTCTGGGATGTAAACAAGAGCAATACAGAGCATACCACGTTCAGAGAACTTGTGACAGATGAAGTCCTTGACATGATAGGACTCAATCATGACTGGAAAGGGACTCTGCTAGGTGGAACACAGAAAATAGTCTCAGAGTTCAGCAATAACGGAAATAATCTCTACTATGTGTTCAGAGAGGGCACCTGTTTTTCTCCTCCTGGATATCCTGACCATTCAGGGTCTGAATCCATACACAATATAATAGACAGCATTGTCAAGGATGACAGAGTGTTCGGTAAAAATACACAGAAAGATACATGGAATCCTTCTGACCTTTATTTGTGTGAAGTAGGCTCCTATCAGAAGTTCGTTGACAGATGGAATGAGATGAAGAACAAGTCATTCACCAATGAGGGAGCCTATCTGAGTGCGAACAGGTCATGTGTCAATGCTCTTTTAAGAGAGTTCCTTTCTGACAGAGAGGTAATAGGAATATCCTTGAAGAAGCTCGATGATGTGAGAAATGCTCATTTCACATGGTATAATGCTGACGGTAAATGGGATAAGAAGTCATTTGAGATAATAGGAAACATCATCAGGATACAAAGACTGGGGTTGTTCTCTGAAAAGGAAAAGTCATTAGGTGGAATTACCTTTGATGTGAAGGAAAAGGGCGTTGAGAACGGTGAATACATAAATTATTCATTCAGAAGATTCTCAGGCAAAGATACAACCGTTTATTTGGAGTTAGAGCCTAAGAGGAGTAATGCCCGTTTAGGTAAGACCCCCATAGTTCTTGTGAGGGATGAGTTCAAGGATGAGGTAGGAAAGGACTTTCCTATTGATAATGCCCGTGAGATATCCAATTGTGTTGATAACATCAGGAATTTGAGGCCTCTTGTAGAGCAGACACTAAGGTTGCTTGGACAGAAGGGAATCAGAGTGGTCACATCAGATGGCATTGATTTGAGTCTGAGAACTTGGGATGACTTTGTAAAGAGACTTGAGGTTTTGAATACATTAGGTGAGGATGGAATCAGTTATGGAGACAGACACAGACTCCTTGACTGGCCTAAGCTCATATCCTTCCTTAGAGCTTTGGCTGGAAATACAGAGGATGTTCTGTATAAATGGTATAGCGGAGCATCTAAGTCGGGTGAGTTCTTTGCCCCATATGTGAAGATTTCATAAGGAGATATTATGTCAGATTCAAGAACAGCAGCACTTTGTTTCGGGAGATACAATCCTCCCACATACGGACACCTTCTCCTCTGGACAAAGTTGAGTGAAGCTCCTGCAGATGATAAGTTCATCTATGCTTCCCACTCACAGGACAAGAAGAAGAATCCACTGTCATATGCCACAAAGTATGCTCTGATAAAGTATATCATAAAGAGCAAAGGACTGGATGCAGAGTTCGTCAAGTCTGATGCAAGGACCATAATGGAGGCTGTCCTTGACCTTTACAGAAAAGGATATACTGATATCCTCATCGTGGCAGGCTCAGACAGGATAGATGACCTCAAGGGGCTTGTATCAAGATACAACGGTGTCCCATTGAATAAGAACGGAGATATGTATCAGTTCGATTCCATAAAGGGTATCAACGCGGGTGATAGAGACCCTGATGCTGATGATATCACAGGTATGTCTGCCTCTAAGGTCAGGAAATTCGCCCTTGACGGAGATTTTGAGGATTTCCATAGGAGCATCCCCATTGAGGATGAGATGATTGCCCAGTCCATCTATGATGAGATAAGGGAAGTAATGCTTTAATCACTTTTTTGTAACCTTATGAATACTCGTTTGTTATAATTATTGAAAGGGATCTCAGTAGTCCTTTTGATTCATGATTTTAAGGAGAATAATTCTATGAAAAAGATTCTTATCGCACTTCTATGCATATTCTGTGTTCTTCCTGTCTTTGCACTCTCCACAGAGGTTAACCTCGGTCTTGTAGGTCAGCAGAACAATACCCTCGAATCAACTCTTGACCTTGAGTCAGAGCAGATTAAGGTGGATTTCAACCAGTTCAACTTCGGTGCTGTGGCAGATGCTAAGGTAGCTATAGCAGATGTCAATATGACTGCCTTCTGTACAAAGGTGGATGAAATCAATGTCCTTAATGGTGTTCTTTCTGGAAATGTTGTCCTTGATATTGTCTTTGTTAGAGTAGGTCTTGGTCTCGGTGTCAATTACCTCTTTGATGCAGAGAACGGATTCAGATTCGTTGGTGGAGATTTCCTCAATGCCAATCTTTCACTTAGGGCAGAAGTGGATGTGGTTCTCGGTGACCTCAAAGTTGGTCTTTATGGAACAGTTCCTACACTCTATACACTCAGCAACATAACTTCTTTCAAGTACAGTGATGTGGATCTGGAGAATTTCTGGAAGGCAGCAGTTGTAGGAATCTCAGTCAAGTCCAATCTTCTGTAATCTGTAAAAGATTTTTACAAGAAGCCCCTCTAATCAGAGGGGTTTTTTATTTATACTAATTTCTTATATTTAAAAGGGAACTATATATGAAAAAAGCCTGGAAAGAAGAAAATATGATTCTTAGAGAAAAGTCAGAAGAATTTGAACTGGTAAGTACAGATGAAGATTGGGATGCCAATAAGTATCCAGTAAAATGGAGCACTAATCCATTATTTGAAGATTCTAATTTTGCATTATTTGAAGGAAGTAATGGAAATATTTATTACAAAGTTATTACTAAACCAGGTACAGCTGCTTTTAAATATGGAGTTCAGATACTTCTTCCAAATAGTACAAAAAATAACAGTAATAGAATATCTGATATTCGTATTGCATGGAAAGGATATGATGGGAAATCCGGAGTATCAGATGCATTTGAATTAAGGTCTTGTATTGGAAGTGCCTTAAAATTTGCAAAAAAAGTTAAGGGTCTTGTTAGACTTCCTGTATGCGGTATAAATAATTATGATATTTTATAATTTTTGTAATATTCTTATTTAATATCCCCTTTAATCAGAGGGGTTTTTCTTTATATATTTTTTTAATCTTCCTAATGAGTATCCTTCTGGTTGTATTGAACTTCTTAATTCTTCAATTCCATTATTATACCACTTAAGATTCTTTTTTAACATAGATTCTCTTTGCTTCTCTTTGGATTCCTTTAACATCGGTAGTCTTCCTTTAATAAAGCCATTAGGTATTGGATTTCCTACTTCAATAGGTTTTTCTTCTAAGCCATTATTATACCATTCCATAGTATGAGAATTATAGAATTTTTTATTAGCTTCTGATATTTTATTTCTTGTTTCATTATTTACTTCTTTTCCAAATCTGGGATTATTTTCTTTAGACATTTTCTCTGAAAATTTTTTAAGTCTCCCTGGAACATATCCTTCAGGACATTTAAAAGTATTGGTTTCTATAGTCCCATTATTATACCATTTTCTTTGAGAGTTTATTTTGCTAAGTTTATCCTTTGTTTCTTTGGAAAGTTTTTTTCCTTTTGAAGCTTCGGAAATTGCTTTTTTGTGAGATTCAGTAAAAGGCCTTCCCTTTAAGCATTTACTTGTATTCTCTCCTATTTTCTTAAATCCTTCTTCTCTTAATCTTCCAAAATTCTGTAGTTCTTCTAATGTTAATTTTTCTATATCACTTAATTTATTAAAATTTCTATCACAAAAGCATCCAAATATATGAATGTATTTATCACCTTTATCTCTGGCCAATAAATAATGTAAAAGAGTATGCTCAAAAGCAGTACATCTGACACACCTATCATCTATTGTGGGGTCTTTTCTATCTTTTTGCTGTATAGATATGGGAATTATATGATGAGCTTCATATCCTTTGGCTCTTGCTTCTGATGATGAATTATATATTTTAAATTTTTTAATAAAATCCTCATAAGTTAAGGATTCAAGGTTTATATTATTTATGTCCATATAATAATTAGTTAAAGTTATTAGTGGAAGGAGATTGATACTAATGATTAAATTAGAGAATACATCAGTTTTAGGTTTTGAAAGTGCTTTTAGAGGAATGAGGAATCCTCTTAATTCTTGGAAAAAAAGTGATTCAGTTTTTGTACCAGAAATTAAGATTGGTGAGAATGATATGAAATTAGCTAAGGCTCTCATCAAGGCCGGACCAGCTGACAGAAAGTTTTTGAGAATGATTCATGTTCAGGTGGATATTACATCGAGTCTATATTTTTTTAAAGAGTTTGACACCTATAAGATTTCAACTGTGGCAGATTCCTGTTCCACAATGCACAAGATTCATTCAAGGGATTTGACCATTGATGATTTCAGTACTGAGCACTTGAATGACTTGATGAAAGGTACTCTTAAAGGAATAATTGAACTTATGAATCTTTACAGACAGAAGTTCATTGAGACAAAAGACAAGGAGAACTGGTGGCAAATCATACAGATGCTTCCATCCTCTTACAATCAGAGGAGGACTTGGGACGGAAATTATGAAACACTCATGTCAATGTACTTTCAGAGAAGGAATCATAAGCTGGATGAATGGCACACTTTCTGTGACTGGATTCTTGAACTTCCTTATATGAGGGAGTTCATAGGTGTCCTTGATGAAAGAGTCAAGGAGATAGAGGAAGTTCCGACAGAACATATGGTGGATAATCTGATTTTGAATAATCAGATTTGATACTAATTAAGATTGTGGAAAAGATGGGTCGGTATGACCCTGAATATATTTTATTAAAGACATGGCAGGAAGTCATGTCAAGGGAGTACAGGATGTATTCAGTACCAAGCGTTTTTGGTGACAGTTTCCTTGATACGGTTTTCAAGGATTTCGACCTTATGTGGAAGAACCCAAGATTCAGTTTTGATGATTCTTTCCCACCTATCAATCTTTATGTAAATCAGGACGATAAGGCCTGTACCTATGAGCTGGCTCTTACAGGCTACAAGAAAGATTGGCTTTCAGTAGAGCTTGACGGAAACAATCTTAAGATTTCTGCCAATGTTCCTGAGGAGAAGGAAGATTCAAAGCAGTATATCAAGAGGAGAATCAAGGCAAAGTCTTTTGAGAAGACTTACAAGATTCCTGAGGGATATGATACAGAGAAGGCTGAGGTTTCCTATGAGGATGGACTTTTGACTTTATTTGTACCAGTCAAGACCAAACCCGCTGAGACCACAAAGAAGCTTCTAATCAAGTAATTCTGATTGTGGTAAAAAGAAACAGACCCCTGAAAAGGAGTCTGTTTTTTTTATGCTTATGATTGATTCATTAAAGATACATTTCAGAGATGTGATTGAGAATCCCTTTAAGTTCATCTTTGTCCATTGAAGTTGCAATCTCATCACATAGGTCACTAGCACCTATTGCATTTTTAAGTTCTTCATAAAGGCCAGAAATTTCTTTATCCTTGAACAGCCTGTTATAGAAGTTGTTTTCTCTGATATTTTTTCTTTCTTTCTTCTCAATGAAAGTGTCGTGATATTCCTCATAAGAGGTTTCTTCTATCTCAGTAGATACAGCATCAGTTTCCTCAGCTATCTCTTCCACCCATTTTTCTATATCCTCGTTTTCATTGTCTTTGAAGCTGATACTGATATATTTGATTACCTTGATTTTATCATCATCTATCTTACGGAGGGTAATCATCTCCTCATTGGAGATCTCCTTAAGCCAATCAAATATCTCGTCTCTCTCCTCTTTTGTATTATAGGTGAGGATAATCTTGTAATAGACATCTGAGTAGTCAGGATACTCTTCATAGGATGCTTCATTAAGAAGCATATTATCATCTTTCCAATTCTTTTTCATTATAAGCTACCTCTCATTACTCCAGCCCACTTGACCATGGCCTTCCATTCACCTTCAATCTTTTCCTTTGTTTCCTTTGCCTCACTTAACCATTCCTTATAGTCAACAAGTCCAGGAATATCAGATTTTGATTGTCTTCTAAGATTTCCGAAAAGTTCCTTGACACAGGCCTGTGAATAGTCAAATACTCTTGTTCTATGCTGATGAAGAACATCGTTGAAGTTGAGTGTTTTTCTTGCAAGCCATATGTTCAGCACACCCTGTGTGTTTGACCAGACTCTTATCCATTTGTTCTTTGGGTTACTGATTGTCTTTGGTGTAGGAGAGCCCGGGTCATTTGGTTCATAAGGACCTTCAAAGTGAACCCTTCTTCCATAATTTATCAAAGCCTGAGCATTAGCCCTTGATGTAATGACATTGGTAACAGAGTTGGTTTGAGTCTTGGGTTTCTTTGAGCCTGTGTATGATCCTGACAATCCTGTATAATTGAGTCCAGAGTATAGTGACTGCTCCATTCCGTAGAAAAGAGGACTGAGCATGTTTCCGTTCATTGAACCACCATACTGCTGTAAGGAAATTCCTACTACATCATAGCATGAATCATCTGGAAATTCCACATCCATTTCCATCTGTCCAGCTTCTTCCTCAATGTGGGTTGTGGCAGGAATCCAGTGGAAATATTCTTCAAGAGCAGGCTTTATTGCAAGGTCACATATTTCATCCCTTGTGTATTCAAGCTCATCCTCTCTGATAAACGGTGAACCCAGAACGCTGATTATCCTTCTGTAATCATCCTCATTGATGGTGACTTTATCCTGGAGATTATAATTCTTGTAAGGCTTAAAGCTATTATATCTGCTGGAGAACTCGGATGAATTGATGTATTCCTCTACAGAGGAGTATGCTCCAGGATAATTATTATTAATCCAATCTTTTACTTCATTATTGGTGAGCAATAATGTGAAATAAGGGTTCACTACATTGTATCCAAAGCTTATTTCACCATAATTTATGTCAAATATTTTTGCAGCAGTCCAATCAATATTTTCAGTACAGGTCTGATTGCAATAAACCCAGGCGCCATTGAGTTCACTGAGATACATATTGACATAATAAATTTGATTTTCAAGGTATATCTTTGTAGAATCAGTAATTATGTTATTACCCAGAGATTTCCAGGTCATAATCCTTTCTTCTGGATTAGCCTTGGTTCTGAGGTAGTCTTTCTTTGTCATCTTCATTATCCTCGAAGTCTATTTCAGCTGTCACAGTGAGTTTTCCGTCACTTGTGGAGATGTCCACCTTGGTTATGTCATATTTATTGTCCTTGAGGGCATCTGTTATGGCCTTTATGTCTGTGTCTATGGCATCCCTGGGGGCATCAGCCACCTGGAAGTCATCCACTATGTATGTTATCTCACATATCACACCCACTATCTGATTCGCTTCAAAGTTCTGACTGACGTCAATGTTGTCCTTTGTGTACTCAGCATTGGTTCCTCCCAGCATGGAGTCCAGAACTGCATCTATCTTGGGAATCAGTGTATGCCTTATGGTGTTGTTGACCTCAGGAAGAGTCTGCCTTACCAGCTTATCCCATGAGTTGTAGTTTCCGCTGTTGAATTGTGAAGATCTCATATGAATATTTTCCTTATACTATAACAATTAGTCAAATACTTGCATTATATTAAGTATATAGAGTGAGAAATGCAATGACAAACAATAATCTTCTGAAATTGGATGAGGACTCCAAGAATGTGGTCATGGAGATATCCGCATTGAGCGGTATCCCTCAGAATGTGGTCAAGGAAGTCCTTGAGTATCTTTTATGCAGTTGGGCTATAAGGATAGCTGACCATCCTGAATCCTATGCCTCATTGACTGTCCCTTATATGGGTACTGTGAATGTGAAATATGTGGAGGACAAGGTTCTCCCCAACGGTGACATATCCCCTGAGGTGGATTGCTTCGTTGACCTTGCCGCCAACTTCAAGAAGCTTGTGGGTGATGTCTATTATGAGAAGGACGTGTGCCTTGTTCCGATGCTCCAGAAAAAGATTGAGCAGGCCATTATGGTGGCATCTTCATCAATGGATTAATATTACAACTAATTCATAACAAAGCAATAAAATCATTTTATTTTTTGGAGATAAGCTAAATGGCTGAGAAAGATCCTAACAAGCTATATAACGGAATCAAGACACTTCAGGACGACCTTGAATCAATCAGAAGTCTGGTTGACGGTATAATCGAGAATTCAAAGACACTCATGAATGATGCCAACGGATTCGGTGGAGTCATTGCCAAGGTGTTCAAGGAGCAGATGGCCAAGTACTTCATTCCAGGAGTACAGAAGATTGCAGAGCCTATTGACAATCTTGTAAGCGGTGACAGAGTTCCCGGAAGTCTCAAGGACCTCACAATCTTCCTTGATTCAGTACCTCTTGCAATGATAAGGCAGGAGCCTTCCGTCACAGAGCTGGCTTCACCTGTAGTTCCCAAGAACGTGGACCTTGACACACCTGCCGGAAAGGTAGAGAGTCCTGTGGATGAGATTCCTCAGGGTCAGTCATACCAGAATGACCAGATAACAGCTTCAGCTGACGGGGAACTGGCAGAATCTAAAAAAAAAGCCGATAAGGCAGTAGGATTCAGAAAGCTCAAGGAGTTCATTGACTGGGACAATGAGGATGACCAGGAAAAGTGGAGGAACTCCCCCAAGGGTAAGGCTGAGGGTGAGTGGTTCAAGAACAGAGTCCATGGTCTGAAGAAAGGATATAATCCTTTTGAGGATGATACCCTTGTGAATAAGCCTTGGAACGGACTCTACAATGAGATGGATGCAAAAGACCAGCTTGAGAGATTCGGCAGGGTTTATGTGAATGATGACAACAATTCAGTCCTTGACCCACTTTACACAAAGTCGCTTCTCAAGACATGGGGTGAGCCCAACAGACTTGATGATGAGAATCTCCCTCTGAGTGAATCCAAGGAAGAGGATGACGGACCTGGAATCTGGCAGATTCTTAGGACATCAGCAATAGCATCCTCCTTGGGAGAGGATGTATCCAAGGTAGAGCCACAGGTTGTCTGTGAGTTCAAGACCAAGGAAGAGGCTGAGGAAAGACTCAAGGCTCTTGAGGATACAGTTCTTCCTGAGGAGAAGGAGCTTCTTGGAACATCCTATAAGATTGAGAAGCTTCCCATAACCTTGGATGAGGAATGATATCTTCTATCCCACAAAAAAGACCCTCTTTTGAGGGTCTGTTTTTTTTATAAGGAGAGTCCCAATGATTCAAGGAGCTTGTTTGTCTGATCTTCTGCATTCTTCTGTTCCCCTAATGGTGTGAGGTCCTCCTTTTTAGGGCCTCCTGTCCATGTCTCCTCTGACAGAGGGAAATAGAGCCTGCACAATTCTATGCTGGCACAGACTGAATCGCTGACATCCTTGCCGAACCATCCTATCTTGGATGTATCCCATCTGTCATCTCCTGTAAGGACCTGCTCCCTTGAGTTGTCATGGTCAATCTTTGATTTTCCTTTCTCTGTCTTGGGTCTGACCACATTGAGTGACTTTATGTTGTTCTTCAGGAAGATGTTTCTTCCGCAGGCTATCCTTCCCGTATTCATGAGACTTATCATGTTCAGGTAAGGATCCATGGTCTTATCGACTGACAGCTTCTCCACCTCGAATTTCTCCCTTTGGAGATTCTGTATGGTGGTCTCGCTCTGGAACTGGTCAAAGGAGATGTGGGCGAGGTTGATATGTCCCTTTTTCTTCAAGTCCTCTATGAATATTCTTATGGCCTCAAGATTTATATTGCTTTTCTTTGTGGGGAGTATAGGTATGCAGAAGTCCACCACATATATCAGCTCACCGGTATCCCCCAATCTTTCCACATGACTCATTGAGATTGAGGTGACATCTGTGGCGTAGGACTGGTCAACTGACAGACATCTCGGAATCCTTGGCTTGTAATAGAACTCATACTGTCCGTTTCTGTTCTTGAAGAACATGGGGCATATCTGATTCCATATGAGGTCTCTGGGGGATGCATCCGCAGGGGCCTCTATGTTGAGATAGATGTTCTTCAGGTTGTTGTTGAACATCCTTTCAAGGGGTATATAATCATACACAAGACTTCCTGCAGTTCCAGTAGGAATACCTGCCCAGTCCTTCAGTGCCTTCTTGAGGTCATCCTTGAACACCTGCTTCAATGAGCCTGGGACTGTGATTATCTTGTTTTTGTCAGCAGTATCTGATTCAAGGATAGGGTCATTCTTTTCAAGAATTTTTGGAGGATTACCTCTGCCACCAAGATAGACCTGGAAGGTATTTCCTGTCTCAAAGTCATTCTTGTAATCATCTGGTCTCCATTCCCATCTTGAACCTTTAACGATGTAGTTGGTTGGGTCTTCACTTGCCTTGTTCACAATGTAATCGTCTATTGCATTGTTCAAGTCATTAGGTGATGAGTCAAGGATTGACCTTCCGTAGTAATCGACAATCTTGTTTCCTGTTTTGTAGTCAACTTGATTTGTCTCCAATCTTGAACGGACACGGGCCTTTCCGTCATTGTATATCCTCAATATATAATCAGAGGATTTACCTGCATCTGTGAAGAAGGCCAACTCTGAATATGTTATGGACACAAGGGTCAGTCCTAACAATGCCTGAGGGCTTGATGCAGCCTTGATGCTCAGACCTGAGTCGAACTCAAATATGGATGACTTGTCTTTTGCAGCTGATGTGTAGTAGAGCTTTGTGACAGGTTTCCCTTGCTTGAACTCATTGACAAGTTCCTGCATGGAATCTCTTCTGGTGACTCTTTCAAAGAAGGGTGAGGATTCCATTATGTTCATGAACGGACTTACAAGGACCTCATATGACTTCTTTATGGAGTAGGAAATAAGCATTGAGGAGAAGCTTGTTGCCTTACTTAATCCAAAATACTTGTTAGGGTCATGCATCAGAGAGACACAAATATCCAGGTAAAGAGTTATGAGTGTGGAAAGGAAGCTTTTGCCCCAACCAATGTGAGGATACAGAATAAGATTTCTGTATTCTGCTGTCGGATTCATGAAATCTATGAATGTCTGTTTGACCCAAGGATACAGAGTATCAGCGGTTGGACCAAGATACTTGGCTGTGAGAAATTCTTCAGGTGTGGGTGGTTTGGCCCTATAGTTTATTTTCCAAGAATCTTGCAGTAATCCTATCTTCTGTTTTTCATCAAGGGAGTCATTGTTTGTAAGGAAATCAAGGGCTTTCTTTATGGTGTTCATGTCCAGTCCTTCTATTTCCTTAAGGGCTGAATTATCACCTTGTATCAAGTCCTTTAATATGTATTGGGTGTTGTTCAATATGTTAGGGTCAACACCGTAATCTGTTTTTTCATCAGGTTTCTTTAATTCTGGCATATAATTCCTTATAATTTATAAACTAAATAGTTATATATTTGTGATTCCAACTAATTTTTACAAGAAGCTATCCACAAATGGGAGCCTAATATCCCTAAAATAGGATAAAATGACCGTAGGCTGAGGGTTTCTTAATATATGAAAAGCTAGAGGTAAATTGAATGGCTACAAAGAAAAGATTTAAGGAAGCTGAGTTCGTTGACCAGAACGAGACACAGGCTCAGGCAGTTCCTGCAACAGATGCTGAGGTCGCACAGGCTGCTCCTGTTGAGGCTGCTCCTGCAGAACCAGTTGATGCTGCTCCTGTTGAGGATAAGGCAGTTCTCCCAGAGGGAACAGATGAGGCCGCCGCTGACGGTGGTGTTGAGGTGAATCCTGCAACAGTCTCTGTTCAGGTTCAGATTCCGGTTGACCAGTTGGGAGCCGCTGTGGCTCAGGCAACAGGTGACCAGGAAGTCGCTAATCTTTCACCTGATGTTGAATCAGCACAGGAGGCAGAGTTGGTTTCAGAGACACCAGATGAGGATATTCCTGTTGAAGGTGCCACAGAGGAAGCCCCTGCTGAGATGGGTGGTGATGAAGGTGTTGAACCACAGCTTGAGTCAAAGGAATCCGCAGACAACAGACTCAAAGAGGATGTTTTCACAGATTCAGACAAAGTTGAGGGAAAGGACGATTACGGCAAGGGTGATTCATCCGATGATAACTATCAGGATGGAAAGGATTCAGCCAATAAGCATGAGGACCCCAGAATGGACATGATTGACCATGCCATTCCTGAGGAGGGAAAGGCTCTCAAGGAGTCTGAGGATGATGATGAGGTTGAGGATGAGGCTGATGACCTTCCTCCAGGAATGGAAGGTGAGGATGCTGACCTTGACATGGATGCCCTTGGCGGAGAGGAAGGACCTGGTTTTGCAGCCTCCAACGAATTCGATGTTGAGATAGATGAGAATGACCCTGCAGTGCAGGACTTCCTCAGCAAGATAGATGATTATCTCGCTGATGAGGAAGCTCAGCCAGCTCAGGTCGCAGATGCTCTCAGAGCTTCAGCTGACTTCTTTGATGCAATTGCACCAGAGGAAGAGGAAGCTGAGGATGGTGACCTTCTTGATGTTGAGGAAGGTGAGGATGACATTGAGGATGATGGAGACATTCCTCTTGACCTGGATGCCATCAACGGATATAAGACCAGCGGTCATGCCAAGACAGGTGATGATGTCCTTGACCAGTTCTCAGAGCTTCCTGAGGAAGATGAGGATTATGAGGAGTCAGTCACCAGAGTTCCTTGCAAGTTCCCTGGAAAGAAGTTCAGTGAGAGCAAGAGAGTTCCAAGAGATCTTCCTCTTGTCAAGGAGACCAAGAGAGTCAAAGAGTCCTTTGAGGATGATGAATACTTTGATGAAGATGAAGATTGGGATGCTTATGAGGAGTTTGATAAGCTCATAGATGAATGGGGTGCTGAAAAGGCCCTTAGAGCACTTAAGAGATTCATTTCCAATTATGACCCAGACCTTATTACCAATTTTGTTGATGAAGTTAAGAAAGGAAATGTTGATGCAGGTCTTTATGAGTCCAAGAAGCCTGTCGCCAAGAAGCTCAATGAAGAGACTGATTACAGTGCTGTGAAGTTCCCTGCAGGCTCAAGTGACGCAGATGATGACAATGACATCATTTCAGTCTATGAGAAGACACAGAACTCCAGAAGAAATGCAATCAGGAACTTCAGGGAGTCAGTCATCAGGAATGAGGAGAACATCCCTTCAAGACAGAGCGCATCAAGATTCAATGAGGCCCTGAGAAGCTCAGTGAGGATGAACGGAAGCTCCAAGGGCTCAAAGTCTTGGGCAGACAACAAATTCCTTGACAAGTACAACGAGTCACAGGAACTCAACTTCAAGCAGCTCATCAGCGAAGGATTTCTGGGTTAATGGCTATCAGAGAAAGGAGCAGATTGGCTGAGAAGTCAGTCTACTCCCTTAAGAATGAGGTTCTGGGTTTCATCATAAGGGACTCAGAGAACGGGAAGTATCTTGCTGAAAAGCCCCTCAGCAATGAAGGGGCTACAGACTATTCATCTGATTCATGGTGGGCTGATTCCATGGATGATGCATCAGTGTTCATGAAAGTGGATGATGCTTTCTATGCATTGGATGATGTGGCTACTGATTTCGCTGATGCAAGCGGGATTGACAAGGATGATGTCATAGACAGGTTTGAGGTCAATCCCATATATTCCTCAGACATCTATGTCAAGGAAGCCCCTTTAAGCAGAGGTCTGAGATAAACAGAATCAAAAAAAAAAATACCCCACAGAAATGTGGGGTTTATTTTTATCTGTTTATTATTCTTATTATACTTTTTTGGCTATGGCCATCCATGTGAATCCAGCTCCAGTAAAGTGGGACAGACTTGCCATAAGGGTTATTTCAGAATTATCAGGTTTTCCGAATGCGCTGAACTTGATACTCTTGAGGTAATCTTCATTGATTATATCCTTAGCAAATTTGAGGACTTCATTCTTGAATAATTTTTTAAGTCCTTCAATGGAATTAGCATCTGTCTCAGTAAGAGTATCAGTTATATTGGTTCTGCTAACATAAGAAGTACTAAGATGTCCTTTTGAAGTTTTGGATGGCTGTGTGAATATCATTTTAGTTATGTGAAATCTTTCTTTATTTCCAAGGCCTAAGAACTCTTTTAAAGTATTATTATCTTTCCAGGACTTTTTATTCATTATTTTTCTCCAATAAAGAGTTAGTTATTTTTTAGGAATCAATATCCGCAGAAGTCTCCGTCTGTGGAAATGAGTCCTCCAATATAAGGAGTTCCCTTGTACTTGGGTCTGTTGGGTCCGACCTCAAGGATTGAGACCCTTGAGAGCTTTGTCTGCTTCTCACCACGGAACTCAGTCTCACCAGTGACAGAGGCAACAAACTTGTCTCCAACCCAAATCTCCTTGGAAGTGCTGACGGTGTAAATGACTCCATCCTCACCTACAACTCTGTAGAAGAAACTGTCTGTCTTAGGAAAGACACCAGAAAGTGCATATCCATAAGTAGAATGTCTCAGAACCTTAACTTCCTTGGCGGTGACTTCTCTTCTTTCTTTCTTGGTAGCCATATCTCTTTCTCCTTACATTCTCATAATAACAGAAAAGGGACTTGTTGTCAAGTCCCTTATTTATTTTTTTTTGTTTTTTTTATCAATCTACCAGAACAAGCTTCTTGTTCAGATAGGCATCAACCATTTCAATAACCACATACTTGTAGTCACTGATGGTATCATTATTGGAAGAATAGGTCTCCTCATCAATTTTGGAGACATTTCTGAACTTGGGTGAGATATAACAGTCTGTATCCTCTGCAATATCAAGAAGAGTTGAACTCCATTTCTTTTTGAGTGTGGGGTCAAGAATCCTGACAGTACCAGAGAAGGACTCTGTATCAATATCAATATTGACAGTGAATTCAAGACCATAGAACTTTGACCTTGAGGACTTTCTGAGCTTGAAGGTCTTACCATTGATTTCCTCTACGAAAATCTCCTTCTTGGCAGAAAGAATAAGTGCCTCCTGAGCCTTGATTGCCTGCTGAAGCTGAACAATCTGTTCATCGAATGTCTTGATGGTGGCCTCACACTGTTTGATAGTCTTAATGTTCTTATTCATAGGTTTATCTCTCCTTACATTCTTATAATAACATATTGAAGACTTTCTGTCAACAGTTAAAGTTGATTAAATTAATCAGATTTTCTGTACTAATCTCATCATTTTTGATTTGATTAATGAGATTTTCAAGACTTGAAATAAGGGTTTTCTTATAGTCGTTTGACCCATCAGAAGAAAAGTAGTTTATGAATTCAATATCGAATCTTCCTTTCTCTTCAAGCTGTTTGTCAATAATGTCAATAAGGCCAAGCCACTTATCATGGACAAGATTTCTCTTTTCTTCTGTCCAAGAACTGTCATTGATGCCATCATCCTCTTCACTGAAATAATTTCCATCCCAAAGGACACTCTCTGCATCCTTTGTGAAAGACTTTCTGTAGTCCCATGGAGTATCTCTCTGACCTGCCATGTAAGAGAAAGAGATTGCATCATCACAAATCTCACCTTTTTCAATGTTGTTGGGTGTTCCGTGAAGGATTACATAATTCATAGGCTTTCTCCTTTACATATATAATATATAATATTTTCTTAATTATGTCAACTATCTGTTCATGGTTTGTTGAAAGAGGTGGATTAAGGACTAATTCTATATGCTGGAATCAGATTTCAATACTATCGTGACAAAATCCTTCAATTCTCAGGGCGGGTATGGGTTCAAGATTCCAGATGAACGCTCCACCATAACTGGATTCCATTCCAAGAATCCCTATGATGTATACGGATTATACAAGGGGAAATTTTGGGCATGGGAATCCAAATGGATGAACAAGGTTCAGTCCTTCAACTTCAGCAGGCTTGAGGACCATCAGATAGACAATCTCATAAAATCCTATGAGATAATGGATGGAAATGGTATAAGTATATTCGCCATAGGGGTGGATTTCGGAAGGGCTGACAAAAGAGTTTTCATATGGGGTAACGAAGAGCTTTATATTATAAAGGAGAGGAAATTATCCAAAAAGAACATTCTGGGAAAGGAGTTCAAGGAACTTGATAACTTTGTCAGGATAACCAAAGGGGCTGTTCCCATGGATGATGTCCTGAGACTCATATACAAGGATTAACTGATTAAATGCTTTACAGATTCATATGTCCCAAATGCAGGAACACCATGGAGATAAACGTATCCTCTGATGAGATAAAGAACCAGAGGATTGTCTGCGGAAAATGCAATGAGCTGATGAGAAGGGATTGGAGGGCATCCATGTTTGCCGCTGATTCAGACAAGGCATCCAACATAGAGGATACCTCATATCTCAACAGCATAATGGATACAAGACCCAGTGGAAAGACCCGTTCTATCTACTGATATCTCTATATCTCACTAATTATTGAGATTGGATAGTTTTATGGCAGAACTTGAATTAAAAGACAATAATGGAAAATTACCTGACTCCTCGGCTATAAAGTCATCTGGATTCTCCAATTTCCTGTCAACCCTTTTCGGATGGAGAAGGTCAAAAGGAACCACTGCATCCAATAAAGTGGAGTTCACACAGGTTGACCTTGGAGCAAAGGAACAGAGGATAGGTCAGGCCTTCATAAACAACGCTCCTAATTTAGAAGGGCCTATGAGCGAGAAGCTTGAGCAGCTTTTCAATATATGGCTTACAGACAATACAACAAGATATGAGGACCTCCAGGAAAGAATGGCTAGGATTAGTCAGCTGGAATATATGGTCCTCAATGACCCCTATGTAGGAAGAACAGTTGACCTGTATGCTGATGAATCCACACAGCTTGATCAACAGGACACTCTCATAAACATTGAGACCCCTGATGCAAGAATGACCAAGGATATGTATAAGCTTCTCAATCAATGGGGAATCACACAGACCAGGGTCAGAGAGACCATCAAGCAGTTGGGAACCTACGGTGATGCCTTCTGGGCCAATACAGTCACAGAGAACGGAGTTGAGAGGATAGTTCCCCTTCAGCAGGTCCAGGTCTCTGACAGGGTTGAATTCAATCCTATAAAGGCCCTTGAGATGAAAAAGAGGAGGGAAGGATTCTTCGGAGGATTTGCCTCCAATAACTATCTCATTGACCAGATGCTCCAGTCATTGCAGGATAATGACAGCTTTGCTGACCTGTTTGACACAAAGCTTTTCGGTTTCAGCATAGATAATGACCTTTCTGTTCCTGCATGGTCAGTCACCCATTTCAGGGTAGGCGCTGAGGGAAGTCAGTTCTATCCTTTCGGAACTTCTCCTATTCTAGGAGCTCTTGCCCCTTATAAGCAGACACAATCATCCATAGCTCTTCAGGCTCTTGCCAGGGAAATGAACTTCCCCATCACCACGTTCGAGGTCAAAACAGATGAGAACATGGATGAGGCCTCACAGTTCGCTCTTGTGAATAGAGTAAGAGAGGAGTTCGATAACATAGGTGTCAGTCAGAAGGTGGGTAACTCAGAGGTCTATACAGTCAATACTAAGATATGGATTCCCAAGGACCTCATAACTGTTGACATCAAGAAGGCCTCTGACTCCAATACTGATTCAGTTGATGATATCAAGCTGTATCAGGACAGGACTGCAGTAGCTCTTGGAATCCCCAAGGCCTTCTATGGTGAGGAAGGATGGAAGTCACTGGGACATAGCGGAAAGTCTTTGATTCAGCAGTATAAGCCTTTCGCAAGGAAATGCTTCTCATTACAGAGCGCTTTCCTTGAGGGTCTTGCAGATCTTTACAGAATACATTTCGCAATCACTGGTCTCTATGATTTCAGGATTCCTTTTACACTCTCAATGAGATACCCCGCAGTTGAGGAGGATGATGATTTCGTCAACTCAAGGAAGTCATCCATAGAAATGGCCAATGATGTCATAGGTCTTGTCAAGGCTGCGGTAGGTGCTGATGAAGATGAACCTCTTCCTGCTGATATCATCAGGGATATCATCGGAAAGTATACCTTCCTTGACCCTGGAGACATCATGAAATGGACAAGGGATGCCAAATACTATGTCAACATCAATCCACAGGAAGGTGGTGGAGCAGGAGTCAGTGGCGGCAGCGGCGGCCCTGGAGGCGGAATAGATATTGACATCGGAGGTGGTGGACCAGAGCCTTCAGATGAAGGTGGTCTTGACCTTGGGGATATAGGTGGAGAGGAATCAGACGAGGATGTAGGAGGAGGCGAAGAGGAGCCTACAATGGAGTCAGTATCCAGAAGGGGTAGGACCATTGAGGACAGACTCAGAGAATATGAATCTCTTCCCAGAACCAAAGAGAGAATTCTGAGGGAGAAGATCCTTTGTGAGAAATACAAAAATGAGAGAGATAGAATCTACTTCGATGCTCTTCAGGAATGCGCGGTGAACAATTATTCTTCAAGAGGTTTCCATAAGGAGATTTTCAATACAGAGAACTCTCATATGGATGTGATGCTTGAGGTTCTTGACAGCCAGCACAAGACTGAGAGAATAAAAGAGGGGTTCAAATATAAGAAGCCTAGGGCCTCCAAGAGGAAAAGTAAATAATTCTTCTTTTATCTCACTAATTACTATACATATACAATTGTAATTGATTGAAATAATACAGGTTTCATACAATAATAAAAAGGATTTACAAAACGATGGTAAGAGATACTAGTAATCTTACAAGATTTGTGGAATCCGCCAGCATAGACCACAGACTTATCCGTGAGGCCTCAAAACAGGAATTCACAGAGTCTTTGATAAGGGCCAAGAGCAGGCTGACGGAATCCCTGGAAGACACCGGCAAGGGCTGGTGGGTTCCTATAAGTCATTATGGTAATTACAAGAACGGTAACGGCAGAATATACAACACCAGACTTTGGGAGAATGTAATCAACAATCAGAGAGAAATCTGGTGCGGTTCTCCTATGCTTACAGATCATCCGGAAGGTGATTCTGATGGAAATCCTAGGGATATCTGTGGTGTATGGCTGGATGCCAAGTTCGGTGAGCCCGGACCTGATGGAGTGGGAATAGTCTACGGATTATTGGTTCCGAGTGGACATAACGGAGAGGATCTCAGAGACCATCTCCAGAATGGACTTAGAATCGGGACATCTTCATCAGGTTTCGGAAAGCTCCTTCCGGACAAAGTGACAGTCGATCCCGACACTTATCAGATTGAGAGACTCGCTGACTGGGTTCTCAATCCCTCACAGGGAACATTCTTCTCATATGATGAGAGCAACGGAGACATTAAGGACAGAACTCTTACAGAGTCAGGTTCCAATTTGATATACAATATCAGGGATACAGCTGAAAGATACATGAGGTGTAATCCATACGTCACCAGAAGGGATGTGGTGGAATACCTTATGGATACTTATAATGATGTGTCAGAAGATACAATAGAAAGAATCCTTGAGCCATATGAGTTCATGGATGAGAGCAATAAGAATAATACCTCAAACGAATATTTATTTAAGGAGAAGGTCGTGAAAGACTCAAAGTTCACAAAGCTGGAAGAGAAGAAATTCCGCAGAGACATGGAGTCCTTCCTTGAAAGTGCCAGTAACATTAAGGACCCTCAGGAAAGACTTGAAGAATTTAAGGACATCAGAGGGTGGCTTGAAGAAGGTGCTTGCCCGGACCTTAAAGAGAAGGTTGAAGCCAAGATTGCTGAGGAGGAAGCCTATATCAAGGTTGCTCTGAAGGAGAAGGCTGAAATGAAGGATCAGCTCGGTGTCGAGTCCACAAAGGACTTGAAGGAGAAGCTGACAAAGATTGTTCAGGATCAGAAGATTCTTGAGAAGGAGTCAAAGGACTGGAAGGCGGTGTCTGAGAAGCTTCAGGAGAAGCTGATGGAATCAGAGAAGGAGCTCAAGAAGAGAGCTTCAGTTGAGTTCACAGAGTTCCAGAAGAACAAGATTGATGCCCTCAATGAGAAGATTGAGGACCATGACAAGAAGGCTGCTGACACCCTCAAGGAAATGATAAACGCATACAAGGCTCTTCAGGAGAAATGCAAGGGTCTTGAGGATGAGGTATCATCACTCAAAGAGAAAAATGAATGTCTTGATAAGGAGTGCGGTGAGTGCAATATGAAGCTTGAGCTCGCCAACAATGAGAACAAGGAACTCCAGGACCATTATGCTGAGGTCTCCAAGCAACTGGGTGAATCACAGGAGAAAATCAAGAAATACAAGGTTCTGTTTGAGAATCAGAGAGCCAAGTTCGAGGAATCCCTCAAGAAGATTGATGAGCTCAGAAAAATCAATGAGAGCAAGAATGAGAAGATATCTGCTCTTGCCAAGGAAGCCAAGGTCGCACAGACAGAACTGAAGAAGATAAATCTTCAGGAGGCCAAAGCCAGAAGGGCACAGAGAACTGATACAGAGGTCTATTATGATGACCTTTATGAGCAGTATGGTAATCAGGTTGTTCCTTACAAGGACAGAATCACAGAGGCAATCAGTCTGGCAGAGGCCAAGCAGGTGTTCTTCAAGGAGATTCTTCCTTCACTGAATGAATCAGTGGCCATTGAGGAGTCAAGGATTCCTGAGACATTGTATACAACCCCAGAGGAGAGGGCCAGAGCCATAAACGGAAAGGCCTTCTACAGACAGAGTGTCATGGACAGAATGCCTAAGGGTTGGAAGTAATCGCTTTCAGTTATAAGGGGGACTTCCTATGAGGTCCCCATTTTTGAATTATTATGAAGATAGAAGAGCTTAAGAGAAGATACACAGGCCCCATAGGATGTCCCTCAGATACCAAAGACCCAGATTACTGGGATTGGGATAACTGGGACAATTGGCCAGAGGAAGATAAAGAGATGTTTCCTATAGAAGAAAAAAGAGCGATGAAGGAAGGTATTTCTTCTGATACATTATATGATAGAATTTGTAGAAGTCTTACAGATTATGAACATAATGGTGAGGAAGAAACTGGTTTTGAGGAACTTTCTGAAAATTATTTTGAAGATGATTTTTTCAATCTTCTTGATGAAGTTTTTAAGAAATCAGATATTCAGTCTTTTGATGGTTATCTCTATAATAAGATAGATAGTATTCTTGGAGATTATTCTAGTGGTGCTCCTGTAACTGCTGATGAGCTTCATGACCTTCTTGTTGAAGTTAAGGATGCTTTTGCTGATGCCAATGTTCAGAATAATTTCAATGAATCTGTCAAGAGAACTGGAAAGTCATTGAGAGAAGATGTTTCTTTCATTGACAGATGGCATGATACACATGAGATTCTGCCTGATTGCGATAACGTATGGTTTATAGCTGACGGTAAGATATATGTGGGTCTTTATGAGCCTGAGCAGCAGATATTCTGCATGGCTGACGGACTGGGTGTTGAGCTCAAGGATGTCAGACAGTGGAAGTTCCTTGCTGACAAAGAGATAATAGGATACCCCAAGGAGAAGGAGATAGTCGCGATAGAGGTTCCGGATTTCCCTTGTCCAGTAACGGGTATCTTCTCTGACCATCTTGTGGATGAGGAGACAGGGGATGAGTTCAGCGGAGTCATCCTTGATGATGAATATCAGTTCTGTGAGATAGGGGCTGATTCCATCCATTGGGAGAAGGTGTTCTCATGGTATCATCTTCCAGATGAACCTCTTAAGATTCTTGACGTTGATGAGGTCAAGGTGGCACCAGTGGAGACAGTTGCATCCAATCCTGCTGAGAATACTCCTAATGAAGAGGATAAGGACAGGAGCACAGAGGAGCTGAATCCTGCTGACCACCCTGAGCTTTCAACTGATGCCTATGTGGGAGCAAAGGCAGATGAGAGGATAACAGACACCAATCCTGACAGCTATGTCAATGGAGACAACTTCGTTGATGAGACCATAGACTCTGAAGGCCCTGACCTCAGTTCTGGAAGTGAGACAGTTCCTGAGACTGTCGCAGAGGAAGCTGAGGAGCAGGTTCCTGCCGCAGAGGCCACCTCTGCAATAGCTGAACAGAAGCCTGAGGAGGAGAAGCTTGTGAGGGAGTCTTTTGAAAAGAAAGAAGTGAATCTTGAGGATGTCAAGGTCAAGCCATGGTATATGGAGGAATATCCTACAGATGAGATGGGTGAGGACATTGATGATGACCTTACCTTTGAGGATATCTTCCAGTGTCTTGACAGCTATGATGACATCTATAAATATATCCCTGGAGACAGCATCATAAGGGAGAGAATCTTCTCCAAGTTGGCTGAGCTGATGGATGTGGACTATGATTACATCTATGATCAGTGGCTGAAGTCAGCTGATATTCCTTCAAGCTGGATGAAAGCCTTCGGACTTAATGAATCCATAAGAGGGAACACAAGGCAGTTTGTTGATAATGTTGAGGAGTACCTTGAAGAATTTGGCGATGATATTTGGGAAAGACTCAGAGTCAATATCCAGTATCTTCAGGAATATGCAAGATACGGAACACTCAATGAAGCTATCAGAGAATACATAGAGGGTGGTAGTCTTGATGTCTATTATGATGAAGTAAGAAAGACCCTCAATGAACTTTATGAGAACACTCCTGAAGAAGTTGAGAAGTGGGCAGATTACCCTACTGATAAACTTTGGGAGAGATATATCAATGTGATGTGTCTTTACATTCCTAAGGCTTACAAGAAGCACACTGGAAAAGAACTTGACATGAGAAAGGACCCTGAGTCCGAGTATAGCCAGAAAGTAAGGGCCAAGTATGGTGAGAACAAGCTTTCTGTCTGTGAATCCCTTAGGGAAAGAGGACTTACAAGAGCTGAAAGACATAATAGATCCATGGATAGAATCTTCGGATTCAAGAGAGCCATTGATGCCAAGCAGTGCAAGTTCATGTTGGACCATGGGGTTGACAGAGACAAGGTTGACAGTGCCAGAAAGAATGACAGAGTAGGAAAGCTTCTGGCAGATGAAGGCCTCCATGATGACTTCTGGAAGTCTTATAAGGAGAGCACCAAGGCAGTCAAGTCAGCCATAAAGGAATCCAAGGAAGAGAGCCTTGCAGAATCCCAGGACAATATCATCAAATATAAGGGATACCTCATTGAGAAGGATTTCTACGGACAGGGTGAATACACAGTCCAGTATATGGGTGATGACGTATGGTTCGAGACCCTTGATGCCGCCAAGGAGTTCATTGATGACATCTATGATGTGGAGTCCATTGAGGAAAAGAAGATAAGGGAGAATCTTGAGCAGATATCAGACAGGGCATATGGCCAGTGGGTAGCCCTCAAGAACAAGATGGGTGATGAATATCTGGCTGATTATGTCATTGACCAGCTTCCCAAGCATGAGGCTGAACTGATAATCGACTATTTGGCTGACATAAACGGAATTGAAGTGAATGAGGACGGGAACAACCTTGAACATGGTTTTCTCGGTTAAGTGAGGTGACATATGAGCACAAGCCAGTTGGTCACAGTGGCAGGAATAAACAAAGTATGGACAGCCACTAAGGCACTGTATAATAAACTTGATAACAGACTGGATGATATTGGTAGAGTATTCAAGTATAAGGATACATTATCAAACTGGGCTGCATTAAAAGCAAAGGCTCCTCTTGAAGTAGGTGACGCTTACCTGGTAAGCGCTGATTATCCTGCATTTCCTGAAGACCCCACAAATTATCCAGAATATGACTCACAAAATCCTTCCCCAAGGATGTTTATATGTATAAAGGCTCATACAGGTAATACTCCACCTTCTTATTCATTTGATACAGATACAGATAACTCTAATCACTGGTCAAAATATTGGAATCCTATTGATTTGAATTTATCTTTGGCGGATACTAACAAGTATGGTATAGTCAGATTATTATCTGCTGATATAGATCATAATAACAGACGTATACAAGGTGTAAGTGGTCTTTATGTGAATGTTCCTGATGCCACTGCTAAGGGTAATAATAGCTCTACTGGTCTTGTCAAACCAGGAGATGGTATTAACATAAATAATGGTGAGATTTCCATTAAGGCTGGTGCTGGAATTCTTATTGACACCACACCACAAACTGGTCATGAAATAAAGAATACTGGTATAAGAGGGATAACTGTAGGAAGCACAAAGTATTCTAATATAGATGGATTCACAATATCTTCTTCAAATTCCAATACTATAGGTTTTACTGATGAGAATTCAACAGCATCATCAATTACTCTTAAAGGCGCCTGTACAAATGATATAAGCGGTGGTGTAGGGAATAGTTCCAAACCTATTTATATCACTTCAGGAGGAGAGGCCGCTCCTATAACTTCTCTTCGTCTATCAGTTAATAATTCTGAACAAAGTAATTATTTGGCAACTTTTACCAGTGGAACAGCAGCTGGGACTAACAAAAGAAGAACTGTAGAAATAACAGGATATGGAACTAGTAATAATGATGACCCAACTTCATCTGACAGCAATATCGATGTTGCTCTCCATGTCAATGGAGCTGCTAGGGTTACAGGAGCTTTCAGCGCTCTTAAAGTCTATCACGCAGTTTGGAATGATATCTCTGATGCCATTGAAGTCCAGGATACCTTGAAGACAGACCCAGGATATTGTTATTTCTTTGACGGAAAGGAATATCACAGAACAGGCAAGTATTGTCAGAAGGGAATAATCGGTATCCACTCTGATACAGCTGGTTCTGTTCTCGGAAGAAAAGGAAAGCACAAGGAGCTTGATATCTCAGTAGGTGGATTCGTTCTTGCCTATGTAGATAAGGAATATGCACCTGGAACACCTTTGACTTCTGCTCCTGATGGAAGACTCACCAAGATGGGTCTTGTAAGCAGAATCCTTCACCCAGAGAGACTTGTAGCCACATACTGGAAGAAGGAGACTAATAAAGAGTGGGGTGATGAATCTCATAAAATTGAAGTCAATGGAAGACATTGGGTGAAGGTGAGGTAATTACTATGAGAAGATATAGAGAAGAAGAAAGACTTGAAGATGAGCAGATGTTCGGTAGAAGCAAGAAGGCTCTTGAAATAATTGACCAGAGTGAAACTGATGAGGATGCTCTTGAAGCTCTCTTTGAGGAGTTTGTTCCTGCATCAGGTCCTGCTGACACTGTAGGTGGTGAGATTGTCAGAGCCATAAACAGAATCATATACAGATGGTCTAATGATGGTGACCAGATTGGTTTCGATTATGGTGTAGAGACAGTTAATTCCTCTTATGAGTATCTTATTGAGAAAGATATCATAATCGACAAGTTTGATGATTATCTTTATGACAGTTCCAGTAATTTTGATTCAGATGATTATGATGAGTTCCTTGACCAGCTCATGAAGCAGGTCCTAGACACCCTTTACAACAGACCGGAGCTCTTTGATGAGAAGAACGAGGATAACTCAAGAAGCGGTTACACCTATTCCGTTGAGGAAGATATTGAATCTTGGGGTGATGCTGAGGAAGATGAGGACAGTGACTGGTACTTCTATCATGGAGAAGATGACGAAGAAGTCGAGGAAGAGGAATAAGTCTTAATTATAAGAAAGAATATAAGGGTTATATAGGTTATATATGACCCTTTTAAAATAATTGCACTAACTATATGTAGTTCTGTAAAGAACTGCTCAAATTGTGTAAATAAAGAGAAATGATTTGATTTGATTTCAAATCCCCGCAAAGACTACAAATGGTTTTTGTCCTACCAGTTCACAGATGAACGGTTTCCTGAGAATCCAGATATGATTCTTTTTCCAGTCCACTTGCATGCTCATGCAGTCTCATAACATGGTGGCTGAAATCTTTCAATAAAGAAATAACTCTTTAGATGCTCCAATTGAACAAACACTTTAATTAAAAAACAATTTTTTAGATAGGAACTTTTAGTATGGCACTTACAAAGCACATGACTAATAGAAAGGCCGCTCCTAAGACAATCGAATCCAGAGAAGACAGACTTTTCAGGGAAGAGAGAGAGTTCAGAGCTGACAAGCTCGTTGAGAAGTGGTCAAGAGTTAAGGAAATCGGAAGAGGAATTCCTGAGCTGCCAACACAGACAGCTAGAAATCTGGCAATTCTTCTTGAGAACCAGGCTTCAAGAATGAAGAGAATGACTGAAGCTCAGCTCAGCAATAGCTTCTTCGGCTTAACCAAAAGTATGGTCGCTTAACTGGTAACAGTTAATGAAAAAAGTGGGTTAATTGCTGGAAACTCCCAGGAGTTAGGGACAATCAGCAGCTAAGTTCTTACCTACCTAGAAATAGGAAAAAGAAATGTCAGACCTTAATTTAACATATATTTGTAGTAATTGTGGAAAGGAATTTAAGAGAAGAAAGGACTTTGAAGAAGGAGAAGAAGTTCTTTGTAGAGGATGTAAGATTTCGAAATTCTATGGAGAGCATCCTGAGAAGTCCATTGAAAGACAACAAAAAAGTCAATTAACTTCTTTGAAAAAGTATGGTACTACAAATCCTGCTAAGAGTGAAGAAATAAAAAAGAAAATATCTAATAATATTTCGGATACTTATAAAGATAGGAAAGAAGATATTTTGAATAAAAGAATTTCCACAAATATAGAAAAATTTGGTTATGATTTTCCAGCACAAAATCAAGAAATTTTGAATAAGGGGTTGGAAACACAAAGGTCTAGACAGGGATATATTGGATGGGAAAATAAGGAACTTCAAAAGAGTGCAGAAGAAAAAGCACATTCCCCAGAAGCCAGTATGAAAAGAAAGAATACCAGTATTAAAAATTATGGTGTTTATTCTGTTGTAGGAAGTACTGGAAATTCTAATAGACTTAAAGGATATGAATATGATTCTTTAAGATTTGATAGTGGGTGGGAATTAGCCATATACATATGGTGTAAAGATAACAATGTTCCTGTAATTTATCATCCAGATTTTCATTTTACATATGAAGATGAGAACGGAATAGAACATATATATTGGCCAGATTTCTTAATCAAGGGTCAATTTTATGAGACTAAAGGTGATCAGTTCTTCAATGATAAGGATGAGCCTTACAATAAATATACAAAGACTTTTTGGTGGAGTAAATACAATGCTCTTACAAAAAACAATGTAAAAATATTAAGAAAGGCTGATATGATACCTTACATAAAGTATGTAAATGATACCTATGGAAAAGATTTTATTAAATCTTTTAAAAAGGTAAAATAAGAGGTAAGAAAAAGTTCAACGACTATTCCGAAAGGAAGTACATTCAAGTGAATGGAAATGCCCACCATCCCTATGGGATGAAGATATAGTCTGACCTATATGGAAACATATAGCAGTTCTAATTTTTAAGCATGATTAGAACGGGCTTGAAAATAACGACTTCAAGTTGAACACAAATGATACTCCTGAGAATATGCTCAGACTCATCAGACTTAGTTATCCTAACAGCATCAGGGGAGACCTCTTCACTGAGTTCGCTATGGAGACAAGCCACGATTCAATCAAGTATGTCTATCCTGTTTACACCAATGCTCAGAGAAACGACTTTGACTGGGACAACACAGCTTTCACTGGTAATCCTGAGAAGGGTTGGAACGGAACTGATTGGCCAATGGATAACAGATTTGATGACCCTGCACACAAGTATGATGTGATGTATGAGAGCCAGGAAAGCAGATATGCAACAGAGCTTGTCAACGTTGACGAGGCTAACATTGATACTGCCACAGCTGGTTCTGTCAAGGTCACATTTGACGGTGGAGCACTCAAGGGTGCTTATATTCCTAACGCTTCTGTCCTTTATGTTGTTGTTGATGGTGTGAGAAACGCTGTTGCAATGCAGGACGCTAAGGGCGGTTGGTTCGGTGGTAAGGATATCCTTATTGATAAGACTGCACAGACTTACCTCAGATGCACAACTGTTGAGCAGACAGGTGTTGAGGCAACATTCACACTTGAGACCAAGACTGGCGCTGATGGTGATTACGCCGCAGCTGGCGCACTTCCTGCAGGTGTCAAGTTCGCAGCAGTCGGAAGATTTGACTCTGAGAGAGACCTCACAGGTAAGTATCTCGGTGAAGTCGAACTTCAGATGAGAGACTACCACTTCAGACCAAGACCAATCACTCTTGGTGTCACATGGACACAGCTCACAGAGCTTGTTCTTGATACATCCTTCGGTGTTTCCGCTGAAGACCAGCTCATGCAGAGCGCTTCTGAGGAAATCAAGAAGTCCCTTGACTTCCAGGCTATCAAGTATGCAAGTGATGTCCAGAAGACATATGCATCCAGCAACTTCGTTCAGTTCGATGCTGAAGCAGGTGCAGACATTGATGACTCCTACTGGCACACAGCACAGCTCATCAACCAGTCAATCGAGCATATTGCAGATAACATGCTTGATGACTTCCAGAGAGGTGGTGTGACTGCTATCGTCGGTGGAACAAGGGCTTGTACTTACCTCCAGCTCAATGAGGGATGGAGCAACAAGGGTAAGCAGACTTCCATCGGTGCTCACAAGTTCGGTGAAATCAATGGTATTCCTGTATTCAAGGCTCCTGGAATCATGCCTAAGGATCAGCTCCTTACCACTTGGAAGAATGACCAGGCTGATGGTGATGTCTCAATCGCTATTGGAACACTCCTTCCATTCTTCTCAACTGGTGCTCTCCAGAGAAAGAACTTCTACAAGGAAGCAGGTATCGCAAGATACGAAGATACACAGGCTCTCCAGCCAAAGTATCTTGGAAGAATTCAGATCAAGAACATCAGAGACTAATCTCTCAGATTCACCCCTTGAAAAGGCCTCCTTTATGGAGGTCTTTTTTTATTCTCACAGACAAAAATAGAGGGGTCTATGCTCCTCTTTCTTTACTGAATATCTGTTAACATCTTTTGTCAAAGAATTGAAATCTGACAATCCTGTGAGGTCTGGTAAAGAATCAGATGAACTGAAGGCCACTTGACTTGAGCTTGTACATCTGTCCTGTTGAGGCCTCCTGAGCCTCGATGGGATACTTCCTTGCCTTATTGTTGTATCCTGTGATGATGAACACCTTTCCTGAGAAGCTCTTGACCTTTGAGCCCACTATTGTGAAGGGGATGTTCTTTGCCCCTGACAATTTGAACTCAAATCCCAGCATCCTTTCTGTGTAATCATCAGCCTTATGAGTTCCATCAGCATTGAGCTGCTCCATTGTTACTGTGAGCTTGACCTCTCTCTCACCGAATGAGAGATTGTTTCTTGTGAGTGTGAGGTTGTACTTGCCGAGAACAGCCTTGATGGCTGCGTCCAGTTCTCTGTGAAGTGATGTTGCTTCTGTTCTTGTCATGGTTTCTTTTCTCCTTACATTCTTATGATACCATAACTGGGGATATTTGTCAACAGCTTTTAGCGAAAAAGTTGATTCCTGACATTGACAGTACTTCTCTCTTGGCCTCTTCAAGGGCTTTTTCCACTTCTGTCTCAGACAAAAAGGAGTCCCAATCCACTACTCCGAAGCAGTTGGTGTTGGAATTAAGGATACCAAGGAATCTGTTGGGTCTTCCATTGAGGTTGTCAAGATTACCCGTCAAAGCCCTTACTTTGAGATTCAGTATCATTCTCTCAGCCTCCACTGTTCCTACACCCAGTGTCTCTATATAGCTGAGGAACTTCCAGAAGAACTCAGGGACCTGTTCCTCATCCATCTGCTTGGCAATAGGCTCATAGAGGTCCTTTCTGGGTATCATCATTTCAAAGTCTCCTGCAGGATTGAGGATTCTTACAAACTTCTTCTTGAACATATTCTGTTCCTCCTTACATATTGAATATACCATATATTCCTTCATTTGTCAATAGATAACAGAACATATAAGAGGCCTTAAAAGAAAAACCCCTCAAATGAGGGGTTCATTTTTATCATTTAGGTCATTTAGAACCAAAGGCTTCTTCCCTTGAACTTCTTTATCCTGTTCTTGGCCCATTTCACCTGATTGGGTGAGAGTTCAGTTCCTATGTAACTCATTCCACATTCCACACATCCTACTGCGGTTGTTCCGCTTCCCATGAAGGGGTCAAATATAAGAGCCTTCTTGGGTGAATAGAGCTGAATTATCTTCTCCACGAACTCTGTGGAGTATGTGGCTGAATTGAACTCACAGACCTCATCGTTGTTGTATCTTGTCTCAATCCTGTTCTCATAGGGATTGGTGTACATGGAGTTGCCTATTCTCTTTGTGGGGTCATGGTTGATATAATAGGTGTCAAGCTCAGACTTCCTGCAGAAGATGAACAGAGGCTCACATATCCTTGAAAGCTTATTCCCTATGGAGAGTGGGATGGCGTTTGACTTGTACCATGTGATATAATCACATAAGGTAAAGTCAGTCTCATCCATGATATACATAAGGGAGAGCCAAGTGGAGTTGTTTATTCCGTCCTCATTGGAGTTCTCTGATGATACGCCATAGGACACGTTCCATGCAATTACTCCGTTGGGCTTGAGTTTGGGCTCAAGGGCGTTGAATATGTTCCTTATCCATTCAGCATACTGAATCTCACTCTTGTTATCTACATCAGTGTCATATCTGTTGTAGGAGTGTTTCCTTATCTTTGTCCCTTTCTCCTTGTCCTCATCCTTCTTGTCCTGTGAGCGTGAAATGCTTGTGTTGTAGGGAGGTGAGGTGATGACCAAATCAAGGCTGTGGTCATCCATTCTTGGAATGACCTGGAGGCAGTCCTCATTGTAGATTTCATTTACCTTGAACAACTGGGGCCTCCTCCATCATATAATAGATGTTTCCATTATCAGGACAATAGAGCCTTAAAAGATATTCCTTAAGCTGCTTGTAATCTTCCTCTGGAGTCTTTCCGTTTGTAGTGATGATGTTGTAGAGAGGGGTATGATAGGATGCGTTTCCTCTTGTTGTCTGAACCTCTACGTTCAGATGATATGTCCTGTACTCGCTCTTTCTGCATAATACGAATATGGGCTCACATATCACATCAAGGCTGTTCTCCCTCTGTCCCTTTGTCTTGGAGCCTTTCTTCCACACGATTACATCACCTATGGAGTAATCTGTAGTCTTGATGGCAGACATGACTGACTTCCAGGTGGCATTGACCTCATTGGGAAGTCCGTTCTTTCCCCAGTATCCTGAAAGGAGAATGACTGAGTTCTCATCCATTATCTCATCAAAGGTGTTGATGAGTTCGCTGATTTCCTTGACATAATTTTCTTCTGTGTCAACTTTATCAAGGAAAGTGCTTCTGTCTGTCAGATGTTCAGGGTATACTGCCATTGCGACATTGACCTTTGTTCCGTTTGATGGAACTTTGTTGTCATACCATTCTCTGAATTTCTTTCCTTTAAGTTGTGGAGCTTCTTTTAACTTCATATATTTAATATAACCTCATCTGAACCAAAGTGAGTTCCCTTTGAATCTCTTTATCCTTTTCTCAGCCCATTTGCACTGATTTGGGCTTAGTTCTGTTCCTATATAATTCATTCCGCAGGATATGGCTCCTATTGCAGTTGTTCCTGTCCCCATGAAGGGGTCATAGACAAGTCCCTTGGGAGTACCATACAGAGCAAGTGATTTCTCCACAAATTCTGATGGATATGTGGCTGCATTGAAGTCGCATACCTCATCATTGCAGAGTTTTGTCTGAACCCAGTTCTCTGCAGGCTGTGATACATACCAACCCTTTACTTTCTCTTTATTGACATGGTAAGTGGAGATTTCAGTTTTCCTTGCGAATACCCATACAATCTCACAGATTCTTGTAAGGTCATTATTGGTGTTCAAGGGGGTTGTGACTGGTTTTTTCCAGGGATAATAATCCACAAGGGTGAACGGGGTCTTGTCCATTATGGCCAGCAGTGAATACCATACCGCATAGTTGGGTTTGCCTGTATCCCCTATACCATATGAAACATTCCATACTATTGTTCCATTTGGTTTCATTTTAGGTTCAAGGGCATTGAATATTGATGCTATGAAGTCTGCATATTCATCATCAGTCTGCTGGTCCTGGAACACATCATATCTTGAATGATGCTGTCTGAATCCTTTTTCCAATTTACCTTCTTTACGTTTTCTCTCTATTTCATCTTGGGATGATTTTTTGCTTGTATTGTATGGAGGACTGGTCACCACAGTATCTATGCTGAAATCATCCAGCTTGGGAATAAATGAAAGGCAGTCTTCATTGTATATCTTGTTTAAGTCCATATATATAATATAAAGTTTTTAATTGCTGGTTTTAAAATAAAAATGGCCTCAATTGAGGCCATAGATTTCATTCATCTCATCAAGGGTGATAAAGGAATCATAGGTAATTTTCCTTTTTGAAATATGCTCCTTGATATGCTCCATTACTTCTTCTTTAGACCAGTCTATAGGAACAACCTTGAAATTATAGTCTGAAATTAGAGTAGGGATGGTTTTGATAAACTGAACTCTCCCTTTTCTATCCCCATTGTAATAATCACCTACAAGGTTCTCCATATCATCTGCCAGGTCAGAAGTTCTTCCTACCACCATGTATCCTACTTTGTTTATAACATTACTGATGCTAATTCCTACAAGGATTCTAGTATCTCTAAAGCATTCTACCTTAGAAAAAGTGCAGTCTTCGAAGATTACATTTTTGCTAGACTCTCCAATGGATTTTACTTCCATAGCCCTGAAAAAAGCAGGGTCTTCCTTTTTAAATTTTCCAAGGTCGGCACCCCTTTTATTTGAATTAATCTCAAATCCAATTTTCTTTCCCAGCTCTTTGTCTCTCAGGTATGAAAAAAGAGTATTGGTATTGGAATATTTTTCAGGGTATTTTGTCTGAAGATAGGATACCAGTTCAATAATCTGGTTTTCCTTTTCATTTTGATCATTCAGGTCGTTTGATGAATAATCAGAATCTGAAAAATAAGCCCTATCAAAATACTCATTACTCTCTGGAATAATCTTGTTCTCAGCCATAATTTTTTCCTTTTCAAGTAATTTAATTATACCATACTCTAAAAAAAGAGTCAATAGCTGAAATTATTTTTTTATTTGAACCACAGAGAACCTCCCCTGTATTTCTTGATTCTGTTCTCAGCCCAAGCCAGCTGAGCCTTGGATATCTCACTTCCTATGTAGCTGAGATTGTTCTCAATGCATGAGATTGCAGTTGTTCCTGTTCCCATGAAGGGGTCATAGACCACTGCCTTCTTAGGAGCATATATCTTGAAGACAGCATTGCAGAGTTCCACAGAGTATGTGGCCTTGTTTATATCACACACCTCACTGTTGCATGGAGCCTCAATGAAGTTCTTGATTGTGCTGTACATCTTCTGGCCTGTCTTCTCTCTCACTGATGAAATCCTCTTGTTGGCATGATAGGTCTTCATCTCATCTTTCCTGCAGAACACGAAGACATCCTCGCATATCCTGTCCAGTTTATTGGGGGAGTTGGGATTAGGAGTGGAGGTAGGCTTCTTCCAGATAATTCTGTCAGCCACAGTGAACGGTGTGTTCCTTATGAGGTCGGCGATACAGAGCCACATGGTATCTGTGTTCCCCACATTTCCTGTGGTGTCTCCGCCGTAACTGACGTTCCATACTATGACTCCGTTGGGTTTGAGCTTAGGCTCAAGGGCATTGAAGATGTCAATGCACCACTGGATATACTCCTCTGGTGTCTTCTCATCTGAGAAGGTGTCTTTGAGATATCTTGTGGAGCTGTCCTCCAGTGAGCCTCCGTCCCTTGATGTGTTGTAAGGAGGACTTGTCATGACCATATCAAGCATATTGTCATCCATCTGCGGAATCAGCTTCAGGCAATCCTCATTGTATATCTTGTTCAATACCATGTCTTGTAATTCCTCCACAAAGTCTCTATTGAATCCGAATGAGCGTTAGGTGATTTGAAGTGTATCTTTTCGAATCCGTTCTCCACCAAAGTATCATATATGGGGTTGTCATATCCGCTTATGAGGAGTTTTCCCTTGAAGTTCAAGCATTTCTCAATGAACTTCTCATGACCGTCGTCCTCCATCTCACAGATGTATCCTGACTCACTTTTTCTTGTGCTATGGACGTATGGTGGGTCACAATAGGCAAATACACTCTTGTCATTGTAATCATCCAGGAGCTCTAAGGCATCCTTGTGTTCAATGAGAACCCTTTTGAGCCTCTCATGATACTCGGGGAGCATATCAACTTTTGACAGAAAGTCACTGACGCTCTTCACCATACCCCTTCTGGCTTCCTTGCAGACTGAGAATCCTCCGTTTCCGTTGAATGACATCCTGCTGAGCAAGAAGAAGTAATATGCCCTATCCTCAAGGCTCAAATCAGTTTTAAGGGCCTTTTTGGCCTCATTGTATAAATCCTTTGAATAAAGGGCAAGTGAGCATCTCTGGTGGAATCTGTTGAACATATCCTCATCCTGTATGACCTTGAATACTGACCATACATTCTCCTCTATGTCATTATAGACTTCCATTCCTTGGGGTTGCTTCTCAAAGAGCATTGATGCCCCACCACCGAAAGGCTCCACATATGTCTTGTAGTCAAGCGGAAAATATGACAGGAGAGTTCCTGTCATGTTTGTCTTTGACCCGTAGTAATTCAGAAACGGTTTCATACATATAATATAATCTATTATGGCAGATATTTAGGCAAAAAATAAGGGGTCTTTTCAGACCCCTTCAATTCAGTAAAGACCCCATTCACTAAAGGCCTCAAATCCTCCAAGTCCCTTGATGTACTCCTTAGCGAAGTCCACAATCTCCTTGTAGGGTTTTCCGTCAATGGTGTCATCACCGATTGCACAGGACAGAGTGACAGGCTTGTTGGTCTGCTGAGCCTTGACGAAGGCGTAGATGTTGACTGAGACATCAGCCTTGGAAAGGTCCTTTCCACAAAGTCCACCACCTGTGACAGACTGAGCCATATCTGAGCCAAGCTTTCTGTTGGTAGCACCACTATCAACATTCAGGCCACCAGTCCACTCTCCAAGAGGATTGATGATTGCTTCTGGATATCCCAGCTTTGTGCAGAGACTTCTCAATGCTTCATTTGTGGCACAACTCTGACAGACGATGAGCTTCTTTCCATCAAGAATATACTTTCCGTCTGTGGGGAACTCTGCATAGATTTCCCTTGCAATTCTTGACAGCTCGATTTCCTCATCTGTAAGGGGAACTCCCTTGAAGATTCCATTGTCTCCGCAACGAACTTCATGAGCCTGGTTGTCAGCAAGATGGACATCCTGTGGAACTACCTTGAGGTTGAGGGTAAGACCCTTACCTGCGATTCTGTCCACAATCTTCTGAACCTCTTTGTCTGTGAATGACTCTGTAGTCTCAATGATGATATTTACTTCACCATGTCCGATAAGAACCTCAACTGCGATTCTTGCATTCTCATTCTTCTTGTAGGCAAGGTCTACAAGAGCTCCTGCGATTCTGTCTGCTACCTTATCTGGGTGGGATGGATCTACTTTCTCAATTGCCATGTTTAGGCACTCCTTAATAGAACAATTATTTCAGTAGTTGCTACACTGATACATATAATATAAAGCGAAATACCCTTATATGTCAATGCTTTCTCACTAATTAGATAGAGTTTCCATGATGTGGGACAATTTGTTTTAGGAGAATTAAATGCAATCCAAGGAAGATATTAAGCTCAAGGGCCGTAAGGGCAAGCCTGAGAACGGTGACACCATAATAATGTGGAATTACAGCGATGCCCCTGAGATAAGGCAATGGTCATATAATGGGGGCAAGCTCTCTCCGGTGGCCAGATATGTCTATGATGATGCGGATCCCGGTGAAGGTCAGATGGTCTATCTGGACTCTGTTGACAGCCAGCTTGAGGATGAGATGGGGACTCCTGATTTCAAGGATGCCCTCAAGGAATATCCTTATTGGGATGTTGAAGGCGCAATATATAAGGTTGAGGCCTCCATTGAGGAATATATGAATTATGACTTCAACCAGAAGTTCGCCAAGGTCAAGTTCTATTCATATTATGCCTCTTACTTCGTCTATAATGATGCCTCAGGAATGACTGATGATGAGATAAAGGACTGCGAGGCCTTTGAGGATGCCCTTCTCCATTATCTTGACTGTGACGGAATCTCTGTGGTTGATGTCCTTGATGACAGCGACTTCGGTGATGTTGAGATTCCAGTAGGGTATAGGGTGAAAGGATATATGGGATACACTTTCCTTCCCGGAGATGTCTGCACATATGTGATTCAGAAGAGCTGACCCTCTTGTGGGGAGCTCCTTTGATTACTAATTACAATATACTTTTGAAAATAAGGACAACGTTATATGAAGGTCAAATTAAAAGAATCTTTCAAGATAAAGCCTGATGGAACTTTGGATTGGGAGTCCATGACTCCTGAGGAAGAGGCTAGATTCAGGAAGGACCTTGCTGAGTGGAGAAAGGATAACATGGCTGAATTCGGCACTGCAAGTGACGACGGCGAGGACATCTATGACCTCGTGAATGACAATTATCATAACCCTCATGAGAATGATGAGAACTGGGACCTGAATGACCATGGTGAGGAACTTCTGACTGATTTCAGGGAGATACCTGATTCAGAGGATTATGAAGAAGCCATATATGAGAGTCTTAACAGAAGAAAGCCTGTGATACTCAAGGAATACACCCACTGGGAGGAGTATGGAGACGGATACTCTGACAGATACGGTGATTATGATGATGATTCAGACATCTATGAGGATGACCTTTATGATGATGACGGATATCTGGATGGTCTTGACTTCTATGGGGATGAGCCTCTTGAGAATGAGGACTTCTATGACACAGATGACTTTGAAGAGGATGAGCCTGCTGATAAGGAATCTGAGATAGGAGACAGCATCATATATCCTGAGGACGATGATGCTGATGACTTTGAGGAGAGCAGAGTAAGGGAGGGATCTGAGCAGGGCCCTTTTTATGCAGTAGTCAACTACGGTAATATAGGTGGAACTCCCTATGCTTACGGACCCTACGACTCCAAAGAGGACGCCAAGGAGAAGGCCAGAGTCGTAAGACATTACTTCTCTCCTACAGACAGAACCTATTATCATGCATGGTGCAGGGTATATCCCAAGAAGTTCGTTGATACAATGGTATCCAAAGGAATGCTCAAGATACATGAGAGCAAGATGAAGGAAGCCAATAAGGCCAAATATACCTCAGCTGAGGTACTGATGTACTTCAAGACCAGAGAGGACAGAGACAAGGCCTTCTCCATTCTTCTTGACCATGAGGAAGATGTATATAAGTGTGATGCCCATTATACACCTGCTTTCCCAGGTTCTGAGGGTAAAGGCGCCATAGACAGAGCCATAATCATTTACTGTGACCTCTACGGGTCATATGACATCGCCAAGAAGGATATCCTGGGTAAGGACAAGGCAGGACAGGATGTGGTGGTTCCTATCAGACATACCCAGTATGTAGAGATGGATGAGGAGGTCAATGAGTTCGTGGAGGATATGGCCTCACTTCTGCCAGTGGATGTAGTTGACTTTGAGTACAGAGGTGTTCTTGATGAATCAAAGAAGATGTCTAACAGACTCAGAGAGGGTGGAGACATTGCCTACATCTTTGATGAGGAAGGGCTCAAGAGCTCAGGAATCTATGATAAGTTGATTGAAGTCTATGGACAGAGGATTGCAGATATCTTCTTGGATTGGGTAAAGTCACCAGAGTACAAGGATGGAAGATTTGTCATAACCTATGAGTGGGGTCCTGAGAGCGCCACAATATCTGCTTCAGATTTGATGGATTTTGATATGGCCCCTTATTGTGCTGAGTTGTTCAGTGAGCTCAGGGGAACTCCTGGAATCAAGTTCAATGACAGTCTTTTCGGAAGTTTCATGTCCAAATCATACATGGAAAGAGCACTTGTAAAGATTGAGAATACTCCTGAAGATGTGAGATTCATGGACAAGTCTGGTCCCATGAACCACCTCAATGGAGATATAAGTATGTTTGAGGATGGTGAGATCTAAGAATTAAGGAGATTACATATAATGGGTAAGATTATAAATCCTGTATCATACAGGAAGATGGCTGAGAAGTTCACCAGACCTGCATATTCTTATAGCAGAATCAAGGAAGGTGTAGGTGCAGGTTATCAGCTGACTTTCATTGACATAAAGCTCACAAATGTCAAGGTAGGAAAGACAGAGAAAGACGGAGATGGATTCAATGTAGCCAAGTTCACCGCTGATATAGTTCCAGGAAGGTACGGATGGCATGCTGACCATCCTTATTGGACTGCCGCTTCCAAGGGTAATCCTGATCCCTATAACTTTGACAGTTCTGATAATCCATTTGTTTCCAAAGCTGTTATCACAGGTGGAAAAGTAGAAGGTACTTGTGATGATGGTGGTACTGCATGGCGTTCAGAAGGTTCTCCATGGAGTGAGGAGCAGTTCATTAAGGAGATTGAAAGTGAGGAATTCATCATCCAGGATTCCTATAGTGGTGGATGGGTTCTTTCTTCCATGAAAGATACTCTTGAATGGGAAAACGAAGTCAGGCCTGGTTATGAGAAATATATAGATGACACTCCTTCAGAGAGGGGTAATCTTGCAGTAATTGAAAAGATATCCTTCAATTTTGACCCTGAATGGGTTATGGACTACAATGAAGCCATTAATTATGCCATGAATCCAGATGAGTATAAGGAAGATGAGTGGGATGATGAAGAGGATGAGTGGGATGACGCAGATGATGATGAATCCCCTGCTTTCTATGATGATCCTGATAGTGGAAGGCAGTGGTATGAGTCCAGGAGACATCCAGACCCTGACAAGTGGAAGAAAGGAGACTGGGTTATCTATAAGGGTAAAAGATATGTGACTTCCTTGTTTATGGGTGGAGACATGGTAAAACTTGAAAGCCCCGATGAATCAATTGTAGTTCCTCAGTCTGAGGTTTATAAAGCCACTAAAAAGGACATCTATGGTGAATCCAAGATGAGAGAATATTCCTCATCAAGAAGTATAAAGAACTATAAGCCTCAACATGACTTCAAAAAGACAAAGAAGTATCAGGATGATGAGGGTTTAGTAGGTGATATCGTCAAGATAGTCGGAGTAGAATGTGGGAACAGCGCTGTTCCTGCCAGCAGAAGAGGTCTTTTAGGTGTCAAATATGATTTTTCAAAGAGACCTGAGTTCAAAGACTATAAGAAGAAAGGTCTGGAGCAGGAGTTCTCTGATTTCAAGAACGCCTTAGGACATAAGGGAGAGATAGTGAAGACTCTTCCTGAGAACAGCCATATCAAGAAGTCTTTCATCATAAAGGTTCTTGATGGTCCATCCAAGGATAAGGAGTTTGAGTTCTATCCAGGTGAGTTCTATGTAATCAAGGGCAGGCTGGATAACAAGTATAGATTCAGAAACTATGAGGAATCCAAGAAAGAATCCAAGTCAGAGGACATCAAGTATCTGAAGTATCTTCTCAGAAAAGAAGAAGTTACTGCTCTTGATGATGAGGAGAGATGGGAACTTCAGGACCTTATAAACAAATATGGATATCCTGAGGGATATGATGAGTCCAAGGAGTTCACTGGTAAGAAGCTCAAGGAAGATGCACTGTCTTCTCAGGTAAGACAGAGTGTCCTTGACGTTCAGGCAGCCAAGAAGCAGGTGAATGAGGATGTCGCTGTTCTTGACAAGAAAGTTGATAAGGTATCCAATGACCTTGTTAGAATCGCAACAAACAGAAGGGATGTCATATCTGAGGCTAAGACAAGATTCGTTGAGTTGGATTCCCCTCTTAAGATATTAGGCAACGGAAAGATTGATGAGATTGAGGTCAAGAAGATTCTGAGGAAGTTGGCCGCTGACAGGATATTGAGGGTCAATGCTCACTATAATATCAAGGATTCTGAGGGTAAAGTAACCTATTGGGATTTCCTTCACAGCCAGGATGAAGAATATCAGTATGTTTTTGTACAGGAGATGACAGGAAATTACTGTTATTCCAATATGCTATATCTGAACAAGAAAAAGGGTAAGATTGATCTTAAGAACACAAAATGGTCATCTTATGAGATTCCTGAGGACTGCTATGACAGGTACAAGATGACTGAAGCCTCAAGGCTTACACATAAGATTGTACTCAAGCCTGAGAACTCAGGTTACAGACTCACATATCCTGATAAGCTCAGATTCCATTCAAAGGAAGATGCAGAGAATAAGCTGGCCAAGATGAATGCATCCATGGGTTCAAGACTTGCCTCCAAAGGACTTCATCTGGAGATTGAGGAGATTCCTTATACTCCGAGACCTAGGGACACAAGGACACAGGACCCTGATTATGAGAATCCCTTTGAGGTAGGTGATATCCTTGAGGGTGATTTCGGATATTCCATGATTCTTCCTGTGTGGGTGCAGGTCATATCAAAGACAGCCAAGACAGTCACAGTCAGAAGGCTGGAGGATAAGGTGGTATCCCATGACGGATATGGTCAGGCAGGAACAAAGCGTCCTATTCCCAATTCCTTTGCAAAGGGATGGGGAGACTCCTATGAGGAGAAGAAATGCATAGTCAAGAAGGGATATAACAGAGACAAGAGTGATAATCCCAAGAAGGACTATTTCATACTGTTCGAAGGCAAGATACTCCGCATATGGGATGGAGAGGATAGAGACTTCGATACCTATGACTGATAGGATATAATTGATAAAAAATAAACCCCTCATATGAGGGGTTATTTATTTGCCTTTTCAGCAATCATCAGATGTAGTGTGCTCCGCAGACCGGACAATCTGTGGCCTCAAGGGGACTCAGTGACCCGCAGGTGGGGCAAGTTGCCAGCTGTGACTTAGGACGTGTCCATCCTATGTTGTAGTAGAGATCAGGTCTCTTGACCTCCTCCTTTCCCTGATAGACTCCCTTCTCAACTGAAGTCACCATTGCCTTGAGTTCATCAGATATCTTATCAGGATAGGGGAGACTCTCCCAAGGAGCAGCGCTGACAGCGGTTCTTCTTGCAGGAGCCTCTACAGTGGTCTCTACAACGGGTGTCTCAGGTGTGAATGAGGGGATATCAGTATCCTCGAAGGTTCCTGTCTCCTCTTTGACCTCATCATCTGTCTCCTCACCTCTGTTGTACATTTCATCAAAGAGCTCCTTCTCCTTATCTACAAGGGCCTTGAGCTCTACGCTGAAGTCTGTTCCAAGGGCTGCGTCGATTCTGCCGATGGTCTTCTTCAGTCTGTTGTAGATCTTGGTGGCTGTTGTGACCCTGAAAAGCTTGTCAAGGTCATATCTCTCCCAAGACTTTTCCTCATCAGTGAGGTGGTCAGTCATGCTGATGTACTGGGCTGCAGGTCCGTCAACTCTCTCAGGATTCTTGGTGGCATTGTCAATGATGTATGCCTTCTCCTTGCTTCCTGTTCTGGTGATGGCGATGTCATAGTTCTCCCATGACTTGTAGTACTTGAAGAGCTGAGGGAACTCAGACTCAACTGAGTACCATGAGATTCCTTCGTCAGGCCACTCATTTCCATTGGCATCAACATTGACTGACTTGGCGAGAAGCATGGTGTGCTTGTGCTCTCTGTGCCAATCCATCTGCTCTCTGTCAATGACATTGGCGATAAGGACTTCCTTACCTACCCATCCCTTGTCGAAAAGGGCTCTTTTGTCATCTTTGGTGAGTCCGTTCTTGTCAATGAGATTGTAGATCTCAGGATACTTGTCCTTGACAGGATAGGTCTTTTCCTTGTTTACCCAAACTGCCTTCTTGACCTTTGAGATAATCTTGTTGAGGATGTAATCAGGGTCTTCATCGTAGGAGGGTCTGACTACGCGGAACTTCTTACCCTCATCGTCTACAATCCTTGCGATTGTGACTTTTCTTGCTGTATAGGCATCAAGGCCTGTACCATAAAGAGGTCCCACGAATCTGAGTACCTTAGGAACATTGGGTTCCAGGCCTGTGTATTTGACCTCTTCATAATTCTTTGTGAATCCACCATTGTTCTTCTTGGTGGCCTTGTCCTGCTCCGCCTTCTTGGCGTAAGCCTCAAACATGCTGTCTAGTTCGTTTGCCATGTTTAATTCTCCTATTGACCTCTTAGGGTCTTGTTTAATCTAGATGTGGTCTTTGCCACTTCACATATAATATAATATGGTCTAATCATAATTAGTTATTATTTTCCTTTTTCAACTAATTTTTATGTTATGAATTATGGACAATTGAAAAGAATATATGAAACTAAACCTAATGATTCAAAGAGGTTAAGGGAATGGATGACCTTGGCTGACCTGAATGTAGGTGAAGCAACTTCTCCTTTTACAAAACAGAAAAGAGCAATAAGAACTGCTTTATACAAAGGGGAGAATGTAACTTCCAGAATTGTCCAAGGAACTTATGACAAGAACGATGACTCAATGACCTTTGAGTTCGTCACTCCCGCCACCGTCAAGGCTTATGAGCCTGGGACAAAGTTCCAGAAAACAGACCCTCATAACAATTTCCAGCTTGTTCCCAACAATGAGAAAAAGTATCATATGTATGTCAAGATACTCAATTTTCTTGAGCTATTGAGAGGAACCAGACCAGATTCCCTGGAATCCTCTCCCATAACATGGAAGGAGATAAAGGATGTTCTGGAGACCGCTTACATACAGCTTTTCTGTGATGACCCCAGCTTCCAATATCAGACGGCCAACTGGTCATTGAGTCAGGTTGATGCATCCATTTATCCCACAAACATACCCCCCAGAAAATGGAACAAGATACATGGGACAGACAATTTCCTTTGTAAGCATCTCAAGGGATTACTTGACCAGCTGGGATTCTTCCTTAATCAGATGGCAAGCGTGGCCACCAAGATAGTGAAAACACAAAACCTTTAATACAAATACAGGAGAAATATATGAGTTCATGGAAAAACGAATCTGTTGAATACAGAAACAGACTGTGTGAGAGATATGGTGTCATAGAGGAGAAGTTTGATAAACAGGCTTTCAATGAAGACCCTATCGCATATTTTGAATCAATAAATTATGAGCTTCATGGTACAGAATGGATTTCTGCCATGTGGAATCTTCTGAAGTTGGCTAAAACTGATAGTAGTCTTGTTAAAAAGCAACTTGGACCCAACGGACAGAAGGTAGCTCAGATTCTGAAGAAAATAGTGGATAAGAATCCTACCCTTAAGGCTTTGGTTACAGAAAAGCAGAAGTCTATGACTCCTGAAATAGAAGCCTCCTCAGATAAGATTCTTATGGCTGAGGGCTCTTCCCTTTTGAAGAAGTATGACAGATTACTTGATGGTAATGTCTTAAATGAAGGATTCAAGGATTGGTGGGGCAAAAAATCCACTAAAGCTAAAGTACTTATTATTGCAGGCATTATTGCTGCAATCTTGATAATCGCAGGTATCATCTATTATGTCACTACTAAGGACTCAGCTGGTGCTCAGGCTATGACTCAAACTGCTTCAAGTGTTGTAGGGAATGCATCACAAACAGCACAAGAAGTCTCAGAGGTAGCAACAAAGGCTCTTTCTAATAAGGAAGTTTCTCTTACAGGAAAGCTTGCTTATTATATTCTTAAAAATCCAGAACTTAAGTCACAATGGGTTCAAAAAGCAGGTGCAGAAGCTAGTAATACTCAATCTTTAACACAATATATTCTTAATATGTGTAAACAAGGATGGAATATTGTAAAGTATGCAACTGACATTGGAATGAATGTTTGAGAATTAGAAAAAAAAACAAAACCCCTCGATTTCGAGGGGTTTAATTTTTAGTAATCAGAAAATTACTCTTCTTCCTTGTCCATTACACTTGGGAAGAAAGGCTGGTCTGTCTCAGCCTGCTTGAAGAAAGTCTGTCTGTAAGTTCCCATGGCCTTGCAGGGCTTTGTCATAGGAACAAAGAATTCAGCTTCAAGTTCCTCAGCTTTGGCCTGAAGGTCCTCAATGCTGTCAGCAAAGATTTCTTTTCTCTCAGGATATGTATAAACCTGTGTCATTTATTTCCCCCTTAAAAGATGAGGAGGCACAAGCCTCCCCATAATCGGTTAAGAATTAGAACTGGTTAAACTCAGTCGTGGACAACTGTGTCAAAATCAGCAGGCTTGGGGTCTCCTTCCTTAACATAGCCTTCCTGACCCTCTGTAAGTCCCTTAGCTGTGTTGTAGGCAGCAGCCTCTGCAGCAGTCAGAGTAGCAGCTTCCTGCTGGTCATCACCGCCAGCACCTTCACCCTCCTCAGCTTCAGCAATGAGGCAAGCAGGAGTCTCTGGCTTCTTGTAGAAATCAGCAGTAAGGATACCGGTAGCCTTGACAGGCTTTCCTACAGCTTCAAAACCAGCTTCTTTGAGGGCTGCAATAGCTTCCTCAAACTTCTCAAAATCCTCAGCATCACACTTGATTGTAACTGTCTGAGGGAAAGTAGTTGTGTTAATCATGTTATAAGCTCCTTAACATATTTTTTTTTAGATTAATCCTGTATAATTAGTGTAAATTAAAGGTTAAGATGATTGATACATCATACGGACTAATTCTTATTGAATGACTTCACAACGTAAGAAGACAAAGTTCAGACAGTCTTACAAATGGAAAAGACTGAGGAACAAGTTGAAAGATGAACGGAAGTATGATGAGATTACTGGTGAGGAACTCTATCCAGGATGGAGTCTGCATCATGTGGATATGAATGAGGCTCATTATACCAATATATCAAATGAGAATAATTTCATGTGTCTTAACAGACAGACCCATGAATTCCTTCATTGGCTTTTAAGGCATTACAGAAAGAATCCTGATATATTGGACAGACTGAAGGATATCTGTGAGCATCACCAAGAGGTGAATAAATAACCCCGCATTTCTGCGGGGTATTTCTTTTGGAGATACCAATCAATCATTGGTGTCTGTTTCATCCCATGCACCAGAGGCAATCTCCTCATCAGAAAGTTCCTGCTCTCCGGTATCAAGGATATTGTGTCCTGAGATTATTGCATTGACCTGCTTTTTGACTTCCTCATACATCTGTGGGTTATCATGAAGCCATGTCTTGACTGCTTCAAGTCCACAGACCTTGACTCCGACCTCACCTGTTGTGTCATTAATCCAAGTATCATTGGAATAGTAGGCACCCTTCTGTGTGAGAAGTCCTAGGACTTTGAGGTAGTCGATATACTCATCATCAGAGCTGATTCCTCCCTTGAAGTAGAGCTTGAGGTTGGCATCTCTCTTGGCTATACCTACCTTGTTCTTGGTGTTCCTTACACGGATATCAAGACCGATAAGTTCCTTTGTCTTGGGGTCAAGGATATCACCTGTTCTTGTGACTCTTGCAGACCAAGATGAATAGAAAGCAGGTGCTCTACCACCAGTTCCCTTGAAATCGGGGCCATAGGTGGCTCCCATATTCACTCTTTCCTGTGAGAGAATGACAAGGGTGCATTTGTTGTTGTAGAGATATGGAATGACCATTCTCAGTCCAGCGGCAATTACAGCGGCTGTCTTACCACCAGAGAACCCTGAGAAAGCATCCTCAACTGCTGCCTTTGAGGCCATTGAGGTGATTGAGTCAATCACTATGATTCCCACCTCACCTGATTCAGCCAAATCTCTGATAACATTGAATCCGTCCTCAGCACAAAGCGGTCTGAGTATCTGGAATCCCTCATCTACATTGAGTCCCATCTCCTCAGCATGAGAGGTGTCGAAGGTGTGCTCATAATCAAGGAAGATGGCCGCCTTTCCTGCCTTCTGTGTCTGCATACACAGATATGTGGCAAGGGTTGTCTTACCACCGGACTCAGGTCCCTGCAGATAGAGGATTCTTCCCTCTGGCATACCACCACCGAAAGCATAGTTGAGTCCTGGAGATTCAAGGACAAGTCTTTCAATGACTCCTGCCTCTCTTGCACTCTTGATTTCAATCTTGTAATCTTTACCGATTTTCTCAAAAATCTTGTCTAATTTGCTCATATATAATTCCTTTATATATTATACTGTTCTTCTCATAATAGGCTGTGGTTCAGATTCCTGAATCCTTTGAACTTCTCTGGTCTGAGTAGGGGTGACCTGTGTTGTTCCTGGCTTGAAGCTGACATCCTGATAGTAACATGAGATTGCTCCAAGAAGGTCTGAGGTCCTCACAAAGGGCTTGCAGAGCTGAGGATGGAGTGTGAGACAGTAGAACAGGCTCTCAAGGTTAGGACAGCTGGCTATTGACTTCAATCTTTCCTCATGTCCGTCATCGCAGGCCACTCTGGTCACCTTGTATATCATGGCCTCTGACAGCATCACATATGAGTAATTGAGGAAATGATCTACCTCATCACCAGTCTTGAGCCATATGAGCTTCCTAAGGATTGTCTCATCCTTTGTCTTGGCGAGAAGTCCGTCAAGGACCTGCCATAAGGCTGCATCATCAAGGACCTGGAGAAGGTCAGATATCTCATTGGATGTCCAGGCCTCGCTCATGAGACATTTCTCAAGATACTGGACTGCGCTTCTCATTGAACCCAAGGAGGCCTCTGCGATTGTCTTGAGTCCTTCAAGGAAGAATGACTGAGGAATCTTGTCTGAACCCCACAGTCCTTCCTTTTCAAGGATATCCTTGAGGCCCATCATTATAGGCATGATATCCAGTGAGTTTATCTTGTATGTCTGACATCTTGACTTGATTGCCGCAGGGATTCCCTTCTTGTCCAACATGGACAGCAGTATGAAGTGATTCCACGGATGAGGGTCCTCAAGTGTCTTAAGAAGGGCATTGATTGATGCTCCTGAGAGCTGGTCACACTCCTCGATTATTATCACTCTTTCTTTGGTGTAGAGGGGTCTCTTGTTAAGGTCAGCCAGAATCTCCACCATGTCGTTCTTTCCAGAGAACAGTCCTCCGTCAAGTCTTATGACACTTCCTGTGAAGGTCTCATCAAGGATGGCCTTGCATTCTGGATTGCTCCAGTCAGGATTTCCATCTTTGTCATGAGCCATTATGGCTGCTGCATATATCTGTGCGAGTGTGGTCTTACCACATCCATAAGGTCCTTCAAGGATTATTGCCTTTCCGTAGTTGTTCTCAAGGATTCTTTTCCTGAGGGCTTTCACTGTTTTGTCTTGCCCTCTCACATCCTCCCATGTCTTGGGACGGTACTTTATTGAATATTGATTGGTTATCTCCATACACTTAATATAAACTAAGAATTGACTAATTCACTTATGACCAATATTATATATGATGTATTTTTGAAAAAGTTTTTTGAAGGTGCTGATAAAATAGATTTAACTATTTCTAATACTCTTAAGATTGCTCTATTGAAATCTTCTTATGTACCAGTTGCTAATGGAAAAATAACTTATTATCAGTTAGCTTCAGCAGATAAGGAATGCAAAGATTGCTATGATATTTACGATGATAATCCATCAAAAGGATATAAAAAAGGCGGAAAACCTATAACTCTTAAGAAAAGGGAAAGGGAGTTAGATACAGAAGAGACAGGTAAAACATCCTTTTATTGTGATGAATCCGTTTATTGGAGTAGCGTAAGTCTTTATGGAGAGAATGCCGTAGGAAGTGCCCTTATATATAGAGTATCAGACGGACTCCCTATCTGTTGCTTCAAATTCGATATTCCTAAGGAAGTGGGTAATGAAACCAGTCAGGATAATCTTGAATTAAGATGGGATTTTATAGATATAATGTCTATACAGACAGATATTCCTATAATTAAGGGTCTTGATAGTGAACTGGATGAAAATAGTGAAAATCCGGTTCAGAATAGCACTATAACAAGAGCTCTAAATGGAAAGATAAGTAGACTCTATGATGTAATTGAAAAATATGGAATCAGACTCAATGGGGAGTTCACTCCTACTGAAGATGATGATAATCCAGACGGAGATACCGGATTATCAGAAAACAATGTTGATGCTCTCAATAGAATTGATGATACCTTTATAGATTCTTTTTTTCCAAATGGTGATGCAGGGGATGACAATACATGATAATAGATATGCATACTGCCTATAGTTATGTTTCTAAAACTGAGCTTGCTAATATAGAAGCAGTAATACATAAGAACTCCTCTCAATTAGAAGGTGATAGTGATAGGATATATAGAAGGACTGATTTTCAGGCAAGACTTGGAAGGAAGCTTGATAACATAAGGAAAAGAGTCCTTGACAACAACATCAGGCTGTCCGCTCATCCCACAGATATGCTCAGAATAGCAGTACAGAGGGATGACCGTTCCCATGACCTCATTTCAAGGACAATAGAATCCACTGAGATAATGCCCATAATCCTTCCCAAGATGGAGGATATACCTTTAAGACATCTTATAAGGGAGGGTAAGGATATCCTCATTCCATCCATGTATCCTATTCAGCAAGAAGAATACTTTGAGGTGTATGCTCCTGTCCAATGTGATTTACATGAGGATGACCTTTTGGTGAGGATTCTCTATGATTCCTCTCCTGACATAAACAATCCTTATGTTATGGTATTTCAAGTAAAAGATATTTTAGGTACATTTTCTTATTCTTCTCTTCTTCATAAGAAATGTGTTTGTACCCTATATGATGAGGCATTACCCCCAAGGATTGTTCAATTAATAAAAGCTTCTATACTCAAAAGAGAAGCATTAGATTGGTAAATTATATTCTTCCTTTCTTATATCCTTCAGGGCACTCTTTAAGTAATACATTTTTTATACCATCATTATACCAATGATATCCCTTATTAGTTTTATTATTAGGGCACTTTTTACCTTTATTCCAAGGAGTTATGCCTTTTAACTTTTGACTTATTTTTTCTTTAGTATCTTCTGATAGGTGTTTACCGTAATTATAATTATTTTCACCTTTTTTAATTTCACTTAAGTGATTTTTTGCTTCTTCAGTTAGATGTGTTCCATACAAAGGACTATTTTTCCCACTATTGGCTTTTCTAAGTTTTTCTTTAGTCTCTTCTGTGTGGTGTTTTCCATACATGGGGTGTTTTTCTCCACTCAATTTTTCACTCATTTTTCTTTTTGTTTCTTCTGTTAAGTGTTTTCCCCACATATGTCCTTTTTCACCTTTCTGAGTTTCACTTATTTTCTTTTTAGTTTCTTCAGTATGTTTATAATGTCCTTTTATACCAGATAACTCTGTATTGTAACCTTTTTCTCTATTTGTTGCATCATATTCTCTTATGAGTTTTTCTTCAAGAAGAAGAGCTTCTTCTTCTGTTAGATTATCTGCTATGATTTCATGAGTAAAATTGTCCCAGCCATATTTTTGAATAGCTGAATAAAAATGGGGATGGTGAGATTCACTGTATCCATACCCATTTTTCCATCTTTTTTGGGTAGAATTTCCAGTGATTCCTATATAAACTTTATTATTGATTTTATTTGTGTGCTTATAGACGATGAAATTGTGATTTATACTAATAGTAGTATCCATATTAAGTACCTCTTTTACTTGATGTGGTTAGGACAATAACAGATTTCCCAGATTTGTTATTGTCTGTTTTTTTTTTAACTATTTATTTAGTTAAATAGGGTGATTTACCTTTTATATTAAAGGTATGATGAGAATGGTAGCTACGCCCGAGCAGGCACCCGATATCCCGGAGGTGTCAGTATCAGATACAACTGCAGAGAGCAGACTCCTTGAATATGTGGAGAAGCAGATAGACAGAATGAGGAAGTATATGTCCTTTTCAGAAGGACAGCCTTCCTTCTTTGAGTTGAACTCAGCACTGAGTGAATACGGTAATATGAACTGCAGCCTTATCTCCCTTGATGTTCTGGCCAAATCTGAGTATCAGAAGGCCAAGAATGATTATGAGGAGTTTGTGGCTGAGAAATACACCATAGTCCGTAGAGAGAACAATCTTCAGTCTCTTTCAGCTCAGAAATGGCTCTCAACTCAGGAGATAATGTATCTTGTCCAGAGTGATTCCAGATGGGTTGATGAGTACAGAAGATTGAGGGATGAGATGAACGCTGCAGAGAAGAAGGTGGCCTTTTGCAGAAGGATGCTTGATAACCTTGAATCCTTCAAATATAATTTGGGTGTTCTTTCAAAGAATGTCCAGGCAGAAGTGATGAATTTAAGCGGGGCCCGTTATTTGGGGCTTGAACAGAATTGAATAAATTATTAAAAAAATAATGGAGAATGATTAAATGGCAAAGAATGTTGTTTTTTCAGATGAAATGAGAAAGACCGTGTATGAGGGTGCTCATAAGGTCGCCAAGGTGGTAGCTTCCACCATAGGTCCGTCAGGAAGAACGGTTCTCATTGATGGAGGATACAGTCCTCTGATTTCAAGGGATGGAGTCACAGTAGCCAAGAACATTGACCTGGCTGACCCCATTGAGAATCTAGGGGCTTCACTGATGAAGAACATCAGCTCCAATACAGACCAGGATGCAGGAGATGGAACATCAACTGCCACAGTCATCGCGGATGCGATTCTTTCAGAAGGTCTTAAAGTAGTCAATAACGGAGTCAATCCCATTCAGGTCAAGAGGGGAATTGATGCCGCGGTCAAGGATATTGTCAGTGATCTTAAGGACATGACAGTAGAGGTGGAGACCGAGGAACAGATTGCCCAGGTCGCTGCCATTTCAGCCAATAATGATCAGGAGTTGGGTAAACTCATCGCTGATTCTATCTCCAAGGTGGGAACAGCAGGAGTTGTCACCACTGCTGAGTCCAATACAGGTGCTACCTTCATGGACTTTGTGGAGGGTATGGCATTTGACAGAGGTTATCTCTCACCCTATTTCTCAACAGACAGAGATAATCTGACAGTTGAGTACAACAATCCTTACATCCTTATCACAGACAAGTCAATAGGAAACATCCAGACAATCCTTCCTATCCTTGATGCAATTTCAAGAGAGGGAAGACCTCTTCTTATCATTGCTGATGAGATTGAGAATGAGGTACTCAGTGCCCTCATCGTCAACTCCCTCAGAGGTGTAATCAAGGTCTGTGCAGTCAAGTCCCCTGGATTCGGTGACAGAAAGAAGGATATGATGCAGGATATCGCTATCCTCACCGGTGGTCAGCTCATCACAGAGGACCTTGGACTTAGACTGGAGACATCCACTCTTGCAGACCTTGGACAGGCAGTATCAGTCAAGGTGACCAAGGACAACACCACAATCATCGGTGGTCAGGGTGAATCCAAGAATATTGAGGCAAGAGTCAAGCAGATACAGAAGCAGATTGATGAGACCACTTCTGATTATGACCGTGAGAAGCTTCAGGAGAGACTTGCAAGACTTGCAGGTGGTGTGGCTGTAATCAAGGTCGGTGATGTGTCAGAGACAGCCCTCAAGGAGAAGAAGTTCAGAATTGAGGATGCTCTCAATGCCACAAGAGCTGCCATTTCTGAGGGTATCATTCCTGGTGGTGGAACAGCTCTCTGTCAGATTTCCAAGAAGAGAAGCACTCATGAGACTCCCAAGACAGAAGGACCTGGATATGATATCGGTTATGATATTGTGGTCAATGCCATTCAGGAGCCTATCAAGCAGATTGCCGAAAACGCCGGTGTAAGTGGAGAGGTTGTGGCTGATAGAGTCAAGAATCTTGATGCTGGAATCGGATACAATGCACTTACCGGTGAGTATGTCGATATGATTAAGGCAGGAGTTGTTGATCCTGTTAAGGTCACAAGACTTGCCCTTCAGAATGCTGCTTCTGTTGCCTCACTTATCATCACATCATCAGCAAGCATCACAACCATCCCTGAGAAGAATCCTCCCGCAGCTGACGGGGAAATGGTTCCTATAGGAATGTAAAAAGAGACAGGGCTTCTTAGGAAGCCCTATTTTTTTAACTAATTGCCTATACAATAAAAACAAAAGGGAATATATCCGTATGAATAAGAAGACATGGAAAAACAATAACCTCATCAAGATGAATGAGGATGTGGATGTGAAATCAGGTAATTTTGAGACCTATAAGGATGTGATATTCGATTATATCCAGGATAAGGTAATGTACAGTGATGCCATGGAAAGCATTCTCACCATATTGGCTACATTGGCCACATATACAATAGATAATTACGGGAATTATGACCTCACTGATGATGAAGTCGTTCAGTTCGTGGAGGATGGAGGATACGGTAAGATGATAGACAGATACCTCAATAATCTTTCTTATGAGGTAGAAAGGGAAGCTGACCGTTGCGGATATAAGAGCCCTTATATGCAGGGTCCCATCCGTGATTATAAGCCTACTGATATGGATTGAAAAATATAAGAAATCAGATAAAAAAATCACCCGCTCTCATTGAGCGGGTTTTCTTATCTTCCATAGACTGCTGAATTCGTTTTGGCCTTCTATCTTGACTCTATCTGTCTTTGGGTCATAGGAATACTTGTCATTGAAGTTGTCATAACATTCATCATTCAAGGCATTACCCAAGTGAAGATTATACTTCGGTACCCCAAGTTTACCAAGCCTTTCCCTTGCCAATTCCAGGATATCAGGGTCTAACTCTATGCCATAACACTTGTTGGGGTCTGCTCCAGCTAAAATACAGGCTGCCAACAGACCTCCACAACCACAGGTGGGGTCTATTGTTGTACCTTTTAAGTTATCAAAACCTTCAATGAGTTGAATAGTAAGTTCTGGTGGAGTAAAGAACTGACCGAATTCCTGTCTTTCCTTTTTATTTTTTCCAGCATATTGGACTTCCATCCAGTCATTGAATTCCTTTATGATTTTGTCTTTAATTTCTTGTGTTAATTTCATTTATCTTACCACACAAACTTGGAATAAAGAGACTTGGGAATGATTGTTTCTGAATTGGAATAACAGACAGAAATGCTTTCAGGGCTTGTCTCACAAATAGTATAAACCAGATTGAGTCTATCCAAATCAAATTTTCCGTTGTCAAGACAATACTGGAACATCTTAGGGGTAATTCTTGTCAGCTTTTCAAAGTCTTCTCCGTAGGCTCTGACAGCTTCAACAAAGTCCTTCATTCCATAGCACTCATAGGTCATTTTAATGAAGGTCTGGATTCTTCCACCAAGAGAAATCATAGAGGTTTTGTCTTCCTTATTATTGGTCTTGTTTTTCTTTCCCTTGGCTTTAGGCCCTCTCTTAACTCCTGTGAGTTCAGGCTCTTCCTCTCCAGTTTCTTCTTCTCTATTAAATATTCCAACCTCTATACTGGAGTTCTTTCTCACCTTCAGGTTGAAGCTTCCATCCAACTCAATTCCAAAGGCATTGAAATCATCAATAGAAATATTGCAATACTCATCAATTCTCTTTCCTGAAACAATATCTCTTTTAATTTCAGACATAATTTCATTCCAAGCACTATTGACATCAATGAGCTTGGTTTCTGTTCCATCCATAATAGAGAGATTGATAATCTTTGTCCAATCAATGAGACTATTCTTTACGGACTTATTCTTTCTCTTGGCATCATAACTTGCAGCAAAATAAGTAGCTTTGAGTGCAACATCCTTGCTATTGAAATAGACATAAACATTATTCTTACCATCATATGACCTTAGAAGTCTCCCTGCTGACTGGAAGATTCTAATCGGTGAATAAGTATCAAGCTCAAATACAAGCTTAGTAAGCTTAGGAATGGAAATTCCAGTTGTTCCTGACCCACAAGTAATAAGAAGAAAATTTTTGTCAGTAGTGTTGGTCTGAATGATATTCATCCATCTGTTTGTATCAGTGGGTGAGTGGAGCTGACCAATTTCCCAGTTGTTCTCTACCTTGGTAATCTTGGTGAGATTTCTGAATGCCTTTTCATAGTTATCACATCCATTTTTCTCACCAAGAAATACCATAATACACTGACCCTTGGCAAAGGGTGAAAAATCATATACAGGAATCTGGTTGGGAACAAATCCCATCTTATTCTTGAGGGTGATTTCATTTGAACGCTTAAGGAAAGCTGACTCAGCTGAATCCATAAAAATCTTGTTCATCTGAGCAGTCAGATTATTAGGATTACTCCAGAAAGCTGTTTGACTATACTGGTTAATCCCCTCATCTGTATACGATTTAATCAGGTCATAATCTCTCTGAGCGACTAGAAAACTTATTCTGGGGAGTCTTTTGAAGTAATAATTATCTGAGTTCTGAATAGCCTCATCTGAAATATTCCTTCTAAAATCAAGATTAGGATTGAATGACATACTTTTTATCTCCTCTAACTATCTTAATTATAGAGTATTTATGAGGTTTTGTCAATAGGAATAATCATTTTTCTTTCTTAGGTTTGGCTTTTAGTCCATAGGGTTTCATTTCATCAGAGATATAATCAATGACATTCTGTTTGGAGAAATCTGAAATAGAAGAAATCCTTTCAGCAAGGTCATTGATGTCTATCCTATAAGGAACATAATTTACATAGTTTAGGAGCTTATTATGCTTCTTATAGAGGAAAAGAGGGAACATAGCAATATCAGTGTCAAGATATCTTCTATAGTCCTCAGCATCCTTCAGGGAATCAAATCCAATTCCGCAATGCCATGAGCTGTTAGGTTTTCCTTTTTCAACTCCCTGATATTCAGGACAAAATGTATAGAAATCCCATTTCTGAATACTTGACTTTTTATCTCTATTTCCTCTTACTGCGGGAATTCCAACATAATACTTATTTTTATCTGGGGTAAATTTGGGATTAGGTACATATACGGATTCCTTTTTAATTTCGCCATTTACCTCAACCTCAAGGGTCTTTTGTACTTTGAAATATTCAAATTTATCTGACAATTTTTCCATTTTAGAAAACTCATTATGAATGAGTTTGGCCAATTCTGGATTAGATGTTCCTTCAAAAAGAAGTGTTTTCCAATAATCTGATTTTTCACCTCTCTTAAAATGAAATATTGCAACCTCAGAAGCAAATGATGCATCAAAATTATTTTCTCTGAGAGGTTCAACATCTACTATTTGTTCTTTAAGTTCGATAAATTTATTAATGTAAGCAAAGGATTTTACAAAAGTGGAAGGAGCTATTATTTTAGCTTCTTCTGAGGTAGCAACCATATGCTCAAGGATTTTAGCTACAGTTTCAGCACTTCCACTAAAAGGAGGGTTTCCAGCACATCTATTCATAATTGTGTTATCATCTTCCTTATCAAGTCTTATGTCTATATTTTTATTATAAAATTCAGGAGTATCCTTTTTTGAGAAATAGTATTTTTCAATTATAATTTTTTCATCTTTAGAATAGGCAATATACCTAATATAATTAGTCTTAGGATAAGAATTTATCATTCCTTCAAGGAACTCCCATCCACCAAAGACCTTTATACTTCTAACTTCATCGGTACTCATATCCTATCTCCTTACTTACATATAGAGTATAACATAGATATGGGTTATTGTCAATAGTCTTAAGCAAGTTTCTCAATTTCATCCTTCTTAAGATAACAATCACAGAGGCTGTGATAAGCTACTGCATCATAGACACTGGATGATTCATTTGGGAAAGGAGTAGCCGTCACATCAAGAATTTCGGCACCCTTAAGTTTAATAGGGAGGTCTTCCTTCTTGTCTTCATTCCATGAACCAAAGTGAGCCTCATCATTAACTATGACATCAAAGCAGAAGTCATTAAGGACTTCATACTTCTGATAGTTATTGTTCTTCTTGAATCCATAAGAGGATACACAAAGGATAGCAACCCTATCTTTGTTCTCAGGATTATTGACAAACTCCATATACTCAGTAATATTATCAAATACAGAAAAATCTGTAAAATCAATGTGAGTATTGATTGTTTTAATCCACTGAGAGATAACATCAGGCTTATAGGTCTTGATTATGACTCTAGTGGCTCCAGAGTACTTTACATACCAAAGAGTAATATAGGTCTTTCCACCACCAGTCTGCTCACTGAGAAGAAGTCTGTAAAAATTCTTCTTGTTTCCATCCTTGAAGTGACTCAAAAGGATTTCAAGGTCTGCAATCTGAAATGAATTAGGAACAAACCTATCAAGAGACTTATTATTTCTTCTGAAGCTCTCCTTATAAGCTATGATATCTGAAACAATATCAACAGGATTCCCATCTTCTTCATCAAAATCAAACATTTCGGTAGGCTTACATTCAGTTAGGGTATAAACCCTATGATATCCATTCTTATCAAGAATTCTGTGAATTTCCTTATCTGTAAGGCTAGAATTAAGGACTCTGAAAGAATCCCAATTAATCATTTCAGGATTAATTCCAACACCAAGCTTAGCCTGAATTTCTCTGAGGACTCTCTTCTTTCCAGCTTCAGTGAGTTTATTATTCTGATAGGTTTTTGCTGAAAGGTCTATCTGACCAATCATAGTTGTTCTATTAGGATAAATAGCAGCTGTGGTTGTACAGAATCCATTTTCCTTAATGCTACCTTCTTTGAATCTGAAAACATAAATTCCTTTCTTAGCCATTTGTGGCCTCCTTTACTTACACTGATAATATACCATATCTTAAAAAGATTGTCAATACCCAAAGCAAAAAAATCCCTCTTTTTCAAGAGGGAATAATTACTTTTTCACATAGACCAGATCACCGCAGTCATATACCTTGGTGAATCCCTTTTCCTCAGCCTGCTTCTCAGTCATTCTTGACAGGTCTGACAGTACTTTTGATTTGAAGTCTTTTGTGTAATATATCTTGGGTGGGTCAGCTCTTTCAGGCAGGAATCCAGCTTCCTTGAAATCCCAACCATCATCAATTCTTCTGTCGGCCTTATATGTCAATGGAAGTTCCAAGTCTTTTATAAGCTCAGCAAGACCGTTCTTGACCCTTATTGTCCTGGCCTCACAATATCTCAATATCTCTCCTTTCTTATAGGACATGACGGCTATGAGATTGGTGTCATAGAATATTCCCCTGTAATCCGTGGCAGAAGGGTCATTACCCAACAGACAGCATCTGTCGAGAAAGTTCTTTCCCTCAGCCTTGGTCAATGGGAGAATCCTGCAGTCCTTTATGTCTATGGGTGTCTGCTTACCCAGTGCCCTTCTTATGAGGTCTATGACAAGGGGCTTCTTCTGTTCCCATTCATCAGAGAATATATGTATGAGTCTTATTCCTCTTTTCTCGCAGCCCAAAGTCTTTCCAAGATGATATCCAGGTGTCTTGTCATTGGCGGAATGATAATACAACCCATCAAACTCTATACCTAATTTCTTTGAGGGTAAATAAATATCTATTTCTCTACCGTTCAGCACCTGTCTGTCAGACCTATAAACTGGAGTTCCGGGAAACTCCAAGGCAACCATGTTGGCTACTTCAGTCTCCTCCTTTGAGACTCCCTGAGGTATCTTATAACTGATTTTCCTTGGCTTGAAAGGTCTGTGCTTTTTGTATTTTATCATACAGATTTAGTGAAGTATCATTTATATTAAAGGTGTAAAAGAAAAATAATATGTGCAATAAGATAATGGAATTCGTTCAATGCAGGAACTGCCCTAGGATAAAATCAGACGGGCCGGAACCTGGGTATTACTATAAGAAAGTGGGTAATTATACCTTCATACAGGAGTGTGATTGCCATAAGAGATGGAGAGAGGATTCAGCCAAAGAGGCTGAGATGATAGCATCCAACATAACCTATGATTTCCCCTTTGAGAACTATGTAGGTAAGAAAAGTCTCAAGGAGCTTGAATGCCTCAAGAAGATATCCAGGAACCCTGATTTCTTCAGGGACAAGAAGATGATATACATATGGGGTCCTAACGGATGCCAGAAGACCTCTATGGTTCAGGCATTAGGTAAGGAGCTCATTCTCAAGGGATATACCGTCCAATACACTCTTATGTCCAATCTCATAACCAATCTTGTGTCTGATTTCAGTGAGAGTGATTCAGCCAAGGAGAAGAAGGATTATTTCATCAAGAGATGCATGGACTGTGACTTCCTCATCATAGATGAGGCTTTTGATTCCAAGAAGATAACCCTTTATGCATCAGGGTATCAGATTCCGTATCTTGACACCTTTCTCAGGACAAGATTCGAGATTAACGGAAAGTCAATCATATTCGTGTCAAATGTATCCCCCAGAAACATAGCTGATGTGCCTCTTTCAAGGAACGGAGAGCAGGTCAAGCAGGGATTCGGAACGAGCATCCAGAACCTGATAGAGAGGAATGTGAAGCAGTCAGAGCTTCTGTTCCAGGATGTATGGGTGGAGAATGTCAATAAACTAGACAGAACGGAGTTATTCAACCAATGCCAGAATTGAGAAAAGCAGGGTCTAACCCTGAGATTATAGCTGAATACAGACTTCTCAATGCTCTGGTGAGGAATCCATCATATCTGGATGATTCCAGGGTCACAGAGGATGTGTTCATCAATGAGACCGCAAAGAGCTTCTTTGAGGCCATAACAGACCTTCATGGAAGGGGAATAGACATAACACAGCCAAGTCTGTTCCAAGCCGCATATAACATAGACATAACTGCCACTGAGCAGGAAGTCAAGAGGATATTTGAGTTCGACCCTGAGGGGGCATCCACCCTTGATGACATAATCCATACCCTTACAGTCACTAAGGCCAAGAAGTCTGTCCTTGACAAGGTGGAGTCCATAAGGAAGAGCCTCATGGCTCCCGGTGACCTAGACCTTGAGAAAATAAACAACAGACTGTTCGATATAGAACAGGATGTGTCCAAGATAGGAAAGCCATCATCAAAGCTGTTGAGCTATCAGGAGTGGACAGACAGATACATCCAAGACCTTGAGGAAAGGAAGAAGGGAAGAAGATACTCTTTCGGGGATATCCATCTCGACAAGTATCTGTTCAAGGGTGCTGCCCCTGGGTGCATAACCATAGTCACTGCTCAGACCAACATGGGTAAGTCCACCTATGTTCTGAGCCTTATGGATGGGGCAATAGAGAACAATATCCCCTGTATGTATATCTCTCTTGAGATGGGAACCATAGACACCATGGACAGATTGGTGGCCAGCAGACTAGGCATTGAGAACCAGGAGCTCTATAATCCTGAGAACATGGAGGGTATCATAGAGCAGGTGCAGGAAGAGGCCCAGAATCTCAGCAACAGAAAGAACTTCTATTTCTGTGAGGCCACTGGTGTTGACATAGCCAAGCTGAGAGCCCTTGTGAGGGAGTTCAAGCAGAAGACCAAGAAGGACTATTGCATAGTCGCCATTGACCTTTTGTCAGGAATGAAGGGATTCATGTCTGCCACCAACGGGGCATCCACAGCCAATGCCATTGAGGTGAACATGAACAAGCTTGAGGAGCTGGCCAAGGATGAGAATATCCATATCATAGGTGTTGTTCAGCTGAACAGAAGCAGTGACAACTACAAGATAAGTCATGTAGAGCAGATAAACGGACTGAGACCTGGATTAGGTGATGTCAAGAACTCAGGAGCATATGCTGAGAAGGCCACAACCCTTTTGGCTCTGTTCAGACCCAAATATTATGCTGACAGATACTGTAAGGAGGACCCTGCCTCCGCCACCTTACAGGACATACTTGAGGTCCAGGTCCTCAAGGACAGGAACGCACAGGCAGGCAAGATATTCAAGTATATGTTTGACGGAAAATACTTCAGGTTACTCCCTCTTATGGAGGATGAGGACCCTGGAAGCATTGACAGTCTCAGGGATATAGATTTCTGACATACATATTATTCTTCTTTTTAAGGGTATGAAGCGATTCATACCCATTATTTTTTGATGCAATTACCCCTTGAACTAATTTTTTATATAGACTCATACTTAAGGAGAGTTATAAATGACCGCAAATAAAAGAGATAAAGTGATACTCAGCTCCATAGGTGAAGCTGAGAGAGAAGTGAAAACTGCTATGACTGTCCCTGCAGGATATATCGAGATAAGGCTTTCCACAAAGGGAAAGGTGGGAGCTCCTGAGGTTATCCATGTAAGGAACTTCAAGATATCTGATGTCATGGCGCTCTCAATGTCAGGGCCATCAGACCTTCCTGCAAGGCTTATAAATATACTGAATGATGTGATACTTGAAGATGTGGATGTGGCTCAGTGGCATGAGAAAGAGATTGAGGAGCTAATGGTCTATATCTTCCTTCAGTTCTATAGTGGTATCCTTAAGGACATACAGTATCCTTTGACTGAAAGTGATATAGATTATATAAGAAAAATGGAGGATGGAGAGAAGAAGCTCCGTGATATAGAAGAAGGAAGATGGATTCCCAGAACTGACATAGATATAGCCAATGGGGTTGATACCTATGATATCCCTGAGAATTATTCTTCAAGGGTCACTGTGACCAACAAGAAAACAGGGTTCAAGGTCACCTTCGATTATATAAAATATGGAGACCAACTGGTCATAAAGAATTGGCTGGATTCTTATTTTGATTCAGAGGAGAAAAGATTCTCCAGAATCAAGAGACAGTTGGAAGTGAACAACAATCTGTCTTCAAGATTCATGGATAATCCTGAAATGATAGATAAGTATATAGAAGTTGATAAAAATGAGGAAAAGGAATACAGGGATTATCTGATAAGAAGAACACAGACCATTACTGATATTGCCAACGTGGTATCAATAGTGGAGATTGACGGTGAGGATGTCAGCGGATTGTCTGTGGGTGAGAAATATGATAAATTGGCACATGATGCAAGAATAGACTATAATCTCATAGCTCATCTTTCAAAGATACAGGCAAAGACTCCCATAGGAATCAAGCCTGAGGTGACCATGAGAAGTCCTATAACAGATGAGGTAGTGAAACGTCCATTTTCCTTTCGAATCCCTGCTCTCATTCAAGCCATGCAGCTATCAGGATTTGATGACTCTGATGACTGCTTTGATGATGAAAATTAATGTCTCCTACAATGAGATATTGGACATGCCTTTCCATATGTTCAATGGATTCTTAAAGACTTTGAAAAGTCTGATGGAGACTAAACCTGAAACTGGAGTATGATAAATGGCTGAAAACGGAGCTATGTTCAGCGAGAAGTCTGGAATAGAGAATCTTATAGACAGACTAAAGTCTTTCTTTGATGACGGAGATTCTCAGGAGAACGGAGAGAATCCATCTCAGAAGAAGACCACAGGAGAAGGGGGAAGTATACCAAAGAAGCCTAAGCCTGATGATTTCAACAGGATGATAGGAAATCTTGGTCTTACTGTTCCCACAGGATTTGTTTTGCTCCATAATGATCTCCTGGATATAACTGATATCCTCAATAAGAAAGGGTCATCTGGAGGTGGTGGCGGTGGGGCTGTCAGTACAGCATCCAATGTAATTACAGCAATTTCCACAACAGCCTCCGCAGTTACTGATATAATCAGCGCCATCAAGTCTCCCGCAGGATTAGGGGATATTCTTGATAATGAAGAGATAAATGACCTTCTTGCCCATGACCCTGATGTTTATACAATAAGACTGGCAGGAACTAAGGGGTATCTCAAGGCCTATTATCAGGATATGATAAATACCCTGGGATTTGAATGGGATATGTCCACTGGTGAACTTACTGAAAGCACAGGTAAGGGAAGTGGAGTTCATGACTTCGCCAGTGGTTTGGCCTCATTTGCAGGTTCCTTGGTTCAGAGTGTAGGCTCTGCAATCATGAATCTCATGGAGGAGAGTAAGCTCAACTCCATACCTGAAATACTTCAGATACGTAAGGAAGGTTATGTTGCATATCTTAAGGCATATTACTCCAGTATGCTTACTGAATTCAATCTCACTTATGATTGGGATTCCCATACAGCTGTAGAGAAGCAGACAGGTTGGAGTCTTTTCGGTCAGATAGGAAGAGGTCTTGGAGATTTCTACGGTGGAATAGTAGGTGGTACTGCCAGCGCTATTGGAAATGCCATAAATAACGGAGTTCTGGATACTGACCCAGAGGTCCATGCCATACGTAAAGAGGGATATATAGCTTATCTGAAGGCATATTACTCCAATATGCTCACAGAGTTCAACCTGACCTATAACTGGGACACCCATCAGTCAGTCTCCAAAGAAAGCAATTGGAGTCTCTTCGGTAAGATAGGAAAAGGAATAGGAGATCTTTTCGGAGGTATAGTAGGCGGAACAGCCAATGCCCTTGGAACAGCGATTAATAACGCAGTATTGGATACTGACCCAGATGTCCATGATCTCAGAAAAGAGGGGTATATGGCTTATCTCAAGGGATACTGGATATCTACTCTGGAGACTCTGGGGTTCTCACTTCAGGAAGACGGAACTCTGGTATCTTTGGTCGATGGAAGGGAACAGAGGAAGGGCCTTTTCCAGAATGTCAAGGAGCTGTTCACAGGAGATGCCACCACACAGATAAACAATAAGATAAAGAGTTCCCTTATCAATAATCTTGATACTATATTCAAGGATATGACCGTACAGACTTCATGGGAGTTTGTAGGTAAATACATGGGAGGATTCCTGTCTTCCTATTTTGAAGGCCTCCAAGATGATATTGAGAGCAATGCCAGTTCTTGGGATATGGATAAGAGCACCAAGAAAGCTTTCGGAAAAGCCATATTGGGGGCAATCTCTGATAATTTCAATGCTGATAGTCTGAAAACCTCAGTTGAGGTTAATTCCATAGATTATACTTCAACTCTAAAGGATATAAAGATGACTCTCAATTCAGTCAAAAGCTTCATGACAGACATATACAATAGTATAGGGTCTGATATACAGACTGATATAAAGACTATAGCTGACAATTCGGGTAAAGTTCCTCCTGTGGAAAGTGTGAGTGGCACGAACTTCGATTATGCAGGTGCTGAGCCTAGGTGAGGTGTGAGATATGAGCAATGATTTCGGTTTTCCAGAGATAAACACCAACAGAACCATAACAATGGTTACCTCAGGAGACGATAGAAGGGACTGGAGAGGAAGTCTGTCAAGATTGCTGGGAATACAATCCAACAGGAAGTTCGGGAATCCTGGAGCCTCCATATTCGATAACAGTGAGACTTGGGATGTAGATGACAGGGTTCATCTTCTCATAACTGAGAACAAAGGACTCAAGTCAGAAAGCTCTCCTGATAAGCCTTTGAAAAGCCTAGCCAACATAGACAGTGGCAAGGGAATGATAGGAAAGATAGGAAAGATAGCCATAGGAGCTATTTCCGCTCTTTCCGCTTTCGGAGATACAGAATCTGATACAACTTCAGGTTCATTCTACCCTTGGATATCCAATATCAGCGCATGGAGCGGTGGGCAATCCATAAAATTGAATCTTAAGTTTGAGTTCTCTATGGGGCAATATGGATTATGGAATGCCAAGGAGGAAGTTGTCAAGCCTATATTGAATCTTCTGGCTCCTACACTCCCCCAGTATCTAGATCCCGCCATGATATACGGGTCATATCCCAATTCATGGGGTCTGCTTGCAGGATTCATCAAAGGAGTCAGAGAAGAGTTCTCAAAATCCAAGTCATCCAGTTCTGTGACTACAGCTGATACAACCAAGAGCGCAGGGAAGAATCCCCCACAGAATTATGTGGATGCATATGAAGGGATGGAGGATATGGACAATACCTCAACATCCCAAGGGGAGTCCTCTGGATTCAGCCTTCAAAGCATGGCAAAATATCTTGAGGAGTTGGCCCTTAAGGAGTATAAGGAATATACTTACGATATAACTTTCGGAAATATGTTCACATATTATAAGATGCTTCCGATTTCTGGAGCTGCTGAACTATCCAATGAAGTGGACCAGTATGGATTTCCTATATCTGGAAATGTCAACCTGACCTATGAGGGACTCATGCCTGTATCTCTCTCAACATATACATCTGAGGAACTTGCAGTTCAATTCGGTCAAGGAGGAAAATACCCTACAAGAAGTGGATTTTTGGGAACGAATTTCAACGGAAGTCAGAACGGGTATAATACCTGAGGTATAAGGAGTTAAGGATATGCAAAGCAGATATGACTTTATGGTTGAGAGTTCAGTGAGGGATGAGGTATCAGGAAGTCTTTATCCTGATCCTCTGTCATTGAATTATCAGAATCTGGTGGCTCCTGCCAAGCTTCATGTGGAATCCCATCTTTCAGATGAGGATATTATGTTCCTGTGGGAAAGAGCCTCAAGATATTATGGAACACCTGAATGGGATGATATTGTCCTTATGGTGAACAATATTCCTCATATAAATCTTTTGAGGAACGGTGATAGCCTTATATTCCCGTCAGAGGCAGATATAAAGACCGCTTTCAGCAAGGAGTCATCAGTATGAAAGTAAGGATAGAGTTTGAGGATTCCAGGATAGGGGTTCTCTCTTATAATAATCTCTCCAGCATGACTTTCATATGCAGTATATTCAAGGTGTTTTCCATGGCTCATCTTGTTGTCTCTGACTTCGCCAAGGCTTCATTCAACATGATAAAGAGCGGTATGCCTGTCAACATAGTCTTTGTGGATGATAACGGAAAGGAATATATCAACAGAATGAGGGTGCTTTCTTTCTCAAAGGCTCCTGATTCAAGAGCCAGCTTCAGAGACCCTGTTGATATGACCCTCATATCATCCATGTATTTTGATACATCATCAGGAACCTTTGTTCATGAAGGAAGCATAGGAACCATATTTGATAATATAATGTCAAGGTTCTTCAAAGGGTCTGTGGAATCATATAAGGGAACAGTCACCAATGATTTACCTGCAAGAAGATATCAGACATCAGAAAGAACCCTTGATTTCATGAAAAGGATACTCAAATACGGTATGAAGGATGATTTCCCGGTATATCTGTTCCATGATGACAGAGGTGTTCTCAGATTGAGGGGTATCAAGGAGATGTCCATGGAATCCCCTAAGTTCACTGCAGTTCCCCATATGGGAGCCATGCCTCCTGAGACCAAATCATCCAGTGTCACTGAGCCTACTGTGACTATGTGGGATTTTGTGTCGCAGTTTGACGGAAGAACCGCCTGCTCTGAAATTGAGACCAAGCTTACCTCAGCCAATTTCAGATTCCAGAAGATGGTGCAGTCAAAATACAATTTCAAGAGTGTGGAAAATACCACCAACCAGGTCCAAAGCAAGGTGCCCAAGAAAACAAGATTCATGGGGTGGAATCTCACTCCTACGGATGCATCTGCCATAGCAGCCAAGGAATCCTTTGAGGATACCTGCAAGACCTGCTCTCTCAAGGCACTTTTCAAGGGACTGGATGTTGAGAATCTTAATCTTGGGGATACAGTGAACGTCAAGCTTCCCTATGACAAGTCATCAAGGAACTCGTTGGGTCAGGCCTCGAATCTCAGTGAGGGAAGATACCTTATAACTGACTTGGAGTTCACTCTTAATGAAAGTGTTGTACAGACAATGGCCACAATGATACAGGTGGCCTGCTAATTTTTTCACGCAAAATCAGTTAAGACTAATTTTTCTATGGGCTACGGTTTCTATTTAGGTCAAGTTGTATCAGTATCCTCTGATAAGGATAACAGATTGGGAGTAAGGGTTCTTCCTCAGATGGAGGGTATTCCTGATTCCAAATGCCCTGCTTGGCCTTCCTTTTTCAGGGATGAGTTATATACAGGTCATAGGGGTGATTTCGTTTGGGTCATCTGTGATGACGAGTTCTCTTTGGGGTATGTGTTCGGATTGGCCAATTATAATACATACTCTGATGTAGGTGAGTTTGAGAAGAGCTTTGATGGCATCAATCTGTCAATTCCCTCTGATTTGAGAAAGAAGATGTCTGAGTCCATGATATCCATAGAGGGAGTGACTCTCAGTCTGGATAATGTCAAGGTGACCTACTGGGATGACAATTGCATCCATTACATAGAGAGGTCCACCGGTGGACAGATAATAGCCTATAAATCAGGAAGCCTTTATGTGTTCAGACAGGATGAATGTATAATAAAGATAGGAAAGTCTATACTTAGACTGGATGCCAACAGCCTTTCAGGGGTGTCTAAGACCATAAATATGCAAGGAGATTACATAGGTCTTGGAAACAGTGAGAGCTTGGGTCATGTTCTTGTGACCAATGGCTCCAGCTCATTGGGAGCTTATCCTTCCAAGACGGTGCATGCTTAAAGGGGATGTCATATGGATGAATTAGGAAACAGGTCTTTACCTGAAGCTTATGAAGCCAACATATCATATGTTCAGTCTCAAGTTGAGACCCTTGGAAAGGATACCATGGAGGGTCTGGGAAAGCTGAGATCAAATGCATCCCAGTTTGTGAATGACCTTTCAGATGTGGTGATAGGTGAGGACCTCGCCAATATAACCTCCACAGCAGGTGATGTGGCTGCAAGATACCTTGAGAGCAAGATACAGTCACTCAAGGAAGCTCTGATAACAACCACTCCTGTTGAGGTGAGGGCACTTATCAAAGAGGTATCTCCATATGTTCAGTCCCCTGCTGAAGCGGGAAATGCCCTCAAGAGCAAATTGACTGATATGGTCAGTCAGCTGGGTCCTGGAGGATCTTTCTGGAAGAATCTGGGAGAGGATTTCCTCAGCTTTGCTTCAGGTGATGCCGCAGTTCAGAGCACTCTGGCCAATCTCAATTCAGTCAAGCTGTTCGCTGACGGATTGAATCTGGTGTCTGATGCAATAGATACCGCCAAAAAGATATTCAATACAGTTGAACCTTACATACCTCTGGTTGAGGTAGTGGCTGACCTTTTCTCAGCAGGAAGAACACAGAATGCCGCAGACGGACAGAAGGCGGGCATGGAGATTGTTGAGAATGCAGAGACTGTTGCACAGAAGCTCACCACTTTATATCTGGGATCATTCAGAAGATACATCTATTCTCTCAAGATTCCTATTCCCAATCTTCTTTTAGGTGCAATAAATACCTTGAGCGTAAGGGATGCCATAACCAAGGACTGGTCAAACGGATGGTTGGGAGCTGTCTTTGATGAGGATTTCTATGACCAGACAGTCTATTCCTATACGTGGGAGACCTCATGGAACAAGACCATAAGAGATACTCTGGGTTCAATGGAGAATGCCCTAAATAACTGGGAGAACCTCAATTTCACTGATTTCAACGGTAATCCCATAACAAGAGGTGAGTTCATGAAGTCCAAGTTCATGACAACCTTCACACAGAACTTCATGAGACAGGCGGTTGCAACTGCCCGTAAAGAAGCACGGATAAGGGCATATGGGGCGTCTGATTGGGTCAACAACTACTCTGATGATTCAAAGTACTCAGGGGATAGAGGCATAGGAGACGGGTCAAAAGAGAAAATGAATCTGCTGTCCTTCCAACAGTCCCTGTCAGCATCCAATGCATTCGGATTATCACCTTTTAATACAACAAGTTCAATAAGGTCATTATCTGGCCAGATATTGGAGAGATACATATAATGCCAGCAAACATAAATGATTATTCAGAACAGGCCATACATACCTCAATAGTGGATTATCTCAAAGAGGATGGAGCCATTTGCAGCTCATCATCCAAGATGTATGATATCAATGAGACAAACGCGGGAGGTAATGGGGCCCGTCTGGCTTTCAAGAATATAAATGACAGGATAATAAGATATCATAGCATACTGGAGTTCCTTGAGGGTGAGAAAAGGGCTAATATTTATGAGTCCATTCCTGTGATTGATTTCGTCCATAAGGAGAATACAGGATTCCTTGAGAGCTATTATTCTGATGAGAGCGGCCTCTACACCAAGATAATATCTGATATTCCTATGGATGCCAAGAAATCTGATTTGGACCTTATTAAGGAAAATGACCCTTATACAGTAAACAGAGCTCTTATGGGTCTAACCATGTCTGAGCATTTTTATGGAACTTCCGGAAAGGAGATGTCTGACTATAATCTTCAAGTCGCATATCCTGACCTCAATGACCATGGATATATCTATAAAGGTGTAAGGTCATACAAGGATCCCCCTTCATCCAAGGAATCAGGAGGATACAGCGGAAGCATATCATCCACATATTATACCTCCATAAACATATGGAAGATAACAGACAATACTGTCATCAATTTCAGAGATGCCTCATCTGCTGGAGAAATACCCTCAGGGTCAGTCAATGTAGACAACGATAGAAATGTAAGACTCAAGGGCAATGACTATTATTATGTCTATAACAATAATGACGATATTATAGTTCTCAATGCAAGTGAATCCATAAGACCCAATTACTTCAAGGATTCCAATGGAGCCAATAAGAATTCTTATGAGTTTGAAAACACTGATGGAATAAGAGTTGTCAGCCATGAGAAGGTAGACGGTGCATATTGTCAGATAAACATACAGAGAGATGACCTTCTGGTTCTGATTCCTACATCACAGTATTCTCTGGACAGCAATAAGTTCGTTCTATGCAAACGGGTGAAGATAGACCATAATTTTGAATGGAGATACTTTGTACTGTTTTTCTCTGATGCCATGGGAATTCCTGATGCTTTCCATTGTAAGGAGGTGTTCTATAATGATAGGATACCTTTCGATTCTTTGGGAATAACACAGAAAAGCGAGCAGGATACTTTCATAAGGATAATAGGCAATTTCATCCATTTTGAGGAGGAATACTATTCAGATGCATCAGGTCTCCTGAACGGATACTTCTGTGAACCTCAGGAGATTGAGAAAACAATCCAGGGGCGTAAGGTCACCAAATGGAGATATACAAGGCCTCTGGGTTCATTGGAGAATGACTCATCCATAGGAAGGCTTTATAACGGAGGTAATTTCCTTTCCAAGAACACCATAAAAGGAGAACCTCTTGCGCTTACCCCTCATGATAAGATATGGGTGGATGGAGCAGGAACTGAAGCGAATACCAAGGGTAAGGCATCCTTGTTTTACAGGAATCTTCTTAATGGTAACTCCTATCTTACAGCATTCCAGTCAGACCCTTCATCATATTATTATGATTTTAATAACTGGAACAACAGCAACATATCTCCGTTGGCACTGACCAATGTGGTCACAATGACCAACATATCCAATAGGGATTCCAGGTATCTCAAATATAGAGATAAGTTTGACAATTGTGATTCTCTGGCTGACATAAAGAGATATATAGAGATGTATTCCACATCCATCAGGGTATCTGGTAGTGACAAGATATTGGAGCTTAATGAATCAGAGAGGGGTGTATCCTACTATAACACCACCACACAGAAGACTTTCTGGAGCTGGCTTGTAGGAGACAAGAAAGTAGGAAGCGGCGGAGAGAATAACAAGGTGGAGGAGCACTTTGACCTTCTTTTCCATGTGAATTACAATTATGAAAAGAAGAAAGAGAGATTGAGGATAAAGGATATCTTCACACTTTCACCTTACGAGATATTCCTTTCTGCCAGCGGTGCTTCTGTGACCCCCACTTATACCAGAATAGTGGATTTCGAGGGATCAGGAATCCCCATAAGTTCCCTTATGAGTATGGGAGCAGAATACTACAAGAGATTCATAAATACAGATTTAACGGGTGTCTATGGTATATATGAGGAGAAGTGGCCAGCAGCTCCCATACTGGTATATCCAGAGAAAGAGGATGCCTATCCTTTTGCCATGATTCTTCTGTCAAGACAGGATCTTAATCTCAGAAAGAAAGATGTAATCAGCTTATGGAACAACAGTGCCAAGAAGTATCTAATGCTGGAAGTGTCATCCATGGATACCATACTTCCTTCAGAGGTCAATAAGGCCCATTACATGGGAAGGGAGTCTGATTCAGGCGGCCATCTGGATAAGACCGTGAACTGGACGTTCTCAAAGACAAGGAACTTCGATGTGGAAGTCACCTATTATGATGATGACGAGGATGAGTATGATGAGGATGATGACAGAGGAAGCAGAAGACGTCGCCATAAGACCACTGGAATAGAGTCCCGTCCTTATATAGGGTTGGACAGAAGCCATGACTGCTATATCTACTATCTCACTCCCAAGGAGCTGTCCTTGGATGCTCTTGAGGGGAAGTTCTATGATACCCATGATAATGTCATAAACATAAGGGATAAGTTCGGTATAGAATATATGGTCCCCACTGTGAACAGCTCTGATTATTTCCATTGTGATATGGATTTCAGAGGGATTGATGACATAGTCAGATATACCCTTACCGTGAACTCAGGGGACAGCCTCAATACTCTCAGGAACTCATCCATAATCAGAGGATTGCCTAATCTTGCTGACAGCGGAGGAAGATTCAGTATAAACACCTTGAAGAACCAGCTCAGCAGACTCCCTTGGGGAAGCTCTTTGAGAGGATTCTATTCAGAGTTCATAGATTCCTTTGATGATAAGTATCATAGAGAAAGATATGAAAGGGTGTTCAAGAACCTATATAGAAGCATACTGGGGAGTCTTGAGATATCAGAGAGAACTTCTGACGAGAACGGAAGACCTGTTCCTGAGAACATAATATATCTGAGGGATGTCAAAGGATTGGTGTCCAATCTCAATAACATAATCCCTATACTCAAGGATACTCTCAGTTCTGGTTTAAGTATAACAGATGCTGATGGAAGTCAAGTTATTCTCACAAAGAACGATGTGAAGTCCCTTGAAGATAGATCCACCAAATGCTCTCCCTATACAAGATGGATATACAATATCTCCAACAGCTATAACAAGAGCAGAAGCGCTGAAAGCATCCCATGGAAGTTTACAGAGGTTCAAGGATACGATGATGTTCCTTCGCAGCATCTCCCATATTATGAGAAGGTGGGAGAGGATTCATATCGCCTTGTAGATCCTCAGCCTGAGGCAGGTGACCCCATGGGCACCTACTATGTGAGGTCTTTGGATAAGACCCTACAGGCTTTGGTCAATGATGGTCAGAACAGTGTTCTGAAGGTGAGTCTGAATGAGAGCTCTTCAACCAACAGATGGTACTCGTTCTCTGAGATAATAAGCATAATGGACAGATATGAGTCTGACGGAGATGATGGGCTCAACCTGAGCTGTGCTGAGAGCATAGACGGGATATTCGGAAATGGAACATATCCTTTCATAAGGGTGTCAAATGAAGCCCTTGATATTCCTTTGGCCAATATGGATTCATTCCTTGATTCATATGCATCCAAGTTGAACGGAATCATAGAGGATGTCTTGTCCAAATATGTGTATATCTATAAGAAAGACGGAACAGACCTCTATGTGAATACTCTCAAGGATGAGTATAAGAAATACTTCACATCCAGTTCAGTTGAGAATGCAGTCAGTCAATCAGGAAATGTGGACATAGATAAGCTTTCCATAAGATTCGGAACAAGAAGCAATCCCAACACCAATATTCTTCCTATATATTCCAGATTGGCTAGCCTTTTGAACAGTCCCAACGGGATAAGTAATTTTATAAGTACTGGCTCAGGATTCTCCAGCATCGTAACCCAGGCAGCCTTGGCACTCAGTATAAGGAATATGGATGGTGAAGCTCTGAGAGACAAGTTCGGATTGTATGACGGAGAGTCTGGATCAGTGACACAGGGAACCAGGGAGGCCCTCTTGAAGCAGATAAGGAATCTGATAATAGAGGACCTTAATAAGGTGCTTCAGGTCACAAAGGACTCAATCTCCCTCAGTGGAGGAGTGTTCAACTCATCTGTATCCTCTTCTATATCCAATCTCTTCAAGAAGTTGTTTAAAGGACTCAATATCTTCAAGTCAGTGAACGAATATGTGGATATTGATGATTTCAAGAAAGAATATGTGGATACTGATAACGGAAGAAAGTTCAAGGTGTCTTTTGATTTCCCTGAGGTAAGGTACGACGGAGAGTTGGTTCCAGGTGACCAAGGGTCAGTGCTGTTCAAGACTGATTACAAGTATACCAAGCAGGACATAGCCAAAAACACCTTCAGGATTCTTGCCAAATACATAAGATACTCTCTCAGCGGTGTAAGTGCAAGGGACAGCAACAGCAGTAATACCATATATGAGGTCCAGGGTGTGAAGAACGTCATGGGGGAATCCCCTGACCTTCATCCTGAGGGTCTCTATGGAATGAGATATCAGATACTCAACGGAAGAATGAACAGAATAAACGGTCCCCTTTATATGGCTGCGCAGAGACTCATAGATGGAGGATTCTTCTCAGACTGTAAGAGGATATCTGACCAGACCATAGACAGCTATGCCATGTTCGCCAATGTTCTTCCTGTGGCCAATATGGATGCAATGACTTATATCCCTACACAGAAGGCCTCTTTGACCACTGTGGATATGAAGGGAAAGTTCTATTCTGACAAAGAGATGGAAAGTCTGAGGAATGCCATTAACTCCCAATGCGTCCTTACCTGCACCAAGTGCGCGGTCAAGGAATCATGTCCTTTCTATGACCAGAATGAGGTCATAAAGATGGCCTGCACACCTATGGAGACCATAGATATTTATCTGAAGGATAATGAGCTTGAGTTGATTGATGAGGATTCAATAGAGGTGGTGGAACTCCCTGTAGGGGGAAGATTTGATGTCAATGACCTCAAGCTCACCCATATGGAGTATTCTGAGATATTGGCCAAGAAAACGGATGAGATGACACAAAGATATGACACCCTCAACCTCAGTGACCTCAATAATGAGCTGATAAGGGCTACTGGTCTGAGTTACAGTGATTATGTGGCGGATGACATGAGATGGCTTCTTGGTGGAAGATACGGAACTGTGGAGTATAACGGAGCATTGAGGGACCTCATAGGTGATAACTTCGTTGATATGAAGGATAAGATATCTCCTTACAAATATTGTTATGATGCCTTGTTCATGAAGATAAAGGGGATAGACAACACAGGAAAGCCTATGAGTCAGAAAGTCCCTTACATGACTGAGGACTCATACATAGGATACAGACTTTCAGCCAATTCCTATCCTGTCACATATGAGGTGGGCCCTGTCAATCAGAAGAAGAGATATAAGGTCAAGGTAAGGCTCAAGATGCCCGCATATGTGAAGATGCTTCATGATGCAGGTGAGAATGATGATGTTTACCTTGTCTCCGATGATGTCAAGGACCCGAACGGAAAGGCCATAGACCCTGTTATCTATCTGGGTAAGGCAAGGAACATACAGTATGCCTTTGATATCATAGAGGATGACCCAGGAACAGAGAACTCTGAGAGAGAGGGTCTTGACCTTGATGATACCAATATCTATGCATCTGATGTCGCCCAATGGTGCATCAATTATATGAAAGGTCATTGCACTGATGACCCTGTGGGAAAGACAGATGTGTTCTCCAATAGAGACCAATATTGGATGAACAAGGTCTACAAGAGATTGAACATAGACGGTAAGGAAGTGTGGAAGGAGTATCCTGGAAGACCCAGACAAGCCACAGGATTCCAGGAGATTCTCATAGATCCTGAGGATTTTGATGACGTCATGGCTATCTCAGGTCATCCTATGATAAACACCTATTATGATTTCATCAGAAAGGTGTCCATAAGGATATACGACCCGAGCATAGAGAATGAGGATGACAGATGGCTAATCCCTTGGGTCAATCCCAGCATTCTTCCCGCTGACAAGAAGAGCAGTCTTGATGACCTTAAGGAGGCTCAGAGAGCCACCTTACCTCTGATGAAAACGAACCTCAGATTGGTTGTAGTCAAGGCCTGATAAAAAATAACCCTCCTTTAAAGGAGGGTTTGTTTTTCTCTGAATATAGGTTTTCAGAGGGTTACAGAGTTCAATCCGCTCTTTCCGTTCATCCCCAGTTTAGCTGACATATCACCTATGCCTGTCAGCATCTGACCGAATTTGTTGAGGCCTGTTCCGAAGGAATCTTTGGAGTTTCCTTTCTTGATGATTATGGTGAACCATGATTTAAAGCTATACACTCCGTTATTCTCTCCGGTTGCCTCGAACCCTGTTCTGCTCTCTTGTCCAGGAGCATATGAGAAGGAAGTGATTTGTTTTGAATTGCCTGTGAAAGTTCCTTCATCTTTCGTCTTGTTTGAAAGAGATGTGATTCCGTTCCCTGCCTTGTTCAATGCATCAATTATGCTTTTCTCAGAGAGAGTCAGTATATTTGTGACTGTTTCCTCTATTTTGGAGTCATCATCCTTGTTTTCCTCAGGTTCCTCAGTGGTATTCTGATCATCTTCATTCTTATTCTCTGATACTTCAGAGCTCTCAGAGCTCTCTGTATCAGAACCCTCAACATCAGTATTATCTGATTTCTCTTCTGTGATATCATCTGATTCCTTGAATCTTATTGTCTCAAGGGCTTCATTGAGGATTTTGTCCAATTCCTTTTCAGTGGATTCTGTGAGTTCATTACTTCTGATGTTGAACTCTCCCATTACGTAGACCTCACAGTCTCCAGAGGTTTCTTTTTTAGGAACAGCTGTCCCTTTCTCTTCTTTCTCCTCTTTTTTAGGATTATCAGATGCTTCATGTATCTTGGATTCATTGAGGTATGTTCCCTCAAGGACTTTTCCTAATTTAAGTTCTGTGAATTCGCATTTGTAGTTTCCCAGAGACTTGCTTACGCTTTCTGACAGAGACTTCTTAAGATTGGATAACTTGGAGTTTATAGGTCCTGCAAGAGCATTTAGATCTGTCATTGTGACTGAATGACCTATTTCCCTTCCTTCAGGTCCATTATTTCCTTGAACTTCAGATGCCTGGTTCTCTGAGCTCTGACCATTTTCACCGTTTCCGTTATTTCCGGCACCTCCGTTGTTTATGAACACATTGACACTGTTGCCCTCCTGACCTTTGGTTGCAACATCATTATTGACACCCATGTCATCAAGAAGAATAGGATTGTTCTTGTCATCCATCAACCATACAAGACCGTCTTTTCCGAGCATGACCTTTGTGATGGTGGGATTTCCTTTAGACTGAAGATACTTCTGTATTTCAGGGGTAAGGAACACGTTTAGATTGGTCTGACCACCAGCACCAATGGAGCTGATTTCTGCTTCCTTTGACTCTATGATCCTTGAGAGGAAACCAGGGATGTTGAGCTCCTTAGGAATGGAGAATTTTTCAGTCACTGTAATAAGGCTTATCTTATCTCCGTTCAATCCCACATAGTTGATACCGTTAGGAGAGTCATCAATCTGCTTCTGAATATCAGGGGAATCTATGACAGCTTTGAGTCTGTAATTCAGTTGTGTGTTTGTGTTGAGTACTTCAGCTGCGGCATCAGGGATTTCCTCTTGTTCTACAATATCATCTGGATTTAAAATGGATTTATTTCCATTATTTACAAGTGTAGGTTCTGTTTTCTGCCATTGCCCATTATTATATTTATAAAGGGAATACCATTGAGAATTCTTTTTATTTATTTGCTGTGCTTCAGATGGTTTAAAGTCCTGACTATCTGCCAATATCCTGGCACCTGCATCATCATTTAAATAATAGTAACCATCTTTTTCTTTATTACAGAGATTTTTCCATGTTCCATCCTCCCAAGAGTTAGAGGGAACACTATTCAAGGCACTGATACCCTTTTCTGAGGATTCCTCTGAATTATTAACTACTTCGTATTCTGTTTGATAAGCGTCATTTACTGCAGGAACTCCTGATTGTTCTTTTGCTGCAAGGGAAGTACCGTTTGAGAGTGTCAGACTTTTTTCTTCTGCTGGAGCTGGTTCAGGTGTAGTTGGAGAGGTTTGTCCCAATACATTATTCATAAAGGATGATGTTGCATTTTCATCCTTTTCAGGAATATGTTGTTGTCCTTTATTGGTATTATATTTTTGAGCTATAATGTAGCCTCTATCATCCTTTTTTAAAGGTCTGCTTTCATTGGTATTATTGTCTTTAAATACTACTTGACCATTTTTTCCTATATAATCAAATTTACAGTTAAAGTTATTCTCTAATTTATCTATTAAATCTTTATTAATTTCAGAGTTTTCAGTTGCATTATATAGAACGTCCTTAGCCTCAAGAAGTCTTTCTATCTCTTCATAAATCCTATCAAGTTCATTCATGGCTTAAATATTCCTTATACCTGAAATTAGTTAAAAAATAAGAGGTCTGTCACCAGACCTCTCATTCAAGGCATTAAGCCCCTCATTCCTCTTTGAGGTATGAGTTGTCAGAGTTCACAAGGTCAAGATATAAGGTCTTGCCCTTATACTTGAACATGATGTATCCCTCTGTATAGTCCATGTCCTCGATATCCTCCAGCCCCACGAGCTGGTCAGGGAATGCCTTTGTTCCCAGCTCATAGATATAGAGCTTGTACTTGGATGCCCCCACATAGTAGGAGTGCTTTCCTGCCAGAAGGGTCATGTTGGTATGCTCAATCTCAGAGGGTCTCCCCTGGACCTGATAAGGGATATCCTCTCCACCCCAGTACTGGGCGGTGAAATATCCCACCATCTTGTTTATCTCTCTATACTTAGCACCCATGTCCATAGGAATCACCCCTTGATGCTGTAAGAGGAGAAGATGTCAGAGACCTGATGCTTGCGGAAGAACTTGCAGTGTCTGAACCAGTATTCCATTCTTCCGAGGAGATACCTGCACTTCTCTTCATCTTTCATGTCTGCCTGGAACTGTGCATCATTCCACTGGAAAAGGATTCTGTTCTTCTTTGCCTTTCCGTCATATACCACTGTGGGGGTATAGGGCTTTGACGAGAACTTTCCAGTGAACTTCTTCACCTCTTCATTTAGGGTCATGAGGTAATCTTCCTCTCTGGGTGTGGGAAGGGTAATGACCATTTCTGTCTCAAATCTGACCATATGTGGTCCTCTTTATGATGATGTCCCGAAGATAGGGGCTCAGGCCTCATGGCTCTTCGGTGACATATATAATATAATATCCTTTTTATGCAATTCTGTTGAGAACATCAGAATCCACATAAGAGGTCTGTCTCTCACCGCTCTTCTTGATAAGGACAACCTTTGTTTTAGGGGGATAAGTCTTTGAGTACTCCTCTGGAAGATTGATGAAAGTCTTCCTGTCAAAGTTCTTGACAATCTCTCTGTAGTGCTTATCTGAATCGTGAGTAAGATACCAACTCATTTCCTCATTGATTCTGTACTTTCTTCCACAATCAATAAGGCACTTGCTCTGTCTGAGGGCTGAAATGGCAAGAGCGATTCCCTTATTGAGATAGGACTCACTTCCCTTTCCATCCTTATAATTGTATCTGGCCTCCTGAAGAGCCTTTGAGGAAGTAGTGAGGTGACCATACTTTACCAGTTCCTTAATTTCCTTTGAAGAAAGACAGACTTCTCCGTTTGTCTTGAACTGCTTGACAAGTTCCTCAGCTACAGGACCTACAAAGGGCTTCTTATTGAAGTACTCCTGAACCTCTGTAATCCTTACTACTGAGTTCTTTTCCTTTGAAATCTTTGCTACCTTCATATTCTCTTGTCTCCTTACATTCTCATAATACTATATTTCATTTTAATTGTCAATAGCCTTGACTAATTTTTTCATGGAAAATAATGAAGAAAAGAAAGAAGAAAAGACTTTTCTAGAGAAATTGAAGGACTTCTTTGTAGGGGTGTGGAACGTCATCAAGAAGCTTTTCATCCCTGTAGTGGCTCTCATTACCCTTATCTCTGTGTCCAAAAGGCAGGATGCCAAGAAGGAGATTAAAGAGGACAAGAAGGAGATAAAGGAAGAGAAGAAGGAGATAGAGAAGGAATCCAAGGAAGTCGAGAAGAAGGAAGAGGAACTGGAGAAGAAAGAGGAAGCTATTAAAGAGGAGATAGAGAAAGATAAATCCTCACAGGAACAGAAAAAAGAGGAATTGGCTGACTTTCTTCCAGGATTGAAAAGGTAAATATATGTTAAGGAAAATGATTGCAATGACCCTCCTGTTGTGTCTGGTGGGGTGTCTGTGGGCTGCCACAACTTTTGACATAGATACAAAATATGGAAAGGAGCAGGTTGTGATTCCAGACGGATACACAGCTGAGGAAGTCCTGCTCATAGTTGCCAAGAACTATTATGAGTTGAATCATGAGCATGAGGAACTGCTGATTAAGGCAGAAGAACTCAACAATTCATTGGCTGAATATGTGGAGTTGAACAAGTCATTGAGGGAGAAGTATGATGCCCTCATACTTGACTATGATGCTCTTGTCAAGAAAGTGGAGAGTTACGGCAAATGGTCCAACTTCAAGGGATTCGTGAGCGGCTCCGTGACCTACAACTTCAAGGACACCTATGGATTCGGAATATCAGCAGGTATGTTCCTGTTCAACAAGACCCTACTGACCGTAGGGGTCAATTTCCCGTTCAGCATCGGAGTAGGTGTGGGATTTGTAATCTAACTAATTAAAAGATAAGGAATAATGATTATGAAAGCTTGGAAAGACAATAATATGTTGCTTAGAGAAGGTGGAGTCAGTAAAAAGATATCCTCTAAAGTTGATAGATTATTCGGGTATTTGAATAAGCATTCCCAGAAATGGCCTGAGATATATGAATATTATTATGATGGATTGGAGAATGGTCTCAGTGATAAGTGGAGAGATACATTAGATTGGATAGATGAACCGTCAGAGGGTCTTAAAGTTGCTCTTTCAAGAAGATTGAAATATAATGGCCAATTTATTCCTATGTCATATATTGCCATTCCTAAAATAGATTTATATCTTCCGAATAACAGTAAGGATTACTATGGGAACGGTAAGTTGAATAAGCTTTCCCAGGAAGTCATAAACAAATTCATTTCAAAGGTAGAAGAAGATTCCGACAGATTCATATTCTTGGATAATGCTGAGACTGAAGGTGTTATTGAGTTCTGTTTGGAAAGTGAAGATTTTCTTGATAAGACTCTTGAATGGTTTGATAAGTATTATTCAGAGTTTGAAGATCTTTGGAAAAGATTCCTTGGATATAAGAGATTGGATAAGAATGCCATAATGGAAGATGCCTTACTGTATTGAGGATAAAAAGATGAAGAAAGCCTGGAAAGACGATAATATGTTGCTTAGGGAAGGAAAGACAAGCGGCAACACCCATTATAAGTTCATCAAGGACGGAAAGACCTATTATGCCATGGGTGACAATCTCATAGATGCATGCAACTCAATAGAGATATCAGAGGGCATAAGTCTTGAAGGTGCTTCCTATGAGGAAATATATAAGCTCAGAACAGTAAGAAAAGGAGTGGTCAGATAAAATGAAGAAAGCCTGGAAAGACAACAACATGATACTCAGAGAGAACTATGGCGAGGATTACTCCGATATCCCAGAGGTCAAAGGTATAGACTATAAGGAACCTCCAAGATATAATATGATGCCTGGAATCAGGAGCATCAGAGGATTCGTCTCAGCCCTCGAAAAGACAGGATATGACAGGTTCAAGATAAGGGCAAGCAGATGTCCTGTATCATTGGGTGACCTCAAGGACTCATGGATGGACTTGGGAAGATACGGATGGTCATACAGCAGAACATGGGACAGCTCAATGTCAGGATTCAATGAAGTCTATATATTCTCTAAGAGATGAAAATAAAAGACCACTTTTCAGTGGTCTTTTTTCTTTAAGGAATCAGGATTATTCTTCGTCCTCTTCATCTTCATCATCTTCTTCTTCATCCTCATCATCTTCATTACCAGCAAGATATTGGGAATCAAAGTCATTCATTCTGCAGATATAGGCAAGAATATCACCCAAGTCATATGTTCCCATGGCTCTGACGATGCTCTCAAGGAGCTCCTCAGCACCGAAGGCTTCCTTCATTTCCTCATAGAGGTCCCAGATATTGTCATAAGGGACTTCCCAACCGTAATCTTCCTGGAATCTTCTGCCTGATTCATTCAGCTTATTATTGCTTTTCCATGTACTCTTATTCTTCATCTTCTTCCTCCTCATCAGAACCGAGTTCTCGTTCAATGATGTCATAGACTTCATCATAGTGAGTGTCTATTTTTCCGTTCCAATCATCATCAATCTCCCCGTCACGGAGGGCCTGTAAACATACCTCAACAACATCTTCGGGAATCTCGTCTCCATACTTGTCACAGAGGGCACCATAGACAACGATATCAGGAATGTGATCTTCCATATCTCTTTCAATCATTACATATTCAGCCATCTGTCCGGCCTTGTAGAGGTCGCTTCCACAACCTTCCCAACCGAACTCAGCGATTGTATCATTGACTTCATCAACATGCTCACTGATGAATTTGATTATATCATTGTAATAAATGGAAGTGCATCCGTCAGCAATCTCGCTGATAGTATCACAAAGATAATTGCTACCATTGTAGCCGTTATCAATTTCAGTACCATAGTCACCAAGGTCAAGCTTATCTGCCAATTCGTTTTTTGTCATATATTTTACTCCAAAAATTAATTTCAAGTTGTATCTTAATTAGTTCAACCCTCTTCCATTACTGATCCCTGCATGACTCTGTAGGTTATGAGACTTTCATTCTTGCTCTTGACCACCTCATGCGCCTCAGGTCTGTGGGATATGAAGAATATCTGAGGGAAGCAATCCAGCTCTGCTATGAAGTTGTAGATTATTTCAGAGTTCTCAGGGGAACATGATGCATCAATCTCATCAAGGAACACACTTGATACACCGCTGAACTTGGCGAGTGCAAGGAAGTATGCCAGTGTGAGGATGGTTCCTTGAGCACCAGATGCCATGCTGACTGGCAACCATTCCTCTGTGCTGTCAGAGCTGCTCTCAGCAGTATAGACGAAATTGACTCCGCTTCTCTCAGGCTGGAGGGATACACGGCAATAGGGGAACACCTTCTGGACAATCTCATTGATGAAGTCCTCTATCCTCTCACAGCATTTTATGACTATGAAGGTAGGGAACTCATTGGAGAAGATGTTGAGCTCCTGCTTGGTCTTGTTCATGCTCATGATGATGCCGTTGTTCTTCTCCATGAGTTTTCTGACCTGCTCATCCCTTTCTTCCATGGCTTCAGCTGTCTTTCTGTTGGCCAATGCCCTCTCTATGTTCCTGGCGCTCCTCTCTCTGTTCTCCTTGATTTGGGTCTGTATCTGACTCTTTTCATCATTGAGGGCTTTCCGTTTCTCAACCAGCCTCACGGCCTCCTCAAGTTCCTTTCTCTTTTCCTGAAGAATATCCATCTTGGACTCAAGTTCCTTGAGAGTGGTTTCCCTTTCCTCTATGAGCTTCAGTGTGGTGTCTATCTTCTCCCTGTATACTGATTCAGAGCTTATCAGATTCCCCAGTTCGGTGAGCTTCCTCTCATTGAAATTGAGTTCCTCCTTGAGTTTCTTTCCCTTGGAATCTCTGCTGTCAAATCCAAGTTCAGTCAGTTCCTTGCTCTTATTCTTTTCCTCAATTTCAATCCTGGATATGGATTCCTCAAGTGACCTTACATAGGATTCCTCAATAGGCTGACCGCATGAGTGGCACACTCCAGTCTTGCTGACATCATAGTGCTCTCTCATTTCCTTGAGCCTGAATTTTATGAGATTCAGATCACCTGTAAGTTTGAGGTACGATTCCTTGTCCTTCTGATACTGGATGTCATGGGCCTCTATTTCCCTGTTTATCCTTGATATCTCGGAGTTTATGAGGTTGCTGTCCATGCTCCCTATCTTGGCTATGATATCCTTGAGTTGGGTGTTCATCTTGTCCAATGATGCCTTGTCATTGGCCATATTTAACTTGAGGGTATTGAGGGTTCTCTGCAATGAGGTGATGTCGGATTCGCATTTGGATATCTCATCCTCATTGGCGATTCCCATCTTGTTCAAGGTCTCATCAATCTCCTTGACCCTGTTCTCCATCTCGATTATCCCTTCCTCTGGGACTCCTCTCAATGCAGGAAGCATTTCGAAAGACTTCTTGTTCAACTCATCTATACGGGTGTCATACTCTATGGTGAGTCTTTGCTCATTGTCCTTCTGTGTGTTGAGCTTCTCTATGATATCCGGGAACTGGGTGTCGAACATCTTCTTGAGCATATTCGCACGCTCCTTGGGCCTGCATTTTATGAGGTCATTGGAGCCCTGATACATGAACATGAGAGCATCAGTCTCTGTGATGTTGTGGGTCTCAAGGAACTGGTTGTATTCGCTGTTATAGTATGTCTTCCCGTCATAGACCACTGCCCTGCTTACAGGGGATGTCTTGTGGGAGCCTAAAGTTCCGCTGTATATCTCCACATCATAGACTATGGGTTTCCCCTTGAAATAGGCATCAAGGTGAATCACAGCCTTCTCCGTTCCTATCTTGACGTAATCCTTGTAGCTTTCTCCCTTCCTGTAGTTGAAAAGGGTGAAAGCCATTGAGGTGACTATGGCTGACTTTCCCTCACCGTTGTTGCCTGTGATTGCAGACATCTGGACGTCGTTGAAGTCCATATCAACTGATGTCAGGGACATGAAGTTTTCCAAATGAAGTTTCTTGAAAATAAACATATATACCTAATATAAAGAATCAACCCTTGAATCCGGGGAAGTATTTGGATGTGTATACGTCATTCAGCCTGATGGTGGCCTCTATGTCAGCCATGGCATCATGGGCATCCGAGTAGTCCTCATTGAAAAGGGTCTTGTAGACGGTGACCAATTTGAAATTGGGCATATACTGCCTTACGTTGTTTATGGCGAACACAGGCCCCAGAATCCTCATCACATCCCAATCAGGAGTGAATATCTTGTAGGTGAAGTTGTATCTTCCATTGTATTCGAACCACTTCATGACCATCTGCAAGTCGAACTCCGAGTTGTATCCGCAGAAATAAGCCTTGTCATCTATCCCCAACTTGTATCTGTCCATCATATCACAGAACTCCTTGAAGGCAATCTCCTGGTCAGGGAAAGTCTCAGCCTCTGCCTGTGTGATTCCATGGGCTCTTGTGGCTCCTGCATCCACTTTGTTCTTCCTGTAAGGCCTTATCTTCCAGTTGTGCCTTTCAGTCTCCTCACCGTTAACTCTCACTATGCAGGCAAGCTGGATTATTGAATCATTGTAGATATCCAGTCCTGTGGTCTCTGTATCAATCCATAACTGAATCATAGCCAACTCTCCTTCTCCATGAGGACTATGGGGAATCTGTCTCCCTTGATGCATAAGGTGTTGAAGTCAAGGAACTCCATAGCCTCCGTATCCGTCATTCCGTCCCTTTCCATAAGGCACTTAATCATCTTGCTGTAAGAGTAGATTGCTCTGTCGTCATTGGAGACTCCCAGAAATGCATCAGGGTAATCATCATACACTATGGTGTCTTCAAGACCCATATCCATAAGGTAATCCTTGACATCATCAACGCTCATGTCCATTCCTCCGGTATCTTTTTATCTGTGTCCCAATTGATTCTGGGGTATTGCAGTCTTACTATCTTCAAGGTGTCGGCTTCTCCTGCCCATGGATTCTTAATGGAATCTGGAATCCATGGTTCTTGCCATCCCTCAGTCCATCCTTTGTCCCACTGGTTGAAGTCGTGGGATTCCCAGTAATCAGTTCCCCCTATGAAATGAATCCTGTAGGTATCTCCATGCCTCTGTATCTTCCACCCTATGGACTCCAACAGAGGGCTGAGACTCTCAGGTTTCAGCCTGTCCATTGCCCTTGTGTTCAGCACTTTCTCTATGCAATCCACATCAAAGTTGGTGAGGTTCTTGACTGGAATGACCTGCCAAGGGGACTCCTTTGACTTCTCTCTGGATAAGGGTTTCTCTGTCTTGGAATCCACAAGAACATGGTTCTTGGAGTCCCATTCAAAGTCCATTATCCTGAGCACTGACATGGCGTCCCTCACAGCACCTTCATCGTTGGAGTATATGCTGTAGAACACTCTTGAGAGAATATTTTTGGCAGATTCAGGTAACTTCATCCTATATATCCTTATCCATATATAATATAAAATAAAAGGGGGCTTATGTCAAGCCCTCCTGCTCATTTCTGTTGGGATTCCATCCATTTTATGATGGTATTCACTGTATCAAGGGTTCCTGTGGAGTGGTATTCCAATCCCTCATATCTGCTTTTTACGTTTTCCAAGTCAGTCTTAAGCCCCACAAGTCTTGAATAGAGGTTCTCTATGAACTTGCAGGGGTCAGGTATCCTTTGAGGGTCAAGTCCTGTCATAGTGTCTCCTCATTTCTGTTGAGGAAGGGCACTTTTCCGCAGTCATACTCTTCTACATAGTATCTCTTATGATTGGGACAATCAGGATTGGAGCACATATAGTATCCGTCAGAATAGATTATCTTATCATCATCTGATTCAATGTTATGATACTTCTTGACTTCATCCCAATTCCTGATTATCTCATTGTTCTCTTTCTGTCTGAAAGACCTGTATTCAACTGGACTTCCGCAGTCCTTGCAGGTTCCCTCAATGAGAGGCTCCTTTACTACAACCTTGGCATCATCATCGTCATAGATTTCATCATAGATGCTATCTCTGAATTCCCTATGGAGTCCGAACCACTTACCATAAAGGACATCCAATGACTCCTTGTATTCAGGGAAGTCTTGTCCGCCATTATCGTTTCCACCCTGGACATAGGCATGGGAGTTGAAGAGGTAATTCTCCATGTTCTCTACACTCTTGAATATATCATGGACGGGAGGCACACCATAGCACTCCTCAGCTTCATACCACAGGGATTGATGGTCAATCTCAGCCCAACTTACCCCACTATCATACATAACTGCATTATAGTCCCAATTTATATAAATATCTGTATCTTTGCCCTTTACTTCCTTGATTCTCTTCTTAATGGCTTTCTCAATTATCTGCCTGTTCTCATAGCTCTTTGATGAGTGGAACGCCTGGATTACTGCATAGTTAATCTTGGACACAACATCATACCATCTTTCAGTTTCCCAACCGAAGCTATATGTTCCGTCCTTTATGGGAAGAGTAATCTCATATGCCTTATCACCGCAATCCTCTAGATAGGCATCGAGGTCCCATCTGTCAGCATTACCTTTCTTGACATTGATTATGAATGAGCTTGAGCTTGAATTGCTCACGAATCCTTTTCTTATCTTCATTTCTTATCTCCGAATTCAGCCTCATGGAAGGCACATCCATCATCACAGCCGTTGAGACAAGGCGGCTGGACACCCTTGTTATCCATATATTTCACAAGGTCGACCACAAGGGTCTGAATCCTTGGGTCAAAGTCCTTTTTGTTGATGAACTTCATGAACTTGACCACATTCGCGTCCTTGAAATCAGAGGGGTCAGTTTCCTTGAGGGATTCCCAAAGATTGCTGATGTTCTCATCAGTGTAATGCCCCTCAGATTCAATCCTTGAGATAGCTTCATCTAAACTCATATATTTCCTACCTTAATTTTATATAGACTTTATATAGACTTTATATCAGACCAATTCAATTTTGCCATTGAACTTGTTTAAATTCCCATCTACCTGATTATATTCCATGGTATCAAGGTTGAGGATGGTGAGCTTACCTTCCACCTTATGTATCTCTTTTCTTACGAAGGCTCCGGTATCAAGGGCAATCATCTGTAAATACGGGTCATAAAGGGGGCCTTCTGTGAGGGGTGTATGTCCGATAATGAAGACTTTCTTTCCAAGTCCCCAACTATCCTTATTGTCCTCAGTCATAAGGGAAGTTCCCCTTCCTGAGAAAACAGAGGAATAAGCGATTATATCTCTGTCCCAGAACCAAGAGTCATAATCCTTCTCACAGAGATTCTTTTCCATAGTCTCTGCAAGGGTGAGGGTGGTCTGGTCAATGTTTCCTCCAAGAACTGGCTTCAATGAAGGAGTATGGACAATGGTGTATTTATCCAGCTCTATCTTATAGGGAAGTTTCCCTATCCAGTCGAAGATTCTCTTGCCTTCATCATCATCAAGAGAATAAAGTTCATCTTCAGTAGTCCTACCACCATTCCATATCCAGCACTCTTCAGCATCTCTGAGCATATAAGGACTTTTTCTTTCATTGTAAGTGACGGGTTCATGAAGATACTGCCAAATCCATATATCATGATTACCGAATACAGACTTGAAGCTGTCCCCCAAGGACATGAGATATCTGAGGACTTCCAGATTCTGATTGCCTCTGTCGCAGAAGTCTCCTAATCCATAGAGTATATCGCCCTCAGCAGGATTGAATCCTACATCATCAAGGAGGGCCTTGAGCATATCATACTGTCCGTGGATATCTCCGATTATAAACCTTTTCATTTTTCACTCTATGTAAATCACATCCTCATATTTACAATTCGGGTTAGCAGGATCTCCCATTGGATGGTCAGGACAGAATCTCCAGTAACCTTTTATTATCTCATAAGAACAGTCTATTATCTTCAGATCCTGATATTCCTTAGGTATCAGTGCCAATACTCTTGCCAATTCTCTTACCGTCATATCAGTCCTCTAGATTGATATCTGGGATTCTGTCAAGTGTGTCAATGAAGTGCTCAACCATACCCATACTTCCCTCAATTCCATCATGCAGTCCATCAAGGTATCCGTCATGCCTTCCTTCCTCATAGGTTGTCCTAGGCTCTTCAAGAAAGTCAGGAATGGGTTTGATTGTATTTGCGATTACCCTGCCATGTGCCAATGCACTTTCAAGGGCTTCAAGTAGGGCTTCAGCTTCTTTTCTTTTCATGTATAATTCTCCTATACATATAATATAAAGAAAAATCACTTTGTTTTTCATGGGGACTCTAATTTACTATTTATATATTCATTCAAAATACGTTCATCAGGGCACATAATCTTACCTCTACATAAGATAAATAAATTATGTTATGAAATCATTACAAAAATGAAACATCAAAGTTCTGGATAAGGAACATGATTACTCAGCAGACTCTTGACAACTCCTCTAACCCTGTCTATTACATCCTTTGGAATTGAATACTTGGTCTTACTTACCTTGGAGTCTATAATAAGGCTTTTAAGAACCTCGGAAATACACAGACCAATCTGAGCCATGTCATTCTCCTTCATTCCAAGAGTAGTGAGAGCAGGAGTTCCCAGTCTCAATCCACTTGTGTACCAAGGACCATTCTTGTCATTGGGAATAGTATTCCTATTACAAGTAATTCCACAATCTCTGAGGGCTTGTTCTGCTTGTCTGCCCGTAAGTCCAAGAGGAGTCAAATCCACAAGAACCATATGATTATCTGTTCCATCGGTCAGAATCTTGATTCCATTGTCTTTAAGGGATTCAGCAAGAGCTTGTGAATTGGAGACAATCTGATGAGCATAAGACTCAAATTCCGGGGACAGAGCTTCCTTGAAACAGATGGCCTTGGCAGCAATCATATTCTGTAAAGGACCACCCATCACCAGAGGACAACCCTTATTGACGGAATCCTTGAGCCACTCCTTACAGAGAATCAGACCACCTCTTGGACCCCTCAAAGTCTTATGAGTAGTAGAAGTCACAATGTCAGCCCACTTAACAGGGTCATAGTCACCCTCAAAGACATGACCTGCTACAAGACCTGCAAAGTGAGCCATATCCACCATAAGAACAGCTCCACACTTGTCAGCAATCTCTCTGAATCTTCGGAAATTGATTTTCCTCGGATAAGCTGAATAACCTGCCAGAAGAATCAAGGGCTTGACCTCTATGGCTTGCTTCTCGATAGCATCATAATCAAGGAGTCCGTTGTCATCTACCTTGTAATAATAACAATCAAAAATCTGTGAGGATATATTCTGTCTGTATCCGTGGGTAAGATGACTTCCAGAATAATAATCCATAGAAAGAAGTCTCTTATTATGACAATTTTTTCTGAGATAATCCCATGTAACTCCAGTCAAATCACTATAGGACTTGGGAACATCTACATTGATTCCCCTATCCTTATCTGACTGGAAATCCATCTTTACACCCTCAAATCCAGGAGTAAGGACACAAGCATCAAGGACTGCCCAATAGGCAATAAGATTAGCATCTGAACCACTATGGGGCTGAACATTAGCATAATCAGCACCGAAAAGCTCACAAGCCAAATCTTGAGCAAGTTTCTCTACCTTATCCACATTATCACAACCACTATAATATCTGTGGTAAGGATATCCCTCGGAATACTTATCAGTAAAAATAGAAGACATGGCTTCTCTTACTGCAGGACTACAATAATTCTCTGAAGCAATCATTTTAAGATTACTTCTTTGGTCTTCCAGCTCCTTATCCATAGATTCCACAATCTCTGGAAGAACCTTCTTTATATACTCATTCATTTATTTTCCTCACTTATTTCATGAATTATCTGACCATCTTCATTGACTTTCCAGAATTCCTCACCATCATGCCATTTCATATTATGGAAATCAGCTATGGCTTCTGACAGAGGATTTACCTCATCTTCATGTTTCTTAGATTCAGACCATTCTGACTTAACAACTTTTCCTTCTATGTCTTTCATTATTAATCCTCAGAAGATATGAGAACTTCCCTAAAGGTGCCATCAGGCTCAATATCAACTGAATCTGTGGCACCATGAACAGAATCATCTGGTACAACTATCACATAATCCTCAATGCCTCTTCTCTTTGCCCATTCATAAAGTTCTTTGATTGTCATCACTTCTTATCTCCTTTTAGAAAATGATACCTGCAGGTTCTGTTTTAGAATAACTCTTCAATATTTCCAAGGCCCGTCTGACAGCTTCATTACGGTCATGACCAAAAACATAGAGCTGAGAGGGCTTTCCTTCAGAGTCAATAAGATAATTTGGATAAAGAGTATCACCGAATCTTACTTCCTTAGCTGTTCCGCCTGAAAACTCCTTATAGCCATCCGAGACAGTCTGGAACTTAACCTCATAGGACTTGTAAGTATTGTCTCTGAGGAAGAACAGGTCATTGAATTCCTCAACATAAATTTCATCTTCCTTATACCCTGAATCCACCAGACGGCTGATTATATTGGCGATTGACTTCTTACTTGAAGTAACGCCAAGGATATGATAGTCAGAATAACTTCCAGTTGTAATTGCATAAATCTTTTTACTCATTTATTTTCTTTCTCCCTTAAAAGATAATACTTGCTGGGTCATCCCATCTTGTATATAGATGGCAGTCAGGTCTCAGAATCAGATATCTGATTTCATCAGTATTCTTTTTGGCCATACAGTCACTGTCTGCAACAGTTCCAACCCCCTCAAGTGAGTACTTTGTCATTCCATAGGGAAGTGTCTCCAGAGGAGTACCGTTCATTCTGATGTACTGGAAGTAATCATCATCCTTATATACATTACAGTGATTAATAATCCATTTGTCCTGTTCACAGTCCTTTCCAGACTTGTACAGTTTCCTGAGAGTTACCTGGTCTGCGTCATAGACCTGTTTACACACTCTTAGAATTCCTGCAGTGTCCAAAAAGTGATAGAAAGAATCATTCAGATTCAGAGACAGTCTTAACAGGCATCCTGCTTCCTTGATATTCCTACAGAGCTCAACCAGCTTTATCTGATTAAGTGAGTCCTTATTTCCAATAATTCTATTGTTCTCTTCATCATCAAAGCTTGATACTGAAATGGAGAAGGTATTGATTCCAAGCTGTGCAAGACTGAGGATATCTTCTTTTTCAAGTCCTCTACCAGTTGTCTGAATTTCAATATTGTTGAAAAGATTTTCAGGAAGAAGATTATTGAAGAACCTCTTAAGGAAAGGCAGATTCTGTTGTGGTTCACACTCACCTGTCAACATCAGAGTTGTGCATCCTAAATCTCGTGCATATCTTAATGCTTTCACATACTTGCCATGAAAGGTAAAGAACTCCTCTGATATCCTGTCAGGATATGTTATGTCCTCATGTGTCCTTGACACACAGAACTTACAATTGTTGATGCATTTCTTTCCAGGAACAACTACACTTAAACTCTGAATTGCCATATTCCTCTCTCCTTTCAATTAAATAATAACATAAACCGTTATTATTGTCAATAGGCAATCACTCAGTTGCCTTATAATTCCAAATAGGCTTGATTATATCCACAACATCTGCTGTTTCCTTAATCCACGGAAGTACGGACTCTATTGACTTGTATGCCATAGGTGACTCATCAAGAGTATCCTCTGATACACATGAAGTATAGATTCCATCCATTGACTTCTTGAAATCGTCCAAAGATATGGTCTCCTTGGCCGCATTTCTCGACATAAGCCTTCCAGCTCCATGAGGTCCCGAGAAATTGTAATCCTTGTTTCCCTTACCTTCTGCAAGAATAGACCCGTCTCTCATGTTTATGGGAATCAGAACTGTCTTACCGAAAGAACAGTCAATAGAACCCTTTCTCAGAATCTTCTGTTCAAAGTCTATGTAGTTGTGTATAGTCTCACATTTGTACAGATTGAACCAGTCCAGATTGAAGTACTTGACAATCCTCTCACAGATTGTCTTTCTGTTGAGAGAGGCATACCACTGACAGATTCTCATGTCATAAAGATAATCCTCAAGGTGCTGACCCTCAAGCCATGCGAGGTCTTTCGGTACTTTCTCCGTATTCTCCTTATACCTCTTCTGGAGCTCCTTGAGAGCGTTCTGAATCTCTGACTTTCTTCCCTCAGCCTTATAGGTCTCAATGAGATTTGCCTTCTCTATGAAATATGTGTCAAGTCCTCTGTTGCAGATTCCATCAGCCAAATCCTGGTAGTAATCAGCGACCTGCTTACCCATGTTTCTTGAGCCAGTATGGACAACAAAATAGATTCTACCGTCAGAACCTTCATCAAGTTCCATGAAGTGATTTCCACCACCAAGAGTACCTATGGCTCTTTCAAATCTTCCTGCATCCTTCATTTCTCTGTAACATTTGAGATTGAGTATTTCCGGAAAATGCACCTGACGGGCTTCGTAGACCTCTTTACCAACAGGTATGTGAGTGGATATGAACTTGTCAAAATCATCGAAGTCTATATCTTCTTTTCTGATTCCTTTCAGTTCAATCAGTAACATTCCACAACCGATATCTACCCCAACAAGATTAGGACAGACTCTTCCGTTGTTGATTGTCATTGTAGTTCCAATCACGCAACCAGCGCCTGCATGACAGTCCGGCATGATTCTGATTGTCTCACCCTCTACAAAAGGCTGATTCACAATTGTCTGAACCTGGTCGCGGGTTGCATCGTCAATCTCTGACTGATATATAATAGCTGAATTGTACTGTCCTTTAATCTCTATCATTTTTCTTCAAACCTCTTGATATTGGCCCAAATTACTTCATCATCCATCCATTTTGGATTCACATCATTGAACCATCCGTAATTTGACCTCTTGTCAATCCAAGACATCGTTCCGACATAGTTCATGTCCTTATCAAAGACAATGGAGCTCTCCACGATGTCATAACCATACTTGAAATCAAATGACATGACAAATCCAGGACCGAAGTAATGTCCATCTGTGAAAACATCAATATTCTCACAGGATTCAACCTCTGGATACAGATTTACTGTATCAAATATATGTTTCAGAATATCAATTGTTGTCTTCTTCATCATTTTAAATCCACTCCATCCATTTCCACACAATTACCTATCTTCCTATCCATGACAAGAGTACTGCAGGTGTGTTTGTGTGTCATAGGTTCTTTTCTCCTTACATCATTATTATACCACAGAACCCAGGATTATGTCAATGCCTATAAAAAAATAATCAGACAAGATGTCTGACTATTTCAATTCTCCATATTATGGGCGGAACTATTATCATAAGCATTGATATGGTGAAAAGTATCCCATACAGCTTGGTGTCCTCTTTGAGGAACACCAGGACAATTATGGCCAATAGCGCCCCTGTAACAGATATGATGTCATATACACTCATGGCTCACTCCTCAGGGATATCAGCATACTCCATTCCCTTGGTTATCTCACTCTTCTGTCTGTCAATTGCAAGAGTATCATGAAGATTGGTCCTGTACCAGTCAAGGATGCTGTTCCTCATTTCCTTGGAGAAGTGCTCAGTATCCCTTGATATGTTGAGTATCTTCCTTATGTAGATGTTGTCCATCATCTGAGGGGAGTTCTCTATCTCCTCCCTTCTTTCATAGAGGGCATCTATGTCCTTGATTGTCTCAAGGAGCTCAAGTGCCTGCTTAAGGTCTTTTTTCTGCTTATTTATCATCTGGACTTCCTCTTATACTGGCTCATGCTTCCCCAAAGGTACCCGTATACTCCGTCATTGACTTTGGTGACTTTGTAGTCACTTGAGAGTCCTTCATTCTTCCAATCATCACTTACCTCAGCCTCCACAACCCTGTAGGTGTTCTTGACCACGTTGTGTGTCTCCCTGTACTGAGCGTTAATCTCAGGAGAGAACGGGACTTTGCCTATTCTGTTCTTGAGTTCCTTGATGGCCTCATCATCCTTCTGGCTGAGGAAGCTCTTAACTTTACCGCAGAAAGTATAATAGTTGTTGCTGCTGAAGACCATATTCCATGTATCTGTGACGTCCTCAATCCTTTTCCTGATGTCACTTACCATTTTGTCCTTGCTTTCAATCTCAGATACTTCAACTGTATTCAGAAGTGAGTTCAGAAGGTCGAGGTTCTCTTCCTTGGTGTAGTGTCTCTCAAGTGCCCAAATCTTCTTCATGTCTGTAATCTCCTTACATCATCAGTGTATCATATAGGGGGGAATATGTCAATAGGGAAAATCTGAAATCAATTGATTAAAGTATCACCTTGTTTGTATTTGTCTTTGGAATCATATGATACCTTGACGTTGTTGTAGGTCTCCTTGAGCTTCTTGAACTCCTTGATGATATCTGTGGTGCTTGAATGCTCAGGGGTTCCGTTGAGGTCGGCCTCTATGTATCCCCTGTAATGGGTGAGAGGGGTGATGTCCATATAGAGGTCATCGAATCTGGGATCCTCAAGAAGCAGGTTGTACTGCTTGAAGATGTCATACTGCATTTGTCTGTATTTGTCATAGAGCCTTATAAGTTCATCCAGGTTGTTTCCTGTGATATCTGTCTTTTTCTTGATATTCATTTGATGTAAATCTCCTTATGTATTTAATATAAAGAGGATATCAGTAATCTCAGGGATTTCAGCAATAAAATCAATCTATAGGTGTGAAGGAATCCTTCAGATTATATTTATTTCCTTTCATCATTTCTTTGGCGCAATCCTCACAATAAGGACTTACCCATCCTTTTGAGATATACTTGGCGGGTTCTCCGCAATTTATACAAGTGTGTATGGATAACTCAGTATATTTGTCTATAATCTCAGGGACTTTGCATGCGTCTGTAATTTCATAAAGGGCATAGTGATGTACTGCATCCTTATTGTACTTATCCAGCTCCTCTTGGGTCATGTCCACGTTATTGTCAAATGGGTTTATGTAATGGTCAGACCATAGTGACCTAAGCACATATTTGTTTGGGTCCCAGTTTCTTTTAAGAACATCAAAACCATGAATCTCGAACTCCTTGGCAGGTTCATCAGACAGCTTGTATGGTGTTCCATTATCATACCATCTGAGACTTCCGTATTTCTCCTTTATCTGAGATATCTCATATTTGTCCTGATACTCAAATCTCCTGAGTTCATGGTCTATCTCCTCACACATCTGGTCACCGAAGGCAAGTCTCCATCCTTCTGGCATATCATCCAGAACGGTGTATTCATAATTATATTCAGGGTGTAATTTCGGGTCACCAGGCCAGAACCCCTCTTCCCCATCATGTCCTGCACATACAGATATTTTCTTACCTGACCAGTTATTGCGGGGTTCAAGCCAAGGATACTTTCTGATGAGCTCCTTGTTGAAGTTTCTCATGGCTTCAAGGTCTTTTTCCCAGCCCTCATATTGATGGTCTTTTTCAGGACACTTATGATATATCTCAATGTACTCTTTTGTGGTCATACATATAATATAAAGAGGAAATGACTTAATGGTCATTGAATATTGTAACCCCCCACTAATTTTATAACTAATTATTATATGAGTAATGAGCCTAAGTATTGTATATACAGAATCATAAATAACATAAACGGAAAGACCTATATAGGTCAGCATACCTATTATGGCAATAATCCCATTCTTACAAGAAAGAATGAAAAATATACTGGAAGTGGAAAGACTCTTATGGAAGCTTATGCTAAATATGGCATAGACAATTTTTCTTATGAGATTATAAAAGAAGGAATAGAGGATAAAACGGAAATAGACTCTCTGGAAAAATATTATATACAAGAGGAAAGGAAAAACAAAGGATATAAAAACGTATATAACATATCAGACGGAGGAACTGGGGGAGTTGTATGGAAAGGAGAAAGTCCTACTTGTGGAAAAAGAATGTTTAATAATGGAAGTATCCAATTATATGCAGATGAGTGCCCTGAGGGATTCAAGGAAGGAGCCCTTACTAAAATAAGCGAGGAGCAAAGAAAATCCCTCTCTATATCTCATATGGGATCTAATAATCCTATGTATGGTAAGAAGTGGTATCATACTCTTGACGGAGAAGAAAGATTATTAAATATAGAAGAAGCTCAATCTGATGAAAAATGGATACCCGGGAGAATTAAAGGAATAAAAAGAAATTATGTATTTACAGAAGAAGAAAGAAGAAGAAGGTCTGAAAGAATGAAAGGCCATAAAGTTTCTGATGAGGTTAAAAGAAAAATATCTGATACCGTTAGAAGTACTTGCAATTCTGAAGAATGGAAAAAGGAGCATTCTTTAAGAACAAAAGAGGGGATGAAGAAAGTTGAATCTATGTCTTCTGTAAGAGACAGATATAAGGAAGTAAAAGAATTAGGCCTGCTTCCTTTACTTGGAGTATACCAGGACCACTGGAACAATTTTAGAAAATATGAAAGTATCTATGGTAAGGTAGATATAAATAAATTAAAAAAGGACTCTTTATAGAGTCCTCTTTTTTATCTGACCAACTTAGTGATTTTAGTGCGGACGTGGAGCCTCATAATATTCCACCCGCCAGCGAAGAATGAAGTGACTCTCCACTTGCCTCCATCCTGTCCGACAACAGTTCCGTTCAGATGTCCAGTGTTCTGTGCTGACCAGTAAAAGACACCGTCTTTGACAGGACCGGACTTCTCACAGACCGCGGTCACAAAGGACTTCTTGACTTCAGCTGCCTGTTCCTTGAACATCTTCCTTATCTTGGCCTCGCCTAATTTGGAGATTGAGAGGAACTCACCCGCTGCCTCCTTGGTGCTCTGTAAGTTTGTCTTTTCATAACTGAGTTCAGTGTATTCATCAATGTTCTCATATCCGTTCCTTATGTACCACCATGATACTCCTTTCTCTCCAGTATGCTCAGAGACCCACTTGTCTGCAATCTCCTTAATCTGCTCATCAAGATCCTTGATTCTCTTGACTGCATTATCATATCTGGTCTGATTCATCTTGATGTTGGCAGGATTCAGATAGTAGGCGACAACCTCCTCCACCCAGTTATCAAGGAAAGCATTGAGAGAGGGTTTTCCCTCATCATTCAGTATGGCATCTATTGACTTCTCCCAGATGTCATAAGTGTTCTCCTTCTCCATTGTGATGGTCTTGACAACTTTCTCTCTGGATGTCTCTGCTTTGTACAGGGCATTCTTGCAATCCCAATAGGTGTAGGAGCCACCATAGGCCATTCTGGCCGCACAGACCTTATTGTCGAATTGTCTGACAGAAGAATACTTTTCGGTGTAATCCTTATAAATTCCATCAGCCTCTGTGAAGTCAAGGTGCTTTGTGTTACCAGAGACATAAGAGAACCATGCATTGTCAATGGCAGTGAAAAGCTTGTTGAAGTACTCTCTTATCTCAGGATACTTCTCTTCATTTCTCTTGACCTCATAAGAGATTCTGATTCTGTCAGTAAGGAAGGCTGATATGGCCATCTGTTCTCCTCTGCCACTTGGCTTGTAGTCCTGCATCCTCTTGGGGTCATAGGAGTCAAATCTCTCATAGCTGACTTTCTCAATCTTGGGCTTCTTGGCCTCTTCCTCAGCGCTTTTCTTTCCTGAGAGGTCTGAAGCGGAGAATCCGTTCTTTGTGAGGTTCTTGACCACCTTGTTGAAAATGCCATTGACTGTATCAGGTCTTCCGTCAAAGTAGCTTCCATGCTTGTTGCGGTCATTCATGAAGGTGTTGAACATATCAATTGTCTTTGAACTTGTGGAAGGGGCTGTGAACTCCCATTTTCCGTTCTTGACGAAGTTTCTCAGAGCTGACTTGAATGCTCCCACCACAGACTCATAATATCCCACAACCTTGTCATTGACCTCAGGCTGATACTTTGTATATTCCTCATTGTTGAGTTTTCTGTTCAGACTGTCAAGGGTATAACTCATCTTGGAAACGGCGTCCTCATAATTGGACTTGGCGGTCTTGGAATATCTTCCACAATCCTTAGGTGTCAGAATCTCATCAAATTCAGCCTTGAGGTTTCTTTTCTCTGTATCAGCCATTTATAGCCTCCATCTATGATTATGATAACACAAATGATTATTTATGTCAATATTATCCTATAAAAAAGGAAGTGAGAACATCACTTCCTTCTCCTTTAGTTAGTTTCAAATCCTATCTTGACAATGTTCCAGCTGAAACAAAGTCCTCAATGAAATCAGTTCTTTTTGGACTTTCATCCATCGTAGTATTCTATGCTGTGGTAATGACGCCATTATTTTGTATTTTTTCCATTGATGTTCAATGTTCTTATGTACTCATTTTTACTCATAGTATGATTATAATCATTTTGAATGGAAATTGACAAAAAAAAAGCCCTCTTATGAATAGAGGGCTTTGCCATATGTGGGTGTTCCGTTAGACACTGTGACTGTCATTCAGTTGCCTCCTCTGGCTCTTCAATAGGCTCGTCCGTCTCCGTGTAGCTGTACTTGAGAGGCTGCACGTCGATGGCCTCGGAATACTTGGCGCCTGTCTGGTCCTGTACGATGTAGTTCCCCTTGTCCGAATAGGTCCTCAGAAGGATGACCCCATCCGGTCTGGTCTTGAAATACTCTGTCTCTATCATGCTGTGGCCTCCTCCATTATCGATGCGAATGTTCTCCAGTTGGTTGCAGCCTGATATGCGGTGAGAGTTCCTGCTGGGACGATGATCTTCTGCTGATAGCTTGTGCTGAATGCATTGGCGCTTGAGAGCGTAGGAGGTGTTGTAGGCTCCAATATGACGGTGTAGAGGGCGTAACAGTTCTGGAATGCACTGTTCCCTATGCTCGTGACACTGCTCGGGATCGTGATGCTCTGGAGGGCGCAACAGCCACTGAACGCACTGCCTCCTATGCTCGTCACACTGCTCGGGATCGTGATGCTCTGGAGGGCGTAACAGTTATAGAATGTACTGCCTCCTATGCTCGTCACACCGTCTGGGATCGTGATGCTCTGGAGGGCGTAACAGCTATAGAATGCACTGCCGTCGATGCTCGTGACACTGCTCGGGATCGTGATGCTCTGGAGGGCGGAACAGTCACTGAATGCACTGCCTCCTATGCTCGTCACACCGCTCGGGATCATGATGCTCTGGAGGGCGGAACAGTTCTGGAACATAGTGCCTCCTATGCTCGTCACACCGCTCGGGATCGTGATGCTCTGGAGGGCGGAACAGTTCTGGAACGCACTGCCTCCTATGCTCGTCACACCGTCTGGGATCATGATGCTCTGAAGGGCGGAACAGTTCAGGAATGCACTGCTCCCGATGCTCGTCACACCATCTGGGATCATGATGCTCTGAAGGTTGTAACAGCTACTGAACGCATTGGTCCCGATGCTCGTCACACTATCTGGAATAGTGATGCTCTGGAGGGCGTAACAGTTCTGGAATGCACTGCTCCCTATGCTCGTAACAGTATTTGGATAGTATACACCCTGTACCTTCGTAATATATTTTCTAAAGGAAGTGGAGCTCTTTCCAAAACCGATGTATGCACTTGTTGAATCTATCACACAATGGAACAGCCCAGCACTTGTATAGACATGGTAGACATCACCAGCCGAGAAACTCTCTGTGGCGGAGCCATCACCCCAATCCACAGTACCGCTTGCCTGTGCGTTAAACCACACACCGTTGCCGTCCTTGTCTGTCGTGATATTGAAGAACGCGTGTGTCTTGCCGTCAGTTGTGTGGTAGTTCGCTCCGACGTTTATGATCCCGTCTGGGTAGTCAGTGTGGTGACTTTGAATCTGTGCAAGAGTCCAGTTCCAGCCGTCGAATGTCAGAGGAACCTCGTCTGTGCTGTGGTCAGGAGCATCTGGCAATGAGGCTAGTCCTGCAATCTCGCTTGCGGCAAACGAGGCGACAAGGGTCCCCTCGTAGTCGTAGAAGTTCAGGAGCTTCTCGGTCACCGCACCACCACTACCTCCACCTGAAGGAATGCTGTCCACCAAGGCTGGATATGCATCCAGCTTGGCATCCGATGCCACGGTCACGCCCTTAGCTTCAATTGAAGTTTTCAAATCAGCTTTCGCTGTCTGTAATCTCGTGATTTCTGTTGCTATAGACATAAACTATCTCCTTATATGGAAGCCAAGAGAGTCTCAATGCTACCGATTTGAGTGTCAACGTAGTTGTATACTTGATCCCCAGTGGTAAATCCAGCTTCATTAGGTGCTATATCAGTTGCTGTAGGAATAAACTTTTTATCAATTTGGTGCACTAATCCTGCTGAACCTGATTCTATACATTTAATGTCATAATCCCTAACTGAAGAGTCAAAGAATAACTTAGTGTATACGTAAGTTACCTTATCAGTCCCTGAACTTTTTTCAGTTCTTATTTGAGTTTCTTCAACTATCACAAATGGAGCACCAGGGTTAGATACTTCATAATCAGTGACATCAATATAAGGTTTCACCCTGGCATGCTCAGGCATATATGTAGTAAGATAGTAATTTTTAGCTAAATTCAAGTTACCAGCATACTTTAATTTTGCCTTGAAATCATAGTCGCTATCTGAATAATACGTCTCAAACTCACCTTCTTTTATACTAGAAGTATAAGTTGTTCCATTTATCATGAAGGTAATCTCAGATTCACTGGTATCCAGCAATCTATTTTCAGGCAATAATTCATCTATGTGACCAAAACTATCACCATACATAGATATCAACTTAAAATAATTAACTGGAGCTGATATAGGAAGTTTATACTCATCGGGATTAGATACATCTGGACTTTTTAGTGAGAATGAATATGAATTGTCAGTTAGACATGTAACTTCAAATTCAGTTAGATCGTAATCGTATGTGTATAGAGTTGCCGTTAAGTTAAGGTCGGCTTGGTCATAAATTGAATGAGTAATTAGTAAGAATGGTAATCCAGTAGTATCTGGAATTAAACTATAAGTTAAGTTACCTAGCTTATCTATGCTCATACCACCACTACTCTCATGAACGGCTGTTATGTTTTCATATAAATTGCCATTATATCTAACGTTGTATACGTAATCTGCACGTAGAGGTTTACCTATATAATTATCTAAACTAATATCTATTTTATTTTTGTAACCTCTCTGAGCTGGATCAAGATTTTGAAGAGGTTTATCTCCTCCAGTTACTAAATTGAAGGTATACGGATTGGTATCAACCTCTGTTTGGTTAGAATATGTAGTGACTGTACCTAGATCATAGTTATTAAGTACAACTAGATAGTCACCTGCATCTCTGGTAGCTAAAATTAGGAATCCAGGTCCAATGGCTATAGCAAAATCATATTCTGTATCTCTTTCAGGTACCAGTTCAGTCATTTCACCTGGAAGACCTTCAGATGCCAGTATTCCCTTGATAAGAGCTCCATTACCTAAATATGTCAATGGAAGTGTTTGTGCAAGGTCAGGTACGTCCCAACATTCTAAATTATAAACAGTCCCATTGATAGATACCGGATATGCATTACCTACTACCAGCTCATCACCGCCATACTGAGGTGGGTCATTCACGTCACTAACAGCAAAAGCATTTCTCACTACCCCTGTATTCTTGATGACCAATGTATGCTGACCTGCAGTTTTAGTCAGAAGCCAGGTACCATTAGAAGTCCAGACTATAATGAAAGGCAATGAATTGTCATATGCCACGTCACCAGAATGATCTGACCATAATAAGTCTAGATTACCACAGCAGAATACCAATTCATCTGTTGTAATAGAGTCAAGTGTGCAAGTCACAGAATCAAAACATGCATTATGGTACAAAGTACCATCTAACGTTATATCGTAATAATGGCTAGAAGGTAAAAATTCAGCCCATCTATCGTAAAGGTCAACAATGCCGTCATTACCTCTGAAATCACCTACAATGTGACCATCAAATTCAGGGAGAGTGACCTTAGTGGAATAAAGCTCAATTGGAGTTGGACTCTCCTCCCAATGAGTTCTATTCTTCACATAGGACTTGGCTTCGGCATCATTCTCATTCCAATCAGCTTGGACTTGAGATCCACCGCTACCGCCAGCTGGAACTGCCCATGTTCCGTCTTCCCTAAGGTACTTTGTAGAACCTGCAGTTGCACCTGGATCGGGAACAAGACCCTTACTATGGTCATTTCCAGAAGCTCCAAAGACAGAATCATCTGCCTTTGCTCCAACAGCACTACCTATATAATCTTTGATTTTTTGGTCATAAAGTGAAAGACCTTGAATGTCTAAAAACTTCTTCATTACATTATTCTCTATAAAGTATGATATTTAATTAGTTCTGATTACAATAAAAGTAAAGCCTTCCATAAAGAAGGCCTATATCTATAATTCATAATAATTTATGATTGGCTGACCCAAACAGGTGCAGAGGGAGATTCCAGATTAGTGACATCTATCAGATATGTTCTGATTTCAGCTTTCCATTCATTGTCTTTTTGTACAATCAGATAACAGTCATATGGAGCTGTGAAAATGTGGTCTGGTGTCTCATTTGTTTTCCAGGTAGCGCCAGCAGAAGGGTTGTCACTTTTGACAATGAGCTTTCCAGAAATGTTTGAACTTACTGAAGTTGGGTCAGTGGTACAGTACATAGCTCTGAATCTTTTTCCAGGAATACAGATATAACACATATACTTGTGATTGGCAGTCAGAGTATATATGTCATTCATTGCACCAGCTGGAGCCTGATAGGTCCATGTTACATCTGCATTGAATGTGGAAGTTGAAGCGTTTATGTATCCGTATTGATAACTTGAAACATAAGGTCTGACCAAAGTAGGCATACCGGTAATGATAGATGGCAGGTCTTCAGTCTTTACATTCTCAGGTAGTACATTTCCATATGTTGTCAGAAGGTCCTCAAACTCTTCTTTAGCTGTTTGTAATCTTTGTAGCTCTGATGTTATAGACATTTATTTCCTCAATTACTTTGACTCTCTACAAGTCTGCTTGAATAGTCACTCCATTGCGCCTGATAAGTACTGAGAGTTCCTGCGGGTACAATTATAGGACAGTCATTTGTATTTTCAAATGAAGTTGAATCTACCTGTGGGGGTGTTGTACACTCTACTGTTATGGATTGAAGTGAAGAACATCCATAAAATGCCTCAGCCCCAAGTGTTGTTACACTTGATGGTATTGTAATATCAGTCAACCCAGTACAGTTTTTAAAGGCTTTCTGTCCTATGGTAGTGACTGTATTAGACATTGGTACTGTTGTAAGACCAGTACATCCCTCAAAAGAACTGATACCTATTGTAACCAAATTGCTGAAAGGAGTAAAGCTGATAATGTTTCTACAGTTATAGAAAGCACCATTGGTAACTGTTGTCAATGTAGATGGTAAAGATACCACGTGAAGTCTGACGCATCCATAGAAAGTAGCATCCAGAGTGGTTACCTGACTTCTGATTGTGGCAGTGGTTAAACTTGTACATCCAGAAAACAATCCAACACCAAGTGACAAAACTGTATTCGGTATAGTTGACTCTCTCAGAGCTGTATTATTCTGAACAACTGTGTTTCCTATACTTGTTACTGTGCTTGGGGGATTAAAGTAAATGAGACTTGTTCCTTTCAGAGCGCTGTCTCCCATGAGAGTTATAGTGGATGGCAAGTCAAGTGTTGCAAGCTCAGAACATCCTTCAAAACAGCTGTCTCCAAGTCCAGTCACTGTCTGTCCATCTACAGTTTCTGGAACTCCTTTTCTTCCACTTATTGTGGTCTTATCAGCTGTTGTCTTGAGAGTTACAATTCCATTTGATATGTCAAACAGGTCTTCTGACATGGTATAGTCAAAAGACTCCTCAACTGTCAGAGGGGTATCTATGTCAAAAACATATGACTTTATGTTAAGATTGTAGTCATTATCTTTCTGTATTAAAAGCCAGCCGTCAACAGTAGACTTGAAGAAAGGGGTTTTTGCATTGTTATAGTCTGGATTTGTATAGTTACCCATTACTGGATATATTCTGCTTGGAGCATCTGATATGCTTATCTTTTGAGCCAGAGAAGTTCCCGAGGTCTTAAGTCTTATGTCCTCACTTACAGTGCATACTCTGAATCTAGCTCCTATAGTTCCTCCAAGCATTACAAAGTAGCTGTGTCCTTTCTCCACTTTGTAGATGTCTATGGGATTTTTTGCTTTTCCTTCATTGTCCTCATAGACCCATCCAGTAGAACCTACATATCCATAATTATAATTGACGGTTTCCGGAACCATAAAGAAAGGAACATCTTCCAGTTCTTGTGGATATGTGGAAAACAGTTCTGTAGAGTCAACGGACTTTCCATGATAGTTAATGGCCACCACAAAGTTGTCTTTTACAGTTTGCAATCTCTCTTTTTCAGAAGCAATGGACATCAGTATCTCCTAATCAGTAATTTGAAAGGAAAGTCTCAAGGTCTCCTAAGACATCATAGACCATGTCACCAGTGACATAACCTGTATCCCCAGAAGCTATGGCTTGAGCAGGTACTGGAATGTCAGAAGTCTCCGCATACCCGGACAAATCTATCTTAGCAACCTTATTGGCATCGACAACTGTTGCATAAGTTGAACCATTTGTAGAGGTCTGAACATCTGTAACTGGAACTGTAATATCTACATTCTTATTGGTTATTGTCTGAGAAGCTCCGTTGACAGAAATGGATTCTATGAGATTAGTATCTCCCTTATTAGCCTGAACATAGTCATACACCTGGTCACCAGTGGCATACCCGGTATCACTGTCAGCAATAGCAGAAGCTACAGTAGGAACTGTAATATTCACACCTTTATTCGTGATTGTCTGTGCTGAACCATTCACTGAGATGGACTCAATCACATTGGCATCACCTTTGTTTGCCTGAACATAATCATATACCTGGTCACCAGTTGCATAGCCAGTGGCATTGTCTGCAATGTCAACAGCCTGAGTTGGAATTGTAATGTTTACATTCTTGTTTGTGATTGTCTGAGCTGTACCATTCACAGAAATGGACTCAATGACATTTGCATCACCCCATTCAGACTTATGAGCCTCAATGTAGTCATAGACCTGACCACCGGTTGTATAGCCAGTATCACTTGAAGTGATTGACGTAGCTGTAGGTATGAACTTAGAGTCAAGCTGGTGAACTGTTTCTGAAACTGTGTTATCAGTTATCTTGATGTTATGAGCTACTCCAGCTCCATCAGGTATCATTATGTATATGGTTAAAGGACTTCCAGGTTCGGTTGCTCCTGCTGAAGCTGGCGTTGTTTCATACAATATTGTGAAATCACAGTTGGATGGATACGTGTTACCTGTGAAGGTAATTGAGCTGAAGTAAGAGAATGTGGGGTTGAGTCCTAACACATAGTATTCGCTTGTTAGATCTCCACCTTTACCGACAGTCAGCCCAGAATATAAGGTTCCATCTATTTCAACAGCATAAGTCTTGGTTGGGTCGTCAATGTATCCTTGAGCTATATATGCAAAATCTGTATAATCAACAGAGTGACCACCATAGCTTGCACCTGAAGCATAGAATGAGCCATTGTTGCTTTGCCACGCTTCATCACTTCTGATGTCTGTGTCAGAATCCCAATCTACATTGCTGTCATCTATGACCGAATAATGCGTCCTGTTCTTGACATAAGAAGGGGACTTTGAGTTATTCTCACTCCAATCACTTACAGCTTCATCTGGAAGATAAATGGCATCCATTTTATGTATGATGGCTTCAGTTGTCTTTACAGAGAAGGTATGGTCTGCTACATCATTTATGAGATAGAAATTGACATCATATCCATTATTCCAGTTTTTAAGACCAGCTTCATAAGCTTCAGGATTAGGACACTTCCTTTCAATTTTCATGAAGAATGGGAAACTACTCTGTTTGGATGCTGCTTCTGCATCTTCAGGGACAACAGCATCCCCTGCATAAGTAGGAAGACAACCTACACCATAGAACTTGGATGTACCTGATTCTTCTATTAAATAAGGCTTACCAGTATATGGAGTTCCATCATATGTGATTTTATACTCAAGAGTTTCCAAATTATGTTCAAGGAATATCCAAGCACAATCTTTAGATGTTGATGATGAACGGGTCTTATAAAGAGGGTAACTATTTATGGTACCTTCAACTGTATCTACATTGTCTTCCCAATAGAAGAAATCATCAGTAAAAAATTTATTTAATGTCCAATCTGTGAGATTTGGGTTATTCTCATCAGAGAATTTAATAGAGAATGAACAGAAGTCCCTTGAAGTTTTCTTTATTCCAAGAGGAGTATTCTCCAATTCATCATAGGTTGGATTAGCAGGTAAATAAATAGGATTTAATTTCTTTGAAGTTGAAACAAATGAGATCTCTACAGTATGCTCACTATCATTAGGAATAGCAATATTTGGAAATCCAAAATGACTATAATTTTCACCCTCTATATTATAGAGGTCAAGAACAATTCCAAATGGATAATCTCCATATCCTGATGCTTCATATTCAGTGAAAAAATCAGGATTAGTTACCACCTCAGGAGGAGGTAGTTCTGCACTATAACCAAATACAAGATAATTATTAAAATGATCACCATCTTCAACAGATTGCACCCATATAGGTTTACCTCTATATGTGGTTTCATCATATACAACAACCAATTCCTTATTTTTAAGTTCATCAAGACTATAATCTACTGGTGAGGCTGGGAGGAAACTTGCAAAATTGAAACCATTGTCTGGTGTAACTTCCCCAGGAAATTCATCTTCACCATCAAAAATATAATTAACAAGATTACCTTTAGCATCTACAGTAATAGTAAGGTAGTGTTCCTTACTAGAACTACCTACTGTAGCATCCTTCAAATCTTCCAAAGAAAGAGAAATATACTCCTTATCCAAATAAATCTTTTTCTTAATATCTCTCTCAATTTCTTCTGTAATGATTTCAAAACTGATGGGATTACCACCTGGGAAATAAGGGAAAACTAACCTTGCATACTTTGTTTTCTCACCTTCTTCCTCACCATCTGCTTCACCCCAATATAAAAGGAAATGAGCATCATTCTCAGGAGTAGGTGGGTCTTTAAATTCCTCAGCTCCATATGAATATGCCCTATAACAACCAGGGTTAACCTTTTCTACTGTTATATAGGTATGATCCCATGTTCCAATCATTCTGTCAAAAGAACAATCAGTTATCTTTACAGTAAAAAGAGTATTCTCATCAAAATCTTTGAATCCTAGTGCATCATAGTCTAACTCTACAGTAGCATTTTTATAATAGGTATGACCATCATACACTTCTGTATAATGGAAATCTTTTATCCCATTAAAAGAAGATGTCTCATTATAAGTACCTGTTTTATCTTCATAACTTACTGCCATTTAATTTACTCCTTTCTAGATACTGTAGCCTTTACCAAAGTATTTGTCTTTGTGACTTCTGTACCAAATGGCTTGTTCTTAAGATTATCCCAATTTATCTTTTTATCTACTAGCTCCTGGGATTTCTGGTGGTAAAAACTTAAGCCTTCAAAATCCAGATATTTCTTTTTATCTGCCATATAAATTTCTCCTATACTTGAATGATGGTGTATTCAAATATCTTGTCAATATACAAAATAAGGGAAGTGAGGATCTCACTTCCCTTAATAATTAGTTTTATTGACAAATGCTAGATGGTATGAGTACCTTCACTTGTATCTCTGATAGGACCGGTTGTTGTGAACTTCTCCTTGAACAGATGAGTAGGCTCAGAATCATCCACATGGCCACTTGCTGAGGTCACTACAACATCTGCATCCTGTGGCTTTGAACCTGTGGAATTAGAATCACAGGTAAAATCGCCCATTGGATTCTTGTACCATACCCACCAAGGCACTTTCTCAAATCCAGGGCCTGGACTCTCAGGTTCCCCAGTACTATCTTTGTACCATACCTGTGGCCATGTAGGTGGCCAGACAGGAGTTGTTATTGGCTCAATCCCGGGCTGAAAACCTGATGGAACAGACTCAACCATATCAAGAATACTCAACACATATTCCTTATTCACATAAATCTTTGCATCATCACCATCACCTTTCTTGACGGCATCAGCACACATTTCAATAATCTTTTTAGCTTCTGTAATAGTCATTTATTATCCTCATCAAGGAAGTCCATCTTTCTGACATCCCTATCGTATGTGGTATCCTGCAGTCCGAAGTACCTTGGAGCGAACTCTGACTCACTCCAGTTATCAGGGTCACATGAGTTGTTATCCACCAATACTGTCTCAATTTTAAGGTGTTCAGCATCTGCACCCTTACTGATGAGGTCTTTTCTTACCTTATTGATACATTCCTCTTTCTTCTTGTCCCAAAGGTCATGTTCCCTATCTGCCTGAATTTTAAAATAGGAATCCCAGCTTTCTCCGTCCTTGGGTTCAGGAACATCTGACATATCTGGTGATTCCATATTATAGTCAAGTCCTGACTCATAGAAAGCATAGGGATGAGGAATGGCCTTCACATAGGGCTTCTCAACAGCCTCCCAATGATACCCCTTCTCTGAATCATCTTTAACGTAGTCATCATCCTTGAATGTACCTTTGCAGAACTGGATGAATCTTTTTGTCCTTTTAAGAAGGAAGTTCTTCTGATTCATTCCAAGCTCAAAGATATCGTCACCTTCTCCACCGGGACCCCAGAAAAGAATATTATCTCTGATATTATTGCTGATATAATCCGCAATATCCTTTGGGTCAGTCATGACATTCCTATCATCATAGGCAAGAATATAACTTGAGGAACTTGAATTACTTACAAATCCGTTTCTGAACTTCATATTTTTATCCCTTAATACCCTGTCTGTCATAGAAACCAAAGTTGCACTGAATCTCAACCCACTGGTATCTCTCATCACGGGGGCCCACAGAAACAAGATTCCCCTGTAATGTCATAAGGTCTTTCTCTGTGAAATTATGTTCCTTCATCCACTTCATGAATTCCTCATGCTTGCTGATAAGATTATCCCAAAGGTATCTGTAATCCTCATCCTTGAAGATGCTTCCGTTACTTCCACCCATATAGCATAAGGGTTTACCTATATGATACATACCCGAATCCTCGTTCCATAGGGTAAATACACCATCAGCATAGTCTATAATGAACTTATCACATTTCTTGATAATTTCCTTTTCTCTATCATCCTTACCGAACTTCTCGGCAAAATCAATAAGGAACTTATCCACATTAATCATCTTATTTTTATCAATCAATAGATATCCCCTTTACGGCATTTTATCTCTTTATTATTCAAAGAGATGCTGTCCATCCGCTTACAGTCTGTCTTACCCACTCTCCCCATTTAGGAAGGAGCTCTGTGAGCTTGGGAATGATTCCACTTGTCCATTTGAATACCCAGTCAAGCCCCATGTCAATATATGTTCCTATAGGGATACCTGTCCAATGAACAACGAAAGCCAATAGAATGACAATAAGAATGGTAAAAATTATTTTCTTCATTTGATTACATTTTTCCTTATATACTTAATATAAGCTTATTCATCTTCATTTTTATGGTTAATCAGATTTTTAAGTTCAAGTCTTACAAGACAAGCCATACATATGAGTATGGCAATTATTATGGGAACTGATAACCATAAAGTAACGCCAGTCGCCAAAAGGTCAATGACGATAAGAGTTACACCACTTCCGAAAAATCCCAAGAGAACAATAGATATTATGGGAGGGAATTCCATATCAAAAAGAATTTCGATAAGATACTGAATGAGCTTAATCATTATAAGAATGATTCCGACATTATAAGCCTGCATAAGAAATCTCCTTATATAAATAAGTTAAGGTCAGGAGAGCATCCTGACCTTAAACCCACCTTGGATAGTTCCAGGAATAGGGACCATCTTGTTCTGGTTAATTACGATTTCCTTTGACTTCTCATTCTTCAGGAGTTCCCTAATCTCATTGAGAACTCTTTCTGGAGTAAGGATATAATTCTTCACATCCTCACGGAAATGGGTCTGACTCACCTCTTTGTTGTAAGCACTGATAGCACTCTTTCTCATAAGGAAATGAATTCCACCATGAGTGAGAATAGCAACACTGGAGAAAACATTGCCAAGAAATTCAGCATAGAATTTATTATGGAAATGACTAAGTAGCATCTTGGCCAAATCTTCCCTATGGGATTCATCACCCTCGATATCACAATCAATATCAATCCACTCATCCCTTCCGTTCTTGGGATTCTGGAAAGCCTTAAGAACACCTTCTGTACATGACTTGTACTGCCTGAGGAGATTAGCCCTCTTTTCAGTATTTCCAAATTCAAGAAGGGTCATGGTATCAGCATCCCATCCGGCCATAGTTTCCTTGAATTCCTTGATGGCTTTGACTACACTTGTGTGATTCACATTCATGTACATGACAAAACACTTCTTGGGAATGTAGTTGTCATTGGAATCAAGGACGAATTCAGCCATGGCATCAGCCTGCCTGATTTTGCTGAGGAACTTCGGCCAGTTGTAATCCTTGAGAACTGTCTTACAGAGCATGACGGTATCACCCATCTTTATCCTATACTTCTCTTCTGCATTAAGATATTTCCTTCTTGAAGCAAGACAGAAGAAATCAACATCGGATAAGTCTCTTTCAGTATTTACTATGTCATAGAACTTTTTGAGTTCTTCTTCTGACCAAATAAGACTCTCAGCCATAATCATACCTCATAGAACGGACAGGTTCTGCAGTGACATTCATTCTTGTCACACGATTTGAGCAGGAGTTCCTGAGTGAGAAGGGTCTTGGGATTTCTCCAAATCTTCTCAAGGAACTCCTCAGTGGAATTACATTCAAGGACATTCAGTCCTGTAGTCCAGTCAACTGGGGTATCACATCCCTCAGCGAATGAACATGGGAAATACTCTCCCTTGACATTGATATATGAGCTCTGTAATCCAGCGGCCTCACAATCAAGGACATTGCCTTGAATATACTGACCGAATGACCTCAGTGCCTTCAAGGAGTTACATGAATCAAATCCGATTCCGATATTGTGCTCCTTGGCGAAATTACAGAGAACATCAAATCTGTCCTGTGGAAGGACATGGAATCCCACACCCCTACCCTTTGTCTTGAGTCCGAGAAGGACGATGGCATTGAGCTTGGAGAGTCTTGGGTCAGTTACAATGTCATTGAGGGTCTCAAGACATCTGTCATATGTCTCCATGGAAATCATGTAGTGCATATTGACCTGCTCCATACCTCTGTCTGTCAGTCTCTTGACTGTATCATAACAGGCATCCTTGTCCTCATATCTTGATACGGCAACTGCACCACAATACTTGGCGAGCTTATCAGCGGTATCATCATCACAATATCCGAGAGTGATATTGGGAATCACAAGATTCTCCCTTGCATATTCCATCATTTTCCAAAGGTCAGGATTGGCTGTGAGGTCATAGTCTGCTCCGAAAGCCACCTGTGTGAGTCCCTTACTCTGAACATCAAGAATCCTCTTGAAGGTCTCAAAGGACATATTCACACCATTCCTTGTGTTGGACTTATAACAGAAAGGACACCCATGCTTACAGATGGTGGTGATTTCAAGGTCAAGAATATTGTTTATCGGACTGATAACAGGATCATCCTCAAGGGTTCTTCCCCACGATACCATACATCCGTCTTTCATGTTGAAGATATAGTTATAGTCCTTGCTCTTGAAGAGCTTGTTGTTTCCGTCTATGGCCACCTCGTAGCCGAATCTGTCAGATTTCTCAATCAACCGCATATGTGCATTACCTCTTGTATCTAATATAATGCCTGATTTCAGGATTAAAGGAGCTCGTCTCCCATTGCCTTATCCTGTCCATAAGCATCATTCATCAGCTTATACTGCCAATCCTCATAGTCAGTCTCCTCCTGGAGAAGGACATCAAGGATTTCAGAGACCCATTCCTCAATGGTCATGTCCTTGAAGGAATTCACAAGAATGTGATTGTAATAGAGGGATGAGATTCTGTCTCCCCATACATCACCTTCCTCATTGTCACTGGAAAGATAGAAGTATCCGTTATCTGAATCCTTCATGAGCATCAGGTGCTCAAGGGTAGGGTCAATTCTCATAAGCTCATTTTTAAGTGCCTTGTTCTTGATTTCTCTGACCATAATCTGACTCCTTCTCAATAGACCATTGTGGCCTTTTTGGTCTTTCTGTTCAGAACCTCATGGGAGTATCCCTGAGGTCCATATACCGCCTGGAGCTTCTGTGCATACTCCATAGCATCTCTCTTGGTTGCCCAAGTGGTGAAAAAGCTAACTCTCTGTCCTTTGGGGTCTGTAACTCTGATTGTCCAATCTCTCATATCTCTTTCTCCTTACATATATAATGTAACATATTTCAGGAATTTTGTCAATAGGGAATATCATAGGAATTGTATCTTCCTCTGAACTCATCAATCAGGTATATATCCTTCTCTCTGTCAAGAATAACATACTCAGCATCATAGAAATCATACTTTCTGCAATCTGAGGAATCATAGACAGACCTTGCTCCGTTGGTGTAATCAACAATAGCAACCTCATCACCTGTAATTACCTTAATGGTAACTCTTTTGATATTGGGGTCATGGAGATTGACACCAGTATGTGTCACATGATTATCATAATCAACCAAATTAAGCATTATCTTCTTCATAGTTATTAAGCCCTCTCTCTATAAACTTCCTCTAATTTGACATCCTCATACTTAAGACCATTCTCCTTACAGTACCGATACTGGGCACTCCATGCATCACTTTCATTCATGTAGCTACCCACTTTGTACTTTGAGTAGAAAGGAATCTCAAACTCCTCTCTGGTCTTGACATTGTAGAAGATACCGACATATCTTTTCTCAGCTTTTTTCTCTGAATCCTCGATTGCGATGGCCAGAGACTTCAAGGCATTTCTGATTTCCTTACCATTTGTATCCCACTCTCCGAACTTCTCGCCTTTAGCGAACTCCAGAAGTGATGCCCTAATGTTCTTCAGTTCCTGAATCTTCTCTTCTCTCATGTTCTTTTCCTCTCTTACAATATTATGATATAATATATTGGAGCATTTGTCAATAGGGCAAAAAAAAATCTTCGCAATCATTGCGAAGATCATTGCGAAGATGATTTCTAAGATGAATTGTAATTATAGTTGGTGCTTGCCGTTAGGTGAGAACAGACACCCATATCCGCCTGATTTGTCAATCACCTTTCCGCACCAAACACAATGGAGCTTTCCGTCCTTTGAAGACTTTCCATGACCGTGCTTATGGAGTTTCTTGGGGTTGTCCTTGGGATTGGCAAAAAGACATCCATATCCGTAGTTTGTGCTTCCACAATAGATGCAGTGGTCTGCATCCCCTACTTCCTCATGCATACCTGTGGGAGAGTACAGACATCCATATCCGTGGACACCTGTCTTTCCACAGTATCTGCAATCATCAAGTCTCTCACTCATCAAGCATCTCCAAGGCCATCCTGGATTCCTCCAGTGTCATGCCTGTTCCTTTGGATATGGCCTCTACTATCACTGACTCCTCTTTCTCCTTGAGGATGTCCCTTATCAGTGTGACCTTCTCTGTGATACCCAGCTTTCCTGCCAACTTTCCCATTATGGAGTCAAGGCCTTCGCTGTCCTCATCAGATATGTCTATATCTGAATCTCCCAGGAGTTTCTTTATTATTCCGGCTTTCTTGGCCTTCGCCTTCTCCTCAGGGTCATCAGAATCTGATGCCTCAGATTCCACATCAGCATCCTTCAGCTCTACATTTCCCATTATGGTGTCAAGGGCATCATCATTGACATCATCAAGACTTCCTTCATCAGCGTTTATGGAATCCTCAACGGCTCTTGCCTTGAGTTTCCTTGCATTCTCCTGATTCTCGGACTCATTGTCCTCTGTATCAAAGATTCCGCCTTCGGTGAGCCTTGACCTCAGCAGAGACTCCACATATCTCATGAAAGTGGTGCCCTCTGACCTCAGTGACTCCTGGAGCATAGGGTATGTGATACCGAACTTGGGCTTGAGGACTTCCTCAACGAAATCATTCATATAGGAGGGTGTGTTGTAAAGAGCTGAATATCTGTCAGCCCAAACATCAAGGGACTCCCTGAGAGTTGACCCAGGGTTCCTCCTGTGGAACTCCTCAAGCTTCTCTTTGAAATGGTCTGATATTTCCTTTTCCAAAGTCTCTATATATTCCATCTTCATTAGCCTATTTCAGTTAGGATAATTAATTAGTGGAAGATGTCCATTCACTGTCACAGATGGGGTTTTTGTCAGCATCATAGAGCTTCACTTTGACAGTTTCCACACCCTCGATTGAGAAAGGCGCCTTGTATATCTTGGATGACGCATTGACTTCCCTTCCGTTTGTGGTGTACTTCAGAGTCCCTTCTGCATCAGCGGTGATTGTCATTGTGCCATCTTCAACCTGGAATGAAATATGAGGTTCCTGGGAGCTTTCGGTTTCAATGGGTTCATTTACCTTATCATCTGCAAAGTTGTCCTGTGACTCATGGTTGACTTCTGTAGGGGTCTCAGTGACTTCCTCTGCGGCAGCTTCCTCTGCGGCAGGAGTCTCCTCCAGAGTCTTGGCAAGGTTCTCCACATAGGTGCTTTCCGCCACATTGGTCTGAGGGGTCTTGTCCTCAGGCTTTCTGTTGAGCTTCTCCACAAGTTCCTCTATGTAATCCATGGCCTCATCTGCGGTATGGCATTTTCCTGATACATAGAGCTCAGGTCTGGACGTCCTTTCCCTTGGGTCATAGTTGCTGATATATCCTACGTATCTTCCGTCTCTTGTGACCTGGAAATTGATTGGCTTTCCCTTGGCGTGGGCATAAGCGGTATATTCATTGTTAGAGTTCTGTCTCCAGTCCATGGCTGTCTCTCCTATATGTATATAATATAAAGTTAAAGTTTAGTGATATACAAAAAAAATCCCCTCATAAAGAGGGGACTTCTTTCTTAAAGTGAGAATCCTTTAATTACTCCCAAGGATTCTCATTAAATGAAACTACTGGGACAATAACTTCAGGATGCTCGCTCCATGTCATCGGAGGCATTTCGGGAGCTGAGGTGACCACAACTCCTTGGTAACTTCCTGCAACAGCAGGGAGAGCAATTATTCCGCTCATCTTCTGACCAGCTGTCGGGGAACTTGTATTGCTGTCGTAAACTCCGGTTCTACTCCCATAATTGTATGCAATAGCATAGTGATATTGATGGAGTTCCTGAGTTCCATAATCTATAAAGGATATATATATATCAACAGCTCCTCCGTCTCCACCAGAGCTTCCATCACAACCTGCAAGCACGAGAACATCACCTTCTCCAGGTTGCTGTGTAATGTCGCTCATAGTCGAGAAAAGAATATACATATTCTTTGATGAAGAGCCCCAAGTTTCAAGCCCCTTTCTTACAACCTCAGCCAATTCCTCATCAGAAGCATCAGCATTGATGAAAAGTTGTGTTAAGACTCCTGTTTGATTTATTACCTTAGCGCCAGGTTCAGGTTCTGGTTCGGGCTCAACAAAGAGTGCATTGATATCCTCTGCGGTCATAGAGTCCACTTCCTTGACGAAATTGAGGTCTGTCTCGCTTTTGGTATAATATCCCTGCTGAAGCTCAGCTTTTGTGACATATGAGCTGAGGTCTATTGTCGCACCAAGCTGTTCCCAATGGGCATCTACTGCGGGCTTGTAACCTTCCTGTCCTTCCTCACCTTCAGCGGGAATTGCAGGAACCCATACGTACTCTGAGTTGTCTGATTCTATGATCCATACATCACCGTCTTCAGCGGCAAGATTGTCAAGAGCAGCTCTTGTAGGCTTTACACCCTTGAACTTCAGGACTGTCACTCCAGCTGGAAGTGAACCTCCTCCTGTGACTGTGAGGACTATCTCACTGTCACCTGCTCCCCATGTTCCTATGACATTGTTGCTTCCATCCTTGAAGACTATGCTATGGTCAAGCTGACCTGCTGTCTCAGCATAGTGGACGGGGAACTTCTCATTGGCGTTGCTTGTGTTGGTCTTATATGCAGTCTTTATCTTCTCAAGGAAGATTGACAGACTCTCAAGACTTACATACTGTTTAGGGGTTGTTCCATTATTAGGCATATCTGTTTCCTCCTTATGTCAATTACCAGTCAAGGCTGTCGATGTCACTCTCTGTGAGAGCAGAGTGCTCATTGATGATGACATACTTTGTTCCATCCCAGAAGTAATCATATCCTGTATCTTCAGCAATATACCCCACACCTTTGATTCCAGTTGCAGGGAAGGATTCTCTGGTTGAGAATGACCTTATGTCATTGGATTCACCTTTGGATACAGCATCTTCTATTTTTGTATCTATCTTGTCATCGACAACTGTTCCTACCTGTTCCTCTATAATTGCAGGAGCTATCTCCTGAACTGCTTGTTTGACTTCAGATGCCGAGGCACTTGGAATCATTCCATAACCCATTGTAAAATATGACATAAATTATAACTCCTATATTTATTTTCTATCGTTAATTAGTAGTTTCAGCTTCCACTACTACAGGTTCAGATTGATTGCCTTGGCTTATTCTGGCCATCACTGAGCTCAGGTAGCTTACTGCCTGCAACATATCCTTGTCAGCTGTCTGATACAGATTCTTGGCTGCGTTGTCAATAGGTGCTTCTCTCAGATGCTCAAAGGTGGTCTTGCCACCTGCATCTCCCACCATGAGAGGAATGAGGGTCTCCACACCCTTGTTGTTGCTCTTTGTGACCTGCTCATTGAGTTGCAGAAGCTGGTCTATGGTGAACTCAGAGAATCTTCCCCTTATCTGCATCTTGACCAAATCAGCGAACTGGGAATCCCTTTCAATCCTCTCAATACGGGATGTTATGAAAGATGTAAGGGCACCCTCCACCTCTTTGGCAGGGTCTGTAATCTGTGAATTCTGTACGGTAAGACTGGACTCCTTGCTGTCCAGTCTGTCCTTTATCTGCATCAGTTCATTTAATCCGTCATTCATTTTTTATTCTCTTGTTTATGAGCTCTTTGAGAAAAGCTTCATATTGACTGGACCTTATGCCTTGGCGAATGGTATTTATGTCAGGCAGACCCAGTTTCTCCTTTATCTCAGACCACTCCAGATTGAGCACGTTCCTGTAATAGTAACATAGGACAGTCAGTACTGAATCCTTGAACTCCTCTTTTGTGGGGAACTTGACTGTCTTTCCGTCAAGGAGGGATATGAGGTCAGTGAACTTCTCAAGACCCAATAGATTATATATCTCCGTGTAGACCAGAAAATCCTGGTTCTTGGAGGCGGGCTTCATGAGGGAAAGTTTTATGAGGTCTGATATCATTTTCTCCTCATCAGTCCCCAGAGCCTCGTTTATTTTCATCTGTAATACGTTCTTAGGTGTGGAATACATCATAATTCAAATTAACCATTTAATTTAGTGTTTTTGATGAAAATCCAAAAAAAGAAGCCCCCTATCAATGATGATAAGGGGCTGATGTAAGGAGGAAAGTATGTTTTACTCTTTGTCCTTGTTTGTGGTCGGGGCAGAATCAGGGACAACGGGAGAGTTCAGGTCTTCTTCCCTGTCAGGGTCATCCACAAGGTTGGCTATGAACAGGTCCATCTCATAGGCCTGGACATTGACATCCTTGATTGTGGAGACCTCCTCAGGGGTGAATTTCAGGAACTTGTGCTCTACTTCCAAGGCCATTATCTTAAGGACTTCCTCCTGGAACTCCTGGACATTCTCAGGCTTCACTGAGATTCTTGTAGGGTCGTCCTCTTTGGCCTCTCCGTAGACTTTGACAAGTCTCTGTCTTTCAACTTCAAAATATGCCTTGTCCTTGCTGAGAAGGTCAAGGTTTCTCTGTATCTTATATCTCACATTGAACGGAATCTCATTTTCCTTGGCTGAACCGTCTTCCGTGATGAACAGCATTTTCTCCAATATCTTGGCCAGAGCCACACTGCAGGCTATGTTTATCTTATCAGACATCTGTCACTCCTCTACCTTCTTGGTTCTGGGCTTTCTTGTTTTCTTGGGAGTTTCACCCTCTGTCTGCCCTTCTTTCTTGACAGTGGTTTTCCTGGTCTTTTTGGGGGCAGGTGTCTCCGCAGACTCTTCTTTCTTCACCTCTGCCTCCTGCTGAGGTTCTGTCTTTTTCTCTGCAGGTGGTGTGACGATATTAAGGTTTATCTGTGTGGAAAGGTCTTTCTGAAGCTCTGGGTCATTGGTCATATACCCGATGAACAATGCCATCGCATCAGGTGATATCTCAATATCAGTATCCTTAACAAGGTCAAGGTCCTCAGGCTCAATTTCCACAATATTATGGGATACAGGGATGTCAAGCATCTTTGTTATCTCCTGCCTGAATAGCTCCTGTTTCTGGGGGTCATTGATTGTGACATTATCTCCTTCAGGTGTGGCCTCACCGTATTTGGCAAGGGCAAACAGCCTCTGTTTCTGGAACTCCCTTGAATCCTTCTCAAAGAGAAGTCTGTTCTTGTTCAGTCTGTATCTGAGTCTGAAAGGAAGCTCTCTGTCGGCATAGTATTCTTTTCCGTCAGGTCCTTTCTTCTTTGTGTAAAGCAATAGGTTGGTCACATCCCCCAGAATAAGGGATACACCTAAAGTGATGTTTATCTGCTCTGTGTTCATTTTGTGCAGTTTCTCCTATTCAATTATATTATAAATCATTTATGTCAGTTTAAGCAGAAATCATTCATTCACTTCTGCTTATTTTGATTATCTGATGTGTGTATTCATCAAGGTCATGATATTTCCCTGACTTGAACCATCCCATGATGGAAGGTCTGTCACCTATATGTGTCCTTTTGACCACATGATGGAAGAACATACCTAAAGGAGGAACACAGGTGACGAAATCAGCTCCACATCTGAACTGTCTTGCATTGTCCCATCTTTCCTTTATCTTCTTCCAGTTTTTCCATCCTATTACTCTGGGAGCACCGAAAGTGACCATCTGTATCTTTACATCTGGGAAGCAGTATCCCATATCTTCTGCACATAGGACAGCTATGGCGCCACCATAGGAGTGTCCTGTCACTGTGATTGACACAGGATTAAGGGCTTTCACCTGCTCCTCCACTTCATGTCTTATCAGTTTCCAGCATTTTAAAAATCCCGAATGGGCATTGAAAGGTATCTCAGCATCCTTATAGGCCTTTTTCCAGAAATGGAAATTGTTCTTCCAGTCGACTTTTGAGTTGGAGCCACAGAAAGCTATAACAACTTCTCCGTTTTCTCTCTTATGTATAAGGGTGTCAGTATCTTCTCCCAGAATCCTATAACTGAGCTCTTGGGCTTCCCCTCTCAGACAGATATAGTCAATGCACTGAAGTGGTGTAATCATATTCATGATACCTTCTTGAAAAATAAATCTATGCTTAATTAGTAATTATTCACTATATTCCAGCAATTACAGCTCTGTGTTCTCACTGAAGTTGAATATCTTTATCCATTCTTCCTGTGTGAGGAAGTCCTTGCTGTTCAGTCCTTTGACCAGAACGCCCTTGTTCTTGAGGTTCTTGTCTATGAGACAGTCAAGTGACTTGTCATACATGAGCATATATCTTGTGACTGCCTTATCTTGCCCCAATCTGTAGTTTCTGTTAAGGCTCTGGTCGAAATCAGTGAAGTTGAACCCTCTCTCAAAGTAAACGGAGACTTTGGCCTCAAGTATTGTGACTGATGTTGATAGGGTCTGTATGACGGCTACAAGCATCCTTGACTCACCTTTCTTGAAATCCTCCACCATCCTGAATCTGTCATCCTGAGGGGTATCACCGATGATACATATCGGTTTGTACTTGCTGAATCTCTCACATATCCTTTTGGCGGTGGAGGGATGGATGACCCATACAATCACTTTGTCATCCTTTTCCAGATCCCCCATTATGTCTTCAAGGGCGTTGTATTTCTCCAAGTCCTTATCTGGATTGAATTTCTCCAAATCCAGGTTAAGGGAGTAATCGAACTTATCCTCATGTTTTCTCAGCAGTGTGGGGTCATCCACTGCCAGCATCATATAGGGGAATCTGTTTATGATATCCCTCACAGTGCTCTTATCCTTGAGGTCCTGGACTATGAACGATTCATATATTCTTCTATGGGCAGGACTCATAGGTATGTATATCTTCTTCTCATCAAAGTCAGGAAGGTCAACAAGGTCATTTGTGCTGTAATATTCCCCATAGGACTGGAGGAATCTCTGATTCTGTCTCTCCACCTCATCCTTCTTCCATTCCCTTACCGCATACATGCTGAATCTGTCTCCAAGGAAAGCCAGCTTCTCTTTCCATTGTGTGAAAGGGAGATTATAGACAAGCCAGGGGTCAAGAATCTTATACTGGTTGTATATCTTCTCTATGTTGTCAGCAGGGGTTCCTGAAAAGAGATATCTGTAAGTGAAGCATGGGGCATGAAGAGCCACGAGGGCACCTTGCTGACTCTTGGGATTGGCCACACAATGGGATTCATCAAGAATCAGCATACCTTTTCCCTTGAACCACTTCTCCAAAGGAAGGAACGCCTTCTTGGGTATCTTGCTTGTTATCTTATGCTTCTTCTTGTAATAGTCACATATGAGTCTGAATGAGTTGTAGCTTGTGATGACAATATCTGTGTTGGGGTCATCAAAGGGATTGCGGTAGTTCTTGTCTGCAATCTTCACCTTGTTCTCATCAAGACCCTTTATGAACTTGAATAGCTCATGATAAAGGTTCCTGACACCTATGTTGGTGGTTATGAAGAGCACCTTGTTGCAGTCATGGTACTTGTAGACCCTATGGGCTATGAGGGTTGCTGCTATGTAGGACTTTCCTGTTCCCTGTCCGTAGAAGTAGGCATATGAGGAAAGGTTGATTCCCTTGCTTATGGCAAGTCTCTGGAAATCCTCATGAGGTGATTTGCCTGTTATGGGCTCATAGTTCATCAGCGAATAATCGGGTATCCGTCTTGTAGGCTCCCTGAACTGTTTGGGAGTTCCGCAAGTCAGCTCCTCTATGTCATTCTCTGAGATGCTGTCCTCTATGGTGTCATAGTTCTCCAGGGCCTCCTTTATCTCGTCCCTCTTGTACCAAGGCCCAGACCATTTCTTTGTGTCAGGGTTGAATCTGAACTTGGCATCCTTGAGAACCTGCATAGAGTTGTTGAATACGGTATATCCCTGGGAATCCAATCTCACTTCAAGATTGGCCCCATTGAGGGTAAAGTATATCATGTATATAATATAAAAGAAGGACGCCTTATTCGGCGCCCGTAAAGAGAAAAAACAAGATTATGGGTTTATCTCAGGCAGACATACTCAATGGTCTTTTTTGACTTATCATGGAGTCTGTCAAAGTAATCCCTTTGCCTGACCTCCACCTCAGCAGAATAATTGAGACACCACCTCTCATTGGCGAAGGTATCCTCATCATCCCAATTCTCCTCATTCTGATAAATCAGACCGAAAGGGGCATTCTCCAGTCCCTTGGATTTGGCCCAATCATACAGCTCCTGAATGGTCTTCACTTCTTTCTCACTATTGAATCTGGACATATAATCAATCTCCTATAACGTCAATCTGACAACTTCTCATGACTGCAAGTGCCGCATCATGGGCTTCCTTACTTGTTCCACCACAACAACTTGCATCACAGACAATCCTGATATTAGGGAAGGCTGCCCTGAGAAGAAGCGCATTGGATACAACACAGATGTCTGTACAGAGACCTACAATCTCAATCTCAGCATCCTCAATGTTGTCATAGACTGCCTTCTCACCCCTATTGGAATGAACCTCAAGATATCTCTTGACAATCTTGGGGAGCTCATCGAAGCTTCCGAAGGTGTACTTATGGACAATACTCTTATGCTTCCAACCCACAGAGGCATACCAGTTCTTGAGGGACTGAGCAATCTCATATCCCTCTGTTCCGACAACACAATGCTTGACAGGAAGCTTATGTCCTTCCAGTGATTCATTATAAGACGGGATATAAGCATTGGGCTTATCAAAGTGGGTGTCCATGGTGAAGATAACATAATCACCATGCTGAATGAGCTTCTTCTCCACATTGGGAAGAACCACATCCTTTGCATACTCTGAACCGAGACTTCCGTCAATGAAGTCATTCTGCATATCAACTACAACAAGAATCTTTCTCATAAGGCTCTTTCTCCTACATAATAAATATAACATACGGGAAAGGTGATTGTCAATAGTAGATGAAAAAAAAACAGCACCCTTAAAGGTGCTGTCAGTTGGATTCGATAGCCATTCTCACATGGGAGACATAATCTCCCTGTGGGAGATTTTCGTTTCCCTTATACTTGATGCTGACTTCAGCGACAACTGAATCCTCAATTGCCTTACCGTTGTAATCAAGGTGGATAACAAGGTCATTTGACCTGTTCTCCGTGTATCCGTATCTTCCGTATACCTGATTGACAAGGCCTGAAATTTCAAGTCCTTCTGTGCGATAACCCTTAAATGATAACTCACTTGCGGATACGGTTATCTTTACCTCTCCCTTGTATCTTGAAAGACTCTGACAGATGAACAGGTCTGCCTTAACATCCTTCCCGACATTGTGGGAGCCCACCAGAACTTCATTGCCGGAAATCCTCTCGGCATATCCGTTCTCAACATACGCGATTCCCAGTGAATACTCTGGTGAAACCTCTTCGACAACAGACACGAGAACAATTGTCTGTTTCCAAGTCCCTGCAAACAGGACTGCCATGCCCAACAACATAAGGAACACGACCATAGCCTTTTTCATTTAATTTTCCTTTAAAGGAAAGATACAATTGGTACAAAGGTTACAATTTTCCTCTTATGCAGTTTACTTTCCATATCAGACCTCTTACGATTCTGGGGCTGGTACAATACAATATTAATTAGTCATTTTCCAGGTGACCCTGATAAGCCTTGGAGTTCAGTAAGGAGTTGAGCACATCCATGAACAGAATCTGGAAATTGTAGGCATATATCTCGCTGTCCAGCACATCAAAGGAATACTCATTCTTGTCGGCATATCCCAGAATGGTCATGAACAGATGCCAGCACTCATGGGATATTGTGCTCAATCCTGGAACACCTCTTTCCACAGAGAACCATACGAGGAATTCACCTTTGTCATCAGGCTCAGTGTAACATCCTGCGTCAGCTATGGATGGCCACCCCTCAGGTGAATCGTCTCTTATCTCCACAAGGACTCTCCTTGTGAGGAAGCTGAATCTCTTTCTCTCAATCATTTTCAGTCCCCACTGAGGTTGTGGATTCCATTTCAACGATTATAGGCTCAAAGTCAGGGCAGTTCTTGCAATCACATTTGGAATGAACCTCATTGGGATACCTATGTTGTAGCTCACACCACCAAGTATATGAGAAATTGACTTCGTGACCTTGGTGCCTGCAGGTGTCATATACCTTTCTGGACTTCATCAGGGATTCTCCTTAATATCATAATTATCTCTTACATAATCAGTTGCTTCCTTGAAGGTATCACAGGTTCTGACTCTCCTTATGGCACCAGGCTCATTCTCACCCCTTATGACATATATGACATATCCTCCGTCACCTTCATAATATATGCTGATGCTCTTGGGGACTCCATCATCCCCGGACTTTTCACTGACCCATTTGATGTCCTTGAGGAGCTTCTCACCTGAAGCGCTTTTGGCCTTCTTCTCATTCTTCTCCAAAATGGACTTTATCTCGACTATCCTGTTGTAATCTTCCTCATACATAGTCCATTCATCTGAGCACCATTCAGGGTCATCCTTATCTCCATGAAAGACCTTGGACTTCTTTCCCTTACCCTCTGACTGACAGAATGTCTCCCAATAGTAGAGTCCAGCCAGTCCGCAGAGTCTGTAAATCAGGTCCTTTGTGTTCTCATTCATCTCATCATCCTCAATCAACTAGTCTCTGTCAAAACTGTCCATAATAAAATTCCTATAAAAAATATAAAATCAGAAATCCTGTTTTTATATGCCAGTTTTTTCCAAAAAACTTCTTAAAACCACATATAAAAACAGAAAATCAGGTTTTAATCTAAACTGCAGGTCTGTGGTTCTGCTGACCAGAAATCATCATCAACATGGACATATACTGCATGGTATGGGTCTGTAAATAAGATGTCCCTTCTATCTATACAGACATCTTCATAATCTTTAATTTTCTCAAAGCCTGTCCAATCAAACTGACCTTTATACATTTTGGGTTCTTTATCACTTACCCTCACAACAGCATAGTTATCTATGTCATTGACCCAGGAAAGCCAATTACCGGAGTAAGTACAATTATCCCATAGTTCATAATGTCTCTTATGTATGAAATCCTCAAATGACATATAGTTATGATACTGAGCCTTGGCTGCTTCCCTTAGCATATAATCTGTCATACTGAACTTGGACTCATCTGTATTGTCAGGACCCGGCCATTCAAGTGTCAAGGTATCTCCACCATTCTCCCTCAATCTCTGTAAGGCTTCCTCATTCTTGCCTTCAAGGGGCAATACAAAAGTAGCTGTATCCTTGTAGTATTCTTCAAGGGCTACCTTGACATCCTGTATCATATTGTAATCTGACCTCAGCATAGTCCATTCATCACAGCACCACTCAGGGTCATCCTGCTCTCCTTGAGCTACAACTTCTTCTCTGTCTTTGAACTCCTTGTAGTGTGTCCAATAACAGCTCTCAGCCAATCCATAAAGTCTGTAGATTATTTTCTTTACTCTATCTTCCATCTAGTTTTCCTCTATCTGTTCAATGGAATTGAATTCCACCTGCACAAGTCCTGCTTCAACATCATCTATATAACAACCTGAATCATCCATATACAGAGGTCCATAGACCCAATAACCTGTTATAATATCTTTTCTCTTATAGTATGGTACTGACATTATCTATATCCTTACTTTTTGACAGGAACTTCTCAGGGTCCTTGATATAGTCATCATAGGACAGAGTAATACTGAGGTCGGAGTTCCCGCTATATGCCTTAGGAGGGTCTTGGAAGCAATCTTTCCAGTAATTGTTATAATCTCTAGGAGGTCTGTAAACAAGGTCATGCATTACAGTACCATCTTCATAGACAATCTCGCCTGTCACTCTGTTCCAGATATGATTTCCTTCATCAACCCAACTTGTAAACCAGTCTGGATGCTCTTTGACAACCTTGAAAAAAGTCTTTTCGTCAATCCACATTACCTTTGTCTCCTATTTTGGTCTTAACCCAATCCTCACACTTTCTATCCATGAGGTCACATTCTTTCTCATATTCACTCTGTGCAAGGTCAAGAAGTGTATCTCCGAAACTTCCGTCATTTCCTCTCACAAGACACCATCCATATTCCTTGTTCAGGTCTTCCTGAAGATTATGCTTCCTCTGTATCTGTGTCATCATCCTCCTCCAAACTGTTGCTCTCACCAAAACATCCTTTTGTACAATCCTCAGATATCTTATAAGATTCTATCCATTCAGGTGTTGGGTCCTCATTGTCATTTCCACACTGTACATAAGAACCATCGTTGAACAGGAAGTTCTCCAAGTTCTCTTCTGACAGGAACAGATAGTGATATTTTGGTTTGTACTCATGATAAGAGGACTGATGGTCAACATAACATCTGTCCTCAGATATACTGTCAAAGAAGAAGTAATTGTAGTCATATTTGACAGACAGGAACTTATCGTCCTTCATATGCTTTCTGAGAACATTCCTCAACATATCCTTATAGTCATACTTCAGTTTTGGACTAAAATCAAGACTCATCATCTGTGCGACAACAAAGTTAAGTCTGTCCTCAAATGTCTCATATCTCTCAAACTCCCAACCAAATTCCATCTGTCCATGTTTGATTGGGAGTACAATCTCATATTCTTCATGATTTGGAAACCATTCACGTACTTTTGTTGTAATCAGATTGGAGGGAATTAAATCTATCTTCTGAGACTCATCCTTTCCAATCACCACAAAAGAGGAACTTGAACTGTTGCTTACAAATCCTTTTCTAATCTTCATTTCCACATTCCTCAATGGCAGTTAATCTCAATGCCGTTCTTTGTGATATATGAACCCATATAGGCACAACCAGGCCCACCCAAATAGGTATCATCCACACTTGTCTCCCAGTAATTCTCAGGATGAGCAATCACCTTGTCAAGTTCATCCCTATAATACCCATCCTTAAAGCAGAAATCATAGAAGTCAAGGAACTTCTCGATGTCTTCTGGAGTTCTCAGGTACTCATTTATGAAACCATCATATGTATCATAATAGGGGCTGTAATCTTCATCATTATGGCGTTTCCAATCTTTCAGAATCATCTTACAGAACTCAATGGTCTCCTCGTCCTGTTTGTTCCTACCATATCTACCATTATCCATACCATAGAAATCATAGACATCTTCCCATGTCTTTACGGACTCTGGCAGGTTTCTCAGAATGAATGAGCTTGAACTTGAATTAGACACAAATCCATTACGTATCTTCATTTATCTGTTCTCCTCTATCTCTCTGACAAGACTCTGATAGTCTTCTGTATAAGGATACTTCTCACCTTCTATGACCCATACCTTCTGATAGACAGGTCTGTTTCTTCTGATTTCACAGAACTCCCAAATGATTCCAGCATTGTCAACAAAGACATCATTGGGTCCGTTCTCGATAATCTGATTAAATACTTTCTCAGTTATCATCGTTTTTCTTTTCCTTAGCCAGCTTTATGAGTTCATCGTAGATAGATAATCTGATTCTATCATTTGTTGTTGTTTTAGCATTACCGACAATATGAGACGTTCCTGCTTCAATTCCTCTCTCAACAGCTTCCATTATTTCAATAAGATTAAATGTCATATTTTTTTTACCCCAGTCATACACTAATATACACCTTATTATTTATTCCCCTTATTTGAAATATAACCAATAGGTCCTTTTACATTCCTCACATTCCTGGCCAATATAAGGAGAATTGCCAAGCTCTCCAAGGTCATACTTATCGTATTCCTCATTTATTGTATTGACATGGCCACAATAGGGGCACTTCGTATCAATCATCCATTTAACAGGATACCACTTGTCAAAACCACATACTATAATCTTTTCATCAGGATTCATCATCTGTCTCCTTATCCAAGATATGTGGGTCGTCCCACATGAATCCATCCTTCTCTTCTTCAGGAAGATTGTCAAACATATTAACCATACGTACACAGTCCTTCTCCCAAGAAGAGTCATAATTGTAGTAGACCTTCTCACCATCACTTGTGGTATACCATAGGTCACCCTTCTTGTAGTCTGGGTCATCTGCTATTCTCTCATAGTCATATGTCAGTTCTGGAACGCACTGTGCACGGAGTCTGTAGGTCTCCTCATATTCATCACCACCAAGAATTCCGAAACTCTGTGGATTGAAGATAAAGGAATCTAGCCTTGTGGTATCCTCATCCTCACACATATCCACAATCTCCTTGGAGTAAGAGCACTCTGTAGAGACCATGACATATGTCTTTATCTCATGTGTCTCATAATCGGGTTCTGTATTGTCAAACCACTCCCAATGTGCATAAAGTGGAACAATCGGTATACGTATATAATACCAATGACCAAGACCAAGATTGAAAATCTTACTCTTGAGAGTCAGCACTTTTCTGAAATAATCTGGGTCATTCTCATACCATCTTGCGTAAAGGGCCATGATATACCTTATTTTGTCAGGTATGGAGTTGATTCTCATTATGTCTCCACGACAATAGGAAATCTCTCCAGATATATCCTCTACATTTATGTATTCCCAGTCATTGTGTACTGTCTTGTTCCTGGAGGATTCTCTCGTAAAGGTCTGCCCATACTTCTTACTGTTGGGAACAGGAGTCTTGGCAATGAGGATAAAGCTGGCTGAGCTACTGTTGGATACAAATCCATTTCTGAACTTCAATTTGTTCTCTCCTCATTACTTACAATGAACTCTGAATAATCATCATTTTCTGATAATTCATTAAAGAAGCTCTCAGTAAGACACTTCACAGGAATAGTACAGATATTCTCACCTCTCCATTCACTACCATATCCACCAAAGAAAGCATGGAATCTGACGAAGACAGGATCATCCATACAAAGCTTAATAACAGGGCTTCTGTCTCCGACATCCCAATTAAGTGTAAGATATTTAAAATTAATTACCTGTGAAAGCTTTATTGCAACTGCCTTGAGGTTCTTGATTACCTGTTCTTTCTTATCCATCATTTACTCTCTATCAGGATTGCTGACGATGAACTGTGAGAAATCTGTATTCTTTGATATTCCACCAAGAGAAGTGCCTACAAGATTCTCAGCATTGATGATACAAAGAGGATACTTCTCTTCCTTTCCGTTACCTTCCCAATGACTCAAAAAGACTTTGGGCATTTCAGTAATAACCCATGCATAACTTGGCTTATTCTCAAAAAGCTTGACAACTGGTGCATCACAGCTGTTGCTCCAGTCAAGTACAAGATATCTGAAATAGATTGTCGGTGCGAGTCTTGCGGCCAATACCTTAAGATTGTTTAATGTCTGTTCTCTCTTGTCCATAATCACATCGGGTCCTTTCTGTTACTGTCAATAATCATCCTGATTCCCTTGATGATTCCTACAATAAATCCTACAACACAGACCACAGTCAGTACAAGGACCGACAGTACGACCTGTCCCCAAAGAGGTGCAGTAACCCACCACCATGACCAGTCAATCACTCCTTTTATCTTGAGTCCCAGGAACAGAAGGAACAGGGCGTCACACAGAGCCATCCCACCGATTACCTTTATCGCGCCTTCACTTTTGTAACCCATATCTCATATCTCCAGGTAAATCTCTTCATTGTTCCATATCTTCTCGAAATATGTCCCTATCTCAGCAAGGTCACTCAAAGTGACAGGGTGGCCCTCATTATAACGGAATTCTGCTCCGTTTATTCCTCTTACTTTTTGCATGAACACCTTGACGGCCTCAGCCATCACAGCCCCCACCACCTTGGGATTGTTCTTCTCATCCTTGCAGATATGTCTGTAATCCACCCTCTCAACACTCATCTGTCTCTATCCCCTGACTGTCAAAGGCCTTGTCAATAATAGGAAAGATAAGTCTTTCAATCCTCTCAGGCTCACACATATATCCACTTATTCCGAAATGGTCAATGAGAGGAACTCTGCCATCTTTATTGACTTTCTTGAGAAGCTCCTCTGAAATAAATTTCTTCAAGTTCTCTCTATCCATCACTTACCCCAGAAGTTCTCACAACCATTCTCACCGATTGCGTCTTCACCAGTGAGCATAAAGAAAGAATTATAGACACAGCCAAGTCTTATACATTCCTTGTGATGCTCCCCCGTCCAAAATCTATGACACTTATCCCTTACAGGACATTCCTTGGTCAGAGTCACACCATCCTTCTCATACTGGGTCTTTCCATTACAAAAAGTTATGTCAAAATCATCTAAAGTCATTTTCAATTTTCTCCATCGAAAAAATCTGACAGCATCTTGAGAAAATCTTCCTCTTCCCAAAAGAACCAATCACTGTCATCATATCTTTTTAGATTCTCAATGAACTGTCCGAATCTCCAATCGGGGACTCTTTTCCAATACTCACCAAGCTTCTTCAAGAAAACATCTATCCTATTAGGGTCTCTCATTCTTCCTCCTTTTCACCTCACATAATGCGCCCCAACATTAAGAAGAGACTGCACCTCATAGGTATCTACATCTCTGATAGGGGTAATACTATCAAAGTACCACCCATAGATTTCCTGTCTCTGAATCTTTTCGATAAGGTCCTTCTCTGTCTTTACCCTGAATACAAAGCAAGTTACCATATACTTGTTTTCCATGCTACAGACATAGTACTTAAACCTATGACTTAATCTCATTATCCTCATCCTTACAGAAGCAGTCAATATTCTCTTATATCTAATATAATATAGAGTTAAGATTTTTCAAAAAATCTTATAATCAGCTGAACCGAAAATCCTGATACACTTGTAGGCGAAATTACCATAGGCCTTGCCAATAAGTTCCACACCTTTCATGTATCTCTCCATGGCTTTATCCATACTGAAATACTCACCCCTCATGTGAGCTTTTCCCTCTTCGGAGTCTCCCTCAAAGTAAATGACATACTTGTTACCGGACTTATCAAGCTCCAGTCTGTAATCTCCCATATCCTTGTGTGACCTAAGTGACATAATCTCATAGAACATATGCTTCTCTTTTCTCCTTACACTATAAATGTATCATATATGGGGAATCCTGTCAATAGTTATAGGCAAAAAAAATACCCTCTTACAGAGGGCATCATTTCATCAGTTAAGAATCTCTTGTTTATAAACTCTTTCTTTCTCCCAAACAATAAAGGTGACCAATCTCCTCAGCTCCTTGTTCTTTCACTTGAACACACCTTTACTCTGTAATTCAGGATAACAGACTCTTATAGGTATAATCATCAGAATCCTCCGTATCCCTCACCCTTATGGTATAAAAGTCCGGGTGCTCTTCAAGGTACTTCTCAATCATTTCCTTGGACTCACAAATGAGATATGAAGGGAACTCAATCTCCATGGAATCCGTGAATCCCTTGATAGTAGGACCTTGTGTAATCCAATGACCAAAGCTCCGTGAAACACCCTTCTTTTCATTGAGAATATCTATGAATCTATTACAAGCCTTTATAAATTCATTATTCAATCTCATGTATTTCATCAAATCATCAAATGTCATTTGCTTTCCTTATGATAATCCTCAGGTTCTCTACCCAAGATATACTCACCATCTTCTGTACAAGCAATCGTACCGAAATCATCATTGACAACTGGCTTATTCCTAAGCCTCTCTCTGAGCTCTTTAAGTTCTCTAAGCCTTTCATTATAATTATCATTTACAGACATATCTTGGCTTCTTCATACCTATTGGGAGAAGGCCTTGTACTTGTATCATATTCAAACATAAGACCTTCATCTGCAATGTTCCAGATTTCATTGATGTTTATCTTTCTCTTACCCTTGGAATACTCCTGCTGACAAAGCTCACAAATTGCCCTGAGTGCCTCCTTTGGAGGAATACCATAACCATTACTCATTCCTAAGCTCCTCTTTGAGAAGTTGCCAGTCAGAAGGCAACATGGTCACATTGTCAGGATTCTCAGCATTGAAGCTCTTGTGGTCAATCCTCTCAGGGGTAAAATACCACTCACCATCCTCAAAGAGATATGAGTAATCCATCCACTTGCCCGCCTGATAATACTTCTCCCTCACGTCCTCACAATCAGGAATGGTGTAAGGGTCAGTATCAGGGCCCTCCTTGTAGAAATTACACTCTTCAAGAGTGGCACCAAGACTACTCATGTCACCTTCAGCGATAAGGGCTTTGACCTTGTTCTCTGTGTCATAGTTCTCCAAAAGGGTCTTTCCCACTCCCTCAGGATATCCGTCAAAATGACAATACACACCAGTGATTCCTCTGCTGTCCTTGATTCCAATATGTGACCTTGTACTCATACTTCCTCCACAGAAATAATCCGATACTCACAATCAATTCCAAGTCCATAGATTCTCTTACATTCCTCTACGGAACTTACAACACACTCCTGCCTATTCCACTGGCCTCTGGAGTAATCATCCTTGTACTCAAAGACAACTTTTACCATATCACTCTCCTTTTTCTGTCAATGTTCTCAATCTCCTTACAGACAGATTCAAATGTACTTCTGTCAGACCCTACAAAGATACCTCTGTAAGATATGGTATAAAGACAATCAAAGTACCCCTCATCACTGAGAAATACCGGGTCATAATCAATATCACAACCCATAGTCTTAAGATTATCAAGCTCATGCTCTGTCATAGCTGTTATTTCCTTTACATATATAATGTATCATTATTTCAGTATTTTGTCAATAGTCATAGATAAAAAAATACCCTCTTTTCTCAAAGAGGGCTCAAATCATCTTAAATCAGTTCAAATCACCTTTAATCACTTCAATGGTGCTTTTGAGGAACATGGGGGCTTCGTTCCTTATCCTTTTCATAGCCTTGTCAAAATACTCCCCATTCCTCTCCACACCTATAAAGCTTCTGTCATTGGTGACACAGGCTACACCAGTTACACCACTTCCCATGAAGCAGTCAAGAACAAGGTCACCCTTGTTGGTATGTCTCCTGACCAAATCCACCATGAGATTAAGATTCTTCTGTGTAGGATGAATCCTGTTGTTGTTGCTTTCCGTGGGATAACTCAACACACATTCATCATATGTATCTGACTGCCTGTTGAAAGTCCATTTATCTCCGGGCTTCACATACCAGGATGCTATCTCTATATTGCAGATATACCTTCTGTCTCTGTTTCTTGGCATAGGATTGGTCTTTCTCCAAATGATTCTGTCCTTAAGTTCCAGTCCGTCAAGGACATTCAGTAAGTCCATGTATTGTTCAAAAGAATGGAATACAAGAAGTGTCCCACCTTTCTTCAACTTCGGAACAAGGATTCCAAGGCTGCCTATGTCAAAGTCCTTGTCCCATTCCCCGAAGTCTATCCCTTGTCTGAAGGGTCTGTTCTTCATTGTGGAGAAGCTGTTATCCTTGGAGATGCAATAAGGAAGGTCTGTTATGATGGCATCAATGGATTCATCCTCTAATGTGGGGACAAAGTTCCTGAAATCATCATTGACAAGCTTAATCATACAATCACCAAGTCCTTCTTTCTGAACATAGGTAAGTTATCTCTGATTCTGCTACAGGATACCTTGAAGTAATTCTCATCCTTCTCTATGCCTATGAAGTCCCTTTCCGTATTTATGCAGGCAAGCCCAGTTGTTCCACTTCCCATACAATTATCCATTACCAACATTCCCTTATCTGTATATGTCTTGATAAGATATTCCAACATGGGAACAGACTTTTCCGTTCTGTGCTGAGCTACAGAAGGGTGTGGCTTCTCATAAGAGATTATGGAAGTAGGATACTTCATTCCATCATAATTCGGTTCAACCCTTTCAAAATCTCCATAATTGTTATTGGTCATTTTTCCCTGCAGATTTCCTACATTATGATTAGGTTTACCTTTGACCCTCTGTGGATTATAAACGGGCTGATTGTTATAGAACACAGCAATCTGCTCATGTCTTCTCAACGGCATCCTATTGGCATTGAGGAATCCTGAGGTGAGGACCTTATCCCATACCAAGTCATATTTGAACATCTTCCTATTGGAATTAACAAGGTCTATATAGAATATTCCTTGTCCGAAAAGAAGAATGGCTGAATTGTCCTTTGCTATCCTGTTATATTGCTCCCATAATGAATCAAAAGGTATGACTATATCCAATTCATTGGCAGTCACACCATATGGAAGGTCACATAATATCATATCAATGGAATTGTCCGGAATCTCCTTCATTCTTTCCAGACAATCACCTTTCATAAGTTTAATCATAAAGTCACCAAATCATTTTCCATATAGATAGGGGAATACCTTTTGAGTCTATCAAAAGCAATCTTATAGTAATTATCATCTTTCTCAATACCTATAAAATTTCTTTTTAAGTTATTACAAGCTATGCCAGTTGTTCCACTTCCCATAAAACAATCAAGAACAAGGTCTCCCTCATTAGTCACAAGACTTACACATCTTTCCATAAGAGCAATAGGCTTCTGTGTAGGGTGATTAACCTTCTCTCTGGAATTATGTGGAAGAGCCTTTATATCACTCCACACATCAGACAAAGATACTCCATCTTTAAGTATTCCAGTATTATATTCTGGTCTGTCGGAATCTACTTTGATTTTGAGATTATTGAAAGTCCCCTTACCCTTCGTATAATAAGCAATAGGCTCATAACCACTTGCCAAAGCATTTCCCCTTGTGGAGTTAAAACCTCTTTTTCTACTCCAGATTATGATACGCTGTTCTTTAAAATACTTATCAAGTATATTACAGACTTTTCTGTTAAGTTGTCTGCTTGTGAATATCATTATGGAAGAATTATCTTTCAATACGGAATCAACCAATACTATAAAATCTTCCAACCATTTCAAGTAACTTTCCTCAGAGTCCCATTGAGAGTCCCATGATTCATTAACCACCTTGAAATATGGAATATCTGTAATGAGGGCATCTACCTTGATATTCTGCTCATTAAGCAATTTAAGATTTTCTAAACAATCACCTTGAATAAGCCTAATCATTCTTACCACCAAAGATAATGAAGAAGTTCCTTGAATACATCAATGGCCTCATCTTCAAGAGCCTTGAGCTCCTCGCCATTCTTCTTACTCTGTTCCCTAAAAGCCTTTAATTCTTCCTCTGAATTAATAAACTTTATAGCTGTATATCCAGTCTCAGGGTCAGTCACCTTCTCTGTCTTCCATTCGATATCTGGACAATCCTTGAATTCATCGAACAACATGACCTGCTTACACAAGTCTATAAGGTACTCAATGTATTCTCCTTCCGTGTAAGTCTTACCCTTATGCTCAAATTTGTGCCAAGTCAAATCAGCATTGGTGTCTTTGAGTAACTGCTTACAATTACAATAGAGCCATTGGAAAAAAGCAATATCTAAACTCCATGCATCTCTTGGGTCTATACCAGTCTTTTTTCTGATTCTCTCATTTCTCAAATGAGACCCTAAATCAGCAAATGTATAAATCCCACCACAATGATTACAGGAATAGTTGGTCACCCCTATCTCTTCAAGATATGGATTCTTCTTGCAGAATATCTTTGTCAGTAATTTTCTGATAGGCTTGGGAAACATCGTTATATTTTGACTCCTATATCAGAACTTTTGAGTCTGTTCTTGGTCTCTATGATTGACTTCTTGAACTCTCTGCCACAATCCTCACAGAGATTCATGTGATGTTCCTCTGGTGGAATATAGCACAATAGTGTGACCATCTTCATTCCATTCACAGTTGTTGACTGGTGAGGAATTGTTCCTGTAAAGTCAAGGTTATAGTGGAAGTGATATCTGGTATAGTCCTCATCAAGTATCTGTCCACAGATGTCACAGGTCTTAGTTGTCATCTTTATCCTCATCTTTGTATGTAAAGACATTTCTCGCCATGTGTGCCCGCCATTTCTTTACAAGTTCAGGGTTTGCGAACAGGTCTTCTGCCTGTACCTTGTTGTTGTTCTGGTAGAGTTTGTCAATGATGTTCTTGATTGCGTTTATGACATCTTCTTTCTTTTCAGTGCTCTCTGCACCTTCACCTGATGCACTAGGTTTCTCTTCCTCTGCCTTGTCACCATCTTCAGGATGAAGACAATCTTCTATCATATTGAGTCCATCTTCTATCTCAATGAGAACATCAGACCTGTCCTTAATCTCAAAGACATCCTGACCATAACCGATTATGTCCTCTATCTCTTTGAGGGTATGATACTTGTAATTCTCAAGTATGTTCTTGAGACTCATAAGGTCAGCTACAGATACCCATCTGTAGGATTCCTTCTGTGGATTGTATGGATTATCAGTACAATGAGTCCACTGTCCTCTTCTTGAGTCCGTTCCATCTTTAATATTAATCTGCATTACATTCCTCCTCCAACCATCTGTCCAAGTCCTCCACTGTCTTTCTGAAGGATGGACTGGTTTTCATCATGTGTTCATACATCTCTTCGTCTGTCATTGAGTCTAGTTTCTTGTTAAGTCCGTCTATTCTGTCAATTGTCTCTTGTCTTGTCATACGCAAAGTGTCTCTATATTATTATAATATAGAATATCCTTTTAACTGTGGATTATTGTCCCTTTTTCATCTACTTTCCAGAACTTCTCACCATTGTGCCATTTCTTGTTGTGAAAATCAGCTAGGGCCTCCAACAGAGGATTCTTCTCACCCTCATGTTTTTCAGCCTCAGCCCATGATTCCCTTTCAGAATCCATGAATTCATCCTCTGTAATGAAATCTGCATAAAATGAATCCTCATGGTCATGGTCTATGCTGCCTAAAGTGCCTTTCCTGAAACGGTAATTGAAATAAAGACCGTAATCCAAGTCACAATCCTTATCACGGAGTTCCTTAAGGAAGTCAAGGAGCCTGGGAGTAAGCTTCACAGCCTCATCTTTCCAGTTATCTGGGTTCTTCCTTGTAAGGAGAACGGGAACATCAAAGGTCACAGTATCAAGGGCCTTGATAAGTTCATTCTCATGGTCACCGAAATATAGAGGAGTCTCATCTATGCATCTGTCAAAGCAGATGATGTCTGCTTCTTCATTCATGAGTTCCTCTGGGCTTTTTCTCATTTCCTCAATAATCCTGTCAATATCTTCCATATGAATGCAAAATCAAACCAGTGAGGCCTCAAACCTCTACAAGCTCTCTGATTCCATAGGTCTCCAAAGACCCGTCGTCCCATCTGACATGAATCTCCAGGAAATATCCATCATAGGACCAACCTATGACAATTCCCTTCATGCCCTCAACATCATCCCTGAGAACTACCCTTGACTTACCAGGTGTGAAATCATAATCCATATATGAGGTCTCCTTTATCATACAGGGAATCCCTTATGCCAAAGCTCATTGTCAATGACTGCTGTGATTCCGGAAATCTGTGTCTGGAGTGCCATAATATCCTTGAAGTTGTCCTCTCCGATTTCATCCTGAACGGAGTTCATTCTTCTGACAACCGCATTTCTGACTGCTCTCAGTTCCTCTTCTGTATTGAGGTCAGCAAGTCCAAGGAGACTTCTGATTTTCTCAAAACTCTCCTGTGAAACTGTGTATCTTCCAATCTCAACATCCAGGAGCTCCTGAAGAACTGCATCAACTCTGTCATAATCAAAGACAAATCTTCCTTCTCTTGTAATTGCCATAGGTCTTGTCTCTCCTTACACTATAAATATACCATAGGGAGATAACTTTGTCAATAGCTAATTCAAGATTTCTTCGGCTACTTTTCTTCAACTACAGTAATTTTAATATTACTGAAAAACTTATCCCAATCCACCTCACCAGTCTCCTGGTCAGTCGCCTCATTCAAATCTTCAAGGAAATTGCCTATCTTCAACTTGAGCATAAGCTTAATCATTGGGATTGACATGATATCACCTGAGGGGTCTTCCAATAGGAGACATTCATTTATGAACTTATCAAAGAACTCTGACAACTGGCTGTTGTCCATTATCCTTGACAGTGGTTTATAGACCTCTTTCTTTGGAACATAGTACACATGTTCTCCATCATTGGAACATATCTGAACACACTTCATTCTTCCAAACATTTATAGTCTCACTCCTACAATTCCATTGAGTTCTCTTGACCGAATCTGAACTGCATTGCCAAAATGAGGATGATTCATTTCAACCACCTTGTCAATATCAAATCCACGGAATGTATCAGCACTCTCAATCTCAATTGGAAGATTAGGGTCATAGTTGTTCAATATATTTTTGAGTTCACCAACTGTCACTTATTTGTCTCCTTACAGGTCTGCACCCATTCTCTCAGAATCTATGTCAATGACTCCATAGGATATCAGATAGACAATCTTGTTCTTAGAATACCCTGTTCCTTCTGTAATACCATTGATGGTATATCCAGAATCAGAAAGAGCTCCTTCTATCTCCACTTCTGAGTCCCAATCATACTTTGACAGAGCTTCTATAAGTTCTCTTATCTTCATAATGCTATCTCCTCAGTCCACTGTGTCTATGGCGTCTATATAGACTTCTGAGATGCAGGTTCCCTTGGGAGTATAGAAGTTCACGTCACCGCAACCGTACTCCTTAATCAGAATGTCCTTGGCGTTTATCTCACCCACTATATAAGATTTCTTGGCCAACCACTCAAAAGCGGCCTTGATGGCGTTCTCTTTGCTGACATAAAGGTCCTCAAACAGGGTCTCTCCCCATGAGTCGACTCCCAACTTGTAGATTCTCATAAGCGATTTCTCCTTACATTGATATATTACATTATATCCGCATTTTTGTCAATGGCCATTATAAAAAAATCCGTGGAGACCCACGGATTCCGTAAATGCACTGAACGGTCAGCCTTTCATCCTTTTCTCTAAATCTGCCAGAAGTCTTCCCATCTCATCATAGCTGTGTAGGATATCATTCCATAGGTCATTCAGGCTTCTCTTTGATTCCTGATTGCTGATTATTCTCTTTCTTCTGGACTTCCATTCCTTGAAGTCATTGTATCCTGTTTCATCAGTGATGAACAGATGTTTGAGGTAATAGGTGGCATCGCTGTCCAGCTCTATATGATATTTGTTGTCTTTTCCGCAATCAAATCCGTCAGACCCCCAGCTGGGAATAATCTCTCTGGCCAGAAAATCCCTGATTCTCTTGATGTCATTGCTTGAGAGGCTTTCACAACCGGAATAGACTCTTATCTCAGTATAAGGTCTTATATCATCCTCAATGCTTACATCAAGGGGAAGAGCATGAGCCACAAGTACGGTGAATTCATCATCCACATTGTAATACATCAGGTCATCGAAGTACTCAAGATTATCATGCAGGGACTCGTTTATCTCTCTGATAAGAGAAGGCTTGATATCCTTGTTCTGCATAAGTTCAATGCTGCTCTTGTCATAGATATATAAGGGAACTTTGTATATAAGTTCAATCATTCTGCTCTCCTATATATAATATAAAGTCGGGCCTTTATATCCTCTGTCATTCAGGCATCCCATCGCAAAACGGGCAGGACTTAAGCCCACTCATCTTCATGCCTCCAAATAACAAGATAACCCATACTATTCTCATTAATTACATTTATGATTTTGTCTGCATTATCCAGCCCTTCAAAGTTGTCATTCCCACCTTCTCTGATGATTTCATTTATATCATTAAGGTCCTTTACATAATTCCAGTTCAATGAACTCATTATTCTCCCTTTCTTCTTCTTTCAAGTTCAGCCTCAAATACATCAATCCAGCTATCAACCGTTTCTGCGTGTCTTCGGTAGAGCATCCTTATGGTATTTTTAATGTGGGATGTTGACATATCACTCACCTTGATAGTCTGCCAATTTCTTTGCATCCAAGTTCTGTTCTTCACAAGTTCAAAATCATCCCAAATATAAATCGGGTCATCGAACTCTCCACTGATAGCCATGTACTCTGCTTCACTCATTCATTTTTCCTTCTTAATTCCACTTTGAAAGAAATTACACTGCTTAATCAAATAGGAGTCAGCATAGAAACATTTATGATAGTTATCACAGGACTTACATATTGAGGAATAGTATTTGATTCCGAAAGCTTCCTCAGCCTTGTCATTCTTACTATAGCTATCATCTTTTGCCCATCTGTTAGCCTGCTCAAATGTCATTTGAATTCTCCTCTATGCTGAGCTTTGAGATTTTCTCCCTTATAATCATGTTCGATATGACATCAAGTAATGATATGTCAAGTATAAGCAAAGGAAAATAAAGCAAAAACAGGATTATCATTATATCTGCTCCTCAGCTTTGGAATCATCCTCTATATTATACACAATCCTGAGGAATTCAGGCTTGGACTTCTCCTTGAGCTCCTCTTTCAACTCTGGAAACTGGTGAGTCCAAATAGGCCTTCCCAAGAGCTTCTCACAATATGCATGGAAGTCTGAAAACTTCGGACAACAAAGAGTCCCTGTAAATGCTGAAAAAACACAAGCCTCATGTAATGTCATTCAATCACCCCTTAATCTTCGGAATATCTGCCAATACTCCACAAACAATACTTAATACAGACCTATACATATCTGCTTCCTTATCTGATACATCCTTATCAAAACTTTTCAGGAATTTGGTCAGTCTTTCAGAAAGCATTTCTCTGAAGGTACTTTCTCTGATAAGATTATCGTATTCATCTGCCATATCCTATCTTACTTGTAATTGTTCATATCCTGCCAATGATATGTCCAGGTATAATAATGGTCTACTCCATCTTTATCAGTATACCAATAATCTCCTTCATCGCAGTCAGGCTCATCGGTAAACATATCATACTCATAATCGACTTCCTGGGCGGCTTCCTTCTTAAGGACATCAGTTTCATTATACTCATCGCCACCAAGAATCGCAAAGCTCTTTGGGTTGAACAGGAATTCCTCAAGGAGATGTGTGTCCTCAGAATCAACCATATCTACTATCTTCTTCGCATAGGAACATTCAGTGGAGACTTGGGCATTCGGCTCAACGAAACCTGTCTCGTAGCTTTCATTCTTTTCCTCATCCCACTTGTCTTCCCATCTGAACTTGATGTTTGGAAGCTCTATATGAATCGCATAATTGTACTTCTCACCAAGCTCCGCAATTTTCTTTTTGACGTTCAGCAAGTGCCCGAACAGCTTCTCAAGGTTATGGTCAAACTCATCATAATTGTAATTACACTGGTACATTACATATAATGCATAGACATACTTGACCTTATCAGGAACGCTGTCAAGTCTCTGTATATCCCCACGATTATATGATACCTCACCTGGGTAGTCTATATAAATATGGAATGGCTGGAACGTGATTTCCATGGTCTCAGTGTCCCTGTAAGCTACGCCAGTATACTTCCCAAGATACTTCTTAGCCTCTTTCTTGAGCTTAAGGATATCCTGTGTCTCAAGGTATCTGAAAACTCTCTTGGTATTGACAAACTGCCTCCTGAGTTCATCACTTGTCGGGATATCTGATTTAGCCATGAGAATGAATGAGCTTGAACTTGAGTTGCTTACGAATCCGTTTCTTATCTTCATTATGTTTACCCTTCTTTTATACTTTATTTCCCTTCACAACCCCAGGAGCATTTTCGATTACGGAGAGCTTGACAGCATCATAATCTGTCTGCCACATTCCAGTATCAACACAGGTAATGTTCTGCCACTCCAGAAGTTTATCTCTGTCAATCAAATCCCCATACTCTGTAGGAAGTGTCTTGAAACCGTCAAGATAATCAATACAATCATCAATAAGCATGGAAAGGGACTCTGATTCAGGGTCAGCGTATTCCTCAAGAGCCTCTGAGACCAATCTGAGCTTTCTCAGACAATCTTCCATATTAACTGCTTTCTGAATACTCATTTGGCTTTCTCCTTTGCATCATCTTTGATTTTGAAGCTAACATAACATGTATCCCCGAGACCTTCATCATCTGTATCATCTTTATCCAAGAGATCTTCTAAAGAAAGAGATAGAAAGTCTACTTCACATATTGTACTTCTCTTTCTGGATTCATAATATCCGTGATGACATGTCTCTGACTCCATCTCAATCTTTTTACCCTCTTTAGCAGCAGCTGCTAATTCAAATAATTCACCAACTGTTATCACTTCCTTCTCCCATCAATCGTCCCAAGATGTGAAATGTCGTCTGAAATATCTTAGAGGATAGTCCTTTCCCACCAACTCATAAAGTCTGCTGTAGAACTTTTTCTCAAGGGCATCAGCATCTTCATCTGAGCCCATGAACATATCTGCAGCATCTACAGCGCTCATGTACTTGGTCCCAAAGATCTACAAGCTCTTTACGTTCTGACTTGGTTAAAATCTCAAATCTGTCCATAGAATCATGTCTCCTTACATTATAAGTATATAAGAAATTCCAGAAAAAGTCAATACACAAAGAGAAAACAATCTGAAAATTTTTCTAACAGTATCAACAAATAACTCACCAACTGTTATCATCCCAGTATTCCTCTAAGTCCCACAACATAGGGCATTTCTGAATCTTCATCTGTGGTCACCCTCTCATAAGTCTGCTCAAAGATATCAGGCTTACAAGGGTAGAGCTCACCTTGAACACCCCTGATAACATAATCCCCATCACTCACATGATGGTCACCCTCAAGGGTCTTGATATAGAGATTATTATTCTCCCAATATAAGGTCTTGTCCAAGGAAGCATCCCTGAGCCACTTGGGAATCTCCTCATCAAAGGCAGTCCCACCCACATACTTAATGGCCTCGATAATGACCGGCTTCTTTCTGTACTTCATCCTCTTATCTCAATCCTTAAGCATATACTTTTCGGGAATTATGACCTCACTAACAGGACAGAATCCAAGGAGCTCTACTTCTCCACCTTCGAACCAGTCATATTCCCAAGTCCATATCTCTGAGGCATTACATTCCAGATATACCTTTTCTTCCTGTCCGTCAATCCTGAGAAGAACCATCATGTCAGAATATCCATTATCACTGCACCAGTTCTCAACAATTCTCTCTACCATATTGTATGGACTATCACTCTTTTCATACCAGTCAATCTTCATTTCAATACTCCCATCTGATATTTGACTCTGAAATCCTGCCCATTTTCTTTCTTTATGTCAGCATACCTCTTTTCCCAACATTCATTAGAACAGAAGTATTCTGCCCATTCTGTATGGATACCAAGATCACCTACATACATGACCTTTCCACACTCGTCACACTTCCCGAATCTTCTTGGAGTGAAAGTAGGTTCAATCTTTATTCCTCTTTTAAGGCTCATTCCAAAACCTTTCCTTGTCATAGACATCATCAACAGAATCATTCCAAAGGTCTTTCAAGGCTTCCTGATACCTTCTCAATTCTGTTTCAGTAACCATATGTCCATATTCATCTTCAAAGATACACTCTCCACTCACCATACCCTTATAATTATATCTGCTACAAATATTTGAGGGAATGGGGGTATTTCTTGACATAAGGTCAATCAGCTTGTCAAGTTTCTTCTCAATTCTAAGCAGGACATCAATTTCCCTTTCCCCTGAGACTGGCTTGTAGTCATCGAACAAATGGCTATCATCAATCATATCTTTCCCCTCATATCATCGTGTAGGCCATTACATCACACTTTCCGAATCTTCTGCTATTCTTGACCCCAATATGTGACCTTGTGTTCATACTCTTACTTTCTCCTTTTCAGAGTATTTTTTCAATTCTATTCTCTTTTGCTTTTGATATTTTTTATTTTCTCTAAAATGACCTGATAAAGCAGACAGCTGCATCCATGCTCTTTATTTCTCTGTACCAGAACTTCTTCTTGCCAATCCAGCACCAGACCAGATTGGAATGATTTCTCTCTGAGGAGCACAGGATGTTTCCCTTATTTGTCTTCCAGTCCTTTATCAGTCCTGATTTAATCAGCTGGTCAACCTCATCCATGGAGCCTATATACCAGTCATTGCAATCACCTACTGATTTTCTGTTATTTTCAGTAAGTTTTCCCCACATACTGTATTGGTCAGATGAATCTGGGGTACTCAAGGCAATTTCAGTATTCTGTCTGCCGGATCCTATTCCTGTATATGCCGCGCCTATTGCCTTATCAACAAAAGACCAAATAACAGGATAAACGAACTTTGTCTTTGAGTCCACGACATAGTATTTATCCTTAATTCCGTCAAAAGTCTTCTCATAATAGACAGCATCCTCTATCTTGTCAGTCTCTTTCTTGTCTTTATCATAGAGTCTATACTGACCGTTTGCACTAGGGTCAACATAGAATATTGTTCCACCTATAGGTTTAAGCATCTTGGTTCCTCTTATGCTCCTCTTTTAAAAACCCTAATAGGCTCTGCTGTCTCTAGGTCAGAAATCCCGTCTTCAGGTCTATTGAACATGATACAGGCTACAACTGGTATGCCTGAAAAACTATGTTTCTCATTTTCTTCAAAATCAGGTCCAAATCTATATGGGAGTTCCCCTTCATTAGCTGTAAGAAGAATTTTGTCTTTCAGCAAGTCACCATTTGGTGATATTTTGGTTAAATCACAGGATACCCAAACACTTTTAGCTTCAGGCCTAATGTCCTTATTGGCGAAAATAGAATCTTTCTTGCTTTCTACAAATTCCTTAAATGTCATTTTAAATCCTCACTCTGAAAAATACTTTCTAAAAAGAATAAGCAAATCCTCGTCCTCTTTGTAAAACAGATCACTTCCGTCAAATCTCTGCATATTACAGAAAAGCTGCCCGAACCTCCAGTCCGGGACCTGCTTCCAGTACATACCTAGTCTTTCTAAAAACTTATCGATTCTGTCAGGGTCTCTCATGCTACTTATAGTATCCTTATTATAATTATACAGATGATTACAATGATAACAGGAATCCATAGGGGAGCCGTGACCCACCACCATGACCAATTAATTACATTACAAAGTTTCAGTACCAGAAATACTATGAACAAAATTCCTGAGAATCCAATTCCACCACCTGCACCACTGTTTCTGTCAGACATCTATAAATACCTCTTTAATCAAAGTTTTTCCAATAATAGTCACATCCTTTATCTGTCAGAACATTGGGGTCTGTCAGCATAAAGAATGAATTATATATGTTTCCTGTCCTGACTGCTTCCTTTGCGTGTTTTTCAGTCCAATATCTTTTACAGGATTTCTTTACAGGACAGTCCAGGGAAACCTGTACCTCGGTATCTCCATGAGTATCTGTATACTCCACCTTTCCTCGGCAGAAAGTTATATCAAAATCATCTATTCCCATAGGAACCCCCAGATACTATATACAATTATTATAAAGTTTTCGTGAAAGGATTAATAAGGTCTTTTCTGCTCATTTTTGGCTTTCAGTATGACAGGGGTCTTCTTGACTATATCCATGAACTCCAGGAAAGCAGTATACCCGGGGTCTCCTTCTTTCCACATCTCTGTGGCATGCTTCTGGCACTTTCTGAACAGAACAGAGGCGTCTATGACATCCCCATGAACCTCAGGAATCTCTCCTTCAATGGGGCACCACTCCATTCTCTTGTCATAAGGAGGGATAACCTCACTTATCTGCTTCTGCGTTCTGTTGCACCAGCAGACCCCACTACCCTCACGCCTAACCTCTATACAGAACCCACAACAAGGAGGGATACTTCCTGGAAAAACAACTGACATACTTCACTTCTCCTTTACTCCGAAAAGCCCTTTAATACTGTAAGGCCATCAACAGCATATCCACCTTTGAATCCATGATTCAGCAGTACAAGTTCATCCCCACTTGCTGTCTTCCAAGGGTCTGACATGACTTTGAAAACTTCATCTTTGTGGTCTTCATATTCAGCATACCTGTCATTTAACCTGACATAACAGCCTTTCTCTACTCTATTTAGAGTATCTTTAAGATCCATTGTCATAGCTTTTTCAAGTTCATTTGCAGTCTTTGCCTGAACTACCTCAATCACCTGTCTGTCTGAATATCCATGCTCCTCAGCCCATTTCTTAAGTATTCCTTTGGACTCTATGGTTTTAAGACCTATGTTTCTGATTTCAAGCGCTTCTGAAGCTGTCACTTTACCTCTCCCATCCTCTGAGCTCCATAAGCTCCTCATAGTTCTGCATCCACAGAGACAGGATTCTACCTGCCTCCCTTTTGTCAAGGTCAAATGCCTCCATGAGGTAGGGTCTCGCACCGAACATATTCGTGACCCCTGACTGTCTGAGGTCCTCAAGGTAATCAAAGCACTCAATCTCAAAATCTGTGTATTTATCCATCATCTTACTCCATATGTGACTTCTTCCAATGACAGGAATCCGAAGGAATCCCTGCACATATCCTCAAAATCGCAGTATCTGTCTGACAAATGCTTCGCACCCCTCAGAAAGGATGCTTGGGCTTTACCATAATCATCATATAGGTTCATCTGCATCTTTCCTCTCTCGAATCTGTTCCCGTACATGGACTCAGACTCACCTATGACCTTATATGCGGAAAGGCACCATCTGTATCCGAAAGGCTCCAAGGTTAAGGTCATATCACCTTTTTTCATCACCACCCTGTCTGGCATATTCCACATCTCCTCATATATAATATACTGCGATATAATGCATTTGTCAATAAGGATATGGAAAAATCAAGGGATATTTCTTGCATTTTCCATATTGAGAATAACCTCATCATAAAGCTCACCTAATCTGATGAACTCAAAGTCAAAATCCTTGAAATACGAGAAGTCAATGTCCTCTGCGGGTATCTGATTCCCATATCTGCTGACAAGGGCACAGAACACAATCCAGTCACTCAAATGACTGATAGCATATCTGTCATGGACATCATCATACCAGATGGACTTTGATGTCAATGAGGGGTCAAGAATCTCCAATGCCCCTTCCAGTGACACATAATCAGGAATCTTGGCTGCCTTTTCGGCAAAATCCCAGTCAAGATTCAGTTTCTCGGCAAGTGCTCTCCTATCCATAATGTCTCTCCTGTATGTCAGTCAATCCAAAGACCATGTGTGAAGGGTCTTTGACTCATATGTGTCAGACCATTTGACGTTGGTCACCCAATCTCCAAGGACATCCCACAGATTCCTCTCAGTCTCACTGGAGCTCTCCCAGTATCCAGGTCTCACAAAATACCCATAAAGGCCGTTGTCCTCTGAGTGCTTCTTGATGAAATCAAGGGGAACGTCTATTCTGTCCTTGGAATAGACCCTCAGACAATTCTCGCTGTTGCCGTCAGAGCTCTCAACTACATAGAGCTCATGATTGACCCAACTGGGATATTCCTTTCCTTTACCCCAGGTATCACACCAGTCAGTTATCCTTCTGATAACCGTCTCTTTGGCTTTTTCTATGTCCTTCTCTGTGAAAGGACCCTCCTTGGAATAGAAGCTTCCTCTGAACTGACCTATGGAGAATCCAGTATCATCAGAATCAAGAATCTCAAAGCTTCTGATATAATCCTCTCCGGGCTCTGAAAAATGGCATTTAAGATATCCTTTATTCTGCATATTCTCTGCCCCCTTACACCATCAGTATAACAGACTTATGGGATATTGTCAACAGCAATCAAAAAAAAATGTCCTGTATTTCTACAGGACAAAATATAAGGAGGAAAGAAATCCCTTTAAGGGAGCTCTTTTTTCAACTCTTCTATGTTATGGAATCCTTCACCTTCAAGTGCTGCGACTACTCTCTGGCTATCATCCTCTTTCTTCTTGTTCCATCTTTCCAAATCAAATGGAGCAGTATAGACCTGAGGTTCCTCAAAATCATCAACAGCTTTCCAGTTATCCTGTACCTTCTTGATTACATCCAGTACCTTGGCGAAAATCTCTGACTCTTTGTTCAGATACTTTCCTTCAGATATCTTTTCAAGATAGTAACACTTCTCTTTGAGTGCAAGGTCTCTCACCTCATGTTCAACCTCAGACAGTGCCTGACCTGCATCCTCACAAATCCACTTCTTCGGTTCTACAGGTGGATGGGGTGGCTGACCCTTAAATTCATTCTCTGGCTGCTTGTCATACCATTCCTTGAGGACAGGATACATCTTTTCCTTATATAATTTACTTGTATAATAATACTTTTCATCATAGTCATCCATGAAATACTTGTCATTTGCATAATTCTGTAGGTCAGTCCTTGCATCATTCAGACCGAGAGTACTTCTATAACTACCAGAATGTTCCAACCAGAGTCCACACTTGTCTATATCTACACCTATGACTTTAAGGAACTGTTCCATATCAAAGTTGTCCATGTCTGTAGAAAAATCAAAGACATTTGAACCTTCAGTCACATCCCAGCCTTCAGGATAATAGGCATAATCATGTTCTGAAAAAGGTTCGCAGTGATATGCTATTCGCTGATCCTCTGAACTCCAGTCATAGTATTCGGTATTATGCGGATAAAGGTCTCCGGCATACTTACTGACCATTTCCTTGTATTCATCAGACAGACTGAAGTTCTTCCAGTTCTTTATCCATTTAATCTGCTCAGGAGTCAGATATGCCTTGAACAGAATAAATGAGGATGATGAACTATTACTTACAAAACCGTTTCTTATCTTCATTAATCTCTAAACTCCCAGACTACATCATGCTTCCGGAATATATTACCGGCTGCACTCTTTATGGCATAGGTGTCTTCCCAATCAAGAAACTTGCACCCTTCACTGGTATCGACCTCAATCTCATATACATTCTTGTCAGGGGTTATTTTACTGAGCAGCTCAGGGTCAGAGTACCTGTCTATCACATCATAGTAATCGTCCCCTCTGACAGGCCTTAATTCTCTCTTGAAATATTTGCAGTTCAGACAATCACTGTTAGGCCATTCATCCGGGTCCTTAAAACAATAATGAGGGCAACTCCAGATATTCTGCATCTCATCCCAAGTGGCTGAACAGTATTTATGAGTCTCGGTCTCGCCTTCCTCGGGCTTATAGCGCCTGTCTATATCCCCGTATTCCTGCTTGGTATATTGGGACATGAACAGAAGATATGTCATAGCCCCTTGCTGAGCAGTGGTAAGCTCATCAGTGAATCCACCTACATAATCCTCAACCTCAGACAGTTTAAGCTCCCTGCCTTTTGGGACTATAAGAATAAAAGAGGAACTTGAACTATTGCTTACAAATCCGTTTCTTATCTTCATATGATTATTATAACTCTGCTAGAAATTTTCCAAGAAGAAATCCAAGGGGTAGCTTTGTCCAGTTAATTTACAAATCTTATTCAAAGACTCCTTAATCTCATTCAGTATATTCTTATCTCTGATTATAGCATACTCAGTATTCTCTTTAGCCAAATCAGTGTAGTCACAGGTGTCCAAATCAAATTCATAGCAGTCCAGATAGAACCTGAGATTATTATAACAATTTCGGAAATCATGTATATTGGCACCTGTAACTTTATTTTCCCAGTCCCGAGACGCTATGTCCAAATGACTCTTATTTAATCGCAGCATCGTAAAATTATCGGATTCCCTGATTTTTATCTTCACTGGCCCCTCTCTACTTGTTATACCATACTACATATGGATAATTTCTGTCCTTCGGCATCTCAATCTGGTACTTATTCTCTTTGTGATCAAAATATATGGCATCCCAAACCGAAGGCCCCTCATCCCCGTTTTCGTCCATAAGATTTCCGCTACCATCATCATCATTAATACATCCATTCTCGACCGCCTGAAGGAATTCCTCTATCGGATAAACACTTCCGAACTTTGCCTTTACCTGGACCTTTATCAGCTCTCTATACCTGGTGAGAAGCTCTTCAGCCTTTTCACTGAAAAGAAAATCCTCAGGGTCAGCTAAATATTCATCCTTAGCATCAATGAGGAATGCCCTCAGTATGCCCTCAAGTTCATAATCACAGTCCATAGGCATAAGATAGTCTTTCTCTATAAGAGACTGTAAGAAGTAATATATCTCCTTGACCAGTTTATCGTCTATATCTCTGGTCATATCTCTAAGGTTATAGAGTTTGATTCTAAAATCAGAGTCATCAAGTTCCTCATAATTAAACATCAGCCTGATAAATGAAGAGCATTCCTCAACAGTACCAGTGAACAGACTTGTAGACTGGCCTTTGATGGTCTGGTCGCTGACAACTGCCTTATCAGTATCCACCAAACTTATCTTAAGACACTTAACATCCTTATACTGTGTATTCTCGGCATTTTTAACGGAGACATTATAAGTCATTCCCGGAATCATTATTTTGTTAATCATTTCTTCTCCCCCTTAGAATGACCTGATAAAACAGACTGCCTTTCCTTCATATTTACCCCAATTAAACCACTTGGCTTTAAGAGGATTCCAGAACCATGCAAAACAGTTATCAGCGTCTACCTCATTGGAGGACCACATTTCATAATTCTGCTTCTTTTTCTGCCAAGGCTTTCTGTTCTTGTTCCTGTCTATGAACCAGTCTACCCTACCGGACTCTCTCAGCCTATCAAGTTCAGACATGGAACCGATATACCAGTCGTCACATCCGTTTGTCTTCTTTCCGTTCTGTTCTTCAACCAGATACTTCCACATAGTCTGGTCAGAATACTCACCAATATCTTCCTTGCTTAAGGCTTTCTCAGTATTTATTTTGCCGGAGCCTATACCATCCAAAGTGGCTTCTGTGGATATTCCATAACATCCCCATCTTTTAGGGAAGACAACACCTGTCTTGGTATCAACCACAAAGTATTTGTCAGAGTCACCTTTCTCAACTGTCTCATAGTAGACAGCCTTATTCAGGTCTTCAGTGGGCTTAGTATTCTTATCGTAGAACTTATATTTTCCATTACAGGAAGTATTTATGTAGTAGATTGTTCCGCCTATAGGTTTAAGCATCTTTGTTCCTCTGATATTCTTTCTCAAACAGTGTCAGTACTCATGTTCCAAAGACTTGAATCTGTCTATAATCTCGTGGATATGATAGGATATCTCCTGGTCTTTCAGCATGGAACCTCTTTCCAGGAACTCTGCATCCCGCTCCAGTTCATCCAGAAGCTTCTCATCATAGGTCTCCTGCGTAATGTTGATATCAGCTTTGTAAGTATCCTTGAACGCAATCTTACAGGAATCATAATCGCTTTCGAAAAGAATGATTGGCTTATCTTCCTTTGACTTCTTACCAAGGATACTCAGGTACCTCTTACCAGGGTCCTGAGACTCAAGGGTTCTACATGCAGGAACAAGTTTAATCCACTTGTATATGGAGTTATCATCCCCACATCTGTACCAAATGCCTATATCATGGTCAGTCATCCAGCTCCTCCAAATCCTCAACAATATAACCGATATCGTCCAGAGCACTTTCCATACCACTAAGCTCACTACTAGCATCATCTATGGCGTCTCTCAGTCTTTTGGCTATATCAGAGACATTAGGAACACGAATGTCAGGACACAGCTCAACACTTCTGTTTCCAAGTCTGACCTCACCCCACTCAATGCCATATCTGTTGTTGATGCTTACAAGCATATTAGGGTCAAATTCTGAAAGTCTCTCAATAAGCTCCTTTACAGTCATCAATAGTCCTCCTCATCATCTGTGCTTATATTGAACTCATCAAGATTCTCTATGATTTCCTTGAGGTCTCCCACAGTCAATGGATGATTGTCCACATAGAATATACCATTTCTATTCTTGTTCTGGAAGGTCTCTATGGCCTTGATTACGGCTTCTCTGAATGTAGCCGGAGTACCTGGCTTGTCATAGTATGTACTTGAATCAAGACCGAAGTATCTCTCAGCAAACTCTGAAGCATTGGCACTATCTGGGACACAGGAATCATAGTCTATATTCATATACTTGACCACAAGATTCTCAGGGTCGATCTTTTCAGACTTAATGAGCTCCTCTCTCATATCCTCAAGGGCTTTCTTGCGTGCCTGCCTTCTAGCTGTACGCTCTCTTTCATCTTTGACCTTATACCACTCGTCAGCCTTCTTGACTCTTGCCTCAGTCTCAGCATCAGCCTCACCCTTTCGGACCTTTATACTATCCTCAATGGAGACCTCAGGAAGTTCCATGTCAGACATATCCACATCTGGTGACCTATACTCATACTCATCAGACTGGCATCTGTATACTTCTGTGAGAGCCTGGACTCTCGGAATCTGAACCTTAGGATACTCCTTGTTTTCAACATAATCTTCGTCCCAATCACCATAGTCAGTATAAGAAACTGTTCCCTGATTATACTTGATGAACCTCTCTTTATGATTCAGGAGATAGTTCTTCTGATGCATATCAAGAGTAAAGAAATCCCATCCATCATTGGCATCAGACTTGAATGTGATTTCATTTCTTGGATTCTCATTTATATATTTGACAATATCCTCGGGCTTTGTAAGTGTCTTGGACTTATCATATGCCACCAGAAAGCTTGAGGAACTTGAATTGCTTACAAAACCATTACGAATCTTCATAATATTTCTCCTATACTATTATTATAATAGACTTTAACTTAATTGTCAAGAGATTCCTCAAGGTCTCTCATTTCAAGATTCATAAAAAGTCCTTCAGAAGAATCAGCCTTAAAATCTTTTGACAGAATCCTATCAGTATCTATTCCTAAGACCAGCTCCAAGGTCATTAATGCATCATCTATTTCTTGATTTATGTGATAGAGATATGTCCCTGTGTCTGCATCTTTCTTAGCTATATCCCTTGATATCTTGTTCAAATTTCTGGAATACTCAAGTATTTCGTCAAGGAGTTTAGCTATTGTATATTGGTCTTTGGCTGACAGCTCAATCATACCAGCTTCATTTCTTGTCATACATTTGTCTTCAATACAGTAGGTATGTTCTCAGACCCTCTGATACTGAGCATTGCATCTGCAATCTCATAAGCCTCTTCAGCTATGGCAAGATGCCAGTCAGGATTAGCTCCTACCCGTGGTCTATATCTCGTTGAATGAGCCAGCATACCATTCAATGCTTCAATCGCAATTCTATCTCTCAACTCTAATTCTGTATTATTCATTTACTTGCCTCCACTAAACCTAATCCTTCTAATTTAAGTTTATAATGTAATTTATATCTACTCTTGGTGCAAAGAAATTACATTTGTAAACTAAAGGACTTATCATTTTACAAATCCCTCTATGTCTACATTCTCTACAAGGCTGCAATGTTGCGTACTTAATGCCAAAAGCTTCAGTAGCTTCTTTATCTTTCTGATAGTCATCTGTTGATTTTACAATTGTATTGGCTTCTTCAAACGTCATATACTAGCCTCCACAAAAGCCTCAATGGTCTCCTTTGCTGCATCGACAAATAACTTCACCCTGTCAGGTTGATTTGCTTTCTTGAGCCTCCTCGCATTTCTGAGAAGTCCGTTTATTCGGATAAGTGCAAGAAGCCTATATTTACACAACCTTCTTATATCATCTGTCATTCTGTTGCCCTTCTATTTTCTGCCATTCCATGTTCTTGAATGTACAATAAGGTGAATATTTGTAATTTTCAGTTCTGTAGCAGATTTCTTCTTCACCTTTCTTACCAATTACAAATTTAATCAGATACCAACCTTCCTCTGTCGGTGTCCCTGTGTGCCAAGGAGAAGAAGTTCTCTTGTCTTTGCAGTGATCGAGCTATTGCTCGACGCGGAAGCTGGATATCAGCCTTGACCCATTCGTGTATACTTTCTCTTCGTCTGTGAAACCATAGGATTTCTCAAACTCTTCCCATGTCTCAGGGAAAACCATAGCATCACTCATCTTATCTATCTCCTACCAATAGAACTGCTCAGGGGCAGCCTCTCTAGGTATCGAAACATAATCCCACCAACCTTTGGAAGATATAGTCTCCAATGTTGAAGCTCTGTTATTGAACATGTCAACAGCAAATCTGTTTTTGCATACTGGACACTTCCATGTAGGCACATTAGGATATCTGTCAACAGTGGCCTCAATACAATCTGGATCTGAAAAATAATAGGTCTTAAACTTCAGCCTTCTTCCAGCAACAACATTAACTCTGGAATTACAATATGGGCAGTCTACATTAAAATTTTTCTTGATGGTCATTATGTTCTCCATCCATTTCACTCATATATTTGAAAACACCTCAAACAGAAGTCTCTCTTCCTTTGTATCCTCTGTGGACAGAGTGATCTCAGTTCTGTCATCATTGTACCAGAAGTAGTTACCATCATTCTCATAATCATCAAGAAATTTACTGATTATGTCTCTTAACTTTTTCAGGTCTTCTATCCTCTCTTCATCTATTATAAAAGAAGAGGAACTTGAATTTGATACAAAGCCTTTTCTGATTTTCATTTACAGTCCAACCTTGACATAAAGCTCTCAAAGCTTTCATTCACAACCATCTGTCCATTAGCATACCATGTTGTCCAAATCCAGACAGAATCTTCTCTATTATTGGGATTTCTCTCGACACCGTTTATGGTATCTGTGTTAAGAACCAAGTCATATCCCCCATCTGTCTTGACATATATGAATTTACTCATGTCTAATCCTTAGAAGACCTTATACATATTTATCTTTCTTGACATCTTTGTAATACTGCTTCCAGTCTTTACTGGTGAACTTACCAAATCTGTCTTTAATCCAATTCTCAAAGTCATTGAAGTGCCAGTCAGGATTTCTATACTCTATCTCTCTAAGAGTTTCCAAAACTTTAACTCTGTATTTAGAGCCAACATAATAACTACCTTGCTCTTCAATAATGTTGTTCCAAAGCTCCAAAAGATATAAAGCTTCAAAAGGCGTAAGTCTTGACTTACCTTCCTCTCTTAAGAATGTAGGTTCAACTTTCATTTCGGGTATATTATATGTCATTTGTCTTCTTCCTTTTTCTTTCCTCTGCCCTTGTAGGTGAAAGATTCAAGGTCATTCCATCCGCTTGACCTGTTAATCACTCCTCTGACCTTTTTGACCTTGTTGGGTCTGGCAGGCATCTTATGGAACTCCCACCATTCAGAACCATCATACTCTCCACGGGTCATGTAGAAATCCTTGCCTACAACCAAAAGGTCTTCGGCTACTTCAGCACACCCCCAGCCTGAGTCATACTCCTTGTCAAAGAGCTTGGAACAATCTTCCTTGGGAATCTCAAAGTCATAACAACCTACCCATTCCACATCATCCCATGAATAACCATGCTCATCGAGCACTTCATTTGTCTCTTCCCAAAGATTCATGATTTCTTCTCCTTTTTCTCCAACTTCTTACAGTCTCTTGTAAAGGAGCACAGTCCGATTATAAGACAAAGGCTGATTCCAATAGCAACTCCCAAAAGACCTGCCATGATGGTATTTCTCACCATATAGGAATTATATATCTCCATTATTGCAGTATATATCTCAAGTCTGGTTGCAGCGTCCATCAGTATATCTCCTTGTTTATATCATCCTCAAACTTATCAATTATCTTGAGAATCTTAGAGTTCTTAGGGTCTTCATCCTCTAAATCCTCGAGAATATCCTCAAGGATATCAATTGCCGCCTGCATATCATCTTTCAAATCATCAACAAAGTCCTCATAATCACCGACTTCGTTCTCAAGGTCCCTTATTTCAGAATCCTTTTCGTCAATGTCATTCTCAAGTTCCTCAATCCTATCATCAATAGGATAATCTGACTCAGGAACAATAGAGAAGGTATTTGCACCGATATTCTCTATTTTCTTGATACCTACACCATTAATGGTAATCTCAGCATAAGGCGCCTTCCAACTGTTCAGTTCCTCAATAAGCTCTTTGATATCCATAATCACTCCTCCCCATAATATGTTCCATATTCCTTTGCGAACATCTTCTGATATTCCTCGAACTTGATTTCCTCTTCATCGGTCAATTCACCCCTGAAGGATTTTCTCATAAGTTCCTTATAAACAGGGTCAAACATATAATAGACCTCTTCCATATAATCGAAATTGTATGCTCCGAGGCCTACATCCTGTATCTTGCCCTCATCATCCTCCCATTCCACGAAATAGCACTGGCCATAATCATTGAGACCTAGCTTTATGTCTTTTCCGTCTATGTGAAAGGTCTTCACATACTCATTCGTATCCATAAGCCCTCAATACCATGTGGCTCCCATAAGTCTGAACCATTCATCAGGTACATCAAATCCCAAGGAATCCTTGATAATCCTCTTCACCTTCTCCCTGCATCTGCTGAGATTCTCAGGACTGACATCAAGGCTGATATTCTCTGCTCCATCACTCCAATAGGAAAGGGACTCTCCTATTATCTCATCCTCACAGAAAACGATATCCCACAAAGCATCATTATAATCCCTGTTACGGTCACTTTTGGCATCACCCCATTTCTCACAGAACTCATCCTCAAGCATCTCTGAGGGGAATCCATAGATGATATAACTTGAACTTGAGCTGTTGCTCACAAATCCTCTTCTAACCTTCATTCACATTCTCCTCTATGTTCATATGTATCACCTTGAACAGTCCGTCAGGGATATAGACACCAGTCTCCTTCATGATGAACTCCTGGAACAGCCTGCGGGAATAGGCCAGGGAATCGAATCTTACATCTACCCTGTCATTCATTTCACCCAAGGATACTGAGGACACTGAGGGACCTATGACAATATCAGTGTTGATGCTGTGGACATACCTCCATGGAATGATGCCCTTGATTCTCTCCCAATCACTGGAAGTGATCTCACTTTTCTTGAATCCATATATCATATAACTGGTTATCTTCTTCATATATCTAATATAATGAAAGCATTCAAGCCTCTTCAATCTTTGATATGCATTCCCTGCTGAAAGTCAGCTCTTTTCTTATATCATCAAATCTTATGATGAATGACTTCCCGTCATCACTTCTATAAACAATCTTACCTATCTTTCCAAGAGGTTCAGGAAGCTCCTTGTACTTCCTGTCCTTTGGATTCCTTATTATCTTCACCTTGTCTCCAGGTCTTATCATCAGATTCCCTTTTCCTTTCTGTATCTGAATATGCTTCTTGCCAAAGGGTCAGTCTCATCTTTACTTTCCCAATAAGACGCCCTTTTGTCAAAGTACTCCTTCTCAAGGTCAGGATTCAGCTCCACTCCGAACGGGTCAGGGTCCTCGAACTCAAGATTGTCCCATTGGACTCCGAAGGACTCAGCTGAGTTCTCCTCCTTGTAGTACTGACCTTTGGAATGGTCACTCAAGCTACAATCAGCAGGAAGTGGGACCCAGTAGTCAAGAAGCTCAGGAACCTTCCTCTCCTCAACGTGCTTGATATGGGCGAGAACATCCTTAAGCTCATCCTTGTGGATATAGTAGTCTATACTGTCATGGATCTCATTCCATACCCTTGACTTATATCCCTTGGATATGAGCCAATCCTCTATCTCCCTCATGGCCCTTCCCCTTATGCAGGCCTCGAAGTTCTGTGCCAGATAGTTCTTGGCTATGTTCTCAAGGTTCTTCAACTCACCTGAATAGAACTTGTTATCATAGGCTCCCCTCAACCTCAGCTCAATGAGATTTCTGGTTGACCCGAAGACAGACCTGCAATATCCGTGTTTGGCGGCATAGTCCACCTCTCTGTCACATCTTGTGAGAAGTCCAGGATATCCATCAAAGAATCCCTTTCTCATTCTTGATGCGGCGGCCACATACCTCTGATGCTCATCTGTAAAAGTCTTGTATTTGGCTCTGACTTCCTCAAGCTCAGGTTCACAATGGTTGTCCTCAATGTACTGGTCAACATCATTTATGTTCCAGTATATCTCAAGGGAATACTGTGACAGGATGCTGGCACTTCCTCCGAAAATCAAAGAGAAGTTCTCAGCCTTGGCGATTTGTCTGAACTTCTTGTAATCACCATATCCTTTCTGTTTCTTGAACTCATTGAGGGTTATTTCCCTGTGTTCTGTTCTTCTTGTTATCTTACAGGGCATTAAGTTGTCCTCCTTTGGTCATATACAGATTTTCAAAAATATATGAATCCACTATTAATATAAATCTTTATTTAAGATTCCTGGGAGGAAACTAATAGGCTTTTTAAGAACTTCTTTCCTCTGGTAACATTTATATATTTTATCATAGAATTAATATAAAATAAAGTAATGAGTATTTATAAAAATAGGGTCAATTACTTGACCCCATTTTATTGAAATTAATAAACTTCGGCTACTCTGGTTAGAGTCGGATACATCCCTACATCAATAGGAGTAGTATAGTTTTTAAGTTCCTTAAGGACCCTTTGTTTAGTCTTTTCATCTACAAAGCCATACTCCTCAATTACCTTAGTTACGGATTTCTTGACGATTTAACTTTTATTTTTTGGCAATCTTCCTAAAGTACATCCTTCTGGACAAGTATTTGCAAAGAATTCTTGTGTATCATTATGATACCATTTTCTTCCTTTTTTAAATTCAGAAGAAAGAGCAGGATTATCTTTCATTTTTTCTAAAAGATTTGCTCTCTTTTCTGGGTCTGACCACATAATTTTATTATGATGTCTTGTACCATTTTTACATCTTTCTTGTTTTTGTATGTCTTCTTCTGACTGTGACTTCCAAAAGGCTTTTTGTTTTTCTATGCTCTCTTTAGATTTTTTCTTTCCAGTCCAATATACTTTATTAAATTCTTTCATTCTATCAGAAGCATCTTTTCTTTGTTTAGGTGTATTTGCATATTTACCAGCTTGAGTAGAATTCCATCCTTCTCCACCAGAACCTATATTATATTCTGCTTTTCCATTCAATCTATATTGTTGAATATAATATTTTTCTACTTCTGATATTTCTTGAATAGTAATATTATCTTTTTCAAAAAGAATCTGTTTAGAGAAATTTTCTTTACCATACTTTTGTATGGCTTCTCTTATTAATTTACCAGAACCATAATAGTCATTAAAATCTTCATCAATTTTTGGTGAATGTTGACCTATGTAAGTTTTATTATTGATTAAATTGGTGATTAAATAAACATACCTATATTTAGGTATTTGATTTGATTTTCTCATATTATTTTCCTTTAAAGAGGATTCCACGCCTCTATATATAATTAGTATATAAAAGAGTTAGGCACACCTATGAGATAAGTGTGCCAATAAGGTGGAATCTTACTGTCCTCTATAATTTTAGTTCAAATTTACAAGTGTGCCATTAGCTGTAAGTGGCACATAACTTGGAACTCTGCGTCCATCCCACAAATTAGCTTCAATTTCACTTATATCAAGTTCTCTTGTAAGTTCAATAATTTCCTTATAAGGAAGTAAGCTTTGATAATAACTAGCTTCTGCTTCTCCAGCTAGCTTTCTAGCCTGTGCTTCAGCTTCTGCTGCTATAACCTTAGCATCTGCTTCTGCTTGCATTTTTGTTTTTAATGCAATAGCCTCCTGCTCTGCTACAGCAACTCTCATTTGTGCTTCAACCTCAGCTTTTTCCTTTGTAGCGGTTGCTTCTGCTACCTGCTTCTGAGCCTGTTGTTTAGTAACCTCAAGCTCCTGCTGAGCTACCTTAACCTGCTGGGCCATTCTCATTGTATTGGCAATCTGTTCATCAAACTGTGAGCTCCAATCATAATTATTTATAGTTAAAGAAGTTATAATAACAGGATACTTTTCCAGTCTATCAATAAGAGCAATTCTTACTTTTTCTGTAACTTCCTCTTGTTTTTCAATAATATCATAGATGGAGTACTTACCGATTACCTCTTTGATAGCACCGAGTGTGTTGTCTCTGACAAGACTCTTGATTGTGGAATCCTGATATCCGTTTACAATATCCAGGATTCTGGTCTCATCATATGTCCAATAGGCGACAAGTTCACAGGCAACAGACTGCATATCTGAAGTGACTGCGGCATCCTGTCCCATACTGAATGTCATGTTGAGTGCCTTTGGACTCAGGTCATACTTTCTGACAGTCTGAAAGAAAGGTGCTTTGACCTGTATTCCAGGATTAAGTACAGTATCACCTGCCTTACCCATCGTGACCTTGACTCCTCTCTCAGTCGGATTAAGAACTGTAAATGATGAAAAGACAAGTACCAAAAGTACCGCCAACATAACACCACCGATAATAAGCTTTTTCAGTGTCTTGGAATTCATTTTATATTCTCCTTAAAAATTAATTATCTTTGACATATATGACAGTATGACAGGAATCAACTTCTGAGCTTATGAGCTTGAGTCTGTCCCACTTGACATACATTTCCTCTACTTCTTTGATGCTCTCATTGAATTCATCAAGGTCTTCCTTCACTCTGTCCTCTATGGTCTTTATGATTGTGTCAGGCTCACCGAACCATATATATTCATTATCAAAGTCCTGAATCATTATGTATGGTCTGTCAATCTTGAATCCATCAAAGTCCTTGTAGAATATAACACTGACTTCCTCAACCTCTCTCCAGAAGTTGATATAGACATTCAACAAGTCAATATGCTCCTGGGTCAGAGGCCATACCACATACCAGTCTCCATCACCAACCTCATGATATGGTGTGCTGAGATATCCAGGAGTCGGATTATATAACTTGGTAATACTGTGACAGAACTCATCAAGAGAGTGTTTCTGTTCTTTCATGGCCTTCTCTGCCTTACAACTTGCCTCCCAAAACTCACACTGAGCCTTACTTGACCATCTTTTTCCATCTTCTGACTCATACAGAATCTGTGTATTGACTATTTCTCTCATTTTCTATTACTTCCTTCTATATATTGTTATTGGAGGTAAGAGGAGTCGAACCTCTGTGTCAGTTCAGTGCGTCCTTATCAGGGAACAGGGGATTTCGTAGCATGGGCCTTTCGTCTCTCCTAATCACCTTACTGGTCGAATACCGATGTACCCCCAAGTAGCCTTGTCAGGCAGTCTCTGACTTTACCTTTGAGAGAGCCAGGGTGTAAACCATATCATTGGTAAGACACTCAAGGGAATGAAGAACGATGATAACCTTCTCAAAGAGAGGGTCTCCCATGCTTGATCCCATAGGGATAACACATCCGCTTCTTGTCTCAATGTCCTTGACGCTGAGATTCCCGAAATCCCTCAGAAGAAGAGGATTCTTCTCCCTGCACTCGACGGCTCTCTGATGGGCGAGATCCTTTCCTTTGTCCCTGTCGAACTTGTCAATCTTTGTGTTACAAAGGGACATACCCAGTCCGAACTTTCCCCTGTCATAGATAAGCTCCATGACACCGAACTTGTGACCATCAAAATCCTTGATGTACCTTACTCTGCTGATTGTACTCATACTATATTTCTCCTATAATGATTATCTCAATGAAGATTCCATGCCTCCAGGGGCTTTCCGTCCCAGACACCATAGGAAATCTTGTCATAATCAACCTTCACCTTGGGAAGGCCCTGCTTGGTGTAGGTGACCTTCCTGCGGATTGTGGAGGGATCCCACTGGCTTCCCTCAGCCTCCACCCATTCTCCGTCACTGCCCTTCTTGGGAGCGACATGGTAGGGGTCGTCATAGTAATGGGGACCTTTCTTGCCATCATCATAAAGGGTCTCATGCTGAAGCTCCACAAGGGTCACCATCGACGGTGTGGTCTTAGTCACCTTATAAAAGGTGTATCCGCAGAACTCCCAACCATATGTTGACTTGGCTGCCAGAATATCCCCGACCTTGATACTGTTGACTGCTGTGTTTGCCATAGGTCTCTTTCTCCTTACAATCCTATATTAACACACCATGGACTTTTTGTCAATAGCCATAATCAGATTTTTCCGAATGACCATTCAGTGTTGTGTATGATGCTGTTCACCTTGGCGGTCTCAACCAGTCTGTCAAGGAACACACATACTGACATATCCCAGTCCCTTCTCTCACAATCAGCTATGAAGTTCAACCTTGTGTCCCTTGTCATACGCACACCTGAAGCCTCACATAGCCTTTTCACAAAGCTGTCCTTATCAAGGAGTTCAGGCACAATATCAGCCATATTCAGCAACCTGTTCTTTCTGTCAAGTATATCAACCATATCTCATCCCACTATCAGTGTATCATCTTCCCTAAGGTCAACTGCGAACTTCTCACCATGATCTGTCATGACTGTCTGACCACCCAAGAACTCATAGGTCTGTCCGTCCTGCTCCACCGTGATTATGTCTATGTCAACTTCCTTTCCCACATAGAAGGTGTTGTAGGCAGTGTTGCTGTGAAGGTCAACTCCTGCTCCCTCCTGGAGAATCTTGACAAGGGGGTCATTCACATCTCTTATGTCTATGGCGGCAATTCTCATCTGCAGACTTGAATAGTCCACAGTACAGAGGTAATAGTTCTCATCATCCGGGGTCTTGAGACAGCTTTTTATCTCCTTTGCGAACTTTCCTCTTGTAGGGACCTGCTGCATATTGGGGGAGTTGCATCTGCTTCTTCCAGAATCTGTCATCATCGCAAGGAAATTGGGGTGCATTCTCCATGTTCCGTCCTCTTTGTGATACTGGATATACTGTGTCCATCCCTTGTCCCCTTCCTCATCATTCTCTCCGAGGAACTCAGCCATGAGTGAGTTCTTGGTATCCTCTCCGACAAAGGTGTTGAGAAGTGTGTTGAAGGACTTGAGCTGTTCAAGGACTGCGGCCTCAGGATGAGTCTTCTTCCATCTTGATATCTGGAAGTCTCCTGTGGCCAACTCCCCTGTGGAAGTCCTACCCCAGTCCTCCCATCCTTTCTTCTCAAGAAGCTTTCCCAACTTCTGTCCTGATTCCCACTGGAAGTCCATGGGGACACCGAAAGAGATTCCCAGCTTCTTCTTAAGCTCGTTGATGGCCTCCTTCATCTGGTTCCTGACATCATTCAGCATTCCCTTGTCAATGAACACACCCAGATACTCCATCTTGGCGTAAGTCCTTGCAGCAGGTACACGGAAAGTCCTGTAATAGTACTCGAATCCATGGTCACTGAATTCATTGGGATATTTGCTGTCCAGTTCCCTGCAATGGTCAAGTATGTTGTCCCACACCCTTCTGGTGACTATGGCATCCATGATTGCATAATCTTTGAGAGTATCCTCAGGAATCTCAAGGTAATTTATCTCATCCCTTTTCTTTCCCAGCTTCTCCTTATACTGGTCAAGAGGTCTCTCATACCCTCCGAACTCGCTGTAAAGGAAAGCCAAGGCCTTCAAGGAGTTGGAGCGGGTCTCATCAAGGGTATGACCCATGAGGATTATATCCTCATCTATCTGAGCCTCAGGTATTCCGTTACGCCAAAGGAACTTCACATCGAACTTGAGGTTGGCACCGAGCTGTCTGTTGTTCTTCAGTATGGACCCCAGCTTTCTCTTGTTATCCTTATCCATCAGTCTCCAAGGGATGTAATATCCTGTAATTCCGTCAAAGCTCAGGGTTATGCATCCTATGGTGTCCTTGATGAAGTTGAGTCCTGATGTCTCCAAGTCCCATGCCAGCACCTCGTCATGTCTGTCCTTGTTGGGCTCATAGAACAGAGTGTCGAACTCCTCTGCATTCCTTATGAATATCTTGTTCAGCTTGGGGAATCTGGGAGGTATGAAGGGATTCCCCTTGATGGCATTGCTTATCTGCAATGAGGCCAACTTGGTCTTATATGAATCAACTGCACCGGTGCACCACTTTCCGTATCCACTGAATCCGAAGATGTCATCCCTTATGGACGCCATGGGGAACACCCTATGGCAGTTGTCCCTTGTGAGGTCAGGGGTGAACCAGAAATTGGACTTACCGAAAAGTATCTGCTCCATATGGTTGGGATAGAGGTCATCTTCTTGAAGGAGTCCGTAGAGGGCAGGTCCGCTTGTGAGGATAGGAGCAAACTGAGGGATATGATCCATGAACTTTGACCTGTTGTTCTTGTAGAACTTGATGAGTCCTTCCTTGGCCTCCTTCTCATTCCACTCACAGGAAAGGACATTGAGTATCATGTATTTGGTGCATCCGTTTGACGCAAGCCATTTATCTATGTATCCCAGGTATCTGGGCTCGAACTGGTCCTCCACCAGTATTATCAGAGGAAGGTCATATTTGGCCTTGTTCTGAGATTTATCCAAGAGAACAGGGTTGTCATGAACCTTGAGATTGAGCGCCTGCTTCCTTGAATTGGCGCTGATATTACCGAAGCTGAAATCACTCATACTTCTAATATAAAGACAGGAATGACTAATTTGAGAGAAAGGAAAACCCTATGAACAAAAAGATAGTCAAAGCTCTCATGAAGGGATATCTCACGTTAAGGAAGTTCTGGGACCCTCTTAAAGAGCCTGTAAAGGTAAGGAGTGAGTATCACTGCTCAGGAAGTGAGTTCTCTGACAGGATAAACTCCTTCGAGTATAAGGCTGACCCGTTAGGGGGACTGTTTGACCATACAGCTGACCCCAACAAGTTCTTTGATAATACAAAAGAATCAGGCAGAGACTGTGATGATTTCCAGAGACAGTGGTCTTGGTGGGGAAGATACAATGGCTATAAAGCCTATGAGTATGTGATATGTGACCCCACTACTGTGAAGACTGCATTCGGAACGATGCACGTCATAGGGACGTTGCAGGATGAAAGGACTAGGATGTGGTATCTGACCAATTACAATATCTATGGGCCTTTTGTGACCGAGGAGGATGCCCTGGGTTACATGAGGAACTTCATATCCTATTCAAAGGATAACGTCATAGTCAAATACAGGGAAGTGAAATAAAAAGGAACAATCCCTTCTCTTTAAGAATACTTATAAAAAGTTCATTCATGATATACAACACCTTTATTCATTACTCTTGCCAATGATTCCTGGGTTCTCCTTCTTTTGCAATTAAACTAATTGTTTATATAATTATATAGGTAGATAACTGATAATGGATCATTTCTTTTTAGATGACGAAGGTCTTAGACACTTACTTGAGCGCATAAAGAACTATTTTGCATCTCAGACTCAAGTCAACAGCGACCTGACTGATTTGTTAAATAGAATAAACAATCTTAATGAAGCTAAGGCTGACAAGAGTACTCTTAATACAGAGATAGACAGAATTGACAACTCTCTAAGAGACCTCAGTGATAATAAGGTAAACGTATCCACATATAATGATGATAAAAGTACCATTCAAAGCTCAATCAACAGCTTAGGTACTTCAATAAGCAGCCTTGAAAATAAGCATGATACTGATGTCAGCAGCATACAGTCTTCACTGGATGAGATAGAAGGTGACATCAGTGGACTTGGAAGTTCTAAGCTTGATAAATCTACATATAATACAGACAAGAGTGAAATTGACAGTGAAATCAGTGGAATTCAAGAGTCACTGACTGATCTTGGTAACTCTAAGGCCAGCAAGGCTGAGCTCAATACAGAAGTAGAGAGAATTGACAACTCAATCAGCACCGTCAATGAATCAATAGGAGGAATCAGTTCCTCTATTGGAACAATCAATACCTCTATAAGCACAATCAATACCTCTATTGATGCAATCGACACCTCTATAGAAACAATCAATGGTTCTATAGGAAGTTTGGAAGAATCAGTAGAAGGACTTGACACTTCAGTATCTGCACTTGAAAGTTCTGTAGAATCCATTGAAGGTTCAATAGATGACCTTGGTGATTCTCTATCTCCTGTGGCCACAAGTGGTGACTACTCAGACTTAATCAACAAGCCAACCTTATCTCAAGTTGCTACAAGCGGAAGTTACAATGACCTGTCTGATAAACCTTCCATTCCGGATTCCCCAGTACAAAGTGACTGGAATGAAAGTGACAGCTCTTCTCAGGCCTACATACAGAACAAACCCTCCATACCAGTTGTTCCCACAAATATCAGTTCCTTCACAAATGATGCAGGATACATAACCCTCAGTGAAGTTACTGAACAACAGCAGTCAGACTGGTCTCAATCAGATAGCACTGCTCCAGACTTCATCAAGAATAAGCCAACAATTCCGGCTGCTCAAGTGAACAGTGACTGGAACAGCGATTCTGGTGTAAGTCAAATACTCAACAAGCCCAGTCTTTCTTCTGTGGCTATAAGCGGAAGTTACGATGACTTGTCTGACAAGCCGACAATACCTACTGTCAATAATTCTACTATCACATTCACTCAAGGTGGAACAACAAAGGGAACCATAACTCTGAATCAGAGTGAAAACAGTACCATTGCTCTAGACGCTGGTGGTGATGGAAGTGCTGATATAACTGAAATAGAAAATAGAATGGATACTGTTGAAGATACAGTGTCTGATCTTCAGAATCTCATAGAAACCTATGACTTTGGTGACCCTGCATCTAAGACATATGTAGCCAATACAGTTCGTGCTACTGAAGAAAGATTGAATGGACAGCTGGAAACTCATGAGAATGATACAAACAATCCTCACAGTGTAACTTATAATCAGGTAGGTCTGGAAGTAGTTGAGGACATAGAGTCTGAACCAGAAGAACCAGAGAATCCTGATCCATCTGAGGAACCAGATTACAAGTATATAGCATCAATTGATTATGTAAAGCAGTATGTAGATGAAAACGGTATAGGAATCGAAACCTTAGAAAGTCTAGAAGGTCCTGGTAAACCAGGATTATTATACATATATGGAGAGACACTCTATATATGGAAAGATGATGCATTCACTGCGGTATCCACTGCAAGCAGTGGTGTATCAAGAGAACTTGAAGAAAAAATTAATACTTCCTACAGTCATACTTTTGATACAATAACCAATCCACATAACATAACCAAGGGAACAATAGGACTTGGAAATGTAGATAATACTTCAGATATAAATAAACCATTAAGCAGTGCGGCTATAACTGAACTTGCTAGAAAAGTAAATGTTGCTGAAATAGTGGATAATCTGACTACACAGTCATCAGTTGCACCTTTGAGTGCAAATATGGGATATGAACTCAGTGGTAAAATAGCAGCATTGAGGTTGGAAGTAAATGGTATTGGATCCGCCCTTAGATTTAAAGGCACAGTATCCTCACGTTCAGATTTAGCCAATGTGCAGAGCCCTGCAGCAGGTGACTGTTATCAGATAGTGTCTGTTGATGGGCAGGACCCAGACGAAGGTCATATGTTCAGTTATACAGAGGGTGGCGGCGGCAGTTGGGTTGAGATAAGCGGATCCTTTGGAATTGATTTCGTTGCTGCTACAATGGATGAAGTTCAATCAATCATAGACAGCTATCAACGTCCTAATAGCAATCAGAATGAGAACAACCAGACTGGTGAAAGCGAAGAAACAGGAGATGGCGAAGATAATGGACAGACAGGTGAAGGTGAAAAAGGTGAAAATGATGGTCAAGGATCCGAACCAGTAGTTGACCCTAATGCAGAATCTAGTGGAAATTAATTATAGATAAAAAAGGACACTTCATGGATACTAAAGATAAATTTGTTACACTCGAAGGGGCAGGATTACTCTATAATAGTGTAAAAGACGACATAGAAGATTTAAATGATTCTCTTTCTGCTCTTGACGACCGCAAAATAGGATTTGCCACTGTTGATGGAGAAGAGCTGGTTTTGAAATCATCAGCTAATTCGGAAACGGAAATTGCCAGACTTTCAGGCTTTGGTGGTGGTGGAGGTGGTGGACCTTCCTATATGTTCAGAGTTACCAATACCACTGGGTTCTTGGATACTACCAGAAAAGAGGGAAGTGAAATTGTTCTGTCATTCAACTGGTCCTCAAAGTATGATAATCAGAATACTGGTGATGGTGAGGTCAACGTAACCTTTAAGAACTTGCCAAACGAGAAAATAAGACAATCAATATCTCAAACTGATGCTGGCGGTAATGTCTCTATTGATGTATCCAAATACATGAGACTCGGCCGTAATGACGTGACTGTATCTGTTATTGATTCCTATTATCAGAAAAGAGAGCTTAACTTCTCTATTAATATTGTATCTCTGGAAATAAGTTCAAATTTTGTAGATACTGTTGTATACCCTATAGACAGTTCTAATAGTGTGCTTTTCCCGTACTCTATGAGTTATTCAGGAGAAAAGATAGTTCACTTTATATTGGATGGTACTGAGATAGCTACAAGATCAATAACAACAACCTCAGAAGTTACTGAAACACTTACAGGATTGACTCATGGTGCTCATGAACTTGAAGTCTACTATACTGCTGTTATAAATGATGTCCCTGTCAATTCAAAAAACACTCTCAGATACAGTATTATGTATGCTGTCAGTGGAAATACTACTCCAATCATATCTTGTCCGTTTGATGATACCACTGTTACACAATATGATAATGTGTCTATTCCTTATATGGTATATACCAACGGCCAAGAAACAAGTCATGTGTCTTTGTACATAAAAGGAACTGATTCAGAAACATTTACCTTAATCAATGAGCTGGATGTCAGATTAGCCAGACAGATTTGGACCTATAGAGCAGAAACACCAGGATCATTTACTTTTAGAATAGAGTCAGGAACTGTCTATAAAGAATTTACAATAACTGTTAGAAAAAGTGATATAGAAATTTCTCCTCACGAAGGTAATTTGATGCTGCATCTGAACCCATATCAGAGAGACAACAGCAATGAAGAGACCAGAGGCACTTGGACCCAAGTGTGGGATCAAGGACAATGGGTAGCTACCAATGTTAATCCAGTATTCACTGGGTTCAACTGGAAGTCTGATGGTTGGATAAAAGATAGCAATAACATAGATGTATTAAGACTCCACTCTTTAGCAAAGGTTGAAATACCTTTTGATCCTTTTGACCCTGACAATGCTACTGCTATTCCAACAAATGGAATGACCATTGAACTGGAATTTGCAACATCCAGTGTCATGAACTATAATTCTCCTGTGATTTCTTGTATGTATGAGGGTGTTGGCTTTGAGGTCACTTCTCAAGAAGCTAGACTCAGTGGTGCTGGTGAAAGCATAGGAACACAATTTAAGGAAGACGAGCATGTCAGAATCTCTTTTGTAATAACAAGACAAAACCCTGAACATATGATATACATTTATATCAATGGTGTTTTATCAGGTGCTAAAAGATATTCTGGTAACTTTGCACATCTTCAGTCATCTAAAATAACACTGGGATCTCAATTCAGTACTCTGGATTTATATCATATACGTATATATAATGTTTCTCTGAGTCACAAAGATATAGTTGACAACTGGATTGCTGATATGCAAGACAGTGAACAGATGATGACTGAATACTTTAATAAACTTATATATGATGATTCTGGAGAAGTATCATTAGCAAATATTTCAGATCTTCCAATTGGATTACCATATCTGGTCTTAGAGACTGGGAGGCTTTCTGAATCAAAGAAAGACAAGGTGTCCACAGATGGATATTATGTAAATCCAAAAGACAGTTCAAGAAACTTTACATTTAAGAATGCTGTACTTTCTGTCCAGGGTACATCATCTGCTGACTATCCTAGAAAAAACTATAAGCTCAAATTTGAAAACGGACTCACCATGAATGATGGTGAACATAAGAGTAAATATGCATTGAGAGAGGGGTCTATACCTGTAAAGACCTTTTGTTTCAAAGCTGACTATGCTTCTTCAGAAGGAGCAAACAACGTTGAGCTTGTAAGATACTATTGTGATATATGTCCAGTGAAGACTCCCCCTCAGACATATGATGAAAATGATACAGATGAAGAGAAGGCAGCAAAAGACAAAATACGTCAAGGTATTGATGGATTCCCAATAGTTGTTTTCTGGGATGATAAGGTGGAGGAGCCAAATCATAAGTTAAAGTTCCTTGGAAAATATAATTTCAACAATGATAAGGGAACCTCAGAAGTCTATGGTTTTTATGCAGATGATAATGTACATGACCAGTCTTGGGAAACAAAAAACAACGACACTAACAAGGCACTGTGGAAGGATGACAACTATACAGATTATGATTCATGGAAAAATGCCTTTGAATCCAGATTCCCAGATTATGGTGATGAAGAAGGAACAAAAGCTGATATCTCAGGTTTAAAAGCTCTTGCTTCATGGATAAAATCAACTGACACAAATAACATAATTGATTCTGTATTTAATCAAGAAACAGGAGAGACTACATACAGTGATACAGGTAGGCCAATATGGGCTGTTGGTGATAGTGAAGTAGTAGATGGTAAAACCATCTGGCATGGTGCGCCATTATCTCCAGCTGTTGAGATTAATGGCGTAGAATATGAAGAAGATAATGAGGAATATAGACTTGCCAAGTTCAAATCACAGATAGAGGATTACTTCGATCTTGAAGATACTCTTTTCTATTATCTTTTCACTGAAGTGTTCTTGATGGTTGACTCAAGAGTAAAGAATTCATTCCCTACCAGATATGATTCTCATCCAGGTGCAAAATGGATGTGGCTACCATACGATATGGATACTGCTATAGGAATCAACAATGAAGGTCAACTTGCATTCCATTATTCTCTAGAAGATATTGACTGGGTAAATGAAAATAGCGCAATGGTCTATAATGGTCAGCATTCTGCTTTATGGCTAAATGTCAGAAAGTGTTTCTTTAATGAAATAAAGCAAATGTATCATGACCTTAGAACTGGAGATAGAAAACTCTCTTATGAAGAAATAGAGAAGAGATTTGAAGACCACCAGAAAATGTGGCCTGCCTCTATTTATAATGAAGATGCTTATCAAAAGTATATAGTGCCAGTAGTCTATGAAGGGGAAGATGAAGAATACCTCGAAATGTGTCTTGGATCAAAGGCTGAACAGAGAAAATGGTGGCTATATAACAGATTCAAGTATCTTGATTCAAAGTATGAGGTTGGAGATTCTGCTACCAAGAAAATAACATTCAGAGCCTATCAGCCAGGATCATTCACCTTGACTCCTTATTCAGATGTTTATCTTAAAATTGAGGCATCTCATATTGGTTCAGATCTTGTAAGAGGTCAAAAAGGAATTGCTTCTCCAGTACCTATTTCTTTTGGATCAGCAAATGATTCTGTAGTTAACATATATTCAGCAGACCTTCTCATGGATATTGGAGACCTTTCTCAACTTAGACCAGGATTCTGTTCCATATCAGATGCAGTTAAACTTCAGCGTTTAAAAATAGGTGGAGAAACCAGAAACACTCTATTCAATTCACTTACTCTTGGAAACAACACTTTGTTGACATACATAGATGTACGTAACTGTCCGAATTTAAGAGGAGTTATAAGTGCAAAAGGATGTCTCTCACTGCAGACAGCACTGTTTGAAGGTACTTCCATTACTGGTATTGAATTACCAGATGGTGGAATTGTAAAAACCTTACATTTGCCATCTACCATAACTACACTTGAAATACTGAATCAGCCTTACATATCTGACTTCCAGATAGAATCTTACAGCAACATAGTTGAGTTAAATCTGGAAAATGCCGGGGCTGCACAATCTAATGCTTTGGATACTTTAATGCAGTTAAAGAAAGGTGCCTTTGTCAGAATTACTGGACTTGATTTGAGATTTGAGGGTGGAGCAGACATTAAAGCTTTTCTCAATAAGACTGCAACTCTTCGTGGAGGATATAGGAATGATGACCGCATTCTTATTACACGAGACTACCCATATCTGTCTGGAACTGCCTATATAAAAGATGCAACTCCTCAACAAGTCGAGACTCTTGAAAGTTATGGACTTACAGTCACCTATGATCACTTTGTCATGATTGTAGAGTTCTATGATGAATTCGGACGTACAAAGCTTCAGGAGCAGAAGACTTATACAGGAAATGTGAATTACACAGGTTCACCCGTAGCAAAGGACCCAGATGCACAGTATACCTATTCTTTCGGTGGTTGGAGTAGAGTTCCTGGAGGAGATCCCGAACCTAGAATACTCAATAACATTACAGACTCATGTAGTCTGTACATGGCCTATAACAAGCTGATAAGGTCTTATGAAATATCTTTCTACAATGAAGGCAGATTACTTGTAAGAAAGGCTGTTCCATATGGCACAATGCCCATATATGATGGAGTTACCCCAGTATATGAGGGAGTAGATCCAGATAACTACGGTGAGTTTACAGGCTGGACTCCTGAGCCCCATGAAGTAAACGGTACTGCAAATTATTTTGCTACATTCAGATATACTGGATTATATACATACAACTACTTGATGAAAGAAGCAGCTTCTGTAGAAAGTGATAATGTTACAGGAATAGCTCAGTACGCATTTGCCAACCACAGTAAACTGAGAACTGCTACCTTTGAGGCTGTTACAAGAATTGGAAACAATGCTTTCAGTGGGTGTTCTTTATTATCAGAGCTGATAGTTCCAAACGTAGAATATATTGGAGAATATGCTCTTAATGGTACCAGAATTTATAATTTGAACTTCCCAAAGGTTAAAGAATGCTATGGAATATACACGGGTGCTGAAATACTTGATTTTGATATTCCAAATTTGGAAATACTTAGAGAATCTGGATTTAATGGTAATGGAAATACATCAATAACGTCGATATCCTTCCCTAAATTGACAGACTTTACAGAAATATCATATGCCCCAAGTTTGGTTTCAGGATTTAAAAACTTAAGTAGTTTACAATTGCCTGTATTAAGAAGGTTATCCGGTGCTACATTTGGAGAATCTGCGATGGATGACTTTACTGAAATCAATCTACCTTCACTTCGTACTATTAGTTATTTTAGGTCACAAAACCCGATTGAAACTGTAGATTTAGGTCCCGATTTGCAGAGATTCCCACAAGGAGGATCTTCTTATTCTAGCACATATAATAAGCTTAATAGTGAATTAAAAACATTGATTCTCAGGCCAAAGAGACTTCTGACTTTATCTCAATCAGTATCTGATAGTTACAGTCCTTTCTATTATTGCTATAATACAGTGACAATCTATGTGGATCCCTCTCTTGTAGACCAATATAGGAATGCTACAAACTGGAGCGTGATGTCTGATAGAATCAAACCTATATATGAAATCATTGCAGCATCTACTTTGACTGTAACTGCAAACAATGTTTCTGGAAGATATTCAACTACTACACTTCATGTTCATGCTGAAGGAAGCGGTGAATACCTGGGAGAGTTACAACCTGGAACAATGACACTTGACTTTGATTGCATATCACCAGACTTTGGTATAAACCCAACTGAAAATGACAGAACTGTTACAGTTGAATACACATATGGTGGACAGACAGTGAATGTCAGCTTTACTCAGACTGGTTGTAAGCCAAATACCCTAGTCATAGATACTACAAGAAATATAATAAATACTTCTTCATATGTATATGAAGGAAATCTGAGTGTAATTATTAACGGAAGTTATGTTACTAAATCATCAGCACAAATCCTTACCAGAGGACTTGAAAAAGCTGAAAACCAGCCTTATGATGACTTTGTAATGTATGTAAGTACTAACGGATATACAGCAGTATCTCCAGAAGAAATGGATTTGACTGGAACTAGATTGGGCTTAGATAAAGAAATATTGATACCAACAACTATTGCTAAATTCAGATTCTTTGATATGACAAGCTATCCTACATTTAAAGCTAAAGCTTTCTATGGAAATTATGAAAATAGATATTACGATTATACCTATTCTACAAATGTTGCAAGAGAAGAATCCTTTAGTAGTTGGCCTTATTTCGGTAGCAATGTTATATCCTTGAGTAGTTCTGGAAATAAGTTAGATCCTGAAGTTCATGAAATATCTTCATTTAATACTTTTACTGAATCTGTAGATATGGATCATACATACAGTGTAAGCATAAGAGACTGCTATGGAATAGAAAGCACAGAAGAAGTAGAAATAGATAGAGCTACATATTTCTTATTCCCAGACAGATACAATATTGAATTTAGAGAGGTTGAACCTACAACATGAGTGATTATACTACAACAAGACAAGAAATGGGTGATAAGCTTACGAGAGATGCCCTTATACAAGGAAATTTGGATACCTTTATAGAAGATCTTATAATAGAGCCTCCATATTATTTTTTCTATTATAATAATTCTATACGTGAGCTCCATTTGATAAATTTGAATAAATTATCAGATTCCTCAATAAGTAATTGTCAAGCACTGACTAAAATAAACCTTCCAGATTTAGAGGATATAAGTAGTAGTTGCATTAGTGATTTAAACAATCTTGAAATAATAGGAAATGATATTTCATTGGGCCCAACACTCCCAAAGCTTAAGTATATCAGGAACTCGGGAATTTCTAATATTTCAAAGCTACAAAAATTAAATCTTCCGGAACTAGTATATGCTAATGGTGGTATTACTAATCTAGGCAGCTTAATTGAACTTAATATGCCAAAACTGGAAGTTTGTAACACTAATTTTAATAGATTATCACGTTTACTTACATTAGAACTTCCTAGTATTAAACTTCTTGGTTTACAAACTTATTATAGTCCATATCAAGAAAACTGGAATAGTATGGCTTCCTATACGTTTAGAGATTGCATTTTACTTCAAACTATTGATATTTCCTCAGAAACTCTATATTTGATTAATTTAGGAAGAGCTCTTTATAACTATTCTTATTCTATTTCTAGTGGTGCTTCTATTGTAAATCTAATAATCAGAAGTAAGATAATTCCATATCTACAGGCATTTCAGGTACCAATGCTTAATGTTGATGATGGACAAGAACAATATAAAACAATTAATATCAGAGTTCCATTCCATTTGTTGAATGACTATAAGAGTAGTCCTTTCTGGGGAAGTCCCAATTATCTTTCACATTTACTCCCAATAGAAACCGTAAATACAGAATACAGTAGATCAATAACTATAGCTAATAATGAGATTCCATATTGGGCAACCTCTAATGAAATTACCTGCACACTCAACTGTGACTGGACAGATAATGTAACTAATGTCACACATACTGGTGAAGATCTCACCTATACTGTACATAAGAGATTTAATCCTTATCTAAGTTCCACCACAAGAACTGTTACTTTATCTCAACAATATGGATCTCAGGAATTATCTGCTCAGTATACACAAACACCAATTGATTTTTCTGTTGGTTATAGTGTACCGGATCAGACAACTTGGCACTATGTTGGTGAATGGGGAACATTACAGGACCCAAATCCTGCTCTTCAGCCTCTTAAAGAAAATCATGTACTTACATATCATGACAACTATGTATACTTTACATGCGATGGTTTCCATGACAGTAATATTGAGTTCTATAAAAAAAGAACAGGAATTGATTTATATCACTTAATCAACATGCCAGATGAATGTGACTATTTTAAAAATTCAATATGTATTTTCTTCAATGGATATACAACTTTTGATTTTTATATAGTACAGAATGTAGGGTCATATACTTATGGAAATAATATAATGGTTCTTCCAATTGACCAGTATTATCCGAATCCAAATGAAATTCCACCCCTTTATAGTGATATCAGCAATTCTAGCTCCTATAATGGTGCTTATTATATTCGTAATAACATCAATGATACAGGTACTTATACTGGTTATGGTCATTATCATAAAAGCACACAAGAGGGAGTTCCTAATTATAATGATGCACTTTCTAGTCCATATGATGGAAACTGGCATCATGTACGTTTCACAAATTTAGATGGTGGAGCACATTTTGTAAGAGTAATAGAATATTCTACAAGTCATACACAAGATAAAGAACTGTATTATTTGAATAGACCTATAATTGCAATAAACAAGAATTATACATATAATCCAACACAGAATGCATAAAATGGAGTAAAAAAATATGGCAATTAAAACTTCTTATTTAGAAATTAATAAAAGACTTTATGTCAAAACCTTTTCTAGTCTTGAAGGATATGGGGTTAAGAGAGATGGAATCATATATTATGAAGCCGTTGACCCTGAGGAACTTCACAGAGAATACACAGAGGTAAAATTACCTGAGGATATGCTTCCAAAAGAAGAAGATCCTAAACAGGAAGAAGAATCAGAACAGATGGTTCAATAATAAAATTTTATATAAAAAAAAATAAGAGAGCCAATTGGCTCTCTTTTTCATTTCAATAATAACTTAATACCAGATAATTCTAGAAATTTTAAATCACTTAAAATTAAGGCTCGGGTGTTGCTGAAAAAAAAGGAGGCCTCATACAAGGAGGTCTCCTAAATGTAAGAATAAAAGGAGGTTTATGATGTCAGAAGAACAACATCTTTTGCCCAGAACGGGACTCGAACCCGTACTCCTTTACAGGAAGAAAATTTTAAGTCTTCTGCGGCTACCTATTACGCCATCTGGGCTTTCGTGGGAATCATATCCCTATTCGCAACATCCCACAGTGAAGTTGGATATTCCGTTCAAATCCACATATTCATCATTAGTGCCCACACCATAAAGGTTACCTTCAACCATTGAAAGCACTTTAATCTGAATCCTGACCTTCTTTCCATCTTTAATATAAATCAGCCACATAACTTTCTGTCTCCTATCACTGAATTATCAGCAAGCCTTCTGGAACTTGCTCTTGAGATACCACTGGAGAGACCTTGAAAGCTCCTCTCCGGTCTTGGGGTCAACATACTTGCCCTCATTGTTCTTGGGAGGCTCAACATCCCACTTGGAGTTCTTGGATGATGTGGACTTCTTTGATGCAGAGGCCTTCTTGACTATTCTTGCCTTCCTGACATTCTTGACATCCTCTGGGTTCTCAATGACACCCTTCTGAATCTCATCAAGCTCACAAGCCGCCTCAAGCTTTCTGTAGGTGATGTTGAAGTCCTTCCAGTCCTCACCATAGACACGCTGAGCATCCACGAACTTCTTGACAAGTCTGATGGAGTAGTTGACCTTGGCCTTTCTGAAAGCATCATGCTCCATCCATCTTCTGATGTCAGTGTTGAACAGATTGATTACATCCTGAATCTCCTCATCAGAGAGCTCATCAGTGTTGTCATTGAGGTAATCCTCAAGAAGATGGGTTGTGAAAATCATCATATCATTGGGCTGAAGGTCAATGGACAACTGCTGAACTCTGTCAAGGAGGGCCTCCTGATGGACAGAGAGCTTCTTGTTACCGAAATCATTGTTACAGATGATGATTCCGAATCCGTTGAACTTGAAACCTCTACCGCCATCCTCAGTCATGTAGAAGACCTTTCTGTTGGTCCTTGTATCAGACTTGGTGTCAAAGGCGGCCTTCATGAGCTCCAGACATCCCTCATCACCGAGACAATCCACATCATCAAGAAGAAGAACATAGGGTCTTCCGCTCTTGTCAGGAGTTGCAGTCTCCTTCATGACATGATACATTGACTTGGGAGTGACATGACCAGGAACTCTGACCACACCCGCGATAACCTCATCCTCTTTGAGCTGCTCAAGGAAGGTCTCACAGAGAGTGGTCTTACCAGTACCAGCCTTACCCTGAATCATAAGACAGTTGCTGAAAAGCTTGTTGTAGTTAATAACTGAGCTCTTAATCATGCTCTTGAATCTGGAACGCCTTGAAATGACCAATGGAAGCTGAGCTCTTTCTGCTGATGTAAGTAGTGAAATGTTCTTCATAATTCCTTTCTCCTTTTAATCTCTTTTCCTTACACTGATATACTACCATATTCAGACTTTTTTGTCAACACCCATACAACATTTTTTTTCATCAGATAACCTTGATGATTCCCTGATTGGCCTTGAGATACTTGTTCCACTCATCCTCACCCATAGGAGGATTGTTGACTGAATAGGAATCTGTGACCTGGATTGAATAGAGATTGACCTTCTCCTTCTTCACAAGGTCAGCCATATCTGAGAGTCCGAAGTCAAAGAAGTCAGAATAGATTACCACAGTGTCACACTTCTTCTCATTGACAAGATACTGGAGTCCAGGGAGAAGTCTTGTGCCTCCGCCAAGCTCCACACTCTCTGGAACGTGTCTGAAATCGAACTCCTCAAGCTTTCCTGTATCCCATGTGACTGCGAATGAATCAGGTGCCAGAGAACCAGACATTGAACTGAGGGTTGAACAGGCCTTGAGGATTGACTCAGTGGACATTGACCCTGATACATCAATCAGAACACCAAGCTTGGCCTTCTTGAATCTCTGAACAGTGGACACCGCTGAATACATGATGTTGCTGTTTCCTCTTGAGCCCCTGTTGTAGTGCTTGATGTGGTTAATCTTGTAGGCTGTGGACCTCTTGATGATATTTGAGAAGAACCTTGAAATCTCCTTGCTGTTGTTGGGGACAATCTGAATCTTCCCTGTGACACCACCGATGTTTCCCACACCGAATCCTCTGTTTGAGGAAATCTCCACATAATCAACTTCCTGACCCTCATCCTCTGAATTGAGGGATTCCTCAACGCTCTTCTCAGTCTCAGGAGTCTTATCATCAGGGTTCTCATAGTTCTCTTCTCTGAGAGCCTTTCCTATTTCCTTGTCAAGGTCTGAATCCATGGGGTCAATATCACTGCTGATATCCTTCATCCCATCAGGAACACCTCTTCCTTCCTCATCATCAAGGAAACTGTCAATATCATCAGAGATTCCCGCTGAACCCTTTGAGCTCTTGCCGTTCCCCTTCTGCTGATTCTTGTCTGACTCACCGTTCTGATTCCCGTTTGCTCTCTGCTCTTTTCTCTCATCAATCTTGTCCTTGAGCTGAGAGATAAGAACCTCATAGTAATCTCTGAATCCATCAAGGATTGGAACATCCATGGACTTGTGTGTGAGAATCTTGAAGTTGTTGTCATACATTGTCTTGACATTGGCCAGAGTCAGAAGCTTGGAATTGACTTCCAAATCCATGCAGATATTGAGGAAGGACATCGGGCCACCGAAGTGTCTGATACCCTTGATATAAGGAATACCATACTTCTCAAATATCCCCTTCACAGAGACCATTTCCTGCTTGATATTGACAGAGTTGTGGTTGAAGTATACATGACCTACCTCGTGAAGAAGAACCACCTTCTTGACATCCCTGTCAATGTCTGAGGCGATGTGAATCTCATCCACAGGGGAACTCTTGTGAGTGTAACCCAACTGTCTGCTTCTGCTCCACATATTCTTGTGGTAATGGACATTGGCCATTGCCAGATAACCCATGACCTTCTTCTGTTCTCTTGTGTAGTAGCTCATGTATCTTCTCCTCTACATATATAATATACCATACATCATAACTTATGTCAATAGCCATCAAAGAAAAAGGACACCAGTCAACGAAAGGTGTCCTCAAAGGAGTTAAAGAATATGACTTATGAGAGCTTCTTGATAAGCGTTCTGTTAAGATAATCAAGAGTCTCACTTGCAGGATACTTGCTGACAATATCACTGAAATACTGGAGGTCAGCACTTGTGGTGTTGCTGAGGGTTGCGTTCCTCACAAGGTCATTCAGACCCTTCAGAACATCCTCTGTGAGTCCCATTGAGAGAGCCTCATCCCTGAGGGACCTGAAGGTCTTGACTTCCCTGGATTCCTTTGCAAGGAACTCTGACTCATTGGCCATGAGGACTGTCCTGATGGCATTGCCCTCTCTTTTCTTGGACATTCCAAGAGTATCTCCCACAATCCTCATCCAGATTGGGTCATTGAATCTGCTCATGTAGGCCTCTGCGAAAATCATGGAGAACTTGAACACTCTAGGAGAAATGAATCCCAGAAGTCCACCCACTTCCACACTCTCCGTATACTCAGCCTTTCCAGGTGTGAACTCTGAGAGATTGTCTCCGACCCACTCCTTGAATCTGTTGAAATCATACTTCTTTCTGGAAGGGGCTGTGAGTCCGAGAAACTCAGGGATATCCTCATAGGAAATCTCATCAATGTCCTCCTCATCCTCAAGGAGCTCCCTGTAGGAGACATCTGTGTTAAGGAGATTGAGAATCATGAACCTGTTCACAAGAGGAGCAGTCATTTTGAAGGCATTGTTCAGGTCCTCACTGTAATTGCCCGCTGCAATGACCAGTGTGTTCTCAGGAAGTCTCTTTGTGGCCAGAACCCTGTCAAAGACCAGTCTGAAAAGAGGCGGCTGAAGAATATCAGTGGTGGCTGAAATCTCATCAATGAACAGAACATTTCTTCTTCCGTTCTGAGCCTTGTCAGCCAGCTCATGGTACCATGACGGAGCGATTCTCTCCATTCTGTAACCTGTGACCTCATCACCTACTCTGACATCCAGTCCAAGAATATCATCCACAGAGTATGTGGAAGGTGTGAGTGTCACAAGATTGTATCCCTTGTACTGTGTCCAGAGATTGACTGTTGAGGTCTTTCCGATTCCAGGATTACTCATGATGATTCCTGCGACCCTCTTGGCCTTCTTTCCGTTCCTGATGGCCTCATCAGCCTGCTTATCAATGAGGTCGATGGTCTCCAAAAACTGTCCCATGTACTGATTGGTCTTCATAATCTTCTTTCTCCTTACACTGATAATATACCATATAGGGAAAAGTTTGTCAACACCCGATTAAAAAAAATCCTGCCTTTACAGCAGGATTGTTTCAGGTGACGGAAGGGTCATGCCTTGGCGGCCACAGCCTCCTTGAAGGCATCAACGATAATCTTTGCCTTCACATCATCAACTCCAATCTCCTTGAGGTATCCCTCGATTGTATCCTCTGTAACACCTACTACCTGAAGAAGATTGACGACAAGATTGACATTGACCTTTGTCTTGGCATTGAAGTCAAGGATGAACTGCTTCAGCTCTGTGACAATGGACTCCTTGTCCTTGAGAACAGCCTGTGTGGCAATCTTGACGATGGCCTTGACTGTCTTCATGTCAGCTTCCAACTGACATACAAAGATAACCACAGCATAAAGCGCAACATCAACCCAAACTGTAACACTTGGCCAAATTGCTGTAATGACAGGTGTGAACAGTCCAGTAATCTTGAATCCTACTGCAGCAGCGCATGAGAGAACCGCAGAAATAAGTCTGATTTCCCAGACCTTGGCCTCGTCCTTTCTGATTTTCTTCTTGTAGAACTCCATCAGAGTACCGATTCCGAAAGATCCCAATACAACCATCAGAACCTGAATTATGATTCTTGTTACGTTCATTTATTTATCTCCTTATGAACATTCTTTATATTGATTCCTTATATAATAAGTTTCAAAACAGAAAACCCCAAGATGCATCACTGTCTGCATCACCTATGGATATGTGGTCCAATTTCCTCTGTCCGTCCTTGACCCATTCAAGGCACCTGTTGTTGTTCATCAGAAGGTCATAGAACTCCTTCTTGGTGAACTTGGCACCTGCGGCCTGCTTATGTCCCATGACACCATGAATCCTTGTGAGGTCCAGGTCTTTGCAGGTTCTGAGTGAGAAGGATGTCCTTGACCCTCCATAGCAGATGCAATAGTCAATCTCAGGATGATTCTTCATGAGCTTTGAGCAGACCATGGATAGTCTGGACTTCTCATCTATCCTTATATATACATAGGTATGTCCGCTATTGTCCTTTCTTAACTCAAGGTCTTTCTCAACATCAGCAAGAATAAGGTTCTCTGAGTTCTCTATCATCTCGAAGCAATCAGCCTCCTCTGGAGTCCACTCCCAAGGGGCATTAAGCTTCTTGACCATATGGTCCACAAAGGGATAAGTTCCCAATCCGGTACAGACTTTATTGAGTCTTGTGGCATCCAACCAAAGGTCTGAGGTATCCACCCATCTGTCATAGGTGTCAACAAGAGATACGAAATAATCCACCTTCTTATCCCATATCTGGCCGCATTCCACAAGCTTTTTCTTGACCACATGAATCCAGAAAAGGGCTGTGCCACAATAGTCTGTGGACCATACATTTCCAGGATACTTGTCAAGATAGAAGGAGGTCTCATGATGGTCTATGATTATAAGACTCTTGAGTACCTTTCTCCATTCAATGAAGACATCCTCAGGTATGGACAGGTCAGTTATCATGAGCTCATTGTCAGGAGTTATAAGCTCCTTGACAGAGGACTCATTCTCAAATCCGTAGTTCTTATTGAGAATCAAATCAAATCCAAGGTAATCATGATAGAGCCTTTCAAGGACATTGACTCCAAAACCGTCAATGTCAGTATGGCTCAACAATATTCTCATACATATAATATAAAGATGTACTGAAAGGATTCGTAAAAGTATTTTAATAAACTGAAAGCAGGAAATCCTCACCGGACTTGGTGAGCTCAACCCATGGAGTCCCTTCATGGTCATCATCAAGGAATATGTATCCGTGCCTTATCAGGGTGCTTCTGTCCTCAGGCTGGAGGTCATCCAACCTGGTCTCATCACCAAACAATATCCCCTTATTGGCCTTTAAATATGAAAGATACTCCAATGCTGTCATAACACATTATTCCACAAAGAATAATTAGTTATGATTTTTTATGAAAAGTTAGTTCTCCAGAATATCATCAAAAGGAATCTTGGTATAGTCCTTTATCCAGTTGTAGATTGCAGTATATTGGGTATCCCTTCCCGCAGGAATGGAACCATCTGGGAAAATATCTGTTATATTTGTGACAACGCTCCACTGATAAAGGCAACAGTTCACAATATTGTCCCCTGAGCCAATTCCTATTGTAGGATTCTCCAGAACCTGACCGTTCATCAATTTGGCTTCCCTACTAGGGTAAGCCTTCAATGAAAATTTTATAATGTCTGTAGTGTAAGCAACTTCATCTATTGCCCAGTATGCATCCTTGAAAGTAGTATACATGGAATTCTTTGTCTTATCTAAAGCGAATCTCAATCCCATTCTTCAATTCTCCTATTTTTTCTATAAAAACTATTATCCAATATTTCCAATCAGTTATGAGAGTATGCTCCTCTGGCAGTGCTGACTCCCATAGGTGATCCATAATAAACGGAAGGCTTATAATCCCTGATAAAAGAAGAATCATCCCCGCTGGATGTCCTCACTAAAGGGCACCTGAAGACATATGACCCAGGTCTCCACATATAATTATAACTTGAGTTATTAGGAACAGTTTCTATTCCTCCATAAGAAAGGGTTACCTGTTCTGAAGGTGACCCTATTCCATCTCCTCCATAAGATATTATGAATTTCCATAAATGAATATCTGAGCTATCAGCATAATTTCTTCCTGTAGCATTAGATCCTCCCCTATTATGCTTGGCGCTACAAGTGCTATTATTATAGTTTCCAGGACTCATTGTAATAGTATAGCTATTAACCTTAGTGAATCCTCCCCCTCCATTCCATTTATAGATATCAATTATACAAGCAGCAGCTGAAAGACCTGTTTGGTCCACAGAGGCACTAATCTCCCATGCAGGAGCAGCCAAATAAACAGTTTTTGTTAAATAACTTGTTCCTTTTTTTGAGGTATTATCAACTACTCTTCCAGACCATGCCCAACCGCTATATGACCCTGTATGGTTCTGATATGATATGTAATTTCCAGTTGCTACAGCCATAGTATATATTTAGTTCAAAATTACTCCTGCTCCCAGGAGTTCCCTTATCATCATTTTTCAGGAGGTCCCCCTGTCCTCTGGTAGAACTTCACTAATCCTGGTTTCATCTTCATACTTGTCCTTAATGAGAAGTCCCTTTTTTGACTTTAAATATAAAAGATACTCAAACTTAGTCATAACATTTTACTCTATAAAAGAATAATTTGTTATGACTTTTTATGGAAAATTAGACGAATGATTCTATTGTAGAAGACAACCCCTTACAATGTACTCTACCTATTTCATCAAAATAAACCTTATTTATTTCAGGTTCTATAAGTATGTCATTACATATGATATCATATGTTGAGTTGAACTTTATTTTTCTATCTTCTGCCAATGGGGAAGGACAATGAATAAAAGGTTGAGAATACCCATCTGCCCAGCAATCAAAGAAGTATCTATTTACACCGGTACTTGTAGGTCCTACGGAACTACTACGAGATGTATTATAATAATAGAACCATCCATTACTTGAAGCAGTACCCATAGGATGAATACCACCAAATGCGTGTGTATATACTCTTAGATCTGTACCATTATTATTCACATCAAATCTAGGGCTATAGTTTCCCGAGCTCCAATTAGACCTTATAGCATAATCACTTGTTATTCTCCAATCTTTTGCATTACCATATTTGGATTGTGTAACGAGTAAAGGTTGATTACCCATATTAGGTTCTGCTTCAGGCCAGTACCATTCATATGATTTTCCTTGATAAGCATAATTTGTATTTGGCATAAAATAAGTCTGTGCATAATAATACTGATTTTGCACTAGATTCAACTTATCAAAATATAGTAAAGCCTCACTACCAGTACCCGTATTATAGGCAATATACCACTCAGAATCCCATGAAGTATCAAATTCACCAGAAGATTTATTATAATCAGCCTTGCTATTAGTACCACCTCCGGTTCCGCTTGGTTTCAAGTAATGCGTACCCTCTACATTTGCTGTGACGAATGTTCTGTTTTCCCTAAGATAATTATCACACCATGTCTTCCAAAAACCACTTGTATCATTTCCCGTATAGAAAGTATCAGCAATTGTACTTCCAAACATAGCAGTAATGTCAAATAATATTGTTCTTGTAAAACAGCAAGTACCTGAACCTACCCATACAACCCAGTTTGCTCCTGATGAGTAACTTCTCCAATTGCCATGTGCAATAGTAGTATCTGCTTTGAATGTCCTTGATGAAAATCTCCACGTATCATCAGTAATCAAGCTGAGGCCCCATCTATCAGTACCACCATTTCTTATTACAAAAGCAGTAGGTCCAGATGTTTTATACCAAGTGGAAAAATAATATATATGATTCTGCTCTATCTGTACGAGGGGTTGTCCTACCATACCAGTAATCCTTGCCCAATGGAAACCACATTTGGTAGTATAGATACTTCCAGTATTATATCCACTGAAATCATTGAAATCAGAGTCAGCCCATGATGCAGGGTTTCCATCAAAAAATTTACCGCATCCGCACCCGTATCTGATAAGATTGGGAGTTACACCCCAGTTTCTTTGTATAGAGTTACATTCTAGTATTCCATTGGACTTGAATTTTATTGCCATAGATTACTCTGTTTCTTCAAAAACATCCTTATATGAAACATTCTTAGAATCAAGATAGTTCTTAAAATGTTCATAGCATCCTGCTTTAATGGAATCAGAAGTAGAAGGTATAGATGTTGGGAATATATCTATAAGGTTTGCTTCTCCATGATACTGCATTATCTTAGCATCATAGAAGGGCTCAATGGGAACAACACCCCAATCAAGAAGTGGAATACCAGTATGAGAAGTACTAAGTATCTTCAGTTCTCTTGAAGGATATGCTGAGAATTCATAACTTACTTTAAATTCCCCTGATTCAATTGTTCTGATTTCAAAATCTGTAATTGCAAAATATGCATCAGTATAATCAGTAGCCATTGAATTATGTCTTGAGCTAATGTCAATTAAAAGTCCCATTTATCATTTTCTCCTATATATAATAACATAAAATTTTATCCCCTATATTCCTCTATAAGTGAAAGTTAGGTCTGAGCCACCCTCAACATCCCATCCTGATAAATAGAGGGAAATGAATCTATGATTGGAGTCTCCTAAATAATATTGATTATTCACTTTAGGATATATATTTGTAACTTCAATTCTAACCTGACTTGATAAGGTAGTCAAATCATATCTAAGGTCTCCTGGGTCATAAACTCCATGATTTCTAAGATTTAGAAGTTCAGTATCCCCACTTCCTCCTGAGGGTCCTTCTATACTGTATCTATTGATTCTATACCAATCAGAACCTCCTGTAATTAAAAACTCTATTCCTCTTGATGGTATCAATCTTACAGTACTTACATTATCAAAATAATAATTTGAACCAGATGTACCTATTACTCTTGTTGCAGTAGTATCAATAAAGACACTTGAGGAATCCGTAGGAAAAAGACCTGAATTCAAGAAATCATTATAAAATAATGTTCCAGATAATTTCTCACAAGATACAATATTGGAACCACTATATGTGGGAGGAGCAGTACCATCATCTCCTACCCAGTTCTGCCAAGCAGAACTTTCAAAATATTGTATAAATTGATTAGAACTAGATGAGGTACTCCAAAATATAACACCTTTTTTATTAGCAGTATTGGAATCATATACATATGCAAATATTCCATTACATATACTTTCAGGATAATAGTACCCTACTATTACATCAACTGGATACTTTTCCCCTGTCTCTTCATCATATTCTGTCTGACTTTCTGTCTCTGTATACAAAGGTCTGGATATCCTAATACGATATGAAGTATTAGGGGTACAATTATAGGTTACAGAACCTGAAGAACAATTTGCTAAAAGATTCCCACTTGAATCATAAATTCCTATGGAGCACTCCTCCTTATAAGGACAAACAAGAACAAGTTTATTTCCGAATCTTGGAGTAGTAATATTCATAATATCAGTTTCATACCCGGGATTGGCTGAAGTTTCACTTGCAGTTTCACTAGCATATGTTTTACTTATAATGGAACTACTACACCATGATAATCTGTAGTCCCATTCTCCATATATTTCCCAACTCCAAGAAATATTAGCTTTTTGGAATATATTATTATTCTTTGCTCTAAATCTAATAGTATCATTTAAACTTATGAAACCTGAAAAAAGAGTTCTCTCTGAATTACTCCTATGGGAAGTAGCACTATATACCAGATTGTCATTTATATAGAACCAATGAGGCATTGTATAATTACTATCCATTCGAGCTTTAAATATCAGATAGACCTTCTTTGAAGAATTTTCTAATGCTGTTTCTGATATCAATGTTGGTAAATTATATACTTTAATATTTACTTTATTTGAAGCTGAATTATTGCCTATTGAACCAGAACCTGACCCGTATCTTACTCTAACTCTTGAACCATTTTGAGAAGCGCATCTGTCATATTGAGTGCCCTTATATGTTATAGTTTTCTCCATGAATCCATGAGTGGAAGTTCCCTTAACAGAAGAAGAACTGTCCAATATACCAGAACTGAATAGAGCACTACTGCTCCAAAGATTTGCGGTAAAGGTTTTTGCCCCATCAGAAGTAGGTATCTTATCTCCAGGAGAATTTGCATAAGTAGTCAAAGATTCATGCTCTATAGTTCCATTGAATGTTCCACTATTCACTTTAAGAGAATTGGCAGTAATGTTATTTATTGTAGCACCAGTTATCTCAGTATTACCAGTTATAGTAGCATCTACTGCTGTAAGACCATTAGCTGTCAAAGTTGTTACAGTGGCATTTTCAGCAGTAAGACCTTGTATAGTTGCACCATATAGGTCTGCATCAACAAAGGATGCTTTTCCATCTGAAGAGGTAAGCTTGAATCCAGAAGTAGGAATACTATTAGTTTCCTCATAATTGCTGGATTGGATTGTTCCTTTGGAGGACATTGTTATTTGATTGGCGAAGAGAGAATCTGCTACTATTGAGGAGAACCACGAGACACTGTTGGATGATGATAACTCTGAAAGATTCTCACCTGAATCCTTAAGCATGGAAAGCCCAGAAAGGATCTTGTCGCCGTTAGGGGCATTTTGTCTCATAAGCCCCCAGATATAGCTACCATTACTTTTATCATACTGATATTCAAGAACAGATCCTTTAGGTATTTCCTCAGAAATGGTATATCCTGAAATATACCAATCTCCTTCCAAAAGACCTGTTGTAGGAACATCCTCAGGTATCTTTATAAGACCCAGAAATTTCTCTCTTTTAGTCTTATCAATAACTATAAGATTAAGTTCTCTTACTGTAGTATTATCCCCTTGAATTTGACCTTTTATTTTTATTTTGTCATAGACTGAATTATAAGGAATATTCATATAGTAATGCTGATTGGCTGTTACAGAATTGATTGTGAATCCTGGGGTCACCTCAGCATCATTATCATCAATCCAATTGGCAGTAATAACACAATTATTGGAGTATCCTTGTCTTGTAACAAATATGTCTAAGGACTGACCTCCAGAGAGTCTCATATCTCTAACAAACTCAGATGATGAGGCACTTATCTCAAATATCCTAATATTCGTTCCAGGAATACCTTGCTTCTGCTTGACTACTGTAAACACTTTAGTGTATGTCTCTGTACCATAGATTACCTTCATAGATACAGATGCAGAATCTGATGTCATTTCGGATAAAGTTACAGTAGGGGTTCCTGTGACTGTAGTATTCCCATTATTTATCTTACACCCTGATGCAATATGGGAATATGTCAATCCACTGGTAACCTTTGATCCCCCTTCATACAATTCTATTGTTGTTGTAGCTCCTACAAAAGAAGATACATTACCATCTTTATCAGCAGGAATCTGTGAGGAATCATTTGTAAGTATAGCTACTACTGCATTCTTACCGTTCTGTCCGTTCTCACCGAAATCTATTATAGGTATTGTCTCCCTGTCGAGTTCAGTTGAATCAGAATATAATATAGCAGTATATATGGATACAGAGGAACTGGGTGTAAAAGTAACTGACCCTGATGTGCTTTCATAATCCCTTATTCCAGTCGTATCTGTTCCTTTCCACACCTTTATAACTCCTCCTGTAAATGAAGAAGTCACTCCAGCTTTGTTAAATTTAGCTTCAAGCTTTATTTCATTAGGAGTAAGAGAATTTGAATTATTTACATCCTTTGAGATTATTGAAGTTGATTTCTCTATCCAATAAGATATGGAGTTCTTACCATCATTTCCCCTAAGATACATTGAAAGAATATGTGGAGTAGCATGTGACCAATCAGGGTCACTTGATGTTTCAGGGTCAGTATCATAGATAACCCTTTCCCTTTGCCATACATATTGTTGACCTGCTGTATCTGATGGTGTTTTTACAGGAGTACCCCAAGCATCAGAAGCACTACTAGGAGCAGAAGCTGTTCCATATGCATATTGCTCTTCTATTCTTTTAAGACTCTTACCATCTTCAGTGTATCTATATACTATATGAGGAGTTAATGTTTCTGTTGGATTGGTAGTTCTGTTATAAGAAACTATTTCTCTATTCCAAATAAATCTACAGGTAGGTCCTATATCTTCTATTGCTTCAGCAAATGTTCCCCAAGATTCAGAATCAGAAGCCGGTGGAGTATCTTCACTATTATTTGCTGCATATTCATCAGAAGTTCCAGTTACACTTATACCATTCTTATTGAGAATACCCCAATAATTCATGGTTTCATAATCATATATAAAATTGTTACTAGCAGTATGAGATTGTTTACAAGCAAAAGAAGCCCCTAAGCTGTCAACATAAACAACATCTATAATACCATCTTCTGCTACATATTCTGCACCTGCTGTCCATTCATCTCTGGGATTGAATGTTACATTTTGACCATCTTGGGCATTTATAGATGACCATGTATATGAACTTGGTGATGCAGGAGGATTATTTTTATCAGAATTGACGGCAACACCCATATACTTGTCAGCACTTTGCATAGGAGTATGCATATCATTATGAGGTGCATCTGTTGCTGAGTATCTTAAATGAATATATTCACTTACACCATTACCACCAGTAGCACCTTTATGGGCAAGTACTGTCCACTTGGAAGAATCAAATGTTGCTCCTGATTCATGTGTTTCATTACACATATAGGAATTTTCATCAGTTTCATAATAAACTACATCAATATATTCATCATTATTGACATACTTATTGTTACCTGTCTGATTGGCTTTCCATTTTCCTCTGTTTCTGAATGAAACTGCACTTGTTCCATCTTCACCTACAAAATAGGACCATCTATAATCTATCTTTCTTGTAGGAGGAGTTGAACTTGTAATAACAGACATACCAAGGTACTTGTCAGTAGGTCTTAAAGTATCACTCATATCATCAAGACTGGTATCATCTGTAGGAGCGTATCTGATATGAATATACTGACTTATACCATCATTTCCATCCTTTATAATCTGTACTGTTTCAGTATCAAGGACAGGGTCAGTTTCTGGGTCGGTTTCTGAATTTTCATAGAGTTTAACTGTATAATAGTTATCTCCTTCTGTTGCAGTAACTGTCAACGTTCCAGTACCGTGGTCATCTTCAACAGAATCACCATTCTTCCATAATCTGAGATAACCAGTTGTAAATCTTATAGGAGCATCTGAACCTACCTGCTTCATTGCAGTAAATACAACTTCATCAGGGTCAAAATCCAATGGGTCAGAGTTTATCCTTTCTTTTATTATACTGGTTGATTTATCAATCCAATAGGAAATTGCATTTTCACCATCAGCACCTTTCTTCTGCTTGGTGACAATGAATCTTTTCACATAATGGTTATCATTATATGTTGCTTCAATATCAGCAAAACAGGTATCTGCTTCCAAAGCAGTAACAGTAAACTCATTACCACTTTGACTTAATGTAATCTCATTTGATTTGTTTGATACCCTATATGTAGCAGTTACAGCGTCTCCACCAACATAAAGAGTAGCAGTTGTCTTAGCATTTGTAAGTACAGGGCTTGTACCATCTGCATTACTTGGTACGGAACAGTTTTCATTGGATAGAGTAAGAACAACTGCTGATTCACCATTTTTACCATCTATACCATCAGCAGTCATCAATGACCAGTTTGTAGGAACAAAGACACTTCCTGAGGTATGTGTATGGGTGCAGGCATATGTTCCCTTTGTATATACAGGGTCATCAACATATACCACATCTATGAAGTCTCCTGCTTCTCTTGGAGGTATAGGAGGATTTACTGTATCATCTCCTGGGTCTCCTGCATCATATCCGTTGAAATATGGTGTATTGGAATCCCATTCCCCTCTAATACGGAGTTTACCTGCATCAGTACCTTCAACTTTTGACCATTCATAACTTCCTGGATTGGAAGGGGCAGTATCATCAGTGGTTGAGCAGATTCCCATCCACACATCAGCATCAGTCCTCTCATCCTTAGTGTGAAGTACATTTGTATCAGGGTCAGGAGAATACATTATGTAGACATACTGACTTACACCATCACTTCCCTTAGGCCCTGCAGGTCCCTTTATGTTTCCTATACTTGAACCCCAATCAGAGGATCCTCTACAGTAGACATCACCGTTAGATACATTGAGATAATAATCCCCTTCTTTAGCATTTACATAATAGTATCCTTCTCTGGATTCAGAAGGGTTTATACTGGGAATTCCAGAACCACTGAACCATTTATCTCCATCATCTCCTCTGATATCTCCATCTTGAACCCATGCACCATTTACCTTATGATACACTTTTCCACTTGAAGTATCAAGACACCAGTCACCATCAGCTCCTATGCTGTCAGAGGGAGTATCATTTGAATTGAACCACTTGTCACCATCAGAACCCTTGAGGGTATTAAGCCATTGTTCCTCTGTACCCTGATACCCATGACTGACTGCAACATCATATGCACTTTGTCCTTCATCACCGAATCTTCCTATAAGGGTGATATCGGATTCATAATCAGAGTTGTCAGTATAATGTACTTTGGTATAATTCCACAGGCACTTCAATGCAGGTGTTATTGTAGGAGGGGTTGATGACCAGTTGTCATCAGATTTGGAAGGTCTATGTGACTCATTGTCTGTGAGTATGTAGAAATCAGTTATGCTGTCCACACCTACACCATCCTCTGAGTAATATCCCACTATCCTTGGAGTAGTGTTGACAATCACAGTGGACCCGTTGTTTGACTTGGTTATTGTCTCATAGTTCCACAGATTTCTGTTATCACTGGTCAGCTTTGTGACACTATCCCATCCCTCTGATTCAACTGTCACACCACTTGTCAGAGGGGATGCCAGATAGTGCTCCACTATGGACTCCAGAGAAGCTCCGTCTCTTCCCTTAATGGTTGACTTGTATGTCCATACATTATCCACCAATGAGTATACATATCCGTTCAAGGTATTAAGATAGAAGTCACCGCTCTCCGCTCCTGGAGCTGTGGAATTGGATGGCTCCCCTTCCCCGGAGAACCATACTGAACCTTTCTGACCTGACCATATTATGGACCTCACTGTAGTGGAGACTGAGGTGTCTGACACATCACAGTCAGAAGAGGCTATCAGATAAAGCTGTCCGAAAGCCCCTGTGTCTGTATTGTTTATATTGAGCCACAGTATATCCCCTGCTTTGCATGACAGGCCTTCCTCACCTGACTGTTTGCTCAACGTATAGCTGTCCCCTACGGAAATTCCCTCTACAGCCTGACTTGTAAGATTTCTGTCTCCCCAATATATGGACGATTTGTTGGCTAAAGCCCTTATGACTTTATCAGCGTTGGATTTGACCTGTGACTCCAGAGCTTTGTCAGAAAAGAATGAATCATCAACCTCCTCATAAGGAACCCATTGGAGCTTTCCAGGAACATAGTCTGTGCTGTCCCATACAATATCATCAGAACCCACATACTTGAGATACGTTCCCTCTTCCAGACTTCTATCTCCACCGTATCTTACTATATCATCCACAAAATAGGCTCTCTGGGGATCAAAGTCCTCAGCGTCCCATACGTTCTGAAGAATGAATCTCCAGCTCAGACTGTTGTATACCACCAAAGGAGATGACACTGTCCTTAATCTGAGAAACAGGTCATAAGTCACAAGAGTTCCTGAAGGAACATCAGGGGCCAGGTAATGAACATCCTGCGCAAGTATTCTTCCTATTATGGATTCATCTGTGCTCTGTATGGTCTCAGTTCCATAAAAGACACCTTTGTCATGAGGATAATCTCTCACATCCCTGACAAGTATGTAATCCCCTACTTGTGGAATCCTACTTCCATTAGCTATGGTGTATCTGTTCTCTTCTCCCAGTGTAGGCACTGATTCCCAGTTTATGAATGTTCCTCTGAAGTTCCTTAATTCCATAAATGATGCGTCTCCTAAGTAAAATTAGTCCTTATAGAATTTTGGCAAAAAAAGAACCCTCTTGAAAGAGGGTTCTAGTAAAGATATCAGAAGATTTAACCTTGAGAAGTAGTATCCTTAACCACTTCTATTGACTCAGAAAGTACAAGATCTTTATAATGGGTTTCTGCGTCTACAGCCCATATCCAATCCTGTCCTCCTGGAGGTGTTATCAAACTACCAGTGATGGTTATTCCGGATACTGCACCAAGGGTTTCAGTTACAGTGCTTCCATTCATGGTGACATAATTGGCAGAGGTGACAGAAATGTCATTTAATGTCTCAACATTTGCATCTGTTGTAGCACTTCCTACAATATGAATGACTTTCTCTTCATCTGTTTCCAAGTCTGTTTCAGAAATGTACTGATGGAATGTACAAGTGGTTTCAGATGTAGGAATAACACTGTTTATCTTAGCATCATTGACCTTGTACCAGTCAAGATGAATGCCTAAAAGAGCTTCTGACACATCACCATCTGAAAGACTCTGAACACCATTAAGTGCAACAGAACTAAGATTGGTATCCAAAGGCACTGAAACAATCTCTGGAAGCTCACCAACATCACAGACAATTGTAATGGGGTCATAATTAAATTCCCCATTATAAGGATTAAATTTAACAGTTCCTTGATATTGATTTTTGAAGTTATTGTATATTGATCCATTCACGTGGAATACAATTGGGAAATAAATGGCTCCTACAAATTCAATATCTGGAACTTCAGTATGATTTCTCAAATAAATGTGCACTACATCGTGAGGATGATCTTCAAGCCATTGAGCAATTTCTGCTGTAGCATCATCATCTTCTGGACTAGGAACAGAGTCATGATCACCTATCATTAAAACACTCTCTCTAGACCACCCATCTCTGTATCCAAAGTACAGAATATTTTCTTCACCATAATCATCACCAGAAGATGCCTCTCCAACTATCTTGAAAGAAGACACAGTACTTGGAATATAGATACGGAAATCAGTAGGATTGCTAAAAGTCCAATCGTGCCTATCAAACCAGGAGTGAATGAAATACAAAGATTTCCACTGGGTCAACCCTTCTGGCAAACGAACTGATTTTGAAAACTGGAATCCACAGCCATCTAATCCACCTGAGTCTAGAGTATATGATTCCGTTGCATCTTCTATTGTTCTCTTTTCATAAAAAGAATGTCCATCAAGGTCATAATAATAGCCCCAGTCAGAATATGGTTCATAGTTAGGATCTGCTTGCTGTCTGGCTTTTAGCTCTGCTTCCAAAGCATCATGCTCTGCTTCCGATGCTTGTCCATCTACAAAATACATTGTTACATTACTGTTTATATTTGTTCTTCCATCCTCAAAAGCAAGGGACTGAATCTCATGTCTACAGGTATCTCCTACAGTAGAGGTACCTATTAAATTTAAAGATGCATTTTTTCCAATCCAAATGGATTTTGGACTACCATATACCTTAGCGTCTCCATCTGATGTAGGAATTGTTACTGCTGAACTTGTAGTAACTGGAGTGATTCCCAACTCTGCTGGTGAAAAAGTAAAAGTATTAGGATCTTTATCTGTAATACTTATAGGATAACTAATGCTCATATTATCTCCTTATTGTGCGTTATAATCTACAATTACATTACTACTATATTGTGAAGTAGGAACAATCTCTACAAAATCAACAATCTCAGATGGAAACCTTGTTTCTGAATTCCCTGTTGCTACGTTGAGAACAAGAGGTGGCTTATTTATAAGGTCATCATATTTTCCAGTTGTTGCAACTGTTGATAACTTTGATTTCTCTGCATAATTGCTGAGTGTGCTATATGTAACAAATCCCCTATTGCCCACATATTGAGCAACCTGTCCAGCTTGAGCATAACCTCTGGTCATAACATTCCAATTAACATAAGAAGGACTTAAAGCCTTAGAATAAGAAGAACATGATACATTTGATATAATCTTAGTACACTCAGAGTCTTCATAAAGAATGCCACTTATATCAACATAGTCACAGTTATTTAATGAAGCTGTACTAGAGTTTATAGTCATGCTATAGATATAGTTAGAAGCAGTAATGCTAACACGATTTGTTAGTGCTGGGTTGGTTGATTGATCTTTCTGTAAAGCATATACAAAGTATACAGTAGAGTTATATCTTTCTCCATTCTTTTTCAACTCAAACTTTAACATTGGGTATACATTGGATGCATTACTATAATTACTGTTCCAAACTATTGAACAATATTTCAGCTCCCATTTGTCACCACCAACATTCTGCAATGCATCATAAACCTGGTCACCTGTAACAAATCCAGTTTCGCCATCAGCTATTGAAGTTGCTGTACTTGGAACTTTTGAATTTATATACTCTTTCATCTTACTGGTATAAGATATCAATCCTTGTTTATCAAGATATTTTTCCATCTATTATTCTCCTTATTAATCTTATCCTTGATGAGTATCCCCACCAGCATCTGCCAAGAAAGACTCTGAAATAGAAATACCTTTATAGGTGATATTCATATTAACATATTCAGCATCATCATAACTCATGTCCCCTGTAATGTTTATGCCAGATACTGCACCAAGAGTCTCAGTTATGGTATTTCCACTCATTGTTACATAATTGGCAGAAGAGACTGTTATGATAGGATATGGTTCCTCTGTTTCTCTATCAATCTTTACATCTCCTGCAATGTGAATTATCTTGTTTTCATCAGTTTCCAAATCTGTCTCAGAAATATACTGATGGAAATCATAAGTATTTTCTGATGTAGCTTCAACACTGTTTATCTTCTCACCATTAACCTTATACCAATCAATATGAATACCAGCCATTACTTCTTTTATATCAATTTCTGAAAGTGCAGAACACTTGGAATTAATATATTCCTTCATCTTATTGGTATAGGTAATTAAACCGTTTTTATCCAAAAACTTTTCCATATATGTTCTCCTTCATCAGCTGCCTTGAGATGCGCTTACCCAAGCATAAGATACACTTCCACTATTCACAGTTATCTGCAAAGTGTATGTTCCGTCAGTTGTAGGGGGTTCAGGAACTCTTTCCTCAACAAAGTCCTTGATATATTCCTTGGTCTTTTTTGAGTAAAGGGCCAATCCCTTCTTATCCAAAAACTTTTCCATATATATTCTCCTTCTAAATTTTTCTATAAAAAAGCTCTATATTAATTAGTGAAAAACGATTATACCACTCATTCTGGGAGTATTATGTGTCTATGAAGGTGATATCTATAAGAGAAATATTGACAAAAGAGCCATGAGGGAATCGGACTTTATTTATCTTAAATGAAATTTCTTTATAGTCTTTTCAAAATATTTCTATAAAAAGAGCACCAGACGGGTAACGCTCCCGCTAATAGAGGTTTTGCAGACCCCCCTGTTTTCTTATTCAGCACTGGTGCTATGAGGACTAGAGGAATCGAACCACTCGTCAGCCACCTACCTTATTTCATAGACGGATGATTTACAGTCACCTGGCAGGAATAGCCCCCCCCCTATAATTCAAATATGGGCAGTATAGGAATCGAACCTACCGTGGTATAACCAACGCGTTTACAGCGCGCTCCCTTGCCAACTGGGGTCACCTGCCCTAAAAAAGTAGACGCTCGCATTAACCTATTTTATATCTTCCCCGGCGTCTAGGAAGAAACCCTGTAAAGTTGGGTGTGCCACTTGTACTTGGTGGTGACGCTATTATATACTTTTAGCTAGGACTGGAGTCGAACCAGTGAATACAGATTTTCAGTCTGCTATGTTACCAGCTACATTACCTAGCCATATATTTCGGATGGTGCAAGATTCGAACTCGCGTGTCAGGTCTTAGCTGACAGACTGGTTTTCAAGACCAGCGGGTTATGACCACTTCCCTAACCATCCAAGTTCAGAGAGTGAGGGTGCCGACCTCTCTTGTCCTTTTGGGACTCTGACCTTCCAAATCAGCGTGTTTGCCGTTCCACCAACTCTCTATTTTTTACAGGAGATACCCGAGTCGAACAGGTCTCTGGAAGTTTGGAGCTTCCCAGTCTACCGATAACCTAATCTCCCATTTGTATAAAAAAGAACCCTTCCATTTCTGGAAGGGTCAGAATCAAAAGGAGGAGTGTTTCTCTTAACTTCGATACACACCTACAAGAACTTCCCTTCCAGAAGAGCTGAAACATGAGTAAAAGCAATAGGACCAAAAGTTCTTTTTCATTTGTGTTTTCTCCATTAAGATTACATAATTAGTATAAGCTTCACAATACCAATATTACAAAATATTTTTGTTTTTGTCAATACTTATGCAAAAAAAAAAATCCACAGAAAAATCTGTGGATTATAAGGAATCTATGTCAATTTTATATGTCACCGAAGCAACACATATTTTCCATCAGGGTCTTGACTCCCTGAATGACATTATCCTGCTCTTCCTTTGTCGGAAGTGGAGAAAGCTTGTACCAAGCGAGGATGGTAGGCATCACTCTTCCGCAATTATCACCCTGGACATTAAGCTGGTAGCAACCTGGGAAGTCTTTTTTATCCACATTTTTGAGGAACTGAACTTCCTTGGCCACATCTTTTCTGGAATGACCATTGTTCAGCAGACACTTGACGTGGGCATTGATTACCTGATTGAACTCTGTATCATATCCGTTTACGATTCTCTGGTAATCATCATCGTCCTCATCCACTCCCCAGAATCCGCCTAACATAAACTCAACACCGCCGTCCTTCTTGACTCTTGAAATGAACTCATCAAGGGAGACTCCGCCTGCCTCTGTTCCACCACCGTTATCTTCCAGGTGATAGATGTAGATTCCTATACCCTCTACATTCGGGTTATCACCTGCGCCCTCTGGTCCATAGAATGAAGCGCTGTCAAAGTATCCTGTTGCAGGAAGGTAAGGATCCTCTCCATCACAGGCATCATCGAATCCCTCTGAATAATAGCTGAATCCCTCGATTACTTCTCTCAGTCTGCTAAAGAAGTTCTGCCATTCAATGGCATATTTGCCGTTTCTCTTTTTGAGTTCATCTGCATACTTCTCAGCAGCAGGAGTGGCCTCTTCCTTGTCCCTCTGTGCCTGGAAAGCAGCAACCTCATCCCTATCCTCAAGTGGAGTTGATTCCTTGTATTTCTTCATTATTATACCTCTTTATAATATTAGTTATTTCAATGTATTATTTCTACCCCAGGAATCCTTGGGGAGATTATTTTCTTCTTGTGCCAAATCAGACAGATACTTACCACCATGTTCCCTGAGATACTTGATGTTGGCTATACCCACTCTGTTCTTCAAGGGAGCATTGAGAAGCTTGTTTCCGGTCTTGTAAAGGAACTCCTCAAAATTATCAGAGGCCTCAGTTCCCTTCTCATAGTTGACGTTGGAGTCTATGATGATGAAATTGGATGGTCCGAAATATTCCTGGAACTTACCTATGTTGGCCTGAACCATCTCCCACATCTTCCTCACCATGTTGGGGTCAAGGCTTCTGGGTCTCATCTGATTCCTCTTGAGGGCAGTCTCCACAGTGGTGTTGACGAAGACCATTGAGGTGTCATATCCGTATGATCTAAGAGCATCGGACTGTCTCTTTATCTTCTCAAAATCCTTGCCTGTTCCGTCTATGATGAGAGGAAGCATGGAGTTTATCCAATAGGACTCCCTTGTCTCTGTGAGCTGGATTGCCCTCTGCCTTATCTCCATCTGTCTCTCATACATGGCCTCATCACTCATATCCACTATCATGGGAAGGCCAGCCTTCTTCAGACCTATCTCAAAGAGGATGTCTGTATTGACGAGCATGGCTCCTGAGAAAGATATGTTTGACCTGTTGAATCCGAACATATTGTTGGCCACGAAGGACTTCCCTGAACCAGGACCACCTGCCATGAATACTGCCTTGAAAAGATTCTTATCGTTTATAGATTCATTGTATCTCATTATCTCATATTCCAACAAATAGTTAGTTGGAGATAAAGGGACTCTATGGAGTATCCAAGTAAAAAAAATCCACCATTTAAGGTGGATTCCATCAATTGTCCTTAGTGATGGGCTTCAAAAGCCCGTAGAGCTGTTGCCATTTATGATATTCTTCTCTAGATTCAAATATTCCTTCTGAACCTAAGAAAGTTGTTCCTTTGTTATGAAAATCAAAATTATTTTTTAAATAAAAATACAAGCAATTTAATCTGAATCCACATTCAGAATATTCAATACAAGCTCTCTTAGCTAACTCTTTAAAGTCCTTTATTTGATCTAAATTGTAATTTAGTAAATTTGTTGATGCTTCTGCGCAATTGGCCACATTAAAAATCCGAGATACCATATTTTGTTCTTCTATACTAGTATATATTACAAAATTTTTGGTCATCAAGGGATAATCTTTCTTTAAATCAGCTTTTATCATTCTTTTTCCTTTGCTGTTCTTCAAAGAGTTCTCTATATTTTAGAGCCCATTTATACTGAAGTTTAGTTATCTCACAAATGTGTGTTGTCCTTATGAAATCTCCGTATTCTGCGTAGCATCCTCCGATGCAATAAGGACACCCAGACTCATATTCACAATCCAAACATTTCTCGTCTCTTGTGCAATTAGCTCTTATAGCTCCATGGGTGACTGTAGCAAAATTCTGTCTATTATAAAATCCATTATTTATATCACCAACGCACATGACTCCATCTGACTGCTGTGTATGAGGAAGCCACCTGAAGCAGGGATATATTCTACCATCTATACTTAAACAGGGCATACATCCAGATCCACATCTTCCTTTATTAAGGAAATCAGGGTCATCCTTAGGTTTTCCTATCCTAAAGATATTAGGGTCTATCATGGACCAATACATCTCAGAAGAATGGTCAAGAACATAATAGCAGCACTTTTCAAGCTGTTTATCCAATTCTTTATAGTCTTCTTCAGTACAACCAGTATCTTCCATAATGAAGTTCTGGCTTATATATTTAAGTCCAAGAACCTCATGCATCCATTTCAATGAATCATAAAGATAAGGGATGGAGCTTCTGGCACAAGTGGCTTTTGTACTTAGGGAGTTCTCTGGAAACCATTTTTTATACCAAGGCCACCACTTAAGTATAGTGGACATAGACCCTGTACCATCAGGATATACTCTATTCATGTCATGGATTTCAGGGCATCCATCAATAGAAACTCCTAGACTTAAATAGATACTCCATTTTTCACAGAACTTCCTCACATCCTCTCTTTCAAAGAGAGTACCGTTGGAGGATATGGAGGCTCTCCATCCTTTTTTCCTGAATCTATCACTAGTAATATACTTGTAATTAACGTAATTAAGTATTTTATCCAAAAGTTCTGGATTGATTAAAGAATCACCGCCTATAAAATCTATAATAAGACCATCTTGTAAAAATTCTTTATCTTCTATTTGAAGAACATCCTCTTCATTAAAAATTAAATCTATGAATTTATAACAAGATTCTAAATCAATAGATTTAGGTTTCTTATTTATCTCATAGCAGTATTTGCATCTGAGGTTACAGTCCTCTGTGGTATTTATTGTGCAATTCAGGCCCTCTGCCTGAGTTCTATCCATTATCATTTTTTTAATTATCTCACTTATGATATGTTTTTTAAATCAAATCTAATTCTAGCGCTGGAGTCAGAAGAATTAACACAAGATCCTGCACAGGTAGTAGTACAATAGGAATCACAAGTACTTTGACACTTTTTTTCACAATTAATGTTTATGCAAGACCCTGTGCAATCACTGCATCCGCCATCTGCATCGTCTTTACAAGAGCTCTTACATCCTGTTGAGCATTCTTCTTGGCATCCCCCCTTACAAGAGTCACAGTCTGTTTTGCAGTTGACTCCTGTACAAGATGAGTGACATCCTGTACATGATGCTAAACACTCCTTGCATTTTTCAGTATTGGTATCACATCCTGTATTACATTGTAATTTACACTTTCCTTTACAAGTACTGCCATCCTCACAATTACCAGTGCAGTCGGTTAAGCAAGAAGTACATTGATTAGTACAAACCTTACAGGTATTTCCAGAACCAGTACAAGTTCCAGAACAATAGCTTACACAGGAAGTACACTGAGAATTACAATAAGTTGAAAAACAAGAATTTTGACAAGTTCCATTGCATCCTGTAGCACCACCATAACAAGCATTACAAGTAGAAGAATTATTCCCACACTTAGCGGAGCATGCTGTAGTATAACAAGTGCCAGTGCAATAATTGCAAGTAGTTGAATCTGTCTCCCCTTCATAGGAATCAATATTAGAGCTTCCTGAGGGCTCTTCATCATCCTCTGGTGTGGGCTTTTTATCTGCACCACCTCCTGAGTCCCCATCCATATCGCTGTTTCTGTAGCAACCTCCGTCGCATTCATAGGTGCATGCAGTATCTGTACAATTTCCAGTGCAACGACCTTGACATCCTCCAGTGCACCGTCCTGTGCATGCACTACAAGCTGATGTATAACATCCACCGTCGCATCCCCCACCACAAGTATCTCCACAAGATACGGTGCATCCTCCGCCACAATCAACTGAACAATCCCTACAAGTTACAGTTCCCCTAGTTTCATTCCCAGCTCCCTGAGAAGAACCAGTCCCTGAGCCAGGAGAAGTAGGCTTAGAATTAGGTAATGTTCCAAGGCCGGAAGGAGTGGCACTGGTTGGAGGTTCAATGGTCCCATATCCAGGAGGAGCTACGGATGTATCCCCAGAGGAATCAGACTGGTCTCCAGTAGCATTTGACGTTGTAGTTCCATAGCCTGTGCAACCGCTTGCGCAAGAATAATCACATTTTGTTTTACAAGATATGTTATCGCAAGAACTCTTACATTCAATGATACAAGACCCAGTACACGTTAATATACATCCTTGAGAACATCTCAGTCCATTTTCTATATCATTAGCAGCTTGAAAAAATAGGTTTATAGAATCAATGACAGACTCATCATTTTCGTTAGTTATTACTGAAAGAGAATTATTGTAATCTATAGCTTGATTATTATAAGTTAAAGCAGACACAATAGTCTTTAAAGGATCCTTATCTTCTTTTTCAATATACTCCGTAAAAGATAAATCGCCGGTAGATAGATTATCCCATCCTCTAGAGGTCCTGACTTCTTTTATTCTATTGAATAAAGAATTTAAAGTTTCTTTTTTTATTTCTTCGTGCAAAGATATAAAATTTTTATTGTCTGCCTTACTTGCCATAATAACAAAACCAAACCTTATTCTATAATTATATGTTCACCATCAAACATAAAATCATAATCAATTTTATATTTTTCTGATAATTCTTTTCTTAACTTATGGAGAGATACTTTTGCGCTTATCAATACCTCACAAACACCAGATAGAAATTCTGACATCTGTTTTTCAGTCAAAAGGCTGAATCCCGGATTTCTATCCAGCATTTCATTAGCAGTATTTATAGTCTGAAAGCATATTCTCAAATCCAACATATCTTTTTCATCAATATCAAGTCTTTTCATAAAAAAATTTATTCTCCATAGAAAAGAACGCCGTCATCGTATCCTACAGCATAATTTACATTATACTTCTTGGATATGTTGCATCTCCAAAGATGCTCCAGAACCTTTCCATCAGCAAAAGACTGACATACGTCATTATAGAAAGACTGAGCCTTTTCCTTGCTGAAAGTGGTAGGAAGCGGACTTGTGATGATACCCATAGCGTTGTTCAATGCAGTAATCCATTCAACTGCGTCTCTTTTCTCTTCCTCAGTTAATTCAATTGAAAGATAATTTCTAGCCATTTTAAAGCACTCCTATATTTATATTTAGTTGTTTTATGGTCTTAACTAAAAGCAATACACATTCTTATTCCTTCAGATTATCGAGCATATACCTCATAAGCTTAATCATATTCCCCTTTGTGTCCACACCCATCATCTGACCGAAATTGTTGTATCTGATGGCGGCATCCATGAGTCTTTCCACCATTTCCTTGTCTTTCTGAACATATTTCAGCTTGGCATACTCCACATAAAGGGCAAATGAATCTGGGGATATCTGTATACCCCTCTTGAGGCAATTCTCACAGCTCTCCATGTCCCCTACGTTATAATAGGCGACTGCAGCCCTTCTTGCTGCATCCGCCCTCTCATATGCAGTTATGGAATGGTCATTGGGCTCGCTGATTATACTGACGAACTCATTCACACTTTGAGCAAAGGTGTCCACGTTCTTGGACAGCCACAGTGCATAATAATATCTTGACATCTGATTGGGATATTCCTTGAGCCTTTCCTCAAACATAGGGTTATACCAATCCCTGGGCTTTGAGGTATCAGGGAAATGATGCACTGTGAACTTGTCTGTGAGGTCAAGTATCCTGTCTGAAGTTATCTCATCAAGGTCATCCCTCCATATCTCCTCATGGATGGGATACTTCCAATACCATTTTGGGGAGTTCTCCACCATCCAGGTGTTCACCTGGTCCTGAAGATGAGCATCAGGATTGTCCTGTGACAGATGGAACTTAGCCTGCGTATACTTACCTACAATCCAGTTATCCTCGATTATCTTTCTCCAACCCTTCTCTATGGTCTCATCAAGGTCTATGAACAAAATTACATCAGTATCCTCAGGAATGAACTTCATGGAGTCATTTCTTGCCCAGTCCCATCTGAACTTATCATAGGTCTTCTGGTGAATGTCCACTCCTTCTTTCTTGAACAGCTCAACAGTGTCATCTGTTGATCCTGTATCAAGGACTGCCAGATAATCAGCCTCCCTCATGGAATCAACCCATTGTTTTACGTGTTTAGACTCATTCTTGCATATCGTACAGACACAAATCTTCATATGTCATTCCTTCTGTCTTTTGTTCTTTAAGACTTATCCAGTTCCTCTAACATTTCATTCTTAAGATGGGTTAGATTTTCTTCCACATTATCTTTGATGAACCAACCAAAATCCTTATATTCTATGGCTTTGTTCATAAGATATTCAACAGACTTTCTGTCCTTCTGAATGCATTTCAACTTAGCATATTCTACATATAAAATTGATGAAGTCGGTGATATTACAAGTCCTCTTTTCAAGCAGTTCTCACAACTTACATCATCCCCAATATAGTGATAAATTATTGCTGCTCTTCTTGCTGCTTCTGCCCTTTCATACTTGGTTATGGAACGGTCATTAGGCTCACAGATTATCTTGACAAACTCATTACAGGCCTGCAACTGTGTGTTTGGGTTTTGATCCAACCACATTGCATAATAATATCTGGACATCTGATTGGGATTTTCTTTAACCCTTTCTTCAATCAAAGGATTGTACCAATCTCTTGGTTTTGATGTATCTGGAAAGTGATGAACAACAAATTTGTCTCTTAAGTCAAGTATTCTGTCAGGTGTAATCTCATTTATATCGTCTCTGAAAATTTCCTCCCAAATAGGATATCTCCAGTACCACTTTGGACTGTTCTCTATCATCCAAGTGTTGACTTCACTGTTCAATCCACTTTCAGGATTGTCCTGAGAAAGCTTGTATTTGGCTTGAGTATGCTTACCAATTATCCAATTGTCCTCAATTATCTTTCTCCATCCAGGCTCAAGAGTTTCATCCAAGTCCACAAAAGTGACTACATCAGCATCTTTTGGTATGAACTTCATTGAATCATTTCTGGCCACATCCCATCTGAACCTGTCATAAGATGTCTGATTGACCTCAATTCCTTCTTTTCTAAACAGGTCAACAGTGTCATCAGTGGAGCCAGTATCCAATACAGCCAGATAATCAGCCTCTCTCATGGAATCAACCCACTGCTTCACGTGTTTAGACTCATTTTTGCATATGGTACAGACACATATCTTCATATGATTATCTCCCTTATACATATAATATAAAAAAATACCCCACAAATGTGAGGTATTTTAAAAAATCCACCTTTTACCGATTACCTTGATGTAACCGTGTTCGACATCTTACCAGGTAGTGGATTGGAGAACGCTGGGACCAGTCGCGACTGTACCACTAACACTTTCTCACCTATGGTTCATGGACTGAGCATCATCCTAACCATTCTCAGGCCTGTCACCATGCTCGGCTTTTACCTGAGTCCCTTAGTCTATAAAGGATTTGAACCTTTGTGACCAGACTGAGAATCTGGCATCCTGGGCCACTAGATGAATAGACCATTTTATTTAGCCCGTGGGGGATTCGAACCCCGATCCTTTTTGCCTTGAAAGGGCAATGTCCGCAAACCAAATAGACGAACGGGCCATTTACACTTATATTATAAGCCAATTTCTCTGATATTGTCAATATCTCCAGAAGAAAGTTTCCCTAATCTCTTGAAGATATATTTCTTGTTGATTTCAATGGTATGAGTTAGGACAACATAGGAAGGCTTTGAGAATCCGGAATGTACCCAATCCTCAATAGGACACTTCTCCCAATAACTGTCTGTATCATACCTCTTGGAAGTACATTTCAGACAAGTGACAGAATCCCCATTATCTCTGACCACAATGACAGGTCTTGACTTGAAGATATCCTCATTGTCTGTAAATGCCACATAAGCCTTATAGACCTCATACTTCCTGTAGTTGAAGTCAAGCCTATTACAGAGAATCAGATTCCTCTCCACCTCTGCTTTGGTGTATTCGTAATCAGAATCATCATCCTTGTAGTGCTTATTGTTCTGATATCTGTTATTGGAATAATTCTTGTTATACTTGCTATAAGAACCCATCAGTCATCCCACTCACCTTTGACTACGGTAACTCCATGTTCATTGGGGCTGCCACAGGAAGGAAGTGAATCAATCTTAAGGTCAAAAGCAGCTTCTGTGAATCTCTCTTTATCACCGAACTCAGTCTCACAGACTGAAAGAGCTTCGGATAACTTGAGCCCACATTTCTCCTGCAGATTCACAAGCATCTCTTTCTCTGTCATTCCTTTGTTCTGTGATTCTTTAAGTGCTTCAAGTACTTTCATGGATTTGCTTAATCTCCTCTATCGTCTATATTATAACACTCTTTCCTGTTTCTTGTCAATAGGCTATAATTCTTTTATTCTTTAAGAATTAGTCTTAAAGAAACAAAAGGAGCCTGAATCAGGCTCCTCGATGATTCACTGAAAAGAACCTACTATCACCTATTATACAATTGGCACAAGATAGGTTGAAATTCCAGAAACTCCCAAACTGGATTTTGTAACTGTCAAGTATCCATCGTAAGCAGCAGTAAAAGAAGCATTGACATAAGGAACCACATCATTTCCTACTTTATTTACAATAACAGTTCCAGGTATTCCGTTTTCACTTCCTGGTGTTGTGACTGTTCTGACATCAGTTTGTGTGGTGATAACTCTGAAAGCATTTCCCACTGTTGAACCTAGAAGTAAACAATATCTGACTCCTGACTTTATTTGATAAATGTCACTATAAACAGTTGGTGGGTCAGTAACTTGATATTCCCAGTTTGATCCATTTATGGCTCCATTTGTCCAATCTGATTCAACTGGAAACATCTTAGTTGGAATGTTACCTATAACTGTTTTGAAGTCTTCAAGATGCTCATTTCCAGTAATGCTTCCACCTCTGTTAGAAATGGATTGTTTGAAAGCTGTTTCTAAGAGTTGTATTCTGTTGTCGAGTGAAGATTCAGTACTTTTAGCACTTACTAATCCACTTTTACGTTCTGAGAACATGGACTCTAAATATGTTGGATAACTGTCCAGTGTTGCGTCACTTGGAATGACAACGTTTTCACTCTTAGACTCTATCATTGATTTGATGCTGGATTTAGCTGACTGTATTCTTTCTAGTTCTGTATCTATAGGCATATATCACACCTCTCAATATAAGGCTACAAGATAGACTGGTATTCCATCTGTACTGTTATTATCTTTCATTACTGCAAGATATCCTGAAAATGGAGCAGCAAATATGGTATTGTCATAAGATGATGGAGCAGTACTACTTCCATAAAGTTTGGTTCCAGAAATACTGCCAGACGATAGAGTAGAAGGATCAGTCTGACAAGCAGATATCATGAAGTGACTTCCTGTTGTAGCTCCCAGTGAACAGAAGTAGGTAACTCCATTTTCTATCTCATAAATGTCAGTTCTATAATTTGTTCCTGAATCATAAGTACAGACACCATCAGTATCTATTGATACACTTGTTATGTTTGACTTGGCTGGAACCATTGAGAATGGTATTCCAGATATCAAAGAAGGATAGTCTTCTATTTCAGCAGAAGAAGGTACTGTAACTCCTCTTTTCTCAAGAGCCGTTTTTATAGCAGATTTTTCTGAAGCTATTAAATTTGTTTTGGTCTGAATGCTGTCTTCAACAACAGACAGCTCAGTTTCAATATCATCACAAGCATCAGATATGTGAGATGCATACGTTCCTAACAGATCATTTTCAGATACTGGAGTATATTTATTTTCATCCAGTAGCTTTTTCATGTCTTCCTTTGCTTTCTTTATCCTCAAGGTATCTGATATCAGTGACATAATTTTCAATCCTTTAGTTCTTCTATATGTTTTATCCAATCAGAAAATGTTATTCTTTCTAACATAAGTCCTTCTTGGAAAAATCTATTTCTTATTCCAGCTACTATCTGCAGCTGTATATCCTTGTCTGTTTTGTCAAACAAGTACTTAAATTCCTTCCAGTATTTCTTGAATCTCTTTTCAGTGGGTTCAAGGTACTCTTTTCCTTCTTCACTCCACCATCTGTCTTGGTTAAAGGAATAGTAAGCATCATATATCATACTGACAGCATAGAACTTAGCATCAGACTCCATCCCTCTGTCCATGAACTCATTAATGAGAGCAGTGTTTGAGTCCAGCATATTGACATATGTCTTGTTCAAGTACAAAGGATCATGTCTGCAAACTGACTCGTCTCTCCAACGCCACAAATAGAAAGGAACTGAACAATATCTGCCTCTTGACTCCTCTTTAAGAAGCTTTTGACAAAGACAATTGAAATAACTGTCCTCATGGATTGTCAGAGAATTGTTCCATCTGATATTGTTGTTTATCAAATACTTTCTTCTATGAACCTTTCCATGAACAAATGTGACATCACGCTCTCTGTTTATGTAAACAACTTCCTTTGTTTTTGGATTTCTGGTTTCTTCAGTAAAAACTGATACCAGTTCATCAAAGCCACCATTCAAATCCATTTCTCTCATTATAATCCAGAGTCCACATACGTTACAGAACATATCATCTGCATCACAGAACATGACATAATCTGCCGTAGCTTTGTCCAAGCACGCATTTCTGGTAGCACTTACTCCATTGTGCTCACAAAGATAATATTCTATCTTGAATGGATACCCATTTATCAAATTGTCAGACAAGTGAACATCAGTTCCATCATTACAGATGATTACTCCAATCTCACTAAAGTCAACATTTTGCTGAATCATGATAGAATCAAGTAACGGTTTGATAATATCATCAGTTTCTTTATACTGTGGAACAAGAATTTGAAGTTTCATTTAATCATTTTCCTTTAAAACATAAATTTATATATTTATTATAAACTCAATATCCTACTATTTGGGTCTTGAAATAAGACCAATTTTGGCTGGATTGGTAAAAAGAAACTCTACTGACAGGAACACATATAGATCCTGTATTTGATGTGATTCCTGTGCCTTCAAAAGCCTTGGATGAACGTAAGCTACAAGTATCAGTGCCTATGTATATTATACTAAGATTGCTACAGCTTTTAAAGGCATTACTCCCTATAGATGTACAACAAGGTAGTGATATACTAGTAAGTGCTTGACAATCATAGAAAGTCGAATTAGAAACAATTTGACAAACAGGCAAGGACACACTAGAGAGAGCATAACAATCTTTGAAAGCTTGCTGGTAAAGTGAAGTACAAGCAGGAAGATTTACTTCTGGCAAAGATGTACACCCATTAAAAGCACCCTGACCTACTGAAGTGCATAAAGGAAGGGATACTGCTGTTAAAGATGTACACCCAGAAAAAGCACCCGTACCTACTGAAGTACATGAAGGAAGGGACACTTCTGTTAAAGATGTACACCCATTAAAAGCATATCCATCAATACAAGAACAAACTGGTAAAGAAACATCTAAAAGACTACTACATTTATAAAATGTGTTATATCCAATATAAGTACAGACTGGGAATGAAACTCTTGTAAGAGAAGAACATTGATAAAAAGCTGAACCGTAAATTCCTTCACAAGATGGCAATGATACTTCAACAAGATGAGAACAATCACTAAAAGCATAGTACCCAATTGAAGTGCACAATGGAAGTGAAATCTGTGATAAAGATGTACACCTAGAAAAAGCACACATACCTACTGAAGTACATGAAGGAAGGGACACTTCTGTTAAAGATGTACAACAAGCAAAAGCACTATTTCCAACCTGAGATGCATTAGGGAAGTATGCTTCTGACAAAGATGAACAGTAATAAAATGCTGCTTCATCTAAAAATGTACAGTTTGGAAAACTAGCTGTTTTCAAAGAATAGCAACTAGAGAAGGCTCCCTTTTCTATTCTGCTACAAGAAGGAAATGAAATTTCGGATAAAGAAGAACACCAGAAAAAAGCAGAACTTTTTATTTCAGTACAAGCAGGAAAATTAACTGTTCTAAGTTTAGAGCATCTACAAAAAGCTGAACTTCCTATTGTAGAACAAAGAGGAAAAGAAGCCTCACTCAAAGAAGAACAGGAAAAAAAAGCACTACTATTTATAATATTACAAACAGGAAAAAAAGCAGAACTAAGAGAATAACAAAACATAAAAGCCTCAGGTCCTATTGAAGTGCATTCTGGAAACGAAACTTCAATAAGATTTCCACAATTTCCAAAAGCACTTAATGGCACTTCTTTGATCTTGGTCAATTCTGCTCTTTTTAAAGTAGAACACCCCATAAATAGTCCTTCTTTTAAAGAAGAAATTGAACTCTTATCTAAATAGAATGATGACTCTTTATATCTATTAAAAAAAGCTGAAGCAAGCGCATCGGTTCCTTGTGGAGCTTCTAACTGTGATATGTATGAGGAAAAACTAGATAAAGGAAGATTTTCAGGAGCGTCAATCCCTTCATGTGACAATATATTTTTAATTGCTACTTTTGCGTTTTTTAATCTTAGAAATTCACTAGTAATTGACATTTAAAAATATCTCCTATTATTAATATCCTATAATCTGATTCTTAAAGTAAGACCAGTAAGTTGATGCTTTATAAGATTCTACATATTCTGATGGAACAAAAATGGATCCTTTGCTACTAGTAATCTGTGTACTGTAAAAGACATATGAAGTATTTATAGAGCAATTTGACATTCCAACATATATTGTACTTAAAGAATCACAGTTTCTAAAAGCATAGATTCCTATATATGTACAATTTGGAAGTGATATACTTGTTAATTTAGAACAATATGCAAAAGCAGAGGATCCAATTGCGTTACACTTTGGAAGGTATATGTCAGTAAGAGAATAACAACTTGCAAAAGCACTCATTTCTATTGAAACGCATTCTGGCAAAGAGACACTGGTAAGAGAACTACAAGAATAAAATGTGTAAGTTTTTATTGTTGTACACATTGAAAAAGATATGTTTGCAAGACTGCTACAGTTATAAAAAGCACCTAGTCCTATAGTTGTACAAGTAGGAAGGATGGCTTCACTAAGTCTATAACAATCATTAAAAGCATAGTTTGCTATATTTGTACATTTTGGAAATGATATTGTTGTTAAGTAAGAGCAATCATAGAAAGCGTTTGCACCTATTGTTTCACACTCTGGGAATATTGCAGTATTAAGTGATATGCATCTTGTAAAAGTACCTGTCTCAATTGTTGTACACTTTGGAAATTCTGCAGCCTTAAGAGCACTGCATCCATAGAATGCTGAATATCCTATATATGTACACTCAGGAAACGACACTTCAGAAAGATTAAAGCAGCCCTGAAAGGCTGAACTACTTATAGATATACAATTAGAAAATGATGCTACAGTAAGAGACCCGCATCCTGAAAATGCATATGCTCCTATGTGAGTACAATTAGGAAAAAATGCAGAAGAAATACCAGTTCTTCCAAAAGCTCTTCCAATAGAAGTACAAAGTGGAGCTGAAACCTCTGTGAGACTGCTGCATTGATAAAAAAGATTGTCTGTAATGGTCAACACTTTTGGAAGATATACTCTAGTGAGTGCACGGCAATTTGAAAAAACTCCTTGACCAAATTCAGAACAATTTGGAAATGACACTTCAGTAAGAGAACTACAGTAATTGAAGGCTAATTCATTAACAAGAGAACAAGAAGGAAAATAAACTGAAGATAAGTTAAAACAATATGCAAATGCTCCAAGTCCTATTGATGAGCATTTAGGAAAATAAGCTTCAGACAAAGTCCTACACTGCCAAAAAGCACTTGTATCTATTTGTGTACACTCTGGAAAAGATGCATTATTAAGAGAATAGCAGTATGCAAAAGCATTACTACCAATAGTATTACATGATGGCATGCTTATAGAACTGAGACTACTGCACTGATAAAAAGCAAAGTTTTCAATGCTTGTACATGCTGGAAATGAAACCTCTTTCAGTGAACTGAATCCTCTGAAACATTGTTCTGGCAAGGTTTCCATAGTTGAATTTTCATAAGATTCTATGGTTCCTTCAATCAGTTCCTTTACATAGAAAGGATCATGAGTCCAGGAAGATAAAATGTTTGATATATCATCAAGATGAGTATCATCTGAAACTGTAAGTCCTTTACTTAACAGAACTTCTTTTAAGTCATTTTCTATATTCAACAGTCTTGTCTGCTGTGAAATAAGAGAACTATTCAAAGACATTAATTACTCCTCTTTAACAGGATTCCATCATTTTTACAGAATTGTTCCATAGAATCATTGCATCTCCAACATCTTCAGATGTCAATAATTCTATCTCTTCATCAGAGAGCTCCTCCAATGAATCTAGACTCACAAGTTCTTTACCTTCAATTACCTTGGCCATGATCATTCAATCCTTAAATTGTAGCTAAAACTGACTCCACTGTGTCCATCACAGTTTGCATTACAGCAACCTGATTGTTCACATAAGTATAGACCTGACTTCCTGAGGTCAACCCAGAGTCAGATTCTGAAATTCCATTGGATGTATTTAAGTATTTGGAATCTAACTTACGAACATATTCATGTTGGGTATCCTTAATATAGATCTGAATATTATGGATGACTTCTCCACGTTTCTCATCAGTACGGTCAGACCACTCATATGGATCTTCATCCTTAGTCCCAAAAACACTGTATGTGCTGTTACCGTCAACCGAATATTGGAAGTAAAACAACTTGGTATTCTCATCAGCCGGATCTAGCTGGCCTAATGAATAAATAGTCCTTGTGCCACTGCTATAATTTAACTTTACATTCTCATAAACTACCCCATCAAAGATGATGGTATAATCATAAATATCATTTTCTTTGTTTGTCTTGAAGAACTCAAAATCAGCGCCATTTTCACCGGCATAATCATAAAAAACCTGGCTATTCTTATTATAGACTTCTTGATAAGAGGAGACATAGCAAGGCAATTCTGACTTACTGATTAATCCTTTTTTAAACTCACAACTTGGATTCAAAAACTTCATAAGATTGGAATTGTAGTGAATCAATCCATTTGTATCTAAAAAAGCTTTATCTGACATAATCTCTCTCTCCTATTTTATAACCCTATAACAACACTAGGACTAGGGTCTATAATCCCACTGGTCACTGAAGCCCCTCGGAATGAAAAGGTTGTCTCCTTATCATCACTATCTTTTACACTTAAATAAGAAGATACATTTTCATTTCCAACTTTTACATTGTCAACCAGGGCATAATATTTAGCGGATATTATAGGTCCAGGCCCATCATCAGATGATGATCTAGTGAAATCTATATATTTGACTTGGTTCTGGTCATTGGATAAAACTTTAATAGTTCCAATAAAAACACTTTTTCCAAGGTCCTCATCATATTTACGATAGTATGATAGAACCTCTAAAGATGGAATATTGAAAATGTCATCTATCTGAGAATTTTCCAGAGGATTTACTTCTATGTCCAATGAACTGGTTCCAAGAGCCTCAGCAACTTTAGCAGAAAATCCAGACCCTGTCTTTATCTTTGCTAAATAGACTCCATTAGAATTAGCTTTCTCTTCACTTTCAAAACCAAGTTGTTTAAAAACAGTTTCATTGACAAATATCTTAACATTAAACAAAATGTCATTTCCACTTCTTGTGTAGTTAGGAGGAGAAGTATGATCTAACAAATATATCTCAACAGTTCCTTTATCAGAGTTCAAATCAAAGAACTCATCTGAATTACCACGGCCATGGCTAACTGCAATCTGGTTTGTTGAGCTTGCTTCTCCACCTAAGAGTGTGAAGTTGTCAACTGTCTTTGGTAATATAACTCTACAAGTCCATGAATCCAGCCCATATGATTTAAGATCAAAAGGAGCCTCTAAAGTGACTCCTGGAAAGGTACTGACTCCTTCAGGAATTCTAATGGAAGTATTGATATTAAAAGGGAACCTAGGAATGGTATCGTCACTGAGTTCAGTGAACTCACTAAGTTCTCTTTCGTCCAGAATTGTATAATCACTTGATCCTCCTTCTCCTTCTTCATATAAGGAGACAAAGATGTTTTTAAAATCACGTCTACCATTCTCAAATGCCAGAGAAGATATTTGGAATGAGGTAGAGTCACTCTTAAGAATTCCAATTTTTACAGAGTCAACATCTTTTCCAATCCAAAGGGAATCATTCAAAGAATCAGGACCCCATCCCCCTGTTCCTACTTCAGTGTGTGAAGAATCGTACCCTCTCAATGGAAAGAAATTAGATCCTACCCATACTGGATAAAGTCCTTCTTTTTCTGCATCAAAAGGATAAAATAAATCTTTATTATTATCTATTGGAAAACGTTTCATAGCCATATTTATAACCTACCTTCTGAATCTGAATTGCCAGTCATTTCAAATTCAAATGACATTGTGTCATCATATCCTATTACTACTTTTGTGCTAAAGTCTTTTGGCTCTAGGAATGCAAAATCTATTTTGTCTAAATCTGAAATTTTTGTCACTGTTTCTAGTAATTCTGACAACTGGTCAGAGTATGGAACATATTCTTTTTTTATAATCTTTTTTGTTTCAAAAGAAGGTGATCCAAGATATATCTCTAAGGTATGAGTTTCAGAGTTTGTAAGAGGAGTCATGCTAAGAATAACTATACTAAATCCAGAAAGAGCATTGAATATAAGTCCAAGGTTTTTCTCCTCAAAAGTTACAAATTCATTTGGATCTTCCACACTGGCATCAAGATAGCCATGAAAACTCAGTCCATCCCATATTACTGTTATATCTTTATTTGCTATTTTATTTACAATTTCTTCTGGAGCTTTCCCATCAAAGTCTAAATATACACCATTAGGATACATGATTGTTCCACCTGGCACACTGGTCTCACTAGTCACAGGATCTATATGATTGAAAATTCCTGATGGTTCAACGTAAAAGTTTCCTTCTGATGGTGTATGTACCACAACTGATACTACTGGAACGTCAGCTTCTTTTGTTTCAAATAGCTTTGTTTCAAACATTGACTCTGAAACAATGTCAGTAATCTTACTAGGTATTACTGTCTCTTTTGTAGTGGTTTCAGCTTCAATTGGATAATAGGTAATCCAACTTCCTTCAGAATTAAGACTATCACTGTAAATGTCTTTTGGAACATAGACTTTAATCAATCCAGAAGATGAAGAGAATGTCTGCTGTGCTGATTCAGAAGCTGTAATGACAGGAAGTTCACTGTGATTAAAACAATAGAACTCTACAGAAGCATGAGGTCCTCTCAAAAGATTTTTGAAAGGGGAATTTGACACTCCGTTAGACTCACTTGAATTCAAATATGTAACATACTCAGAAAGTCCAAACTTGTTGCTTACATTATGTCCAAAAGGATTTATAGAAGTATCTGAAATCTCAAAGCCTGTAATTGTAGATGGTAAGTAAATCCTTATTTTATAAGATGTTAAGGATCCATTTTCATCATACCATTCTTCTGGAAATCCAGTAACTTGATGGCTTATGTTTTCAGAACTAGCCAGGCGTATCGGTGAACACAAGTTAATTCCAGGAAAGCTTGTACATCCATCTGGAAGTTTCATTGAGTCAGAAACATAGAAAGGAAGTGGATCACTGCCGTTGAGGGTGATTGCATTGTTTGTATCTATGCCATCGTGGGTTAAAGGAGTGACTCGTATCTTACTTAAATCAATGCCATCTTGAAAAGAAATAGATGAAAATTCAGGATGCGCTCCAGTGGCTTTAAAATAATACATCGTCATTCCTATGATATCTTTTCCAAACCATGCATTGGTTAAAGACATAAAAGCGCCTTCATCCCAACTATTGTTAGATGAATCCCAGCCATAGCATGCTATTATTGTATAATCACTTGGTTCTGATGAGCCAGGAGCAGTTGACGATGCATTTATATATACAGGATGTAGTGGTGTTGAAAGTCCACTTAAAACATCTTCTTGATGTTCATTTTCTATTGGAAAGAAAATTTCGTGTTGAATTTCGTCTTGTGATACCATTTGTTTCTCCAAATTTCAAAAATTAAATAATATAAAAATTTACTTGGGGTTTCCGCCGCCGCCACCAGAGCCTGATTCATCTATTTCTACTGACTCTTCTGTATTGTAGCCTACAACAACCATACCACTGATGTTAGAAACATTAGATGTTGTTGGATCCACAATAGCAAAATCAATGGTGTCTGGTTTAAACACATTTGTAGTTATTTCTTCAGTTTCAGTTGAAGGCTCAAAATAATCTTTCTTAAAATTATTTATTGATTCTTCATTTGATGAAGCTACATATTCCTTAATCCTTTGATCATAAAGAGTAAGTCCTTGAATGTCTAAAAATTTTTTCATTAGATTAATCCCTATAAAGTATGATACTTAATTAGTATTTTGTTTAAAAACAAATAACAATAGAGTGAATGATATACTAACAATAAAAAGCCCTTCCATTTTCAGAAGGGCTATTATCCAAGAAGGTGTATTTCTTAATTTCCCATTTCTAAGCTCCATCATTGACTTGTGTCACTTATTTGGTTCCTGATTCTGGTACTGATAAGGAAGCACCATCTATCTGTAAATGCTGTCCTAAAACAGTCATACTGACTGAACATGTTCCAGTACCAAAGTTTTTGTTAAACACCTTCAGATTACTGAATGCGCCTGAAACCTCCTCATAAGGGCTTTCAATGTGTTGGTGATTGGACCCCAAAGTTCCATACTTAAATGTGTATGTTGGCACTCCATCTGTCATAAGGCATCGTAGCTCTGCAGCTCTGGTTGCACCATTCTGAGTCACATAAACATATCCTACAAAAAGATTAAGTAGACCTGTATAATAATCTTCCATTACACTAAAAGCAACCTCATCAGTATGCTCCGCATCATAGACAGGTTCTATGACAATACTGGTGTCAAACAGACTCTTCACAAAAGAATCCTCTATGGCTTCTGGTTTCATGCTGTTCATCAAAAAATTCAATCCTGCATAATCTAAATATTTATCACTCATCTGTTTTTACCTCCTTACATAGCTATTTGCATAGTTCCTGTAGCAAAGATACAAGCAGTCATTATAGGAGCATTACTGACATCAATTCTCATAGTATAGGCATTTGAATCACCCTCAGACAAAGTCACATTGATAGTATCCGCAGAGTAAGAAGCTCTTTGGTCATCTGTTCCTTGATTAACTGCATTCATGAAATCAGCTTCAGTAGTATTGGAATAAAGGTTATCCAGGTCTGAACTGTCACCTTTCATCCAGTAGACAGTATCACTTCCTTCGAACTTTCTCAGATAAAGCGCGTAGTTTTCCTCAATACTATTATCATCTTGTAGCAGCAAGTATCCATAATAGAAAATTTCATCTCCAGACTTAATTACAGAGAGATAATTGTCCACGACCTTAGGGCTGTTCATCAGAATGTAGAGATCTTGGTCTGAAATTGCTTCTATATCAACTTCAGTCTCTTTCTCGAGCTCCTGGACTCTGGACTGAAGGGATGATATTGTATCCATGAGCTCTGTGAAATCAGGGAGCTCAGGCTTATTCTTAAGGTCATCGTAAGAAATATCAAGATAGTCTGGATTGATTTGAGGACTGCTGTTATGTATCTTCAAATTGTAGGTGCTCCCAGCCTGAACATCATTGTCCTGGAAATAGAATCCCAGAACATGCTGACTTTGGGTATCAATGGATATGACATGAAGGTCACCTATGACAGTCGTAGGAGTAATCTGACCAGGATCGAAAGGAATCTCAATGGAGTCTCCATCCACTGGGAACTTGACATCATAGTCATTGCCTTTCCATGTTATCTTAACTGTCTCACCTAACAGAGGGTATATGACATCATCCTGACCTAAAGATGCTATAGCCAAGAAGGGATATTTATTATTATCACTGTCTGTCTCAATCGCAGGGTTAACAAATAAGGTCTTACTGTTATTAAAATCAGTGAATGCCTCCCCGTTTGAATCAAGACCATAATTTATATCCAGAATAACATTGTCCTTGTTTGTCAGGATACTTCTATACTTGGAAGGCATGTACTCATCATCCAACACCTTCTTGTCAGTACGCACCAGATCCAATGAAATATGCTGCAAGCTCCTGTCATCTGATTTGTCTCTAACTCCATTATCAAACGAAATGAGTCCTGGAAATGTTGCATCTGTTGCTAAAACTATACATGGCCATTCATTGGTAGAACCATCTGGCTTTGAAACATTCATGCTTTCTGGAGCTTCAAATCCTTCAGGAACGAAGATTGCAGTATGTCCTGTAAGATTTTCACTTGAAACTTCAGAAACTTTCCATGTTCCATTTACCTCACTCCCATTAACTGTAATGGTCTGTTCCTGACCATCTGTAATGAGCTGAGTCAGACTTGTTCCCAATTGGGGGTCTGAGAACCAGAAAGGAGTTCTCATATCGAGATGAATAGATTTAACTACTGCAGTATAGGACTTTGAGGGGTCTGATGCATCTGTTATGACCAGTGTCTGGTCCTCAATCGAATCAGTAAGGAAAGCAAAGGCACATGATGCGGAATCACCATCCTCAAGTTCTTTTCCGTATTCAGGGTCAAACTGAGCCATGGCAAATGGAAGACCATTGTCAACAAGGTCTCCGTCTATTGAAGGAGCATAGTTCATTATTAAGTCAGAGCCCATGAGTATCCTGTCAAAGTTTCCTATGGAGAGTAGCTTCTTTCCCCATAGGCCCTCAAGCTTGACAGGGACATTCTCATATAAAGTGCCCTTATAAAGGACATTATAGGACTGACCTTCCTCAAGTACCTGGTATTCCCCTTCAGTTACAAAGTCTACTGCACTTACAGGACCTAATCCTCCACCCTGCCCGGTTGCAGTATAAATGGCGGGTAAAATCTCAACTTTGACACCTGTTTTCTCCAAACCTACTGGCTTGTCCTTGAGGTCATCGTATGACCCTGTACCTGCCACTGATGACAAGATTACTGTACCTTCCTCAACTGGAAGCTCTGTTTTCCCAGCCTTGATTGACTGTATTGCATCCACTGAGGAGGTATGACTGTTCACGAGGTCTGTGACCCAAGTCTTCAGCTTGGAATCATAATAGCTCAGGCCTGTGAAGTCGATATACTTTTTGGTATCTGGCATATATTCTCCTTTAAAAGTAATTAAGACGATAGACTACTTAATTAGTCAATTCCTTCCTAAGGATTAATAATCAGAGGATTCCTTTTCAAGATAGAATATCTTATTGACAGGCATAAAAATAACCCTCCTGACAAGGAGGGTTATAATGCATAAAAAAAATGGTGTCAATTACTGACACCATAAAGAAAAATCAGATGCAAAACATATGCTATGCAACATATTTTCAATCTATTTCCATTCATCAAAAATAGATGTTTATTTAGTAAATATCAGTCCCTCTTTTTACCGAACAGATCTCTTGCATCCTGGACCAGATTAAGGATTTTGAATACAATTATCCAAAGGATAAGAACTACAAATCCAATAACAAACTGACCCTAGAAAGGAGCAGTCACCCACCACCATGACCATGTTATCTGACCGATAAGTTTCAGCACAACAAACACTATAAGTAATGCATCACAAAGACAGAGACCACTTCCAAGAAGAAAAGTCATTCACATTACCTCACTTATAATTCATTTTGAACTGGGGGAGATTCGAACTCACCGACAACCTGATTAAAAGTCAAGTGCTACTTCCAACTGAGCTACCAGTCCATTACTTCTGGGATGGGAGGAGTTGAACCACCAAGTAGGGCACCAAAAACCCTTGTGTTACCATTACACTACATCCCAATATAGTGACCGCAGAGGGATTCGAACCCCCATTTTCAGCTCCTATTACTCTTATCTGATTAGAAGTCAGATGAGGCTATGCGGCCATTTACTCCCACCAGTCTTTGCTGATGTTCTCCTTTCTTCTCTTTTCCTGGGATTCAGTGAGAAGATGGGTGCAGTTATATCTCCATATGCTCCCAAGGGTCTTGTCCTTGAAATTGGCGGAAGTCTCCAGATATCTCCTATATTCAGGATTCCATCCGTATGATTCCTCAAGTCTGTTGCTGATATCCTCTATGGCCTCAGCGAAGATACTGAACGGAATATTGAACTTGTATCCCCTGAACTCTGTATAGAAATCGTCAGCATCAGAATCCTCTATAATCTTCACTTCCTTGTCAAGAAGCTGGAACTCCTTGTTGTCATCCTGCTGATAATAGCAGAACAGAGTCCTATCATCCTTGACTATTCCGAAAATGAATGACTCCTGGTCATACTTCTCAGCACCGAAGATATACTTGGCATAATCAAGATTGATATTGGAAATAAGAACAGGATGCTCCTCATTACCATACTTACCTTTCAGCATCCTCCAAGATAATCTCTGCTCTTTAAGGTCAGCCTTGAAGTCCTTGTATCTTTCAGCATTTTCCCTATCTGAGTACTTCACACCCATAGGATTCTCAGGAGTACCTATGGCAAATGTGAAGATGTTTCTCTTCACACCATAAAGGGTCTTCTTCAGCTTTGTAAGTCTGGATGTCTCTGATATTCTCATTCTCTGTCTCTCCATATATAATATAATGCAGAAGAACAGGTATGCATCACTGAACAGCACCTTAAACACATATGATACTATACCTGTACTTCCTGGAAGTACAGAAGAAGGTTCATTATCCAACTGCACTTCTTTTAATAAAAGGTAATCAGCTCTCATAGATTACCCGGGGCAGAGACACTTGGCGTCTCTTCTATGAGAGCCTTTTCCAAGACAGTAACCATTCAGGGAAGGCAGGCCTCGTTATCAGCCTATCCCAAATGATACTCATGAGCCAACAATGAGTGTCTTACCCATTATCCGTACTCCACCTACACACAGGTAGGTAATCTTGGCAGGATTTCAGTTCTCCTGCCTGAACACTTATTTCGAGGGCCAACTTTTAAGTCTTGGTCACCAGACTTGACGGAGCGAGCAGGAATCGAACCTGCACAGCTTTTAAGGGCTGGACGCCTTAGCAGGGCGTTGAGATACCATTACTCCATCGCTCCTTATTTCCATCCATGAGAGTAGTGATGATTTCTCTTATGAATAAATCTGTTTGGAACTCTTACCTTGAGTTCTTCATTAACTTCTTCACACTGACTATCAACAGCATTTTGAAATGACCTCAAATCAAGTTCATCAAGATACATTTCATAACCTCTGCACATACCACAAGAACAATGAACCTTGTTCTTGGAGTACTGATTATCATTGTCATACCAATCAAAAAAGTAGATATGCTTTGAAATCTGTTTCTTCTTGGCAATGTGAGATTCAGCTACAGACCTGAGATACTCTCTTGTTCTCTTCATTTTTGTTCTCCTAAAATACCACCTGTGACAGACAGGAAAACCTTTAATCTATCACAGGCTCAGTATCTTAGGAACAGATTCAATGTCTCTCATTGAAATCTCCTCATAGGACATAGATTATAGTGCTGAATGTCCGAAGCACTTCTCTGGACTAATTCAGGAAATCAAGCCAATAGAATTATTGGCCTCTAATCTAATATAATATTATTTTTTATATAATTCCAAGTTAATTGCTCTTTATTTAGAACAAAAACTTTTATATTATTCTGACTTTCTACCAATTTTATCTTATCTAAATCACTCATTCCAAATCTAGGATTCTCATTTTCAATTAAATAATCATTTTTAGGGTCAAAATAAATATTGTAATCTGGTAAATAAATATCTGGATAATATCTATGTTCCTTATTATCTATTGGAGATATCCATTTAAAATAGCTAGGCTTCTCCCATTTAATATTATTTTTATCTAAGTCCTTAACAAGAGCTTCTTCATAGGAAGAGCCTAATAAAACTCCTTTATACCAAACCTTTCTACCAGTATGCCAACCTCCAAAATTATTTTCTTTAGCAAATTTAGATAACTTTTTCTTAGATTCCTCTGAATGAGGATGCCCTTTATATTTTATTCTATTTGGATTATTTATACAATATTTTTCATGGTTTGTTTTAGCTTCTTTAGTCTTAAAAACTCTTCCACAATATTGACAAAGCCCCTCACAATAATGATTCTGATTAGAACTACCACACACAGAACTCAAATGAACTTTTCTGTGTGCCTGTAATTTGCGTCTTGATATAAATACTTCTCCACAAATATTGCATTTCCAATTACCAAAGCCATAATGTGTATGTTCTTTTTTAGGGCATATATTTATATGTTGTCTAAATGCTATAGACCCTAATATAATTTCTCCACAGTACTCACAGGTATAAGACTTTTTTAACCCTTTAGTACCATCATGCTTTTGAGTCTTTTTTCCTGCATATTGAGAAGCACAATGCCTTGAACAAAAAATTCCTTTTCCAAAAGAACCATCATGTTTTTTTCCACAGTTTTTACATATCAACTTATTATTCTCATTCATAGATATATAATTAGTTGAACCATTTAACAAAAGTGGGTAATAATTTTATAGCTTGCTGAAGGAATCGAACCCTCATCTTCGGAGTACAAAACCGAAATAATAGCCTTTATACTAAGCAAGCAGGTCACTGTGACTTAGATATAGAATACCAAGTCACATTTCTATTCAGTTCCAGTTCAGAGGAATCTATGCTTCCATATTTCTCTCTGACTCTGTACCAAGTATCATCACCTCTGAAAGTGACCTTACTTCCTATCTTCAAGTCTCTGTCCAACCAACAGACCTGATAGGTACCAGGACTGTCAATTTTCTCTACCTTATATTGTGTATAGGTCATAAAGTCATCCCCTTGTAATAAGTTCCTTCAGGGCCTCTTCCTCTGTCAATCTGTAATGACCATGTATGAATCCGCAATTAGGATTATAGAGCCAAGAACAATATGTCTCATTGTTCTCCATTCCTATTACAACATAGTCATTCTCTCTCTTTCTGAGAGCTCCTATGACAGTGAATCTCTCAGGAAGATATGTAGCGTTGACTGCAAATGGCTGTGCGACAGATACATTAATAGTCTCAGGATTCATCTTTTCTTTCTCCTTATGTATTTAGAAGAAAATTCAAATATATTTTCTCCAAGTTTTTGGGATTCTGGAATAGTTATACATTTTGCATAAAGAATGGTCAAGACCAAATGGAATGAGCTGAAAGGTATCAAAAGGAATAGATGAGGATGAATATACCTGACAACTTTCTCTTTCAACTATTCTCTTATTTGTATTTGAACGAATGTAAATAGGATAGTAGTATCCCGGTGTTTCATCATATTTAATTAATTTTCCGTCTCTAATGTCATCAATACTTCTACCAATATATTTTACATCTCCACCATTTATAAGAGCTTTTTCAAATTCAATTTTAAAGAGCTCTGCTTCTGCTTTTTTAATAAGACTTGATAGCCTTCTTCTACCTTCAAGCCATTTTTTTACATCATCTTTATCTGAAGTAATACCTGCATTTACATTTTCTCTAACTAACTTGATACTTTCTTTAATAAGATTTACAAAAACTAAAGATTTCTCTGTCATTCTTTTTTCTCCTCTATATCTTCATAATAACAGATATCAGAAAAAATGTCAATAGGATTAAGCACCATATCAGAATCGAACTGATACCAAAAGCTTGGAGGGCTCTTATACTAACCATTATACGAATGATGCATTGTTTAAGCCACATAAGGGAGTTGAACCCTTATCCTCAGACTGGCAGTCTATTATAATAGCCGTTATACGAATGTGGCATTTTACAGGCCCTAGAGGAATCGAACCTCTGTCTACCACTGCTGCGTTGTTCTGTACATAAAACTGAAATTGCTCCAGTTTCCGGATCCGCCACTGAACTAAGGACCTATTTGAGGGGGACTGGGCGGACTCGAACCACCACTAAGAGTTCCACAGACTCCTGTGCTACCTTTACACCACAGTTCCCAATTCTGAGATTCCCATGCCATCCTATGATTAAGACCTCTCCTGTTTCCAGGTATCGCATTAAGCGGCGGTCACATGGTCTAACGTTGCCCTCTCAGGAGGCTCGATTCCTAGCCAGAATTTGCTCCACTGCCCGTTCCGTGGACGAACAAATAAATAAAGATGATCTAAAAAGACTATCTTATTTCAACTTCTTGTAATTGAACATATAGGTCTCACCAACTGTGAACTTCTCCTTTGTTTTTCCATACAAAATGGAATATGGTTTTACCTCTACATTCTTATTGACTATTGGAGCTCTATAGAACTCATACAGGATATATCCGTTGTAATCCTCATTGGCAGATACACAAAGATATCCATGATAACCAATCTCATCATTCTTATCAGGTAAGACTGAGAACTCAATGCTGTCACCTACTGAAAGGTCAAGACCTATTAGGAAACAGTCAATTGTCCAATTCTCACCACCATCATCACTGAATCTTACAGTTCTGAAATCTGTAAGATACTCACCCTTCAACTTGGGAATTTCAATACCGTTAACTTTCATTCAATTTCTCCTTTGGCCTACCTATTGTAGCACCCACAACGATTAGAAATATTTTAATACGCCAGGCTCCAAGTGGATTGCAGTCCACTTGGATTTTAAACTGGTACGGGTCCGTGGCTGAGAAGATTTAACTAGCTGCTGCCTCTTTTCCTTTCTGCAAAAAGGTACTTAAGAACCCAGATAAGTTTCTTCACACTACAAGGCACTTTGTAAGTAATCTTACAGTTACCAAGTGATTTTAAGCCTGTATACACTGGCAGACCACTCCTACCTGCGACTACTCAGTGATGGAGTTGAACCCTTCTTCTCCGCCCTATTGTCGTTGCTTGGCAACTATCGTTGGGCGGTATGAACCCATTCACCAACTGAATATCGGAGTTTGCAACCTCCCTGAAAGCCTACGTCTAAGCTTTCTAATGGACAATATCGGTTCTGCCCCGGTTCCTGGAGTTTGCAAAACTCCCATGCTAACTATTAACACCAATCGCCCTTAATTATATTTTAAATTCCAAGCTTTAATTTTCTCTAAAAGCTCTTGATATGTCATATCACATTTTGAACCTTTAGAAGAATTATCTGAGTGCCTAAGAAGTCTACAATTGGCAGGATGACTAATCCATATATAAATTTTCTTTAATTTAAAGTTTCTTCTAATCTAACAAGTCCTTCAAACTCATCAAATTTATCTAAAATCTCCTTTGGTGGAGGATAGATACCTCTTTCTAAAAACCAAACAATTGCTGAAAATTTATCTTTGAATTCTGGAATTGCCTTCATATTTCTCCTATAAGTATCTGACCTCAGAAGGAGTTGAACCCTCATTTTATGGTTCGTAGCCATATGTCCTATCCATTGGACGATGAAGCCATTATAGGTATGATTGGACTTGCACCAATAACATCTGCCTTATGAGAGCAGCGTTCAGCTATTTGAACTTCATACCTGTTTTTGAGCCGTGTAGGTACTGCCCCTACTTAAGCTGGTTTAAGAGACCAGTGCATCAACTTTTCTGCCAACAGCCCATTAAATTCTATATCCTTGAGATAACTTTTCTTTGATTTCATCGTATCTTGGGTCATTATTTAAAAGATTCTTTGCTTTATAGAAATCTCCTTCTGCTTCCAGTAGTGCTTTCTTACAAATGAGAATATCCCTTTTAGTTTCTTTATGTAATAATTTTATGTTTACAAAAAGTTCTTCTCTTGTCATAGTCGAACCTACCTCCAAGGATTAAAAACCCCTTGTATCAGCCAATTTACTAACAGCCCGTTATAAATGTCAAAAATACTGGGCTGATCCCTCAACCTTCTTCAGATTCTCATTCAGGTTTGTCACCACAGGGTGTCTCTTCCAACACTCAAACCCCAGTTTATTGGCCCACCTTTACAGTCCTTTAAGTTCCCTTAAAACTCTTAGGATTCGCACTGGGTAAAATGTGTTCCTTAAGGTCTCAGTCTCTCTGTCTGAGAAAGGGCTCTTTCAGAAACTTGAGACCTCGTTATTTTAGGCTCCCTTGGAATCGGACCAAGAACCTCCTGTGTATCAGACAGGTGCTCTCCCCATTGAGCTAGAAGCCTGATTTTAATGACCCCTAATGGAATTGCACCACTGACATTCTGCGTGTAAAACAGACGTTCTTCTACTGAACTAAGGAGCCATATCATTTTTTGATTCCACAAGGAGTCGAACCTTGACCAAAAGTTTAGGAAACTCTTATTCTATCCATTAAACTATGGAATCAATATTTGGCCCCGGAGGGACTTGAACCCTCAATGCCTTTCGGACGCTGGTTCCTAAGACCAGTGGCTATGCCAATTCGCCTACAGAGCCCTATAAAAAATAGGGTCTTCTAAAAAACCTATATGCTATTCACTTTTCCACGGATAAGTGTCAACATAGGCTCAAAAACTGGACACCTTATTACCCAAGGGAGAAGTCAGCTACTTTTCTTCCTTCCTATTTTTCAAGGTAAAGGGTAGTTTATTTTTATTGCAGGGGTGGGAGTCGAACCCACAAAATACCTTGGTTATGAGCCAAGTGACTTTCCTATTGGTCTACCCTGCTATTCTAAAAATACTGGAAATGGGACTCGAACCCATACGTCCATACAGACAACAGATTTTGAGTCTATCGCGTCTACCATTCCGCCACTCCAGCGAGTTCTGCCCCACATGGAATTGCACCACGATGTCAAGTACCAGAAGCTTGTGTCCTACTATTGAACGATAGGGCAATTTAAAGAAAAGTAAGTTTAGAAAAAAGTGTTACGGCGCCACCTAGTCGAAAACAGATACAAGTATAGGTATCTGTCTGTTGATGGCTGAAAAGACTCAACTTACATAACTTGTTCCTCACAAGTTGTCTTTTACATTCTGCCCGTGTAAGAATTGAACTTACCTGAAACGGTTTAACAGACCGCCGCCTGACCACTAGGCTAACGGGCAATGATATATGTTATAACAAAATAACATTCAAAAATGGGGGCGGTCGATAGAATGACTTCTTCCTATCTGTAACACATTGGATTATTTACCGCCAAGTTTAACAACCTATCGTCCAATTCCACTTGAACTACACAGCTTCACCAATGTCACCAGATTCCTAAGTACCAGTATTCCTAATACCTGTGGAATGTAAGGTATTTCAGAACTTGATACCAAACTTTCAATATAAAAGATATGGAAGATGTTCTCTCTTGAACTAATGTCCTTTTCCATTACTGGACGGCTTTAAATCGCTCAGCCATACCAGAGCTCTTCACTCTGATATCTTCTTCCATAATATAACAAGTCAATATCAGTCAGATAACAACCTTGATAGGATAACAACTCTGACTATGCCTTATGAATGACGTCTTCCATAAGGTCTGATTCCTATTCAGCCTGGAGGGATTTGAACCCCCGGCCTGGTCGTCCCAAGCGACCCGTGCTACCACTGCACTACAGACTGATTTTTTCTATCAATATGAAGGAAGTTTCCTTTCATACCTTTCTTTTTCTGGATAATATTTATTTATCCATCTTCTTACTTGGGTATGTGACATACCCAAATCTTTGGAAGCTTTTGTTACCCAACCGAACTTTGTAGTATCTATTGAATCAAAATACTTTTTTCTTTCCTCTAACAAAGCCTGCTTTTGTAAGCTTCTTTTAGCTTCCTCTACCTCTTTATCTAATTTTTTCTTCTTTGATGATTCACAATCTCTATTAGCAAAAGTCTCTGTTTGACTATGACAATTAGGACATAACCACCTAAGATTACTCAATCTATTATCATTGTTAATACCATTTATATGGTCTAACTGAAGAATTAAGGGCTTTCCATTATAAAATCCTTCATTTCCACATATCTGGCATTTATAAGGAAGAAGATTTCCATTTAATATTCTTTTTTTAAGAATAGTTTTAGCATGAGTGCTGTTTTCACAGAAAACTTCCTCATCGGAAAACTGCCTTTCCCATTTATTACTCTGTATTGTTTCTTTTTGAAAGAGTTTGCTTCTTTCTTCCAATTTAGAAGCTTCTTCTTTCAAATCATACTCTTCTATAATTTTTCTTAGAGTAACTATATTCTTATAATTCTTGAAACCAAGAGTTTCTAAGCATTTCTTCCATGTATTTGAAGATTCAATTGCTAACTTGATTTCTTCTCTTGAGAAGTCATACATTTTACTTCTACTCATATTTGAACCTACCATTCCTATTACTACTATAATTAGTATAACATAGTTCAAGTAAGTTTGGTAAATTATTTACAAAATGAATGGTGAGCAATCTCTCCTTTGTACTTCAGGGCTTATACTCTTGAATCAGACTGGTCTTGGCCATCAAAGTCTGTAAAGGTTACCATTATGCCTTTGTTCTTAAAATGACATATCTTTCATTGGAAATCCCTTACCTCATGAAGAAAGGAATGATACCTGGCCGAGCCTCTTGCCCAATTGCTTCAGTCTAACCTCAGCATCCCAAACATGATAGATTTGTGAGAATCCACCAATAGTACAAGGTCTCACTTTCCTTGTATAGAAAGATACATCTTATTGGCATTGAAGGACTTGAACCTTCTTATCTCACTCCCCCATATACTGGGGGTGCTTCACCATCAAAGCTTAATGCCATTTTAACATCATCTGATGGTTGCCTCCAGTCAGATATGTCCCAGTGCAGTTAGAAACACATAGGCAACTGCCAAACATTCCTGCACATATCAGCAATCCATAGGACTTTACTGATATAATGTTTCTCACTCTAACGTAGGCTCTTTCGACTTAGGGTAACCTACTCCCCGCCAGTGTAATACCACTATACTACCCGAATCACTTGTGAGCTATCGGGCTGAGAATCGAACTCAGGTTTCTAGCTTTGAGGACACCCAGGATTTGAACCTGTATCTCTGACCAAAGGGGCCAGCGTTCTGTCCAGTTGAACTACATTCCTCTGAGAGCCATTCATGACTGACTCCCTTTATTACACCCGCGACGAGTGCTGCCCTCGCTATTTCCACCTTGACAGGGTGGCGACTCTGCTTGTTTGTCCTCACGGGTAAGAATGATACTTTTTATTTACCCAGACACCAGGCTGAAAGTATCAAACCTCATGTGTCCGCACAAGTTCCACCTTTATCAAGTAAGGAGGAGTAGAAAGGAAAATCAAGTGGAACTTGCAGGTTCCAAATTGAAAAATATGAGATTCTGAAGAATTGCACTTCAGGGCCGACCAACTTCCACTAAGACCTGCACTAGCTGAATCTCGATGTCACAGATGGATTAAAGTTCAGAGAGGGACTTGAACCCCCATTTTAGTTTTCCACTCTAGGTCTATCTGCCATTGAATTATCTGAACTCTGTGACGATAAGAGGAGGTGATGTCTATGATGATTACACCACAAACACATTTCGGAGTCTAAGGAATCGAACCTTACTATACCAACTTATAAGGATGGGCGACTGCTACCAGCTTCGTTTGACTCCGCATTTATTCTAGTATTTTACTTTTCAGATGTTCAAGAAATGAACACTTATCTTCTTTTGAAAGTTTTTTATATTCAGACCATCTAATTATAGACAAACAAGTCCATCCTTCCTTTTCAAGGATCTCAAATCTTTCTTTGTCTCTTAATTGATAGTCTTTTCCATTTATGTCCTTTTGATAATGTTGCTCACCATTTACTTCAAAATAAATCTTTTTGTCAGGCCATGCAAAATCTAGATAAAATCTATTTACTCTAAAGTTGTGTTCATAATCTGTAAAAGTATCTAACCATTCCATAAAGTATTGCTCATCATATGGTGTTTGACTTCTATCAATGTTCCACCTACTCTTACCATTAGAGTAATTTTCTTTTTGAGTTGCTGATATTTTTTCTCTAGATTCTTTTGTTTGTGGATGTGATTTAACCTGTTCTTTATTAGGATTTAAATCACAGTACTTTTCATGAAGAGTACAACTATGTTTATACTCAAAAAATCTGTTACAGAACTTACAATGGTATTCACCTTTTGTATGTTTATGACCATAAAATCCTGTGGTTTTATAGTTTCTTTCTCCTCTAGGACCTTTGTGAATCCAAGATTTTATGTCTTGTCTGTTAGGATTAGAGTAACAAAGTCTTTCATGATTAATTAAAGAATTGTGATTTTTACATTCCTTTCCACAAAAGGAACAAATAAAATTGGTTTCTTGAAATTGAATTTTCATTATTTGCCTCTATTTTGTTGAATTATGGTTGCCGCCATATATGTAAATTAGTATAAATAGTTTGAAGTTAGAAATAAAGGAGGCAATTTCTTCAATTTCAACAAGCGGCAACTTGATGTCCTTCAAACTGTGATTAACAAAAACATGAGGCTTTCACTTGCTGTTCCAGCATTGACATCATAAGAAGAAAACCACTTAACAAGTATGAATGTCTTACTGGTCAATATCTATATCAAAGAGGGGATGTTTTAGGCTAAATTTTAAACTACACTTCCATCATCAAAACTCCATCCAAGTATCACTGTTTCAGATACCAGACTTCACATTGTTTCTCCTGAAGTGAGACAGCTCTCAACCTTGACTCCGCAGAGTCTATCATAATCATCAGTTGCCTGCATGTGTAACCTTGTAGGAAACATCCATATGGAAGAACTGTTCTAGACTATGTACGCTCCTTCTTCCCAAGAGACTGACCTAAGCCAGTTTCCATACTCTTCAATAATCCAAAATCTCATTTACCTACTCAACCATCCAGGACTCATGTCCTATGTCTTTCGGTTCCTGTTTCCTTCGCTAGTAACTATAAAAATCCTTTTCCTTACAATCCTAATATAACATATTAGGAACTTCTTGTCAATATCTTTTCAGATATTTTTTTTCTTTTTCAAGAGGTGACTTTCACTTCTCTGTGTCTCTCACCTCTTGACAATAATATAATACAATATTCTCTGATTTTTGTCAACACCCTAAATAAAAAAAAGAACCAAAGATTTTATCTTCGGTTCTTCCTTGTTACCTTTTAGGTCTTATAGGGCCAACTTCCTATGAAGCCTCCCCTGGATTACAAGAAAGAACCACAAGCCCTGGCTTGGGGGCCTGTATACTTGTATTGAGCATATCAATGTGTCTTCCCTGCAATTTAATCATGTCTTAATTAGTGTAACTTTTTAAAAAGGTAAATTACACATAAACCTTATCATCATAGAATGTCACCTTGTCAAACGCCAAATCATAAATCTGTGTATAAAGACAATACCATTCATAATCATCAGATACCCCTTTCCAGAACTGATGCAGGTGTCCGAAAAAGTGCTTCTTGAATGAACCCTCATTCTCCTTTATCTCATATTTGAGCTGACTTATCATCCTTTCAGTAGAATCATTCACCGTGTCAGTAGTTCCCAATACAGTCTGTACCAGCTCTGTATCAGCAGTATGGGTGAGAAGATAGTCAAATTTCCAGTTGTTCTTCTTTAGATTCTCTATGGCATTGCTATAATCGCTCATAGTGGGCTGTTCCTGAGGCCACCATGATACATAGGGAGTTCTCCAATGCTTGTCTATGGAAAGTGCCCCTCCGAATACAAGGAACTTCTTACCTTCTATCTCATACATCTCGCCTCTAATAAGGTGATAGATGTTATCTGCTATCTTATGAGCTCTACCACCATATATCTTAACAATAGGGAAAGTGTCAATAACATTATATCCCTCATGATTCCCATCAATCCAAAGCTGGATACATTCAGGATTATTTTTTAAATATCGTTTAAGATGCTCAGAAGTCCAGCACCAGCCCCAATCTCCTAATACAATGAGAATATCCTCTTTTGATAGACTCCTTATGAATTGTTCCCTTTCATCCCATGTCCCATGGATATCACCGGTTATGTACAGCATACCTATAATATAAAAAGAAAAGAGGTCATTAATGACCTCTTTTAAAAATTCAGATTGATTTATCAGTAATTGGAATAGTTGTTCCAACCAGGGAAGTACTCATCAATGAACTTCTCCTCATCTGCGAACCTCAGCTCCTTTATCATCTCATCTGTAAGCTTGAACTCAAACAGGGCATACCCCACATCAAAGATAAGAGCCTCAAGGTCACCAGTAATGTAAATCATGTCTGTTCCTTATAGGGATGCCCATCTACCCATTCTTTAGCACCCCAGTTCTCTTCGGTCCAATCTAGAAACAATTCTCCGCTTGGGCTTCCGTATATGTTATGAGGTTTGAAGTTCTCCCTTTCCTCTTCTGAGAACTGCATATACAGATCTTCCAGGTCAGATTTTCTCCGATTCTCATATTTTTCATTTTCTTTGGGTTCAATTCCGTCGAACTGCCAATAAATGTAGTCATTCACCCAGGGCTGAGGATACTTGTATATGCAGTAACCTACCCACCTCTCGTCCTCAAACTCTGGGATATTTTCCTTAACCCAATTCTTAGGAGCTGTGATTACAAGGCTTATCGCCATGTCTATACAGACCACCTTGATGCAGAGCTTATTCTCTTTGGCATAGGCATCAAGGTCCTTTATCCAGTTCTCACCTGAATGCTTATCACTCCCGAAGTCATACCATTCATCAAAGAACTTGGGATACTGATGCCAGTCATTGACCTCAAAACAGATTATATCTTTCATTTTGCTTCCTCCATAACACCAACTGGCTCCCACTCACTTATCTTTCCACCATCATAACTGAAAAGATACCAGACAATACCCTCATCATCTATGTGAATGTTGGTAAAGTCCTCTATATCATTTTCATACGAGTCAGATATTGTTATCTGAAATTTCTTCATTTTTCAGTTCCCTTTTAAGTGCCTGTCTTATCTTCTTGTGCTTACTGGACTTGAGATTATATCCTCTACTTCCATAGTTCTGGTTCTTCGGATACTCCTGCCAGTGACCGATATCATTTGTCAGTTTGTCAGGATGGACTGTCTCTCTTTGAGCTGTCCATTCCACCATCTTGAAGTTAGGATTGGCCTTGTTGTGAACTGCACAGAGAGACAGACTAGGGTCCTCTTTGTAAGACAGTTCATATCTTCCGTTAATTGAATGGTTCCTATATAACCTTCTTCTTCTCAGGTCCTTCACTCTGTTCTGTTCCAGTCTGAAATCCTTTGTTCTCATTCTTAACCTCATTCGGATTTTTCTCTGCCCATACTTGAAGTCCATCCATATAAGACAATTTTATAGACTGACAATCTTCCTTTTTGAATTGCTTTAATTCAGATTCCACATCTTCTTTCAGATGAGGATACTTATTGTATGCCTGTGTACGGGTCAGCTTTGTCTTCTGTCCCTCTATCCAAAATTCAGTCTTCATACTTAATCCTCTGTCTCCCTTATCCACTTATTGGTGCACTCTATATACATGGAATGGCTTTCCCTTGTTATCTCTCTGTTATCCACCACTGGACTCGGCCATTCGAAAGCTCTCAGACCTCCGTTCCATGTGCAGTAAAAGAACTCAAACATCAGTGCAAAAGGAAGAATCATCACATACACGGGTATCCTTGCCCTTATGTAGAGTCTGTATGATGGCATTCCGCCTGACTTATCCTCTTCCATATACAGGAATCTGGCACAGAATATTCTTGACCTTGTATGGCTTTTCTTATACCCCATGAGTCTGTTGACAAAGTTCTGTGACAGCCTTATTCTCTTCTTCATCTGTCTGACTCATCATCCTTGAAATGTATGACCATGCTGCATGCCTGAACAATAATCTCAGTGAAAAGAGCCAATCCTATCACAAGACTGGCAACCCGCCCTCCTGCGAAAGCATATGTGAGGATATCAAGAGCGGCTATGACACCGAGACATATCCATCCCACCATTATCTTCGTTGAATCCTCTACCTTCTTGTTGAAGGCAAAGCAGGCAAACACAGTAAAACTCACCATAATCAAAGATGTGAAAATCCAACTTAACATATTATCCATATAATCTCTCCTTATCTATGCAATGCAAAGACGAATCTTCCAGGTCTCTTGTATATCTCATCAAACATCTGCTCATCACAGGCAAATCCTGTTCCGTCAAGATATACCTCAGCATAATAGATATCCCCCTTATGGTCATAAAGCTCTGAGTAATAGACCATATGGTTATATCTGCTGTATATACCACTCCAGTCAACGCAGGATTCTGAGTATGCCCTTCTCTTGTAATCCATGAGCTCCTTCTTGGAAAGGTCCTTGAATGAACATACCCACTCTCCTGACTTGTTCTTCTCAGTCACCATAACTCTTATTCCCATAGGATGTCCTCCCTACATGAATCATATTATCATATGACTGACTTAATGTCAATAGCCCTGATGAAAAATATCCACGCATCTAATATAAAAAGAAAAGAGGCCACACGGCCTCTTTTATCAAGGATAAATCTGTATAATCAATACCCTGAGTAGCTGTTCCACCCTGGAAAATATTCTTCAATGTACTTATCCTCATATGCAGCTCTCAGCTCCCTTACCATATCCTTTGTGAGGATGAACTCAAAGGTGTCAAATCCCACATCAAACATGATTGCCTCAGGGTCACCTGTGAGTCCGTCACCCTCAAGGGACACAACACAATCCTCTGCCATCTGAGGCTCAGATACCTCAAGCTTTCTTACCCACCTCTGGGGAGCTCTCCTGTAAAAGACATAAAGCACATCATTGTCATACATGGAGCCTTCACAAGGCATCTCCACCATCTTGGCTCCCTCTCCTCCGAAAACGAACTGACCGTTCTCAGACCTGATGAAATCATCCACGAAAGGTGAATTGTAGAACTCTCTGAAAGAACACTCAGCCAACACTTTTCTGCTGTTATCTGACCTCATATAATTATCTCCTATATCTTGATGATACCCCATTTTCCCTCATATGTCAAGTATCATAAGCGGATATCATGCGATAATTAGTTATTATGAGTATACAAAAAAAAGAAGTCCACAAGGACTTCTTATCTGGTCTTGAATGAAAATATGAAATTGTCTGAAGGACTCTTGAACTCCTTGGGATTGAGGTCTATCTTCATGGGAACAGGAACATATACTGAGCTCTCAGTCTTTATAGGCTGGATGCTCTTGCTCCTTATGGTGACATCATACCCTGATTCATCAAGATATCTGATTATCTCCTCCAATGAATAGTTCTCAATGGATTGGGAGGTGGTGTAATTGTCTGAGAGCCTTACAGGGACTATGTTGTCTATGCTGAGAGAGGGGGAATCTGGAACCACAAATAAGTCGTTGACCTTACCTGAGGGATTGAGGAATATCAGACAGAAACAGAAGGTAAGTGCTGCTGAGCATATCGGCAGTAAAACCTTTTTACTGACAATCTTATGAAGTTTCTGTAACCAGGTATGCTTCTCCTTATTGAGAACATTGGCATTGAGATATCTCATGACTCTGTTCTGAGACAACCCTATTGAGTCATCACTGATGACAGATTCCTTCACCTTCTCATGGAGACCCTTGATGGCGTTATATCTGAGCCTGCAGGCATCACACCACTCAAGATGTTCCTCTATCTGAGCCTTCCATGGGTCGCTCAACTCACCGTCTATATATGAACTTAAAATCTGGTCATCAACACACATAATTAAATACCTCTATATGGATAACAATCTCATAGACCGTAAGTTACAAAAAAAGAGGTCTTTTCAGACCTCTTATTTTTCTATGAATGGGTTGGAATCAGGGCCACTCTCCAAGAGGCTTATTTACATTTTCCTCTTTTCTGATAGGAGCTGTTGAGAAGTGAGCTCCATTGTACTCCATCTCGAAAACCTCTCTGGCAATGTCTTCTGTAAGTCCTGTGTAAAGTCCGTAATAATCGGATGTATCATCATTCGGGAACTGAATGACTTCAGGGTTGAAGTTGATGAAGATGTGAGGAACACCTGCGAAGTCAACTGCTTCCTTGATTTCAGCAACTCTTGGATTACCTTCAAAGAGGTCCTTGAGGTCCTGGAAATCATCATGGTCAGCTGCTCCCTTAAGCTTAATGACATTCTTGACCTTCACATTGCCAAAGGTGTGATACTTTGGAAGAAGATTATTCAGAGCTCTGAACTTCTTCTCATTGGAAACATAAATCCAGATTTCCTTCTTATCATCTGTGTCATAAAGCTGACCCACTTCAATGTCTGGGTCTTCATTGAAAAGAGCTTCCAGCTGTCTCCAATAGGTTATCCAAGGAGGTGATAACTTGAAATTTTTCTTAACAGTTTCTGCCATTTATTTAATTTCTCCTATATATAGAATATACAAAATTAGTCTTGATTACAATACTCTAAAAATAATCTATTTTTCTTCTGCGTATCTGTCACCGCCCAAATGGACGTCAAAGCTCTTGTCGTCATCACCCCACTTGAAGATGAACTCTGTCTCAACATCATCCCCATCACGGCACCAGAGTCTTGAATCCTCCCTCACTGCCTGGGCAATCAGATTGACCCCGCTGTGGAACTCATTACCATGCTTGACAAGATTGATGTAATAGTCATACATACTCTTGGTCTTGCACTTGATGACCACATCAGCTATTCTGATTCCACACCATCTCATGTCAACTCCGACCCAATAGGTCCAGTTGCCCTCACAACCTTCCTGAAATCCATGAAGATTGGCATAACCACCTATTGATTTCTGGTCTGCATTAACATATTCATCACAGATATGATTTACCCAGTGATTCTCCTCAGTACTGCTGAGTATCACCTTGTTCTTGGACTTTCTGCTGAACATTTTCTTTAAGCACATATTTTTTATTTTCCTTATATAAAGTTAGTCACAGGTAACTATTCTCTGAAGTAACCACATAATAGTATATATTGGAAGTATATACACCACCATACATCAACAGATTAGCATTTATTTCTGATTCTGTCAAGTCACCGAAATCTATCTGCACTTCGCCATTGAAAACAATGGAATAGCTTGTGTTTCCCTCTCTGTCCAACAGACTTGTCTGAGAGCTTGTGAAATCTATATAATGAGCAGGTTTCTTTCCATTACTTGAATCTGTTCCATCAAATGTTCCAACCACAACTCCATCTTTAAGAACATTTAATGTGTAAGGTATGCCTTGTGTGGTTACCCTGTTTCTGAGAACAAAGCCGTTTGAATTAGAGGTCTTGGAGTTGTCACTGGCTGATAAGTAAACATAAACCTTGTCTTTCCAACTGAACTTGGCCTTTGATGCACAATAGAAAGACATATTAGCTATGACTTCCTTACCCTCATGGTTTCTGACTGTATCAAGTATATCAAGGTTTCTTGCTTGAACTGTTGGATTGACAAACAGAGATACAAGACTGTACTGAGGCTTATCTTCTCCATAATATCCCTTCAAAGTCATTGTATAATGACCTGAGTGATTTGGATTGGTACAACCGTTTTCCTCACAATGCCATTCGATTGTGAAAGTTGTGAAGTAATCATCCTTCTCTGACAGATGCTGTAAAGCTGTAGGTGTCAGTTCATCCATACAGACAATCAGGTCAGCATGAAATCTGTCTATTGTCTTTATTGTACCTGCTGCGTCAACAGGTACTGCACTACCAGAAGAAGATACAGGTGGTGTGATGTATGACATTGAACCAGTCAGCTTTGTATTGATAAGTCTTTCAGTTGTCTCTACTCTGACACCATTTGAACCTCTGTTATAGTCAGTATCGCTCCCACTTTTGATTCTGCATCTTGGTCTCATGGCCAAATAGTATTCTCTGTATTTGGATGGGTCTGACTGGGAAGTGAATCTTCCGTCTGTAGAGATTGTGAAACAGAGTTTATGGTCACAAGACATGACACCGAAGTTACCGAGAGTGTTGATTGTACTGTAGGTTCCCTTGATAGGGTCACCTAAGCTCTTGTCTTGTGTCCATGTCTTCGTATAGTTAGGAAGATAATATGTATCCTCAAGATTGATGTTGTCCGTCATTCTTGTGGAGTGCATGAACCAGACTTGTTCTGCACCGAAAAGTAAAGGAGAACACAAAAGAATTATCAGAAGTATCAGTACTCTTTTCATTGCAGGCTCTCCAATACTAAAGTGACGGTCGAATTATAAAGTCCAGCATCCTGTACTTCAGTGCAGAGTCTGAAATAGAGTCCAGCGTTCTGCAGCATCAGAATACCATGGATTTCATCAAAATTCAGAACTGAGCTGTCAGGATTGGAAGTGCAATAGACAGTATGCTGAATCATTGTGGAATCCCTTAAAACAGAATATACTGTACAAAGTTCATAATCATAGACAAGATTATGATTTGTGGTATTTACAAGTTTATCATGGGTGATTGTCAGTCTGTAATCTGAACTTGAGGAAATCAGAGAGAAATTGGCAATCAGAAGTCCTGGAACAGTTTTTGGATTCTGTGTGGGGGCAATGAGATACCTGAAATTGTTTGTCACATCATTTATATTCAGATTAAGTCCTTTACCTTCATTGAGACTTGTATAATAGAATCCAGACAGTTCAAGTTCAAAGACCTCATTTATGTGAGCGACTATCTCTTGATTTGAAGCCGCATAATTAAGTTCTTTCCAAGCAAACAATGAGAAAGTTACAAATAGAATTATAATTGAAACTAAGACTTTCTTCATACTGGACTGAACTCCACTGTCACATAACTGACATAATCGAAATTGCCTGCAGTATCCTCATCATATTCCTGAATATAAAGCGTACAGTATCCTGCCTTTGGCTGATCCCTCTGTACATTCTCATTGTAAATGAATGAAGCTGAATTGACAATGAAGGAAGAGGCACCGGAAGAACCTTGCCTGTATCCCGGATAAGATGAACTTCCTGTAGTCGCTGTGTTAAAATCATGTGTCTTGACAGTCACTCCATCTGTCATCTTTAATGTATGTCTAGGAATATAATAGGTTCCATTGGAGAATGCCTGAAGCGGTGTAATTGTGAATGAAATGGTTACATCCATATTCTTGTCACCGGACAGCTCCCAATTGAAGATAGTCACTTCACCTGTAGTTGGATCACCTGACAAATATATATCACCTGAATGATAAATTCTGTCTGCTTCTGTAGAATAGGTCTCTCTCCAAACCTTGAAGACAACCGGAGATTCCTGTTCCTCAAAGTATCCGTTTATATATACATATCCAGTAGTTGAGGTAGCAAAGAGATTAAAAGATATCAATAGAAACAGAACAATTAAAATCTTTTTCATTCTGAAATCCTCGCTATTGTCACTGTTGAGGTATAGTCACCAATCAGCATCTCATCTAGGTCTGTAAGAACCGCATCCAAGTAAATATTGGCTGTGGTCTCACCTGAACCGATTACAGAAAAGGTAAGGGCCTTTGAATTGTCAGCTTCATTTGGGTCTACATCAAGAATAACCGGGAAGCCACTTCCATAAGTAATATATAAAGAATAAGGATGCTCTTCAGATGTCAGCTGGCTTTCCATTGGAGTAGCTGAGAACTCCAGCTTATGAGTACCCTTTACGTTTGTTGTGTATTTAATCAGACAGACATTGTAGGGAGTGGTATTGACTGGATAGATTTCCTTAAGGTATCTATCATTCAAGTCCTGTGGCAAGGAACCGGAACCACTGTACTGAAGAACCTGTATGGTTGTTGTCTTTATGTTGGAGATAACCCAGTGTACATTGAACTGGAGATTTTCTGAAGAAGCATAAATATATGAGAGAGCCATAACAAACAACATCAGAATTGTCAATACTTTTTTCATATATTTCTCCAACATTTGTAAAAAAATTTATATGTACAAGAAAAATTTAAGGGCCATAATCCAACTTCTTGATTAAATTATGGCCCTTATAAAACGCAGGTTCTTATAAGAACCTTATTCAGTGATTAGACAGCAGAAGTAACTGTGAGAATGATATGTGCTTCATAAGCACCAGCTTCAGCATTAAGGTTTGTATTCCACTCGACATCGAAAGTTCCAAGCTCAACAACCTTATCAGTCAGGTTAGCTGTAATCTTCTTTCCATTGTAATGTGTGGTAAGAGCATTAGCAGAAGCAGTGGGACCGATATTGGTCAGATTCTTAGTTTCTGTGACATCAGGAGTTCCGGAAACAACTGTGAATTTCTGGTCAGCAGTGCGGTTAGCATTATCAAAAGCAATTGCCTGACCAACAACAGGTGTAACAAGAACCAGGTCAGTAGCTGTAACTGTCAGAACATAATTGTCCTTAGTTCTGCTATCAGAAACCTGATTGATTGCGAATCCAACAGTAACTGTGCTATTAGCAGTCTCTGTAAGAGCAGTGTTGAGAGCATCTGTAAGAACAGCCGCTGTAAAATCATTAGCAGTTGAATTAACTGCATTTACGACATTAGCATTAACACCAGAAGTGGTAGCAAGCTGGAACTTCGGCCACTCTTCCTTGATTGTGGTGGTAATGTTAATCTGAGCTGTTCCGTTTGAGGAAGTATTTGCATCTGCATACCCGTCAAGACCAGGATCAACTGCAAAAACACCAGCGAGGACAACTGCCATCATTAAAATTGCGATAAGAAATTTCTTCATTATTTTTTCTCCTATAGGTTTTAAATTCAATTTGTGATATAGCTCATGGTGATATTTGATATATACTCACCAGGGGCTAAACCTTCTGTTTTCTTCCATGTTGCTGTGAAGAAAGCTAGATTTATATTCTCAATTGGCTTACCCGACGAATAGGCCAAGTGAAAAGATATTCCATTTCCTTCGGGAGCATAGGTCACTTGTAA